TAATGTATACAGTAAAAAAAAAATAAAAGCCCCATAGGAGTTGAACTCCTATGGGTACTTTGTTTCGTTCTAAACTATTATCTGTTTAGAATGCATTTCTTCAACTTATTTTCAAAGATCTGTATTTGTTCTTCTGTAGAAAACGATGCACAAATCTTTCCATTACTATAGGCGATATATGATGGTCTAGCCTTCTTAACCTCTAATAATTGTAAATAAGCTAATTTTACTTTATCCATTATTTTATCCTACATTTGACTGTAATATCGGTAGTTCCATCTATAGATAATTTACCGTCAATTACCGGTTCTGGGGTATTGCTTATATACTCGCTTTCTTTTAAGATATCAATTAATATGGTGATAAATGTATTAATTATAAAAGGCACGACATCATATCTAATAGGTTTATCTTCAAATCTACGTGGAGTATGCTTACCAGTAATAGTTAATTCTCTAGTTACTTCATCAAACTCACTATCAGTATAGAATCCGCCTTCTGGTAGATAAGAAAATAATTTAACAATAGAATCATTTATCTTTTCTTTTACTAAAGAAACTTTCTCTTCCATAAAATCTCCTATCTAACCATACTTGTACGGTTGCTTCCAAGTAAAGGAGTAGATGCCATATACCTTGCAATAGCCCCAGCATGTAATACTGGATTGTAAGTCATTAGGAATCTACGTAATCCTCTAATACGAGATATTGGAATATCATAACAAGAATCTGCACTAAATCTAAATCTAATAGCCTCAGTTATATTACCAGTTGAGTTATCAATCAAAACAAATGGAATCATATCTAACGTATTCTTCCATCTATCTATAACTTTCTGATATTTAACTTTAAGACTATCACATCTGATATCTATGATTTCTCCAGTATCATCTATAATCCTCTGGAATGGAGTATTAGGATTATCTGGATCACAGATTGCAATAGATCTTTCTATAGCCATAAATAGATCATCATAATTATCCCAATCTATATATAAGATATTCTCTCTATCTCCTTTAGGGGATAGTACTAAACGATATCTATATTTAAGATTAGTTGTTATATTAGATCCACCTATGATAAACTCATTATGAAAATTTTCCTTAATTTCTTCACCAATTTTTCGTTTTCGTGTTTCATTGAAAAGTACTTCGATTTTTAGAGTAAGTCTATAATCTAATTCGAAGACTTGCTCTACAGCTTTAGTATAAATATCGAAGCTAGCCACTTTACCACTCCTGAAATCTTAATTATTCTTTAATATTACCAGTGATATCGATTTTAATTTCAGCACCATTTGGATAGTAGTTAGAATCGATTTCTACACCTGTTAATTCAAATCTATCAGCTACCTTTTTACAAGAGTCTTCAATATTCATCTTGACTGAATCAATTGCACGTTCGATAATATCTTTAGAATCACAATATTGCTCTAATTCTACAGGTACAGTATAACGATACGTAACTGGAGTTTTGCCATCTACTGATTCTACTTCTGCATGCATTAAGAAATGTTGGAGTACTTCATTAATTTCGTCCAAAATAATGTCTTCAATTTTTCGTTCCATTTTAATTACCTCCTATAATATAAGTATCAAAATGTGAAATGAAACTTAAAAAAATAAATCCCATAGGAGCTTGACTCCTATGGGAAATATAAACTATTTCATAGTACGTTCATGCAAATCCAGTTTGTTGATTTCTGGATAGATGTCGACTTCATATCGACGTTTGTTTTCTTTATCCACATAATTCAAACGTACCATCAAATCTTTACCAGCTTCTTTACGAATCAATTCATAACGAAGCATCTTTTCAGGTTCTGCACCTGGGTTGAATTTGTTTACAAAGTTTTCAAATGCTAATGCATTCTTCTTATCGGATACAATCTTAGCATTTAAAGTTCGTACAGCTTTAAGAACTAATTCAGCATTAGATTCTTTAACTTTATTAAAGGAATCATAATCCACATAGTTATTTAAAACCCATTCTACATCTGGAATTTCCACTTTTACTTTACGTTCGCCATTTTCTGGTTCAGATTGTACAGTAAATTTTACTGGAGATTCAGGTGTTTCAATATTAGGTTGAGCTACTATAGAACTAAAGTTTACAGAGAATAGATCCCCTGTAGGATTTGGAGTTAAGAATGCAGGTTTTGGATCTTCAATTTTTTCTGCACCAATTTCTTCTTCTGGTGCAATATCAATCACATCACCAATATCTGCTCTTAAAAATTTGTTTTGGAAATCGTTCAAGAATTTTCCAGTTACATTTTCTAATCCGATTTCCCTTTCAATAATGTCTGCTGGACTTTTAAAGACTGTTGGTCTTTCAATGATACTTGCCATAATACGTATTCCTCCTTGTGAAATACTATGCAATAAAAATAATATAAAATGATTAATAGAGTGGAGGTATAATTCTATTTTTTCTAGTCTAGTCTTTATTTAGTTTTTAAAAGAGGTAACCACTCTATTAATCACAATTATAATATATCATCATTCATCTTTTTGAAAGTCAGATTTATTGAACTTGGGATCGTAGGAAATCATACCAAATCCTTGATCATATTGCCATTTAACATTTTCACGAACTTTATATAACTCATCAGCTTTATCTTGTAGAGTTTGGAAAGGAATCTTTATCTCTCTACATTCAGTAGCATATTTATTAAAGATTGGTTTCTTAGCATTGTAGAATCTGGATATCTGTCTAAAACCATCATCTACAACTTCAATACAATCAGTATTATCATTACGAGTTCTGCCAAGAACTTGCTTTGCTAATATTTCGGACTTAAACGGTTCTGCTAAAACTATTGTAGCTTTAAGGTCTCTAATATCTAGAGCTGCACCAGCTGATTTAGTTGTAGATAGTATAAGCTTCTTAGAGAGCTGTTCATGTTTGATGTCTTTAGGAGTAAGACTTGTGTATACTCCAATATTACCTTTAAACTCTGGATAATTTTCTTCTATCCAAGCTTTTACTATATCTATAGCAGAGTTGGTTGCTATATAGATTAATACTTTACCATCAATCTTAATAACCTTATCCATTACTATGTACATCATATCATAGAATGAATTATTACACACGATATGATTTACATAAGCATTTCTATTTAGGCCATATGCCTGATTAGAGCACTCCCTCATATCCTGAGGGGTAGGTCTGCTATTAAATCTTAATGCAGTATATCTAGTATGAGGGTCTGAATCTTCATCAAATAAATTTATTGCAGGAATATTTTTGAAATATAATTTATAGATAAAGTTTTCAGTTTCATCGGATCTACCAGGTGTAGCAGTTAAGTATAAAGTCTTTCTTGTATTTGTTGAATAATCTACATAACAAATATTATCAAAGTTAAGATGGGCTTCATCATAAACTTTAAGTTGAACTTGAAGTTTCTTGAAAAGTTCACCTATAGTATGCCAACCATTAGTATTACCAAAGCTCTGTAGAGTAGAATGGGTAACTAAGAATACCTTATATTTAGATACATCGGTGATTCCATTTAGTACTTTATGGATAGCTACAGAACCATTCAAAACTAATACTTCACGATTTTCATCTATATTAGTGTATTCACCAACACAGTTTTTCCATTGATCTAACCAACCAGTTGTGGATGCAATAACTATAGTTCTAGCTCTCCAATAAGTTAAAGCCGCTATAGTTACATAAGTCTTACCTTTACCAGTAGGTAGATTTACTGAAAGCTGTGTAGCATTCTGATTTGAATAATATTCGCCTTTACCTAAGATGAATGCTAATGCTTCTTTTTGTACATCATCTCTAGGCAAATACTTAATAAGGATTTCGGAAGTCGGAAAGTATGGATCACTATTATATTCCCTTACAGGCTCGGACTCAACAAACTTCTTTATAAAGTAAACATCTAACCCTCTAGGAAGAAATAGTCTCCTATTCACTTCATCATACATCATTCCTTTATATGATTTAGTATAAGTTATTCTATCAAATATAGTAAAGTATGACTCTAATCTCGGTATATCACCAAGATTATAATCATTAATAACTATAGAGGAATTTCTTAAAACTAATTTATTCATTAGAGATTATCTCCGAATCTAAATAAGAAGCAAATACTTCTATATTATCAAGAATATACATAAATGCACTAGAGATGTAGGATACCTTATCAAATCCCATTGATTCTTTAAATTCTAATGCTTCTATTAAATATTTTAGATCTTTAGCAAAGTCTTCACGTACTTTTTTATCCGATAAAACTTTAAAATTTATATTAAAATTATTTATAAGACCTAAAGTATGCACACTAATAGGACGATATAATTCAAGGTAATGGCCAGTTATATAAACTTCAAATGATCTATTAGTTGATTTTTTATCATACATTATGGTTAAGTCATTTGTATTATATAGTATGCTATTATATAGCTCTATAAAATCAATTACTTTAGTTTTCATAAGTATTCCTCATAAAAAATTAAAGAAGAAGAGAAGGGTGGTAATACCCTTCTCTATTAACTTATCTAAATATATATTTCATAGCTCGGATTTTTACTCTAATAGCATTCATTCTACTAAGCGCAAATCCTAATTTTTTATATGTAACTTTATGAACTACGATACCATGCTCAAATTCTTTAGAAGCTTTAATCTCGCCAAGTACTGCAAATAGCTCAGTTCTAATTCTACTATAAGCTTCTTTATCGATAAATATATAAGAGTAGTATTCGTCATCTACATTTTTTAAGATAGAATACAACTCAAAAGATATAGTTGTATCAATCTTAATAGGTGCATCAAGTTTTTGTTTTTTAGTTAAAAGTCCGAGTTCTCGCTCGGACTTTATTTCTCCATCTTTCTCAATATTATTGAAATAGGTATTAGCAAATAAATACTCTATACCATCTATAAATTTATTTCGATGATGTGCTATTGCCAAGCTATTAGATAAAATATTGTAGTCGATGTTTTTCATATTAAATATCCCCTTTAAACTCATCATTGATCAAAGCACGTGTCAATGTAGTATTGACTTCGGCGTTTGATTCTCTTACTAAGTCAGGTGAATTCATAAACTTTTGAGGCTGTTCTTGGAAGAAATAATCTATCGTAGAAGTTGCATGTTTCTCGAAAGAAGATGGACTCTTCAAAATACGACCTAAGTTTTGGAAATCTAATGTCTTAGTAATAGATGGATTTTCAGCTAATGCTTTACTTAATGTAAGAATTTGATATGGTTCAGATTTATTATTCCAGTTAGGCATGTCATAAATATTGTAAGCACTTCTAATTTGATTAGATAATAATACTTCAATATGAGTTGCCTGCATGGAAATACCACCATCAATTAATGCTTCCATTAAAGCTTGTGCAATTGTGTCTTTATTAAACGATGCTGTTACATCAGACTTATCCATTATATCTTTAATCCTACTTAGAGTTTTAGAGAACTCATTATTTATAATAGGAGTATAGAATAATACCAAATCTTCCACAGATGATAATGCAGTCATTGGAATAATAACTTCGCCTTCATCTGTTTGATATCGTTTACGTTTGATAAATTTAGTTAACTCTTTAGATAGATAGAATTTATCAATCTTATCAATTTCAATCTTATACTGAGTATCATGATCAATAATATTGATTGCACTTACGTAATCGTTATATTCTAACATATCATCTGTGCTATCATCAACATCATCTTCATTTTCCCTAAAGATTTCTTCTTGATTAAATACTAAATAGATATCTTTATAATTCTTATCCTCTACAAGAGTGATAGTTTCTTTATTCTTAACAAAGTTATCTACGAATTGTACAGGCAACTCTAAGTCAGGAATTTCTGTAGCCATTACGTGCTTAGCAGACAATTGTCGTTGAGTCGTATTGGAGGTTAATTCTTCACCTGGTCGTTTACCTGGATCAATATCTTGGTTAATGAAATAAAGATCGCCATAACAATATCTACAAATACCATGACCTTCAGCTTTAGATTGGCAAGTCATTGGACTTCTTGTATAGATTGTTTTACCAATTAAATGAGTATCAGTTTCTTTAATTGGACCTAAATCAAAACCATCTTCCTCTAGACGATAATATTTAGACGCCAATAATTCTAATACTTTAGCATCCTTAACTTCATATTTAACGAAGTTTCTAGATGTACATTTATAATTTGGATCTGGATTAAGTTTAGTTCCTTGGTTGTTTAGACCCACTTTACGAGCTACTGCGCCCGAGGAACCTACATTAATCTTTGAAATGATTTGTGCTGTACGGCCTGCAGATGATTCGATGAAATAATCAACCAAATCATTAACACCGCCATTGATAAAACTATTAGCAATAATATGAGGGAATACACCACCATTACCATCTGGTTTAGTACCAATGGATACAGCATATTCTCTAAGTTGTTTAGTATTAATAGACTCATTAGCTCTAAATGCATTAGTATAGATATGATCATATCCAATAAGCTTTTTAGAGTTTAATACTGCTTCACGCATTTTTCTGATATTATCCATACCAAAATCATTAGCTTTAGCAATATCTACATTAGACATATCTGGATGCAATAAATTATAATATTCAGGCAATGCATCCATCATCAATACATCATCTTGTAAGTTGATACTATTGGCAAATAATGCTGCAAATTCATCAACCTTACTAATATAATAAAGACTATCGGCAATCATATTATTCTTAACGATAAATGGAATATCAGTTACATGATTACTAATGAAGAAGTCATCAATATATTTCTTTATAGACTTAGCAGTTATTTCTTTTGCTAAGAAGATATGTTTTGGTTCTACTAAATCTCCAGCCTTAATGATAAGAGACCAAAGAATAAGATTCAACCAATAATCATGAATAGTCATCTTTAACTCATGACCGCATATGATTAAAGTTAATTTAGATTTAGCCAAGTCAGGATCATCTATTCCATCCTTTAAGATATCATGAATAGCTTGAAAGTGATTTGACCAGTTTTCCTTACAAATATCTTTGTTTACATCTACTAAAAATTCTCCTTTGTTTTTAATAAAATCAGAATAGATCCAATAATTTTGATAGTTTGTTATATTATCAAACACTGGTCTTTCTCCTTTCGTTTTAAAAACTTTAATATTAAATACTATTACTCACAAGTATAATATATATTCAAATGTAAAAATGACTGTAACAAAATAAACCCGCATAGGATCTTTAAGACCCTATGCGAAGTTTAATTTTTTATTATTTTTGAGGCAAATGTTTAGAACCTTTTGCAGCTTTAAGGTAATCACGTTGACCAGCTTTAGCTACACGAACAGCCATGTTGCTATATTTTTGAACGATCTTTTTGATCAAAGCACGTTCAATAACGCGGTTTTTAACCAATTTAGTCCACAATGGATCTTTCTTTTCTTTTGCAACTTGGAATGCAGCCATTTTTACACGGCGAGCCAAGTCGTCTTTTTTGCTTAAACGTACCAAAGTACGGCGAGAGATCATTTGTTTTTCCAAAAGAGCTTGTGCTTCTTCAGATTCAGCGAATGCAACACGTTCATCTTGGGAAAGACGGGAAGCCTCAGCGCAAATTAATGCATCAGTATATGCATTAGGATTAGCCAATTCTTGTTCTAAGATTTGGTCTTTTTTGTCTGGATTGAAAAACATGTTTTCGTCCTCCTTAGAGATTATTTTTTAAATATATTTAAAAACGAAATATACGTTTTATTAACTTAATGTTGTTTGTATAAGTGGCTATTTAGAGGCTAAAGGTTAAAAAAGACCATATCGGAAACAATAAATTGTATTTAATTTGGAGGAAAATAATATGAATAGTGAAGTTAAAGCAATTGAATATTATAAAGAAATTGCAAAAAGAAACCTAAGTAAAGTATTTCCTACATTAAGTGAAGATGAAATTTTAACAGCTTTAGATATGATCGTTGATAAACGATATACCAAGAAAGACTGTACTTTAAATAATAACTATACTGAGGAGTTCGTTGAAACAGATGTGGCTCAAATGAGTAACTATATTATCAATAAATCTCCTATTATGGTAGCAAATGGATGTTTATTTAAACAATATGAAAAAGAATTAACACCAATGTATAAGCTTATTACATCATTTACAGATAACCGTTCTAAGTTTAAGAAAGAAATGTTTAAATATGAGAAGGGTTCTGAAAAGTTTAATAAGTATAACATGCTTCAATTATTGGCTAAGCGCGATAATAATGCATTATACGGTGTAATTGGTAACTATAGTAGTGCATTGTATAATCTATATATTGCAACTGGTATTACGAGAACGGGCCGTGCGTTGATTAGTCATGCAATTACATTCTTTGAGTCATTCTTTACAAATAACGTAAAGTTCCATTCTATTAATGAAGCAATTACATTTATTGATCGTGTATCGAGAGAACCATCTATATTTCCATCTGAATTAGTATTAGATCAACCAGTAGAAATTGATGATGTATTCTATAAAATTATGGATACATTTGATAGAAACTATTTTGGTGATTTAAGAGAAGAAATGGAAATCATTTGGGATTTATTATTGAATCAATCTCAAGAAACTTTGAATAAACTCTTCTATAAAAATAATGCATTGCAGTTCTGTGATAATTCTTATATGAAGAATTATATTGCAATGACTTTATCTAAATTAGAAGATACATTTGTAGATCCAAATGAGCCACCAGAAAATATTAAGGATAATTTAGATCACATGTTTGATGTCCTTAAAGAATGGTGTTATATGCGTTATATCGTAGTAGATAAAATTGATCGTTCTGCTACAATGAAACGTGATATTAGTATTATCACTGATACGGATTCTACAATGCCATGCTTCAATAGCTGGTATACATTCGTACTTAAAGACGTATTAGGTGATTCTAAATATAAAAGTGAAATTAAATTGATGAATCTTCCAGAGACTGAACCTCAAATGGAAGAAGATCGAATTTATAACTTCGAAACTAAACAAATTGAAACTAAGATGATTGATGTTTCTGTAGCAAGTAATAAAGAACCATTAAGATTTAGTATTATTAATATCTTATCTTATATTGCTGGTCGTTTATTACGTGAGCATTTTGACTTAGTTGCAGAAAATTATAATACTAAGAGTGATTATAAACCTTGTTTGATTGCGATGAAGAATGAGTTCTTATTTGGTCGTGCATTATTAACTGGTGGTAAGAAAAACTATGCATCTAAACAAGAACTTCAAGAAGGCAATCTAGTTCCAGCTGGTAAAATGCTAGATGTTAAAGGTTTACCTATTAATAAATCTACTTTGAAAGAAAAGACACGTAATGAACTTAAAGATATTCTATTCAAGAAAGTTCTTAACGCAGAAACTGTAGATCAACTTGATGTAATTCAATCATTAGCAAGAGTTGAATATGATATTCGTAAATCCATTGAAAATGGTGAGAAAGAATATTATAAACCAGCTCAAATCAAATCTTATAGCAATTATGATAACCCAATGCGTATTCAAGGTATCAAAGGCGCAATTGCATATAATGCTTTACGCGATAAAGGTACAGAAGCTATAGATTTAACTATCAGAAATCCTGTAGATATTGTGAAAGTAAATATTACAGAGAATTCTATTATTAGTCTTAAAGATACTGAACCGGATCTTTATGAAAAGATTCATAATTTCTTGAAAGAAAATGAAACTGATTATAAAGGCGAAATTACTAGTATCTCTATTCCAATTGATGCTGAGGTTCCTAAATGGATTCTAAAATTCGTAGATTATAATGACATCATTAATGATAATCTTAAGAATTTCCCATTGGAATCTATTGGTATAACTAAGTTCGATAAAGATACTGTAAACTATACAAATGTAATTAGATTCTAAGAAATAATACCCCTATGGAGTTGAACTCCATAGGGATTTTCTTTATTAAAATTTCACAGGCTCTAATTTAGTTTCTGGCATGGTTAATGTCATAGCAAATATAGCCTGAATGGATTCTTTGGAAGTGGATATTACAGGAGTACCACCTAAGTTGATAAAGTGAATATTACTATTCAATTGCTTTTTAAGCTCTTCATTAGCTTCATCTGTATAGATGCCTTTAATAGTGGCCATATCGCCATCATAGTCACCACCGATACTATCTAAGTACCCATTACAGATATTCAGAGTATCAATAAATGAACTAGATGTATCTTTACCAATATCTTCAGGTCTAATCTTAGGATAATATGGATAGAAAACTCCATCTAATGTCATTGGCTCAGTTTCATTTGTAGATGATACTCTAATCATTGTACCAAATTCATTATAGAATGTATCAATTGGATAACGTGTGATTAGTACCATCTTACCTTTAATAGCCTCTTCACAAGCTTGATAAATGATATCACACCAAGTCAACTTACGTTTAAGAGGTGTTTTATTAATATCAAATTTATCATCTTCTTGTTTACCAGTGAATCCTCTGAATGCTAAAGCTGCAAGTTTAGTAGTTTTACCATCACGATATTCTACTTCTACAGGTCTAAATCTATCAGAGTAACCATGGATAAATCTATCTAATTCTTTCTTCAATCTATCATCAGAGAATTGAAGTTGGTAATCATTAATTTCAGCAAATCCTTGAGAGCCATCTGGATTAACAATTGGATGTCGAGTATTGCCAATGAATTCATTTTCAAAGAAACGTCTCATGTGGAATATTACAAATGGGAAGAAGTTAGCAGCTAATGATGTCATAGGGATTACGCTATAATCAAAGTCAGCTCTAATTTCATTCATATTCTCCACATCTAATTTAGGTGCAGACATTACTAGACGAGTAGCATAGTCAGTAGTCTTAGCCATATTAGCACGTCTGATTACACCAAATTTACCAGGAAGACCACCATTTGGATTGGAGTCTGTACCAGTACCAAACCATTTATAAATTTCAAGTAAACCTTCTTGAAGTCTACCTTCAACAGATTTACTTAAACTAAATCCATAGTCAGAAGAGTCTGCTAATGCTTTAGCTGTTACGATAATATTAATATAGAGTTTATTAATATCACCTACAGAAATCTTACCACCATCTACTTTGATATCACGATAAAATGGTGGGATAACTAATAGTTTATCAGTAAAGAAATTCTTTCTGTTTTCATTAAGAAATTTAATATATCTTTCACGTTTAACAGAATCTGTTTCTCTAAACTTAATCTTATCGATATTCTTTCTTAAGAAATCAATACCATTATCTCCTTCAGGATCTTCAATAATATATCCAGATTTATCAATACTATAAGTGCCGATGCCATGAATAATAGATTTAAGCTTAGAATCTACTTTACTCCAGATTCTATAAACTAATGGTTGAAGGAATTTCTTCTTTAAATCAATATATGCAAATGTAGTACCACGAGATTCTCTAGTGATACCAAATAATGTATTAGATAATAATCCATCGTCAGTTGGATTTTTATTAGTATCAAATATTACAGGGTTGGTGATTTCTGGTAAGTTATTCTTCTTAACGAAATCATCTATGTCTAATAGGGATACCTGGAGGTTCTCCTCCCTAAGTTTATCAGCCATTGTATACCTCCTTTATATTATTATAATGTAAATAAAATAGGCTAGTGCTCAGATAGCACTAGCCTATAGTATTATATTTTATCCATTACGATACTTAATTCTCTAGGAGAAACTTTTATAACTTTCATGGATAGAGGGGTATTAGGATCTTCTATTTTTAGAATATTAATGTATTCTTGATATACATTGTTGATTATATTTGTATCTTTTGATTTCACAATATATTCAATATGAGATATACCTTTTTGTATTTTAGTAATATCACAATTTAGAATATCATGCTCTTTAAGAATACTATATAATAGATTATTTTCGCCAAAATAATGTGTTATATAATCAAAATCTCCAGTGCCGAATTTACAGAAAAATTCGACTAAATCCATCGGTAGTGCCTCCTATAGCATATCTTCAAACGCATCTTCTAATCTAGCAGCTTCTTCACGTGTCATACTTTGAGATTCAACTGGTTTACTAGGGCCTTGAGGAGTTCCGCTTATACCAGCTTGTGGGTGACCACGATAAGCTGCTTGAAGATATCGCATTCTCATCATTTCATCTTTTTGTTCTTGTTTAGCTTTCTTCTTGGCCGCATCAGCTGCTTCTCTTTGATCCAATATAAATTTCTTTAATAGAAGTAGATCGCCTATTGGCATATTCATTGCCTCAATAACAGATAATCTACCTCTATATTCAAAACAAACTGAATCAATTAATTGCATTAGTCTAACATGCGAATCAACTGATGACGTGTAAAAACCAAGTCCTGAGCAGACATAGGAATTGCTGGAATTTCAGCTCCACATTTAGGGCATACTGCTGCAGGGACTTGATATGTAATATTGATATTTTTATTAGTCTTTTCAATATATTCAGCAATGAAGTCTTGTAGTTCTTTGAATTCATAGCCAGAAAGTTTAGAAAGTACTTTATAGATAGAAAGGATACGATATTTATAAGTCTTAACAATATCCGTAGATTTTGTAGTGAATTGAATTGGAATCAATTCTTCATCATCTTCATTGATTTCGTATACTGTAGAAATACAATGAGAAAGATTGATGATACCAGCATAGTTATTTCGGAAGTCTTCATCTAAAAGACGTTCTTCAAACATGGAGTTGTACAATTTAGGAATTACAATACCGAATGCATATTTATCATTTGCAACGTAAAGTTCTTCTTCGAAAGTTGGAGGTAAAGAAGGATCCAATTTAATAACTTTATTGAAGTTTTCTTTATCGCCATCTGTTTCAAACTTAACCATATCAATGATATCACGTTTTTCAGAATAGAAGTGATTACATTTGGGGCAAGTGAAAGGAATAATATTAGAGTCATGGAAGTTAGCATTATATAATGCAAAGAATAAATGGTTTAGATCTTGGAAGTCTAATAGTTTCATCCATTCTTCCATTTTCATATCACGGCAAGCCGGTGCTAAATGTTTATAAATAGTATCAAATGTAGTCTTAGTACTAACGATATCATTACGATCTCTAGTATAAGGATTGATCTTATCTAATTCAATAGCAGACAATGGAGAGATTGCTACAGAAATGCCTGTTGCAAATAAACCCCAAGTAAAGTATTGAGTTTCACTACTTGTTGCTAGAACTTTAGTGAAAGCTTTAGGGCGTTTACGTACTTTGAATTTGGAAATATCTGGTTTTCTAGCACTTGTTTCGCTTAATTGAGACCGAAGTACTTTAGCAAATTCTTCCATATTCTTTTGAGTACGGCGTTCTTCTTTAATACGTTCAGCTTCTTCTAAATCATCAGTTAGACCAAGATCTTCAGTTAACTCATCAAGTTCATTAACTAAATCTAATTCAAGATCTTCTTCATCATCAGAAGAATCATGTACAGTAGATTGAACTGTAGCAGCTTTAACATTTTCAGTTACACTTTCAGCAGTAGGAACTCCTTCCATGAAAGTATTAACTTTTTTACCATCAGATTCAGATTCTGCATCTTCTAAGCTTTTATTGAATTCTTCTTCAATATCAGCTACAGATTCAGTTTTCTTTTCTGCAGGAGCAGCTTCAGCAAGATCAACAATATTATCTTGATCTTCACGATCTTTACGAATTTGAGCTACTTCTTCATCAGTTAGATTTGGGTCAAGATCTAAAGTTGGATCAAATTTAGATTTAACTTTAGGATCTTCTTCACCGGCAGCTTTACGCATTTCATATTCTTCGCGCATATCACGGATTTCTTTCAATGCTGGACCAAAACGTCGTTCTGCAACTGCTTTGATTCCATCATCTAAATCTTCCATGAGTTCTTCTTGTGCTTTCTTAGTTGCATCTTCTTTACCAGAAGGAACTAATTGAGATAAATCAACAGAAACCATATTGTTTGGATCAAATGCTGGAGCACTTGCACGTGTAGGTTCTTCTGCTGTTGCAGTAGTTTCTTTTTCTTTGGAAGCTTCTTCTGCAAATTTTTCATTCATCAAATCGTTTAGATTGATTTTTTCTTCAGACATTTATGGTTCCTCCAATTATTGCTCTTGATCTAGAGCTATCATTTTTAAAGTCACTTTATCACGATCAAAGTAATATCTAAATTGGGCAGAATTTATTTTCAAGTCCATTACCATTACATTCTGATCAGTAATATTTACATCCATATCGACAACTGCAGTTGGATCTATATAGTCTTTGATCTGATTTTTAACTTCATTAACAAAAGTATCTAACTTATCCGACTGCATATATCTATATTTACTTATTAATCCAACGCCCATTTTAGGTGAATGAGTGATTGTGCCTGGTTCTAATAAAATTAGACGCATGATTAGCGTTCCTAAAGCATTAAAGTTTTTATAGTCTAAAGGCGTACCATATGCATTTACATCTAATGTATATTCTTTTAAAGAAACTGGATTTTCTTTTGTCTTGGCAGTTTTTAATACGATTTCTTCAGCCATAAACAGTCTCCTTTCTTTGAATATTTAGCAATTACTATAAAGTTCAGGCGTTAAAAATATACATATTAACCCATTTTCAACATAGCATTAAATTTACATATGCCTAATAAAAGGAGGAATATGGATGTCAAGTAATAGAAAAATTAGCTGTCCTTTTTGTACTAGAAAAGAGGAAAAAGAAAGACTAATTCGACATATTGAACGAAACCATAAAGAACTAATACCAGAAGGATATGATGCTGAACGTCTATTATTCGATAAGACGCATCCTGACTCTGGTAAATGTATAGTATGTGGAAATCCAGCTCAATGGAATCCTAAGACTGGTAAATATACAAGACTTTGCACTAATCCTAAATGCAAAGAAGCTTTACGTGAAAAATTCAAGAAGAATATGCTCAAAGTATATGGTAAAGTAAGTCTTCTTGATGATCCAGAGCAACAACAAAAAATGTTAGCTAATCGTAGCATTAGCGGTAGATATAAATATAGTGATGGTACTATATTTACATACACTGGTAGCTATGAATTAGAAGCTATTAAATTTATGGATGAAGTTCTTCATTGTAAGAGTGAAGATATTCTAATGCCTGGACCGGTTATCGAATATAAGGATAAAAATGGTATTACTAGACAGTGGATAACTGATATTTACTACGTTCCTTATAATTTGATCATAGAAGTTAAAGATGGCGGAGATAATCCTAATAATCGGCAAATGACTGAATATCGAGATAAACAAATCTCTAAAGAAGCAGCTCTAATTAAACTTGGTCAATATAATTATCTAAGATTGACTAATAATAACTTCGTACAACTTATGGAAACTCTAGCATTACTTAAAGATCAAGAAATCAATCCGTCTGATGGATCTGATCTTAATAAAATCATTAGAATTAATGAATCTGTATTATCCGAAAGTGTAAATTCAGATGCATATAATATGCAATCATCCAATTTAGGATTATTCATCAATATGGAAGAATTCGAAGAAGATACAGATAAAGGCCAATTAATCTTCGGAGTTAACAATACGGATATACTTTCCACTCTTAAACAGCTTAGAAATTATAAAGAATATGAAAACCTTAGAGCTATCGATTTTAGTCAAATTTATAGTTTTGCTAAAGGAGAAAAATATCAATCAGTTCATAGCGATTTAGGTGATGATAATGAAGGTGATTGGTTAATAGAACAATATTTGGATTTATATTATGATGGAGATTATAGTATCTTTATTACCTCAAATAGTGATTATAAAAAATACCAAGAATCTGATGATGTTACGGATATATATCCAATATTAGAAGATATGATTGATATATGTATGCATCATAAGGGATTCATACTATTCATTTCTTATAAATTATATTTTCATATATTAAATATTTATAATAAAGCATTATATATGCCGGCTATCTTTGGTGGAATATATTATGCATCTGAATATAGCAGAATAAGAAATATTATAGAAAATAAACCAGATCAAGATGAAATGGTTAGATTATCCAAATATATTAAAGAATCTGCATTATCCGAAATCGGAGTATCTGGTGTTAGTGGAGTTATGATTGGAACTATAGATGGAAATATGATGGTCCAATATGGTATGTATCCTAACTCATTTACTGGAGAACGTGATGGCTTCGGTGTAGTTACAGATAAAAAGCAAGATAAGATGCGTATCAAAGACGACAATGACAAAACTGAAATTGTTAATCGTGAACCATTCTTGCAAAATAAATTCTATAATGCATATAAACATCGTAAGCCCGATGTAAATAAAGAAGATGCATCTACTCTCTATGAAGAAATGACTGGTAAAAAGTTATTATCTAAAGATCAAGTAGAATATGATAAAGATTTTGAAGAAATAGATATTGAAAGAAAAGATAAACATGGCTTTGGGGATGTTATTGCTACACTCTCTAATGATGTAAATAATTCTTCAGAGTTAGCTGATGATTATCTTCCTATCTGTGATAAGATGGAATTAAATCAAGCAAAGATGAAACTAAGAGAATTTCCTGAAGGTACAACTATCATGGAAGATTCTAAAGGATATTTTGCAATTGATTTAGAATCAGGTATTCGTAGTAAATCTTATAAACATATTCATGAAATCGAGTCTGCTCCATATAAGAAAGCTAAAATTATCTTAGATAAAGATTCTGAATATGTAGACAGTAGAGTCAGAGATATTAATGACACCGGCTTCTATAAAGTTCTAGATGTTGATTATGAATCTGAAGATAAGCTCAATGATGATTGGAATGAATTCTTATCATTGCCTACAGAATTACGCAGACAAAGTGATGATAAATCTATTGCACTCTACGGTAAAACCAATAAACAACGATATGAAGAATTATTATCTAAATACTTAGATAGCGATATTGAATATAAAGATCTTCCACTTTCTGAAGGATTGCAATTATCTGATATTGATAAAGCTAAAGATTATGGTATTAACTTAGCTAATAAGAAAGAAGAAATTGCGTATCTAAAAGAATGGTCTCTAAATTCCGGCATATATTGTATTCTTCCATGTGACACAGAAGAAGAATTAGAAGTTCAGTGGAATAATTTACAATCTATGAATATTACATTGATTCGTATTTCTGATATGCGAATGATGGAAGTATTCGGTTGCACTAATGAAACCATGTATAATTTCATGAAAGCTAAATTCGGAAATGATAATTATGAAGATGACTATAGCTTCGCATTGGTTGAATCTGCATTTGAAGATTTAAATGTAGACTTTAAAGAACTCCCTGAAGATTTACCATTCTATACTCCTTATGAAATTAACGCTTTTAAAGAAGCTAATACATTTGCCTATATAGAAAAATCTCCTGAACGAGATAAATGGCTAGTTGAATATACTAACGCATTTAATACTGGCGAGTATGATCCAAAAGCTATTCGTCAATGGTTAAGTGAAGTTAGAGCATTATCTTATCAACTATCAGTAGATAAAGATAATGATACACTTAAACAAGAATTATTAGAATATGGCTGGAATCCTTATCTCGAATTTGATGATGTTAATAGACGTAGTGCTAAACGACGTATTCAAGAAGCATTCCATGAAAATACTATTCGTAAATTAATTCAAGAAGCCGAGTTCCCAATTCAATTTAAGAAGAATGGGGATCTAGTTGTTTCTAATATTCTTAAGAAACGAGATTATGAAAATGAATATCAAGAATCTCATAGACTCTTAAAGCAATATGAAAAAACTGAAAATGTAGATCCTATGAAATATGAATTGGCTAAGCTTTTCTATATTAATAATAGAATAGAATCTGATATCTATTCTGAAAATAAAACTGTATCTAGAAAGAAATTAGTTGATATTCGTTCTAGAGTATTAAATGATTTCAATAAGTACATGCAGGTAGTAATGAAAAAGGACAAACAGTTCAATTTCGCTAATTACTACAAGAAGAGCCCATTTAGTGATGAATCAATCACTATTAAAGCTCCAACTTTGAAGTATTCATTAGAGTACTTTAAACAACTCTTACATCTCTTATAATTTACATATAAATTCAATAGTGCTACTTACTTAGTTAAGTAGCACTATTAATTTTCTAAATAAGTTATATATTATAACTCTAATAAGGAGGATATATAATGCAGAATATAGGTAATAAACTTATAAAGAAAAATAAGGCTGGTCAGATTACAGAGTTATATAGAATAACTTCTAGATCAGAAAAAGACTATTATAAAGTAAGTCCAATTATAGGAAGTAGAACTCTAATTCAAAAAGAAACACTTGATGGATTAGAATCTATAACCCCACATTGTAAATTATTCATCGAATTATGCACTCTAAAGAATGGATCTAAAGATTTATGCTTTAGTATATATAATGAATTCGAAGGATTCAATTTCCCATACTTTGCAAGTAGATTGAATTATAGAATTACTGATTATAAATTTGGTAAATCTATTTGTAAATATCAATATGCTACTGGTGGATTATACCAATCAGCTTATGATATACTGATGTCTGATATAGTAGAAAAGACTAAGGCATATACGATAGATCTATATTTAAATGATTCATTGAAAAATATTATTTCTTTGATTAAATTGCAACCTTGGGTATGTGATGCTATCAGAGAAATTAGTGAATCATATAATGCCAATCTAAATGATATCTATCAAGGATTAGAAATAGCTTTAAAAAATATAGAATTCATGTATTGGTTCCATTATAACTTCAAAGTATTTAAAGTACTATTTGAAGTTAAAGCTGGACAACGAAATCTAAGACCTGGTGATTTATTTGTTTTAGAAGCAATAGCTGAAACTAAAATAGTAGATTATAATATTTTGGAATATTATCATGATATTGAATTATCTAAAATACGAGGTAACTTCTTCTTTATTCAGGATAAGAATGATAGAACCTTTATAGTTAAATATGTATCAATTGATGATCTTCCAGGTCTACATCTTAATTAAGTAAATATATAAATATTTATATATTATAATGGTAGTTAGAGATAGTATTTTAATATGAATCTAACAGAAAAGTAATCTTAAGTTATTTTTTAAGGAGGACTAAAATGTCGACTTTCAACCAACAAGTCCCTCAACCTGAAAATGGCTTCCAAAGCCTAGCTGAAGTTTTTCAACGTGCATCCAGAGGGCAAAAACGCGATGCTGAAAAACAAGGCGAAGATACTCGTAAGAAATTTGAATTGGATATTGAACCAGAAGAATTCAAATCTGATTACAAAGCTCGCATGATTTCTACTTCCGAAATATGTGAACTTTTAACACAACGCTTAGGTGATATCTTTGGTGACTATGTAGGTTGCCGCGAATTGTCCTATGTTAACTCTCCAGTTATTGGTATTAGCTTGGTATTTGATCCAGCTATCAATCCTGAAACTAAGAGCTTAAAAGCATTGGAAACTTGTGGCTTTGATTCCGGTGCATCCGAAACCAAAGAGCAAGAGATGATTGCTAAATTCAATGGCATTAACGCTATTAAATCTAGCAGTGCTAATGGTATCGTTAGCGAAGAATCCATGGGATTCCGTTTAACTAACGATGCTATTGAGATCTTGAAGGAAACTGTAGTTGACTTCGGTCTCAATGACAATAAAAACAATGACACATTCCGTAAACAATGCGTTCAATATGCATTGTCTGCAGATGGTACTCATAATATCCTAATCGTAAATGGTGCTACAATTGAATCCGTTCTTGGTTTCATTTATGGTAACCAATACGATTATGTAGTAATTCCTGGCGCACCTATTAATAATGGTTCTTTCTCTGGTCGTCTTTTGGATGTACGTCAATTAGATCCAAAAGTGACTAAGAACCTTTTGAAAAAATATGTGAGCCGCCAAGTAGTATCCGATGGTCTATACCGTCCAACTAATCGATAATTAATTATCGACGAATATTAAGCCTGGGAAGTTAATTCCCAGGCTTTTTATTTTTTGTTTGGAGGAGTAATAATGCCAGAATTCAAATGGAATATAAAAGAAGATGGAATAGATGAAGTCTTCGATGAACGTGGTAATAGTCTTTTGAAGTTATCAGAAACAAGCTGGAATGATCGTCCAGCAAAGCTTGAGCTACGTAAATGGGTTATGGGAACTGATGGTTCTCTAACTCCAAATAAGGGATTCTCTTTTCTAACAGAGCAAGGTCCACATGATCTTACTCATGTTTTATTAGAAAAGGGTTATGGGGATAATAATACCATTAAAGAAATAATGGAAAAACGTGGAGTTAATTTAGATATTGAGACAGAAACAAAGGAGTCTAAGGATGAGAGTGGGGAGTTCTTTAACCCCTCAGAATTATTAGGTGACTAAAATGAACTCATATAATACTAAACAACTTGACACAGTTTATACTATTAAGAAAAAGCTATTAGAAATCAATTTCTGGAATGATATGGTAAATAATTATTTCCATGATTTTGAATACTCCATCGAAGGAAGATACGTATGGAGTAAAGAAATTAACCGCTCAGAAGGTGCTTGTCTTGAACAAGTGAGCAGAGCATATTCTGAGAATAAAGGAAATCTTCTAAAAGTGTTGACTACCCGTCAATATGATTTTTTAATGTCTAATATTCAACTTTTCCATTCAGTATATAGAATTGGAGAAAACTTATTAGTTAGCGTTATCTAATAAAAAAGAAGAAATAATATACCCCATGGAGTTCAACTCCATGGGGTATTTATCTTTATTTTTTTTTTGATTATTTATAAAGTTCACGAACTTCTTTTTCGTTTACTTCAAAACCAAATGCTTCAGATAATACTAACATAGTTAGCATACATTCTGCAGTTTCAACAATCTTATCCATTTTAATGGAGTTACGATCATCTAAGAAAGCTTGATGATTTTCGGCGATAACTCGTTTAGAAAGATGATTAACCATACATTCCAAAATATTCTTTTTGGAGTTTTTGATTTTATGAATTTCACGACGAGCTTTCATAATCTTAGATTCTTTAATTTGTTCAGCAACATCCGCATTTGCAGCTTTGATGCTTGCAACTTTTTCTTTAACGTCATCTAAGATATCTTTAATTTGTTGACGGTCTTCTACATTAGAAGCAATGAATTCTTCTACGTTGTTTGCTACATGTGTTTGAACCATAGCACCAACGTCTTCAATTTCTTCTTTTTGTTGAGCCATCTTATCAATGAAAGATTCACGATCATCTACAGATACTTGAATATCTTCAGGAGCTGTTTCGGAATCTTTTAATTTTTCTTCATTTTCTTCCATAATAGCACGAGTAGATTCATTAACAAAGTTAGCTATATCTGTTAATATTACATCACGTTTACGGAACTTATTAAGAATACTTTCAACACCGTTTTCTTTAATGAAACCCATGATGATTGTATCCTTAGTTGTTTGAAGTTCTTCTTTTTCAATCTCTTGAACAGAACTTTCATTATAAAAATATTTAATTGCTTCGAATAAGAAAGCTTCTTTTAAATTATTGCGTACAGTTGTGCGTAGATTAAGGAATCTATTAGCACGTTTAAGAGACTTAGATTCATCAAATTCCACTACAGGAACAACTGTTTCATTTAACTGAGATTGAAGCTCATTAATTTTAGCCTGTTTAAGCATACGTAAGTTAGCAGACTCTCTAATGGCTTTTCTTGAAAAATGCATAATACTATGCTCCTTTCATTAGAATAAGGAAGATGCAGCAGAGTCTGGTAAACTATCTGTAACATCATCAATTTTGAATTTTTCTTTAGATTCTTTTTTAATATCTGTGGCTGTTTTATTTACAGAATCTTTGGAATCAATAGACAAGGTATCAGAAATACGACGGAAACGATCAACAAATTTACGTTGTTCATTTGCTGTCTTAGGGTCACCAGCCATTTCTAAACGAGCAGCATTTAGAGAAAGCATTGTAGCTTGAGTATCAAAATAATCAGCAATGCTTGTACGGCAATAGTAGTAATAGTATACTACTTCACGAAGAAGTGGAACGATTGTAAAGATCAATGCAATAGATACACCGATTAAAGCAATAGCTGATGTACCAACTAAGTTCTTCACATTAGCTTTTGTTACATTTTGTAGTAAAGTTTTAAGCTTGTTACCACGACATGCGTTATTGAAAGTTTCTAAAGTACGAAGAGCTAAAAGACTTTTACTATCTTTAATACCAGAGCGATCAATAGAAACTTCAATAGATTTGCTTCTTGGATCTACAATGAAATCAATAGTAGTAGAAATCAATAAGGAGGTTGCACTAATGATAGATAATACTGTTGTATTATATAGTACAATTGGTAGACTTGTATCAGTCATGAATCCACGTTGGAATTCGATCTTAAGATCTTGTACATTTTCAACTGCTTCTAAAATTTCTTGAATTTCAGAAGTAGGCTGTTTATATTCATTGTAAATCTTTTTCATATCATCTAAGGATTCTAATACCATTTGAATATTATCTACTTTAGTAATATCGCCTTTAGATGTAGGAATTGTACCAAAGTCAATATCTGTAACTTTGGCTTCAATTTTTTCATAAAGCTTATTAGTGATGCCTAATAAGATTTCTTTTTGTTCGGATTCATTTACAACCCCTATAGTCATATAGGTTTCTTTATCTGTAAAATCCATAAACTTGGAGGCTTCAACGAATTCTTTTAATTGGTATGCCATTTATTATCGTCCTCCAGCTAGAATTTGAATCATTTGTTTATAGTCAACTTTGTCTTCTTTTTTTAAAGATCCAAAGGAATAGATTTCATATTCATCATCACCAGTATCGAAGATGAAACGAACTGATTCTGTAGAATCATCAACTACTGCAATTCCGATTAGATTATATTCATCTAAAAGTTGGCGAGCAACGCGGGAATCTAAAAGATCGATATCATTATTTTTACGAAGATATTCAACTTCGTACATTGATACCATTAAAGTTGTGATAGCTGTTGCATCATTACGAGAAGAAAGCAAACGGTTAAGTTTAGATGCAATAGATCTACGTTCAAGAACTTTCCAAAGTTTAGAGGAAGATCCACGTTTAGAAGAAGAAATAGCATCAACTTTTGCTTTCTTAAGAGCAAAAATAAAATCACGCCAGAAATCAATTTCACCGCTTGTAGCTTTGATGAAATTGTATAGGCTCAATTTATTACCACGTTTAGATACTACATGATTTACAATATCCATGGAGTCAGCAGCATACAATTTAGTTTTGATACCGATGAATGCATTAGCATCAATAGGTTCACCAGTTGCAGTAGAAACAAATTTAATTTCAACTACTGTAGGTTGAAGTTCATTTGCTTTCTTAACATCAGTATCAGTCATCATTTTAGGGAATGAAACTTTAGCAGTAGGATCCATAGGTTTTGGATCTTTAGTTGCTGTGAGTTCCATTTTAGTAGAATCATTTCTATTAGCTTCTTGAGCTAAATGACGATTTCTGATTACTTGAGTTCGATTAGCTTCAGTCAAAGCATTTAATGGTTTACCAAATAGTCTTTCTCTTTTGTAAGACTCATGAACCATCTTTTCACCAAGTTTATCTCTGAAGTATAATGGATCTAAAGATGCAGCTTCAGTAGCAGTCAAATATCCATCAACGTCAAAAAAAGAATCCAAATCTAGATTTGTGTGAATATTACGTAAATGCTCAATAGCATCCTTCGAAGACGTAATAGACAATGCAGATAATAGCATTTGAGTTAAAGTTGTAAATTTGCGTTCTAATGCTCTAGTAACTAACTGTGCACTTTTAGGTTCAATAGAGCTAGAAGCAATGACCGGGAAGATCATAGTTAAGTCTTTATTTGAACGGGTAATAGATTTAATCGTAGGGTTCTTACGAGAAATAAATTTTCCAATTTCAGAATCCTGAGCGATATCTAAAACGTCCGTAATTAAATCCTTAAGGATCATTATAGGTACCTCCTTATTAATTTATATAAATTTAATCTTATGTTGAAGAGGCCAATTTACAAAAAAAATAAAGCATGCAGGTATTTGTTATATAAAATAACTATTTGGAGTTTCTGAAATAGCTTCATGAAATTTCCAGGTTAAGTCTTTATCCTTTATACCATTAATACAAGCATTATAAAGATTAACGATTCTATCATAGTCAGACTTTCTAACAGTGTCAAATTCTTCCATTACATCATCGCCAGAGATGATTGCAACTGTATAGATTTTGACAGCATTATCAGCAAGAGCTAACTCTTTTAGATCATTGTCATATAAGTGTATAGAATTAGTCATAATAACCCAGCCTTTAAATTGAAATGATTTAGAATAACAATAAGCTGGAAGTTTGGGTTATGATTATCATACACAGACATGCTTTATTTCACTATTATAATATACAATTACGATATTTATTCCCTTCTTCAACATAAGATTAATTTAAAATCCAGGAAAGGAGGACACCAATTGTCTAATATCGTTAAAAACAATAATGACTTTGGTTTTACTGGTACTGGTGCCAAAGATGAAACTGGCAATACACATAAAGCAAAAAGTATAAATGTTTTAAATAGAGATACTCGACCAATGATTGATGAATCTGGTTCTAACGATGGGCTTTTAAAATTTGTAAAAGCTAATGGATTAGGGCTAGGTGCTGGTCGAGTAACACAATCTGAGAAATATACAAAGTTTGCAAGATATGAAAGACTTGATCCGCAAAATTGGATGGGTATGACTAGAGAATATGTATTCTTTACAAAACCCGATCTACAAATTTTCAATGGTAACGTCTTAAATCCATCTATTGCAAATAATACATTATTTAGAGAAGCATATGATAGATATCATTCTGTATTAGAAAGCTTAAGTTGGTCTGTAAATACACATAACCCATTTGTAAATTTACTATCTAACTATAAGAGATCTAATGTAGATATTCCAGATATCTCTACAGCTAACGATTATGAGACTTCTAAAAATATATTAGGATCTTCTCTTTTCTATAGAGGGACTTCTTATGAATCTGATGAGAATCATGAATTCTCTATCGAATTTGAAGATACAAAATATTTAGAAGTGTATATGTGGTTTAGACTATTTGATGAATATGAACGAATGAAGCATTATGGATTAGTTGACTTTGTTGATGATTCATATCTTGATTCTAAAGTTATTCATGATCAAATGAGTATGTATAAATTCATTGTCGGAGAAGATGGTGAATCTATAGTTTACTTTGCTAAATACTTTGGAGTATATCCAAAGATGGTTCCACGTAATACATTCTCTGATTTACCTGCAGATGGTAATATTAAATTTACAGTTCAATTTAAAGCTTCATTTGTTGAGGATATGGATCCTAATATAATTGAGGACTTTAATGAAATAAGTAATTTAATCACTAAAGGTAATCCTAGACTTGGTGGATATTTACCAGAATTTGGTGGTTGGAGTGGCGAATATATGCATCGTCCATATATAGTAAAGCCTAGCAACCAACAAACTGATATGAATCTAAATATGAATAAAAATCAAAACAATAGTGCCTTCTATAAAGATGGTGGTACTACAGCATTAGCTGGATATAGTACTATCCTACCAAATAGAGGGTTCTATAAATTAAAATGGGAGGGATAGATTAAATGGCATCTGATGCAGTATCTGCTAATACAGTAGCTAGAAGTTATTCTGACACTGTCATAAATACAGTAAAGAATGATACCATGCTTAATGCCAATATATATGATATTAATCAATATATTGAAAATATTAAAAAGAAATATATTAGCGAAGATGACCTTACTCTATCTATGGGCATCTTTGGTTATTTAGGAGATGTAAATTCTAATGCTCTTCAAAATGCCGTTTCTATGGCTGCAGAGTATTCTAATGAAGCTATTCCTATTAAAGCCAAGTTTGAAAAGAATGTAATTTCCCATGCATTATCTCTTGGTATAAATAAAATATATGCAGAGCCTTCTACTATGAATGCAATGCTTATATTTTATGAAAATGAATTGATTCTTAACACAGTCAATGATACTTTTAGATTAGATAGAGAAGTAAAAATAATGGTTGGTGATTATGAATTCCATATTCCATATGATCTAATCATTAAACGTATTCTTCTTCCTACAGGTGATTATGTATATACCGGGATGTATGATACAACTCAAGTAAATCCAATAATCACTAGAAACTCAAAAGATGTAGACCCATATCTTAAACCAACTATTAAATCAGAAATTGATGGCCAACCAGTCATCATGTGTTTAGTTGAATTAAGACAATATGAGTTCTCTACAATTCATAAAACTATAGTTACATCTAACCCATTAGAATCTAAAATGATGCAATTTGAATTTGATAATCAATTAGCTGGATTCGATGTAGATGTAAAAGAATATGGTAACCCTGTAAGAAAATTAAAACCAGTCTATAATGGTTTGAATACTGATGGGGTTAATGATTTCTGTAATTATACTTTCATAGATTCTTCTACTATTCGTATTATGTTTGATAATACTTCATATTTACCAACTGCAAATACTGAAGTGACTGTAAACTTATACACTAGTCAAGGATCTAAAGGCAATATCAAATATAAAGATACAATCTATTTTAGAGTTAACTCTTCTAATATTAACTATGATAGATTGAATCTATTGGTCGTACCAACAGGCGAAGCTCAATATGGTTTAGATAAAAAATCTATTTCAGATTTGAAGAAACTTATCCCTAAAGAAGCTTTAGCTCGTGGTAGTGTAACTAATAGTACTGATATCAATAATTATTTTAATACTATTGCAGATGAAGATAATAAAATCTTCTTCTTCAAGAAAATGGATAATCCATTAAGCCGTTTATATTATGCATTCTTATTAATGGATACCACTACAAATATCATTCCGACTAATACTATTCCTGTAGAATGTATTAGACGTGACTTTGATAATATCTCTGATAGTAACTACATATTGACTGCTGGTAATTCTATCAAATATGATGGAAAAACTAATGCATCAGTAGTATATAATGCATCCAAGGATGAATTAAAGAAAATCAGTAATGAATCTTTCTTGTATATGAATCCTTTCATGTGTATTATAAATAAGAAACCTTTATATGTATCTTATTATTTGAATATCATGGACGTTAGTAAGATCTTAGAGTTTACATATGTAAACCAAGATTCTAAAGTTCAATTTATTACAAATAATATGAATTGGAAACGTAGCTATCTAACTAAACGTGATACTTACGTTTGCGATATTTCTATTCTTCAGAATATCCAATCTAATATTGGTATTATTCATAGAGATGATCCATATGATCCTAATAAGATCACTGGTGCAGATCTTAAAGTAATAGCTGTATTCTACTCTGATGATAAATATCAAGTTCCTTATAGGTGGGCTGAAGCTAAATTTATAAACTACGATGAATCTTCTTATAGTTTCGATTACAGATTTGAATTGAATACTGATAATAAGATTGATAAGAACGTACGTTTAAAAGTTAATGATGTCCATGAAATGAAAGCTGCCGCTGATAAATTCGAACCTGGATATATGCTTAACAATATGCCGATGAAAATCTTTGTATATTGTAAGAATGTATTCGAATATGATGCTGGCAGAAATAAGACCGAAGAATATTTTGCTGATGGGTTCTTAAATGGATATAGTTTGACTAATGAGTATACTGTTAAATATGGTATAGACTTCTTATATAACTATTCTGACTTAATTGAATCTGTGATTAAAATCAAAAAGCAAGATAATGGTCAAATTAGTTACTATATAGATAGGGTCCCAGTTATTGGATATGACTATGTAAATACTGAAGATAAAATTCAAAGCTTTATTAATGAACTAGAAAAGAAACGTATTCATATTCTAGATTGCTTAGAAGTTCTTGAAGATAGCTTCGGTATTGATATCAAATTCTTTAATACATATGGCCCATCTAAAATCTTCTATATCGAAAATAGCGTTCCTATTAATCGAGTTAACTTATCACTCAAGTTCAAGATTAAGTTATTGACTGCTAGTGATAAATACATCATTGACTATATTAAGAATGATATTAGAAAATATATTGAAGATAAATCTAAGATTACCGATGTTCATATTCCTAATATTATTACATACATCACTCAGAAGTATGCTGATAGTATTACATATTTTGAATTCTTAGACTTTAATGGTTATGGCCCTGGTTATCAACATATTTATCGTAAAGATGAATCTATAGTTGGTAAGATTCCAGAGTTCTTAAACATCAACTCCACTAATACTGAGGATAATAAACTCGATATTAGTATTATCATAGCTTAATAGGAACCTTACCTATTTAATAGCTGCAACAATCTAATAAATCTAGCCTAATATTGGCGAAATAGATAAATTTTAAAATTTATACTTAAAAGTATATACTTTAAGGAGGACAAATATTATGGCATTTTTTGACGGTCATAAAACTGAAGAAGTTACACTTGAAAACTCCGCTCTTTATGAAGGTGAATTGGGTGCAAGTGTTATCGCTTTAGAATGCATGCAATTTGAAGCTGAATTGTTTGAAGAAGCAGTTCGTGCTGACGTTGCAGAATATAGCATGATTCAAGAAGGTACTGATACAAAAGTATTCGTTGAAAGTAAATTAGCTGAAGTTAAACAAAAAGTTATTAAATTCTTAGAAACTTTATTGGCTAAAATTAAAGCTGCTTTCAAAGGATTTGTTGACAAATTCATGGCGGTTGCAATCCGTGATAATAAAGCGCTTTATACAAAATTTAAAGATCAAGTTGCTAAAAAAGATCTTTCTGGTCTCAAAGTTCAATATGGTAAATTAACTGCCACTATGCCTACAAAAAATCCAAATGTTAGAGACTATATTAAAGAAGATAATAAAGATAAAACAGTAGAAGAATTGAAACTTCAAATCTTCGAAGATCTTACTACTCTTAAAATTGAAAAATCTTCCGATATGCGTTCTAAATATGCGGCACTTTTAGTTGGTGAAGTTACAGAAAAAACTTACCCAGAAATTGCTAAAACTGTTGAAAGTGATTTAGTTGGCGCAGATTGGGCAGTATCTAATAAAGAATTGGCTAAAAATGTAGAATCTAATACTAAAGCAGCAATTGCTGAAGTTAAAAAAGAATCTACTGAAGAAAATTCCGCATTAGTATCTAAAGTATGTACAGCATATGCTGCAGTAATGTCTGCATTAACATGGGCATGTATTGATGCTAGTAAAAAACAAGTTTCTCTTGCTCGTAAAGCTTTCCAAAAAGCAGTTGCTTACAAACCTGTTAAAGAAGGCGAAGAATTCAACGAAGATCTTTTCTTAGTTGAATGCGACTTAGTTGAAGTAGAACCTGAAGCTTAATTTTAATTCATAGGTCTAATATTATGGATAATAATCTTTATACAACTAGTGTAGGACTCAGTGAGCTCATGTTAGAGCTTACCACTTTTGAATCTGAACTATTTAAAGAAGCTATATCCACTGATATTACTGAATTGCAACTTATCAATGATGGTAAAGATACTTCTGCTTTTATTGAAGGTAAGTTCGAAGATATTAAAAATAAAATTATAGAATTCGTTAAGAAGTTCTTAGTAAAACTTAAATCTGTTATTCAAACTTTCTTTAGAGTTGTTTATGATAAGATTACTATGAGCAACTTAGCATTCTTTAAAAAATATGCAAGTATAGTTAAAGACAAATTCCAACAATTATCTGAATCGGCTAATCTAGATGTAAATCTAGAGTCCGGTTCAGGTCTTGTTGTTGAATATGCTAAACTTAAAAACTTTACTCCTAATATCAAAGATATCAAGTATTATTTAGAGAAATGGGTAGTATTTACTGCTAAATTCTCTAATATATCATCTGATAAAAATAAAGTTGCTATATTTAATGATATTTTTGGAACCAATATATCTAGCCCTTCTGAGTTTGATAAAGCCATAAAAGATTTATGGTTTGAAGATCAAAAGGAAGTTAGATATGTTGATATTGCTAAAGAGGTTGAAGAATCTCTAACTACAAACATGAATAATGTTAAACAAGATGCAGATAGAATGATTAAACAAGTTGAACGTACAATCCAAGTTATCAAATCGGTAAATGATAATGAAGATGAAACTAAATACATTAATCAAGTTACTACTGCATATCTTGCTGTAATTCATGTTTACGTTGCAAATATGCTTAGATTAATTAAGTTTAATGCAGCTCAAGCACGTAAAGCGTTTGCTAAAGCTGTTGCATATAAACCTGTTAAAGAATCAGAATTTAATTCTGATCTTCTTTTAATTGAATCTTTACTCATGTCCGAGGAGGAAAAATAACATGGCATTTTTCATTGAATCTAAAACAACTCCAGAAGTTGAAGATACAAAAGTGCTTGAAGGCGTAGAATTATTGGACTCTGTAGAAGTTGATGATACTACTAACTTCAGCGAAATGGCTCTTGAAGCTGCTATCGAAATTGAACGTATGGATAACCTTATTATGGAAGGTGTAGGCCGTTATGAATTGGATTGCATCCAAAAAGGCATGACTGCTGAAGAAATCTATACAGAAGCTACTTTCGAAACTCTTAAAGAAAAAATCAAAAAGATTTTCGAATATGCTAAGAAATGGGTTGTGTCTTTATTTGCTAAATTCACAACTTGGTTAGACTCTTACGTTAAAGGTGACTTGGCTTATTTGAAAAAATATGAAAAAGACATCAAAGCTAATGCTAAGAACTTGACTAAAGAACGTACTTTCAAAATGGGTCTTACTGAAGAAAAATTCTTAGCTATCTCTGCTGGTAAAGCAATCGATCTTACTGAAACTACTTCTGTAGTATTCCGTGATCTTTCCACAGATAATGATAAAAACCAAGAATTGTTAGCTAAAGCTAAAGAAGAAGCTGCTGCTGATCAAAAACAATTCAAAGATTGGGTTGAAGTAACTACAGTTGATGGTGAATGGGTTGCTAAACACGTTGATGACATCATCAAAGTTGCTCAACTTCAAGTATCTGCAATTAAACAAGATGCTAATACTGCAGCTAAAATCATTGATGAATTACAAAAAGGCGCTTTGGCATTGAACCCAGATAGCACTACTTTCGTATCTGCAATCAAAGCTTTGGCTAAAATCAAAGTTAATGCATCTAACCGCCGTGCAACTATTTACTGTGCATTAGTTCGTGCAGCTAAATTCTCTGCTCGTCGTATGTTGCATGCTTGCGTTACTGCTAAACCTGCAGTTAAAGAAAGTGCATTCGAACATGCCGAACTAGCTTCCTATTTCGATATCTAATAAAAATATATAATACATTTATGACATAAATAGTTCAGCTATTTATGTCATTTATGTATTTAGTATATAAGGAGACCCAAAATGGATCAATTTTCTAAAATGCTACTCGAATGTATTAATGATTATGAAACTTTCGATAACTCCATTTATGTTGGCATCTTAGAATGCGATATGAATGGTGCATCAGAATCAGACTATCTTCCTGTATTAGAAGCAAAACTCAACTTAGATTCTTCTAAAGAAAAAATTCAAAATATTCTTAAGTCATTTAATGAATGGCGTGAAGACATTAAAAAGAAAAACCCAAAAATCTTTTCTAAAGCTAATTTAGCTAAGATTAAAGAATGGTTAAAAAAACAAGATGTTGAAACTAAAAAAACAGCTAAATTGCCAGAAAATGCATTCTTAACTATGGCTAAATTTAAAAGTTTCGCTCAAATGAATGATCATTTTGTAGCTAGACAAATGAACGCTAGAGAATTAGAATTAGAGCGTTCTAAAGGTAAATCTAAAGTTGCAAAATATGGTAAAATTTTTATAGATGCTTATATTGGATCTTTCAAGGAAATTGCTATAACTGCTAAATGGATTCTAGATAATGTAATTCCTATTTTTGAATTATTATTATCCGGAAAAGTTACTGATATCGAAAAATGGGCTAACGGTGAATTTGATAAAATTCAAAAAGATTCCGATGCAGAAATTAAAGCTGGCAAAGAAAGCCCAATAGCAATTATTCACCGCGAAGGCCGTATAAAACTTAATATTGCACTTATTGCATCATTAATGATGGCATTCCGTTATATCGTAAATAAAGCTATTGGCTTGGTAAATAAAGTTATCTCTCCAATTAAAGATACACTTAAAGAAAGTGCTGAAGAAATGCCAGCACTCGAATCCTATATTACAATCTAGGAGGTTATAATAAATGGAAAGTAATTTAAAAGCTTTCACCTTTGATAACCTTTTATTAGAAAAGATCAACCCAACACCACTCGCATACATCCAAGGAAGTACTGCGTGTTATACAGGTGTATCTGACCTATTTAAAGGTATTAAACGAACTCAATTAAATGAGTCTCGTATTCTTTATAAGAATTTATTAGAATGCGATACAGTAGTTGATGCTAAAAAAGCATATGATAAATTCTTTGATGTTATGGTAAAACTTAATAAGTTCTACTATAAAAACTATAATGCTGCTATTAATTTTAAAGAAAGAAATCATATTAGTTACTTTGATAAATATCAAAGCACTATTCGTGATTTATTGGCTAATGTAAGCTCCGAAGATACTATTAGAGTATTAGGTGAACGTACAATAACTGAATATAAAATTGATGACACATATCCTAATATTAAGAATATTTTATTCAATATTCTTAAAATGGTTGGCGGTAACTTCTATGAACTTGATAGTGATAAAACTACTAAGATTCTAACAGTTATCTCTAATAACCATACTGAAATATTAGATAGATTAAAAGAAGAAATCTGTGGTAGTGATGATATCACTAGAATCCCAGATCTCTTCATTGTTGGAGAAAAAACAGTACCTGTTTGTAAAGATGTATTAAATGATCAAGTTTATTATCTTGAAAACTATGGTATTGATTTTAAATCTCTGTATAATGAAGCTAACAGTGTACAAGATGAATTCAATTCTATCTTTAAAACTATTAGACGATATAAATCTTCTACAAAGATTAAATTAGATAATGCTTTGCAAATTAGTAAGATTGAAAAATTCGTAGTTTCTCTTATTAATGAAGTAATGTCTTTCCATTATTTAGTATTTACAACTAAAGCTAATGCTATAATGGAGCGTGCACGTCAAGCTCAAGGAATCTTAGCAGAATTTGTTGATGCATTCACAGAATCTGTTGAAGTCAAAGAAGCTGCTATTGAAGAACTAAAATCTAAAGATATTGATAAAGGTCTTCTTAGCCGTGAAGAATTGAACAATTCTATCGTTGAATTAAAACATGATGAATTGCTTGCAGATTGCTGCATGAAAGAAGCAATGATTCTCGCAGAAGGCGTAAATGTAGAGGAACGTATCCAAACTTTACATGAAGGCGTATTCAGTAAGACAATTGAATTCATTAAGAAAATTCGTGAATTCGTTGTTAACTTATTCAATAAAGTAATTGCCTGGTTTGATAAATTTATTAAGAATAATCAAGATTATATTAATAAATATAAAGATATCATTGCTAAACCTACAGCTGGCTTTACAACTGTAAGCTTCGAAGACTATGATAAAGGCTTAGAGCGTATCCGTGGAGGTGTTACAATAGATCTTGGTGATATTACTAAGGTTAATGCATCTACTGATATTGATTCTGCAATCTTTGATCTTCGTAAGAAATTGAATCCTGAATTCACAGATGCTAATGGTGATTGGAAAGAAGCATGTAATGGTTATTTCGTTGGTGGTGCTAACTCTAAACGAGATAAAACTCCTAATGATATTGATGTACAAGCTCTTGCTAATACCGTTCTTAATATCCCTAATGATATTAATAATATCAAAAAGGATATGACTACGATGCAACAAGCATTCAAATCTATTGAAACTGCATTAAACTCTGCATCTACTCGTGCTAGCCAAATTGAAGCTCAAAATAATCAACAAGGCCAACCTACAGATGAAAGTGCACTTCTATATTTGAATGAAGATGTATTTAATGAATTAGATATGGATACATCTAATGCTGGTGTTCCAGGTAGTGCAGCTCAATCTCAATCTAAGATTGCTAATTCTGGTAACAACGTAGCTAATGATATTAATAGTAACGGTACATCTACTAGCAAAGATTTTGCAGCAATGCAAAAATTTGCTAATAAATTGGCTTCTACTATTAGTACTTACTACCAATGCAAATACCAAATGGCAGAACGTATTATGTCTGATTATATGAAAATTATTAAAGTTCACGTATCTGCATATGTAAACTCTAATAATAACAATAATCAAAATAATAACAAATAAAAAATATCCCCATAGGAGTTGAACTCCTATGGGGTATTATTTTCTTAATTATTTCCTTTAGGAATCTTAGCAAAGTTCATACTAGTATTACTTGTAAACTTTTCACCATAATTAGTATAAACTTCTATTTTAGATAATAATAAATATTCACCAGTGTCATCTTTATGATCATCTTTATTATTAATAATATATTTCATATTAATATTGAATAAAGAGTTATCTAATTGCTGTTTATTAATAGTCAAGTACGTAGATTTTAATTCTAAAGCGTGCTTAAAGTTCTTGATTAAGCCCATGTTATCATTAGGTATCCTTATTAATTTGCGTTTTCCTAAGTCCTCTGCTACATTGACCAAATCTAATGCAACATCGACCATAGATTCGCCATTTGAGCCCATTTTAGATAAATCACTAAAGCTATTTATTGTGGTTGCACCGCTTTGATATAATGAACTTAAACTACTCTGTAATACCCCATAAGATTCTACTACTTTATTAGCAGCTTGCTTAGCATCATTTACCGCATTCTTAGTTGTATCTTGTAAAGATTTTACATAAGTATTTGCCCCTTCAAGAATTTGTTTAGAAAAGTCTTTAGGAATAGTTTGAGCCGAAGTCTTGATCATACTAGATAATGATTTACCAACATTGTTATTTACTTTTAAACTATTATCCATAACTTCGGTAAAGTTGCCAATAGTCTTAGCTTTATCAGTACTGAAATCTAAGTTGTCTTTTAGTTCCTTAAAGTGCGATTTCAATGATCTTAAATCTAAATCAAAAGTCCTTTTTATTTCATGAGACATCTCATCATATTCTAAAACAAAAGTCATTATATCTGGGGCGTCTTTTAAAGTATCTACAAGGAATTTATTATTTCCTATATATTTACCATACTCTTCATTGAACTTAACCATACTCTTAGTATGATGCTCACGAGATTCATCTTTTTTAGGTTGAATATTTTTAACTTGATCTAGCATCTCAGATGTATTATCTGTAAAGTTAATTGGATCGATTGCTCCAACCAAAGATTTAAAGTTTTCTAAATGATAGATTTGTCCAGTATACTTTTGTTTAAACTTATTAAAAGTATCTTCTGAACCTTCTACAGTAGTTCTACTAATAGTACTCATATCCATACTATTAGTTATTAATCCTCTGAGGAAATTCTTAATATTAAGATTACTATCAACTACAGTTTTACCATCTTTACCACCTAAGATTCTTTTCTTACCTTCACCAATAACTTCTTCAGGCAAAGATCTTAGTAAAGTTTCAGCTTGAGACGCTACACTATCAACTGTAGATTTAACAGATGTGGCCTGTTCTACTATTTGATTAAAGTGTTCTTTGATATCATAAGTTGTTCTATGAATATTCTTTACAATATTACGAACTCCAGCTGTAGTTTTCTTAATATTGTCAATGGTATTCATAATATTTTGATACGTGCCTAGTATACCACCAAATCCTTTAGATTTACTCATGTAATCTTGTTGGATAGTTTTAGAAGCATCTATTACTGCAGTGAAGCCATTTAGTTCTTTATTGAGCACATTATCTTTACCATACTTAATATCAGTGGTTGGTACGTCAATTATATAAGATTTAGATTCACCATCATCTTTAAATCCTTCTAGTAAAGATCCATTAGATCCTAACTCGGCTAAATTAAATTTAACTGTTTCATATTTATCTAGTGTTCTCAGAGTAGCCTTGCCAGCCTTAGATACGAGATATGTATTCTCGAAATCCATGAAAAATCTATATCCTGTGTTATAGAATACTCGTACAGTATTTAGATAGTCTAGCGTCTTAGAAATAGACTCTTTTGGCGGAATAATAAGTTGACTAACTATCTCAGTTTCAGTAAATGGTTCTACTAAAAGTGGAACTCCAATATTTAATAAATCTACAACTATATCTTGCATAGAAGAATTATAAATAGTTGCATTATTTGGATGAAGATTAGAGTCTACTAAAGATTTAGAAATAAGACCGATTTTAAGATACCTATATACATCTTCTCTAGTATCTTCTTTATCATCAGTTTTCATATAATCTAATGATTTACCTTTATTAGTATCGTCATCAGTAAGATAACTAAATTCTTCAGTAAAGTATAATTCATTTACTGCAGATTCATTATCTGCTTGAATCTTATATGCAGTTAAGATGAAAGTATTTTCTTCCATCTTAGTGATAATATCATCTGCTAAGTTTTTATCTAATACTAAATTCATAGTACAGATAGGCATATTATATTTATCATACTCTTTATATATAGTAAGAGATTTTATATTATTTTGATCTATCTGAGTGATTTTGCCATCATACTTATTCTTATATTTTAGATCAAATGTATATTCATATTTAAGCTGAGCCATTTAATCACCTCAATAAATATCAGCATTTATAAGTTATCTCAATGTTCATATTAAGGACTTTTATTGTAATTTGAAAAAAAAACAAGTATATATTATATACGTGATAAGAGTATAATAATTTTAATTTATTTATTTTAGAAAGAGGTATTAAAATGGTAGATAAAATTACTTCTAAAAAAATTTTATTAAGCCCAGAAGCATCAAAGTCATTCATTAGATATTGTTTAAAGGATTATAAAAATGCGTATAATAAAACAGATATAAAATCTGTAGAATGCATTTATTATCCTGATAATCCGCGAGAATATTTTAGTGTAAGTGATCTCCATAGTGATAATATTATTATCACTGAACCGGTAACGATAGATCATAAAATTATTTAATAAAGTTAACAGTATCAGGATGCTAGATGGTACCGCATTTGATGATACTGGATTTGAATTTACAAATACATACGCTCGAATTAAACTACGAGATAGTGAGTTACCAAAATTCAATATCGCAAATAGTTATAAATACTATTTAGATAAGTTAAATTCGACTCTATATTGTTATTGCGAGTCGTTAAAGGATGAAATAAAAGGAGAAAATTAAAATGAATACTAATTTAATTTTAAAAAGCAGCGGTAAAGAATTTGTTATTATCAATGAGCTAGTTAAAGAAATTAAATATTCTGATGGGGCATACATTAGTAAGTCTAGCCCATTAATATATCAAAATGGAGATAATTCTATTTCCGTCTATACAGATAACGAATACGGAGTATTTCTTGATGATAAAATTAATAATATTTTAAAAATAGTTGATATTTCTGAAACAAAGAATGAGACAGAATTAGACATAAGTGTTGGCATTGTAAGATTGTATAATACTTATGAATTTTCAGTACTTCTTGCAGGTGGTAATAAATATAAAATCAAAGGAAAATATAAGATTAAAGAATCTAAACCTATGAAAGACGTAGGACTTGATTATATTCGCGAGATCTATGAAAAGATTGAAAGTATCAATCTCATAGACCATAATGTATTTAAAAGCGACCAATATTCATTTAGCGATTATAGATTTACTATTTTAGATGATAGCATCGGTGTTACAAATTTAAACAATTTTAAACCTATCATAAAAAGGTTTACTGATGTTATTAACGATTTCTATAAAGGGGGTATGACTAAAGTCAGCCCTAAAGATAGTGATAAATAAAAAAAATAAATATGCCCATGGAGTTTAACTCCATGGGCCATTTTATTATTATTTTTTTATAAATAGCAACCGTTTTGAGCTGCAATTTCTTTAACACGATTGCGTAGCCAGTTTCCGCCAGTTGTATGAATACCATCAGTAGTACGGATATGGCATTCTGGAACTAAGATATCTAAGTCCCATTTTTCACATACATCATCATATAAGTCTTGTCTAGCTAAGCATCGTTCACCGTGAGTATAAACCTTATTTAAAGGAATACCCCAAGTAACACAGCAAAGATAGATAGCATAAGCTAAAGCATCCAATTGTAGATAATTTACAGGTTCTGGTCCTTCTACGTAAGTAGAGTATCCAGTATATCCATCGCCAATAAGTTGACTATCTTTATTAGAGCATACTGCAATACCAAAATTACCAGTATTTTCCATATAACTATGAGCACCTTTTTCATCAAAATTTAACATTTGATGATATTGGGCACCGCCATCAATACAAAGATGATAATCATTAAATAATACAGTATTATCAACACCAGTCCAATGAGCAGTAATCATTCTATTACTATGACCTTGGGCTTTTACAACTTCAAATAGTTCTTCTTTACTCAAAGACATTAGTTTGCCTCCTTTATGGTTAAATAAAAATTACTTATTTTATTGTAGCATCATAATCTATCCAAATCAAGAGGATTAGATCTAAAGTATTTTTCATTTAATAGTTTAACCATATCAGGATCTTGTAAATTTACATCCCAAGATTTATCAGCATAATATTCAGATTGTTTATATAACTCAGATTGATATACGACATCAATAGCTCTATATCTATTCCAAATTAATTCAAATTCATCTTCACTAATTGAAGTAGATAGAATACTTCTAAGTAATTCTTTATCTGAGATATATGTATTTGGTAATTGACCTTCAGCTATTAGTTTAACCAACAACTTAACAGTTGAAGATACATTTAGAATTGAATAAAGATCTCTACTAGAATATCTTGTCAATGCCATAAATAATCCAAGCATCTTTGGAGATATAATAGATGCAGAGTCAATGGTTCTATCTGATAATTTTAATGATTTTAAATATTCCATCATACCATTCATTTGATCAATGATTGTATAATTTATCATACCATTAACCCATCTATGTTTAAATACAACTGTTTGAGTTTGGGTTAATGCTGGAATGATAAACTGTAATTGACTAGTAGATAAAATTATATTAGGATCATAGTTTCCTTTAATATATTGGTCTTGTATTTGAGTATAAATAATAGTTGCAGTCTCAAATGGGGCCTGAATATAATATACATCAGGAATGTATTTACATAACTCTTTTAGAATTGCACAATTCTGAATCATAAATGTAGTAATCATTTCTGCTAATACCATTTTCTCAGTATTAGTATGATTATATTCTGGATAGAAATGCTCACTTCTAGTCATAGGACCAGAAGTCTGAATAATAAATATTCTAGCATGCACTCCATAATACTTTTTATAGAATGCTCGATAATGACTACATAGGTTTACTATAGTTGCCGCAACAGAAGATCTATCTCCTACTGCAATATCATTACGATACATCTTTCTAAATATTTGATACAGATCTATATAAATATTAACTGAAGTTGCATCACTATTAGCAAATGCTAAGTTAGTCATTTCTCCTAAAGTTTCATATTTTATATAGTTTGCAATAATTATACTTTCAGCATTTAATAAATGCTTAGCTTGATAGCTTCTTCGTTCCATTTAACTATTCCCACAGTTCTTACAATGAATTGCTCTATTTAATTTAGCAAAGCATTCATCACAAATACCACTAAACATAATTTTCGATGGATGTCCTTGAGATTTACCACAGAAAACACAATGGAATGGAAGTTTTTCAGCTTTAGCTATACGCTCTAAGCAACTATCACATGCCATGATTTTCATATCTCTAACATCACGCTGTTCAATCTTATGACAGAATTGACATTCGAAATCCCAATGATCTACAAACTTAGGGGATTCATTTTTAAATACACAAGTTTCATAGATGCATCTACCATTATCATTTCTATAAACACATGTAGTCCGTTCACATGGTTCAAACTGCTCATAAGGTGGCTGTGTTCTATTTTTTATCTCTTCTTGATTGTCCGGTGTAAATCCCGCCATTTCTTATCAATCCCTTCTTTTCTTTTTGATTCAGCTAATGCCATAAGATTCTTAGCTAATGTACTTGTCTTTTCAAACTCTGGCAAAACTGCAGCTGCAAATTCTTCTACACAATTATTAACTAGTGTAATATCAAATTTAGCATTCATAATATCTTACCTCCTTCTTAAGATTATAATATATAATCCTCTAGGATTTAAACTTATTGAAATCAAAATATGTAACTTTAGACGTATCCATATCTTTAGTTTCCATACGTTTAATTGTATTAGTATACTGACTTCTATTATAAAGCATATTCATATACTTAAGATGAACTTCTACTCTAGGCTTAATAGAATAATACTTTCTAACAGTGCCGTCTACTACAAGAGTATCATCCAACCAAATATTAGAGTTAAACATATCAGAATATTTCTTTCCAATATTATCCCAGTCAGGTTTATTAGTTGGTCTAATTAAACCAATTTCTGCTAGGAATACATCAGTTGTATTAAAAGAATTAGGAGTCTTAACGAATGCATTGAATTCTACATCACATGGAGTATATAATAATTCTTGCACTTGATTTAATTCGCCAGAATCTAGTAGTCTACGCATATACATATTATCTTCTTTACCAGTAATAGAATATACATGGACAAATTGTGAGTTAGCCATTGCCATATTAGCTAAATTATATCTATTTACTATTCTAAATCTAGGACGTGGAGATCCTTCAGGTTCTTCAAATAGTACTACTTTTATATCAAGAAAATCTAAAGTATTCATCATTCGATTTCTTTTTTCTAAAATTTCTTGTTGCTTCTTAGGAGTGATATTATATTTATCATACATCCACTCCAATCTATCTTGAAAGTTTTCTGGAATTTCTCCATACTTTTCTTCATATTCATAGAATTTCTGCTTTCTATTTTTCATATATTCACCTCGACAAATAAAACGAGTTAAGGTATCTAGTACCTTAACTCAATGTTTTATTTATACTAGTTTTTACCAAATACACGGTTAGTGATAAGGTTTGCAACATAGTTGTTGACTCTCGTCGAAATATTATATGGTAAGTTAGCCGCAGCTTGCTCTTTAAGAGCAGCATATAATCTAACTGTACGAGAAATATCAGGTTCATTGATATTTACTCCAGCAATATTTGCCAAGTAAGTCATCAACCCAACATTACCAAATGCGTTACCTGGTCCACCCAATATAGTTTCATTAGAAATTGTCAATTTGCTATATAAATCTCTAATATCTAATGATACATCTACTGTTGTAGGAAGGCCATCAATAGTCCATCCACCTTCGGATCCTTTTTGAACTGACATGGAAAGAAGTCCCATATCTACATTAAAGAATCCACGATAGAATGCTCTAACTAAGAATGGAGATACATAACCATTTGGAGATACTTGTCTTGGCGCACATAACGCAATTAGATGCATCAAAGGTACACCAATATTTATAAACCAAGATCTCCGATCATAGTCAGGAGATACTAATTTCATATTAACCGAATAGCTAGTAGAATAAGAAGAATCTGCCCATAATTCAGGGAATTCTAATTTGCCGCCAGCAAATACAGTTCTAGTACCATTCATGATCATACCCATGAATCCAGACATAGTTCCAGTGCCAGCATTCTTTGTCATAGCATCGACATTAGGTGCTGCACCATTAAGTCCTTTACTCATGAATACATCAACATCAAGTCCACTAATACCAGTAAGGAATTGAACTTCCCTACCAACATCAGACATGCTGTTTAATTTATCTGCAAGAATACTCTTAGTAGATTCATTACCAAAGCTTTCAGAAATTTGGGTTTCTGAATTTAGATAGAATCCTACACCACCATAATATGAGTAATTATGTGCAAGTGCATTATTAGATCTTTCGAACCAGTTTATAGTTCGAATAGTCTGACCTTGATATTTTTGGTCACTAATACCTAAGAAAATAGATAGTGCAGTACACATACTGTTTACGTATCTATAATATTCTTCAGCTTCGAATTGAAGAGTATAGTAACGCATCTCTTCATTCTTTTTACCTTTGATATCATTAACTCCAAAAGCAGAACCGAATAGATTGCCAAGTATAGACTTTCTCTTTTCATCACTATATCCAGCCATGAAATCAGGTATACCAGGAGTTAATACTAATAATGGCATTTTAGATAATATCTTTTCATAATATTTTCTACCGTAATTTGTATTGCCATTATTTTTTATTCTATTATCAGCAAGAGACATCCATTGATATGGAAGACCCATAACTGTACTTAATTCATTAATAGAGAATTTTAATCCTCTAGTGGTATTTCTTATAAAGTCACTATTATTAGCTCCCTTTGTAATAGTAGCATAGAGTTTATTTGCTCTATCTGATGCAGCTTTGATTGCGGATTCATAAGTTTTTTTATCAATCCCAATTGCACTATAGAAAGTATCAGTTAGAGTTTCAGTTATACTTTTAGGTTTTGGTGGTTGCTTGGCTTCAGATTTGGCTTTAGCTACAGTTTTTGCAGCATCAAGTTTTAATGTTTTATTATCATTATTGGATCCAGTATTTCCACCTAATCCGGATTTTGCTCCAGCAAATGGATCTCTAACCTCACTCCAAGAACCATTTTTTTGTCCATCAATAATACCTAAAGTTGGATTAGTGTAATTTACATTAACATCATCTACAAATATTTTAGGATTATCAAAGGGGTTGGCCACTTTAAAATATTTATCCAGGGGTAGTGCAGCTCCCCCTGTTAATTTCCCAAGTCTACTATATCTTCACTAAAGTTAGGATCATCACTATGGGAAATAAGTTTTAAGTCTTTTGTCCAAACCCAAGTTTGAATGCCCTTCGGATAACCAAGAAGAGCTAATTGGTGGGAAGAATCAAATAAGCAAAGACGATGAATCTTTGGTTCATATTCTTGATCTGGTAATGGGCGATTATACGCATCTAAGGCACCTTTACGAAGCATAACCAAATCGTTATGTTTAGCAGTCTTAGGATCTAAAGATGGATAATCTTCGAATTCCATACATTCTTCAAAATATTTATAAGTACCACGCATAGATTGGAATCTAACGTAACCTTTTTCAAATTTAATCCAGATATGATCTACTGGAGTTGGATCACTACCATCGGCATGGAAAAGCAAACCTGGCATTACGTATTCAGCATGTACCACTTGCCCTTTACGAACAACGGAAATTGCTTGAGCATAATCATCAGGAGCTTTACGTACATAGATAGGACCTTTAATACATTTATATTTTTTATCATAAACCATTAAGCCCATAATATTGCCTCCATTAAATAATTTATATTAGTATTATTTGGATGTTGTGGGACCCTATATATTTGGGTCCCATTTAACTCCCATAATATCTTTTACATGTCTATCTAATTCAATTAATACTTTATTGATGCCACCTACAATCAATACAGATGATACCATACGAGCATTAACTGATCCAACAGGTAAGAAACTATGAATCTTTTCTTCTGGACGATATTCAGATGTAGGCTCTTCTCCTTTGGGGAAGATTTCTTTTACTACACCTTTCAATGCAGAGAAGTATACTAGCTTATCACCAACAGACATAGAATCTTTATATTTAATATAGAATTCTACCAATACTTTACCTTCAGCATGTTTTAATTTACCAATAGCTGGTAATACACCTGAAGTTCCATATTGACTTCCATCTATACCTATTTTAGCTAACTTAGATTTCATCTTTTCAACTGGTGTGTCGAATTTAGATACAAATTTAGCTAGAGATTTAGACATTTCCGATTTATCTACAGTGGAGTATACCTTAATATCTTGGAGTACACCTGTTACTTTAGATTTAATTAAAATTTTACCTAAATCATTTACCAAGTCTTTAGAATCAGAATTCTTTTCAACCATTTTAGCGATGATATCAGTTGCATCTTGATCTTCAAATGAAGATCTATATGACATGATAGTTTGACCTTCTTGTAACTTTGTTCCAATATCCAAACATTCAATGTCAATATCTTTAGCATCTAATAAAGTATCTACTTGGAGTACAATTTCAGATGCCATCTTTTCAGATAGATCATGAGAAATAATAGCACTATCTTCAAAGCCTTTTTCGGTATGCATAATAGCAATCTTAGTTAAAGTACCAATATTATAAGCTAAATTACCTTCACCTACAGTATCAGAATAACTGGATTTATCATATGCTACAATATCCCCAGCTTTAACTTTATCTCCAACTTTATAGTTTTTACTTGGATCGAGTTTAATAGTAATAAAGAAACCGCCATCTGAGTTCTTTTCAACTTTTTCTCGAAGATCTACGAATTCACGTATATTATCATCATTCTTAAGAATAATATAATCATCTGTGACTTCTTCTACTATAGAATTAGATTTAGCTTTATGAGCAAATGTATTAGAAGTTAAATATGGCAATGCTTGGTCAGCACCATTAGTGACTAATAGTGGATCTTGTTTAGTTGTACGCATACCATGTTTAGATGTCTGAATAAATGTCATTGCTGTACGGAATGGGTCATCATGGGTAGTACCAAATGGAGTTAATGCTTCTGTGATAGATAGAGTGGATGCATCAGACATCTTATCTAATTCATTACCAGATTTAATATAACCCTTAGTGCTAGTAATGCCCATATTAATTGTAGCCTGACGGTTAATACCTACAGTACTGGAGAAACCAGTAGACATAGATAGTTTATTAAGCATAGACTTATCATAAGTACGTTTATCTAAGCTATAACTTCTATCAGAGTTCATACCAGATAATCCTTTAAAGGTTACAGTATTAGCAGACTCTAATTCCAATAACGGAGATAACTTAGATAGATCACTAGTTGTAACATCTGCTAAAGCCATATCGATGACTGCAGATTGTTTCATAGTCATCTTAGCATCTTTACGATTATTCTTAATTTCTCGTAAATATTCGCCATAAGAAGTTGCTAAAGATTTATATAAGAAATGAACTAGACGTTCATTAGTTCTAAATCTATTACCTGTGATATCTACATGGCGATTATATTTATTAGTAGTCAATAAAGAACTTGCATATGCTAATGCTTCTAAATATGTAGTTGGGAGTTTATAAGTTTTACAAACTTCAACTGTAATTGGGTCCATCATTAAATTAGCAAATGAATCTAAACCATCTGCTCTGTTACGGCTACCAAATTCTTCAAGCATATCTAACCACATAGCTTTTCTATCAATATCAGTAACTGAATAATCTTCTGTAGGAAGAATCATCAATCCATTAAATAATAGAGAGGATTCATCGTAGTTATTATCATGATCGAAGAATTTCATAAATCCATCATTAAATTTAACGTAAGTTTTAGTATCTGTTGGTCTCTTTTCACTGAATTCATATCTGATTCCAGCCACTTCTAAAGCTTTAGTTAAACCAGCAGTGTATGCCATAACTACAATAAGAGGAATCTTACCATTCAAAATACTTGCTTGAGAGTAAGTTAATCGTTTTCCTGGTTTATCGTATTTTCTAATCAATGGAGCTAATTGAGTACACATAAAAGCTATTGATTTGGCTACATTATTATTCTCAACCATTATAGGCTCATTATTTCCAGTGATACCAATAGTTAGTTTAGTTTCATCTACTTTAATTTTCTTTTCAATAAGTTTATCTCTAAGCTCATCTTGGTTAAAGTAGATTACACCACCAGATTTGAATGTAATCTTATTGAAGAATTTGGCTAATTCTACATATTCCATTGGCAATTCATACTTAGAACAAATCTTAGCATTATTACCAGTTTGGATTTTAACTATCTTATCATATATATTTTCTTTTTCATAATCGTTATATAGTTCTTTAGGTTCACCATTCTCAATAAAATAATTCAATGCTTTGATTAGATTATCTACATTGGAGTTTAGTTTACCAGCTTGACCATAACGAGTAATGAAAATTTTATTATAGTTGGAAACAACTTGAACTGTATCTTCATCAGTCTTAATGATAGGAAGATTTACAAGTTGTCCAGGAACTACTTTATCATTACCGCGTAAACGTAAGAAACGATTATTGATTATCTTAGGCATATCAAACTTAATAGTATGACGTTTACCTAAAGAATCTTCTAAATGAACTGTGTATGTAATAATAGCATCCTCAGAAGTAGATCTATCTTCTTGAGTTACATCTATTACTGACATTGGAACGTCTTTATTTTTTGAGAAAGAATAAATACATTGCATAATATCTGCATCAATATTATAATCTTTTTCAAAGTTTGGCTTCTTAAGATCTTTCCACTCATCATCTATACTTTCAACATGTTTAGTTAAATCTGTAGATTCTAGCGGTTTATCTTCAATCTTAACCAATTCACTGATTGGAGTATTATTCAATCTTTCTCTTAGGAATTTATCATTAAGAGAATCTAAACGTGCTTTACGTGTAGCAGAAATCTTGAATGTATCATCTTCATCATCTACTGCTTGAAGAATTAATTCTTTAATTCTAGTAGATTGATCTATTTCTTTTTCCGCATCTTCTTTGGATATATTCCAAGATACAACTTTATCAACTTCCGAAGAAATTTTATCAGCTGTAGATTTTTTATCTTCAGCTTTAACTTTTTTAATTTCATCTTCTGTTGGTTCAGCTTGTTTACCAGATAATGATTTAATTAAAGTAGTATTTTGAGTATCTTGCGCACCTTTAACATCTAAGTTATTTACTTCGATATTAGTGTCACGTTCAATCTTATCAATAACTACAGTTTTGATATCGTCTTTATCTTCAGGTACGTTATCTTCAACTGGTTCATTTCGATGCATCTTAATAATATTAGCTTTAAATAAATTTAAGTTTTTATTATCAAGATCTTCTAATCTTAATTTAAACCAGCCAAAGTTATTCATGAAAATAAAATCAATTCCAAATAGATTAGATAAAGATTCTTTTGGCTTCTTAAACAATCTATGAATCATCGTAATTGGGTTAACAAATTTTTGATGATTAAATAGCATCGTTGAAGGAATATCTTGACACCAATCATTTACCGGAACGATTACTGTTTTTCTTTTATAAGATTTATATTCAGGATTATTAATAAATCTACTAAATAGAGCATATATTAAATCTATGCCTCTATCTTGAGTATATTTATTATTATTCAAGAATAAGTTATGATAGTATGAGTTATCTATAAATAGATTTCTATTATTATACTTATCAATCTTAGGATAGAAGAATTTAATATTAGGATTATTGGATTTAACAAAATCTCTAATCTTTTTAAGTTCAGAAGCTGTCTTAATTCGTTCTTTAAATAGGATTTGTTTCAATCTACTATTTATCATACTTTCAGGAGTAGCTTCATTGAAGAAAAATAAATTATCCGAATCTTGATAATAAGATTCGGTTATCATTGGGTGACCACTTACTACAGAAGAAGAAAATGGTTCCTCAATATCCATTGATTCGTTTTTAATAATTCCATTCTTTAGAGAGTAAAATACTTTCCATTCCATATAGTATGAATTAAACATATTTAAGTTTTCCATCATACTAGAATTCATAACTCTAAGAGAGGATTCTATAGTTGGAGTCAATAAGAAAATTGCACTCCCAAAGCGTTTATTTTGTTTCACAAATGGTGTGAAAAAATGGGTTTTAAGTAGTCTAAAAGGTCGCACCTTATCTACGTTTATAGGCATCTTTAACCCTCCTTTATATTAATCTATTGTTGAAGAAATAGATGTTAATATTCTAATCGGTGCTAACATCATAATAGTAGATATATCGAAATTAAATGAAAACTTTTTAACAAGGTCGAGAAGTGATAGAAGATATAGTGAGTGTGTGGTAGTATTAGACGTATTTACCAATCTTATACATCTTTTAACTCTCAATAAATAGCGTTCTAACAGAACTATCATTATACTCAACTATAATCATTAATGGTTTGGGCCTTAGCTTATTAAGTGGGGTGTTAGGATACTATCTACAGAAATCTTGATGAGGTATAATTAAGAAAAACTTTTTAACTATTTTTAATCATAAAACTGTTACTATAAAAAATATATGTTAAGACCAAAAAATGACTCTCTTCTTAATTATACCAAGCGCAAATAGCCTATAGGTCTTCATGATCTATAGGCTATTTTTTTATTTAAATAATACAGCTGATACATTTAAGTAATCTATTTAGACAGTTTGAGGTATAAATATGACTACTAAAGTAAAAAATAAAGATTTAAACAATGATAGTAAACATGATTTCATTTTAGAACTGTCTAGAATGACTCATAAAGAAATTAATGATTTAATTAAATCAAAAGGTAAGCCGCCTAAATTGGTGGAAGCTATTATCCATTTAGATGAATGGATTGACTAAGTTAAAGAACGTCTTTTGACGTCTTTATATATAATTATTTAAGGAGGATTCCGTTATGGAAAAAGTGGTTGACCTAATTAAAGAGGTTAAAGAGAATTTGACTCATGCTTCTTCTTCTCATAAAGATGAAGTACGTGTTATGCGAGCATTCTTAAACGATACTACTTATGAAGTTGGAGTATATGATAAAACTGGTAAAGTTGGCACAGTAGCTCCAGCTAAAGAATTCCGTAGTATTATTACAAATGCAATTGTTGCTACAACTAAAATTAGCAAAGATGAAGCCGAAGGTCTAGTTTCTACTTATGAAGCTAAAAAATCTGATGCGGAAAGTATGATTGCGATCTCTAAAGAGTTCCTAAATACATACTTGCAGACTAACCGTAAAATTAGTCTTGGTGGACGAGAAAAATCGAATGTATCTTTCATTAAGAAAGAAATCAAAGCATCTACTCGAACTTATCCTAAACAAGTTGGTGTTGATGCGGCTGGCAAACCTGTATATGAAAAAGCAGAAATCAAAGTTAGCCCTTATGATTCTATTAAGGTATCTAGTCCATGCCCAACATGGATTAAAAAATAATTAAAGTCGAACTATAAAGTAATTTCTTGTATTTTATTATTAAGTATAAGAAGTTATACCGTTCACTCAAAGATAATATATTCATCACCACCCATAGGAGTTAAACTCCTATGGGTATATTATCTTTTAAAAAACTTGTTACATATAGGTAGTATGAGCTTGACTCACTCATACTGTGATTCATATATATTTTCCTTATAATTTTTCTAGTTTTTCATTTTTTATTTTAACTCCTGTTCAAATATTAAATACTTACTCCCGATATCCCCCAAGGCTCTGCACAACTGCCTTGGGGGATATTTCCCTCTTCTGCTATTTTTATTACTAACATTTTAGTGTAGGATTATTTTACTCAATCTTCTTACAGCACACCTTCTTTCTGTTACAAATATAGTGTGCGAACGTACAACCCTGAAAAAATTGAAAAGCATATATTTTAGCCCAAGGATCCTAGATGATCCTTGGGTGATATATGTCTTAAAATTGAACATATTGATAATTTGAAAGAAAGGAGGATCCAATATTGGGGCTCAAGATTACAAATTATCTTAAGAATTTAGGTAAGTCAGTTAAGTATGCTGCTACCGAAGATTTCAAAACCAAATACGAAAATGTATATGAAACTGTAGCTGCTCCTAGTGGTGTTGCTAGAGACACAGTAAAAGCTATAGTTAATTATAAGCAAACTATAAGACGAGCACAAGATTATCTTCGTAAATCCACAATTTATGATGTATCTAATACAGCTCTTAAGAATGCTAAAGCCGATCTAAAGTCCGGTAAATTCTATAACATGGATCGTGTCAATAAATCATTTGGCATTGATGATGATTTTGACTGGAACTTTGACGGCGATGATGATTTTGAATCGGGCGGTTCCGAATCTTCCAATATGACATTTGGAGAGAAAGCTATCACTTCCTCTATAGATGCTTCATCTAGAGCAAGTGCAACTCAAATCTCCAACTCAGTATTTGATGCAGCCAAATATCAAGCTGAGGTTGCTAAGCAAAATACTTCGTTCATGTTTGTACAACAAGAACGGTTATTTGGTAATCTTAATAATAGTATCACAAGTCTTCATGGAACTCTTGGGGACATGCAAAATTTCTTAACAGGACCTTTGCATGCTCATATCAATAACTCAACTAAGTTCTATGAAGAATCTACTAAATACCAGCGTGAAAATAATGCCATTCTGAAGGAACTCTTGGATATGGAACGTGTACGTTTCAAAGAAGAAGATGAAGACAGAAAGGCCAATCAACGTAGACTTGGGCGTGGACTTCGCACTGATATAACAGATATCGTTACTGGTGGGGTAATGAACTGGTCTTCTTACTTTAAACAAGTAGGAAAGAATATTATGAGCCAAGGGGATGAACTTGGTCTTGGGATGATTAGTAAAGAGATGATGATGTCCTTTGCTACAAATCCATTACAAATGATCCCTTCGATGCTTGTATCTCAAATGATGGGTAAACCATTAGAAAAAGCCATTACAAGTTTCAATAAAACTTTAGGAAGTGTTTTCAATCAAGTTAATACTGACTTAAAGAAATCTGGTAAAGAATCAGATAGTCCATTTGCAAGTTTATTAGCTAATATTTTTGGTGTTGATATTGCTAGTAAGAGTAAAATAGACACTTCTGCTTATAATAAAGGTAGAGTTCCATTTGATGGTATTACTAGAAAAGCTATTATAGAAACCATTCCTGGTCATTTAGCTCGTATCGAAGCCCTATTAGGCGGAGAAGAAAGAGCCTATGACTATAATGCTGGTAAATTTGTTTCTCGTAAAGAAATCAATAAGATTCATGAGGATACAAATAAAACTTATAGAAATATAGGTACTTCAGACTACAAGCATAAGTTAAATAATAACGTAGATTCTATGGCTAAAGCTTTAGGATTAAGTAGATCTGAAATCAAACGTATAAAGGAAGATATAGTAGAACGTGCAGTTCAATATGCTTGGGAAAATGATGGATCCATGGATGGATTCAGTGAAAGTTTCTTTGGTAATGATGCTAAGTTTGCTAGAGCTTTAGTTAAACGTACAGATAAAAGGGGATTGGCTTCTGATGTTGCTTATAGTAAACGTCGTGAAGCTGAAGAATACAATAAGCTTTCTAAAGATGGTAGCTCTATTCTATTACAGCAATTCAATGGTTCTAATAAATCTGTAATACGCAATAATAGTGCCAATATGCAAACTGCATTTGGTAAAAATGGCGTATTTCAAAATATGCTTACTGAGTTATATTTAATCCGTACAGGTGGAATTCGTAATAAAGGTAAGCAAATTAGTAAAGGTCAGCTTCCTGATTATATTGACTTTAATTCTGTTAGAGATGTAACTGTAGTTAAAGAAAAGAAACAGGTTGCACAAGCTGTTGCTAATGCTAAGAAAGAATCTGGAAAAACTTTAGATGATTTTGATGAAAGTGCATTAGATAATTTAGCGACTACTAGTAGTCCAAATGGCAAATTTGATAGTGTTACTGGAGCAAAAGGTCTTAAAGGTAAAGCTAAAGCATTTAAAGCTAATTGGAGTGATATTTGGAGAAATCCAAGATTATTCTTAGCTGAAAGTGTAGCTGCTGTTGATAGAAGTGTTTATAGTTTCTTCTTTGACCATGATAATGGAGAAAAAGACTCTGAAGGTAGACCTATAACTGGGTTCTATGATAAGATGGCTTTTGAACTCAAGAATACATTTACTCAATTTAGGGACTGGATGAAAACTAACGTCTATGAACCTATGAAAGCTTTGGGTAGAAATGCTTGGGGTAAAGTTAAAGATTTCGGAACTAATTATGCAGGTGAATGGCTTAAGAGTGGTAAACGCGCATTTATGAGTGCGGGTGGATCTACACTTAGTCGTATTATTAATTCCTTTGCAGATGGATCATTGGCTGTTCCAGAAACTGGATTAACAACTATCTCTAAAGGTGAGTTGATTATTCCAGCTGATCAAAATCCATTTAATCCAGATAGACTTAATGCTAATAGATCTAAAGCTAGAGCTGATGAGCGAAACTTTAAAGCTAAATTATTTAACTCTATTATGTCTCATGCTGATGGTGGTAATAGTTTAGACGATATTGCTGCTGCTTATCGCAAAACTACTAATGCTGCTAATAGATCTAAAGTAGGTAATGCGGTATATAATACACTTCCACCTCAGGTTCAAAAATTCCTCGACTCTGATGATAAAACTGGAGTTGTAGCTGGATTATTGAATTATGCTATCTCTTCTCTTGGAGGAAAAGTTGATGGTATAAACTCTAAAGAATTAGCAGACACTGCTAAGAGTGCAACAAGTCAAGCATTTAATACTGGACTTGATAAACTTAAAGAGTATTCTAAAGGATTAAATCCTGATACTGCTAAATCTTTAAATAATGATATTGAAAAATTAAGAAAAGATTCCTCTGGTATTGCTGGTCGTACTGCATTTGGTGGTGCTGCTGGTTTAATTACAGGAGGTATGTTATTCGGGCCTACTGGTATATTAGCAGGTGCTGCTTTAGGTAGTGCTGCTAACCTTATTAGAGAATCTGATACTGCTAAGAATTTCTTATTCGGTAAAGAATTAGAAGATGGTTCTAGAGCTGGTGGTTTAATTTCTCGTAAACAACAAGCTTTAGTTAAGAAATATTATCCTTCTCTTATGAAGGGTACTGTTGCATCTTTCCTTCCTAGTTTATTATTAGGCTTTGGCCCTGTCGGTGCTTTAGCAATGGGTGGAGCATTCTCCATTGCTCAAAATAACAGATGGGCTAATGAAAAGATATTTGGTAGAAAATACTACGATAAAGATGGTAAAGAAATCGGACGTCGTGGTGGACTATTTGGTCCTAAAGTTCAAGCTTATATTAAGAAATCTATGCCTAAAATTGGCGGCTTCTCTGCTGCTACAGTTTTATTAGATCCTACTGGTATGGGCTTAGTTGGAAACCTTGCTCTTGGTGCTGGTTTAGGAATGCTTTCCTCTAGTGAAACTTTCCAAAACTTAATCTTAGGTAAGAAAGGTGAAGATGGTAAACGTAAAGGTGGCGTAGCTGGTGCTATTGAATCTGGAGTTATTCATCCATTAAAATCCTTCGGTAGAACTTTAAAAGATGACTTCTTTGGATTTATGAATGAAAACTTATTCTCTCCATTGAAGATGTCTGCTAAAATATTTGGCCAAAGTTTAATTAATAGTGGTAGGTCTATGAAGTATACTATTTCTAACACATTAGAACGTATACTAGGTGGACCTTTCAGTATGATGCTAGGTAAACGCTTTGCTGACTATATACTTAAACCATTTGGTAATAAAATCGCTGGATTTACTAACTTCGTTGGAGGTATTGGTAAATTTGTTGGTGGTGGATTTATCAGAGGTATCGGCGGTGGCTTAAATAAGCTTAATAATCGTGCAAATAGATCTATGATCATGCAAGGTAGAGCCGGTCACTTAAGTGCAGCTCAACGTCTTGAAATTATGGGCGATGAAAATTATGCATTTAGAGATCGTGATGAAATGCTCAAGAATGCAAGCTTTAAAGATCTATCACAATTAGAAGAAAGCTTATCTGTATTCCAAAGTCAATTTAGTATTGGTGGTGGAGATACAAGAAAAGCCGTTAAAGGTTTAGAAACCACTATTAAAGATAAATTATCTGCAAGCGAAGTAAGACAAATTACTAAATTTGCAGTTGCTAATGATACTCGTGGCGCAATGAGTTATATTGAAGGATTAAACTATGATAGTTCTACTAAGACTAAATTAGTTCAAGCTTTCAATAAAGAGCTTCCACGTATTCAAAGTGCATTAGGTAAGAAGAAATATACTTCTAAAGAATTAGCTAAAGCTAAATCTCATCTTGCTAAATATAATATAGATCCTACAGATAGACATTCTTTAGGATTCGCATTATCTCAAGTTAAAGGTGAACGTGACAGAGCCGAAGTTGCAGAAATGCTAACTAAAGGCAATGCTGCTAAATTTAGTTCTCAAGAAGCTGCTGCTACTGCAGAAGGCTTAACTAAGACTAATGATATTCTTATTCAAATCCGTGATAATTTAATTAAAGCTAATGGCGGAGAAATCCCTAAGGATGAAAAAGCCAAAACTATAATTAAAGGATTCAAAGGTAAATCAAACAGCCAACGTTGGACTGATTCTAATGGTGTTACTCATTATAGATCCACTGATGGAAGTGATAATGAGGAAGACAATGAATCTAGATCTGATCGTAAACGTGATGAATCTAATAAGGATAAGAAACAAGAAGGATTCTTTAGTAAAATTTTCAGTAAACTTGGAATTGGTAAAAAAGATGACAAGAAAGATGGAGATCGTAGTTCTAAAGGATTACTTGGTAAAGTAGCAGATGGCGTATTTAGTAATATAGGAACCATTGCATCTATGGGTGTAGGTTTAGCTATATTAGGACCTATGCTTCCTGCTATTAGTAAAGCAGTAGGAGATTTAATGCCTTCTATTGGAAAAATGATGACCGACACAGTTTTACCTGCTCTAGGAGATCTTCTCTGGGGCGGTTTAAAATCTGGTGCTAGTAGTATCATTGATTATATTATGGGTAATAAAACAGTAGTAGATGAAAATGGTAATAGAACTACAGTTGATGATCCTGCAGCTAGTGGTAATTTATTAACACGAGCTGGTACTGGATTGGCTGCTGGTTATATTGCTACAAAATTAATTCCTGGAGGTAGCCTAATCCATGGTGGTGTAAAATTAGCCGCTAAAGGTGTAGGTAGAGGAGTTAAGACTGTTTGGAATGCTATAAATGGTTCAGAAAAGGTTGCAGCTGGAGCTAAAGCCGCTGGTTCTTACTTAAAAGGAGCTAGAGGTAAGAAAGTAGCAGATGCGGCTAAGAATGCCGAAAAGACTTTATCTAAAACTAAGATGTTAGAAAAAGCATCTTCTAGTAATAAAGGTATAATTGAGTCTATTTCTAAGAAAATGAAATCTGGATTTGATTCTTTGAAGAGTGTACATGAAGCTGGTCTTAAATCATTATCAGGTGCAGCTCATGGTGCTAGTGAAAAGATGGGTAAAGGTTTCCAATTCCTTAAGAAATTAGTAGCTGGTGGTTTAGAATCTATAGCTGAACACGTTCCTATCCTTAAGGGTAAGAGTGCTGGTACTATGGCTAAGGTCGCTGAATCTATTCTAAATGGTATTAAACGATCCCCTAAAGCATTAGCTAAGATTGGTGCTAAAGTTGCTGCCGCTGCAGGTTTGACTGCTGCTACAGCTGGTTTGGGTGCTATTGCTATTGCTGTATGGACAGGTGTTGATTTAGCTGCTTCTGTTGCAAATGGTAGGACTAGATGGTATAATATTGCTGGTGTATTAGCTGATGAAGAAGTCGATGATGACGTTAAATGGTTAGCGGCATTATGTAATGGTATCGATAGTCTATTATTTGACGTTCTAGGTGGACAATTCTACTTTGATTTATTATGTGGATTATTTGATATTGATCTAAGTCAACAAAAAGCGAGAGCTATTTCTGAAATAGATAAATACAATCAATCTCAAGATAAACCATCTGGTGCTCCTAGTTCTGTATCTTCTGTAGAAGAATATAATGAAAAAGTTCTTGGTAAATCATTCGGCCAATCTGTAAAAGATTTCTTCTTTGGTAAATCTGGTAAAGGCAAAAATGCGGATCCAACAAAGAAAGATGGTAATAATGATTCTAAGAATGGCCCTACTTTATGGGATAGTGCTAAGAATAAAATCTCTAGCATGATGAATAGTGCTAAGAATTTTGTTAGCAATAACTATGAATGGGCTAAGAAAACGGCTTCCAATGCTATTAATAATATAGAAGACAGTTTAGGTACAAGTGAAATTGGTGGACGTATTTACAAAGCCGTCAAAGGTAAGGATTATACACCTAATAATCCTAACTATGGTAAAGGTAAATACTTCAAACAAACTGATCCTAAATATGCTGGTGTAAAATTTAATCAATATGGAGATAGCATAACTCAAACTATTGGAGATTCTGGTTGTGGCCCAGTTGCTGGAGCTAATGCCCTCAGAGCGCTCGGTGCAGGCTCAATTAATCCAGTAGAGGCTTCTCAATTTGCATTAAATAATGGATTCAAGGGTAAAGACACAGGTGTTGCTCCTTCATTCTTTAATAGCTATGCTGCATCACATGGTGCTACATCATATCAAACTGATGCTGCTGGTACTATTAGAAGTTTAATGAATGGTAATCCTGTAGTATTACAAGGTGAATCTACAACTGGTTCTACTTCTAGTACACATCCATTTGGTGGTTATCCTCACTATGTAACTGCAACTGGATATGATCCAAGAAGTGGTAAAGTTACAATTCAAGATCCTGAATCAAATTCCAATAATACTAAATATAATTTGATGAGTGTATTGAAAAATACAATTTCAGCAAATGCATTTGGTAGAGGTAAAGGTCCAAGATTCGGACGTGGTAATAATGCTCAACAAATCTGGACTTGGTTGATTAATAAAGGATTTAGTACTCAAGCAGCTTCCGCTATCATGGGTTCAATGCAACAAGAATCTAGCTTCAATCCAGAAGCAAGCCAAGGTGGCGGTGGTATTCAAGCTTCTATCTCTGGAGGCGAAGGAGGTAATGGTTACGGCTTATGCCAATGGACTGGTAGTCGTACTCAAGCATTATTAGACTTTGCTGGTGATAGAGCTAATACTGTAGAAGGACAATTAGAATTTATGGTTAGTGAAATGAGTGCTAGAGGTACATTAGATGCATTTAAAAATGCTTCTACTTTAGATCAAGCACTAGCTGTAATGAAAGATTATGAAGGATATGGTGATGTCGGTAGCCGTGAAGAATATGCTAGAGCTATATTCCAAAGCAATGGTAATAACTTAGCTTCTATCATGACAACTCAAGGTGGTAATGGCGGAGCTAAACCTTCAATCTTCGGTTCTTTATTTAAGCAATTTGATAATATTAGAAATAGCTATGGTGGAATGATCGATAATATGATTATGGGTAATCCATTCATGAAAAATGCTATGTCTATGCTAGGTTTAGATGGCGGTAATAGTGGATCATCTGGTGGCCCTACTGGCAATGGTGATCTATCTAAAGCATCTAAATGGGCACAATCTATGGTTGGTCAAGAAGGTTTTGGTAATAACGGGTGTACAACATTCGTTAACAAATATCTTGAACAAGCTGGAGAAAATCAAATTAACTATTACGTTCCTACTGCTGAGTCTGATGCTCATAATAATACACCTTATGCTTTCAAACCTGCAAATATGGGCGGTAAACAAGGCGATGTAGTATTACTTAATACTTTAACATCCGATCCTGAAGCTGACCATGTAGTAATTGCAGATGGCCAAGGTGGTTATTGGGGTAACTCTTCTAGTAAGAATCTTATTGTCCATGGTAATATTGCTAATGATTTTGGCGCTGACAATATCAATGGTTATATTGCCACAGGTGGAGATGGTAATGGTAACGTACCATCAGGTGCAGCTAAACGTAGTCAAAAGGAAATACTTGGAGATTCTAGCTTAGATTATGGCATGGGTAAACATGCTATCTACGGTAGAGCTAAAGGCGTTCCTCAAGAAGTACAAGCTGTAATTGAAGGTAATAGTAAAGTTATCGACTTCAATAAGAATGCTGCTAAAGCACAAGTTAAATATGGTAAAGGTACTGAATCTGACAATAGTCTTGAAATTCAATATCTTGCTGCAATTTATGAAGAACTTACTAAGATCACTGGTAATACTTCTGGTATTAACGGAATGGTTGCTTCTCAAGCTCAAACTGAGCAAAAAGTTAATTCTGTACAAACTGGATTACAAGAATCAATTGCTGGTATAGGTAATTACCTAAACAAGAAAATTGAAGATGTATCCGATAATGTACATGGTCAACTTAATAAAGTAACTAAACATGTATCTGGTAGCACAATAAATAAATTACAATATTTAGCGTCTAAATAAAATATATCCCCTAGGATCATAGAAATCCTAGGGGAATTTTATTTGTTTTATGTAAAAAAATACACAACTAACAACCATGTAATAAAATTATGTATGAGGGAAGTAGGCATGATAAGACCTAGCACCCGACCTTTGGCACAATTGGCGAAACTCCCGCCATAAGACTTGCTGGTAATGCGTTCAAACGGACACGTTTGTTCCCTAAAAGCCCCAGAGTCTCCTGTCAAGGATATGCCGAATAAGGCAAAAGCTCCGGCTTTTTCGTCCTTATTTTGCGTCCTTGATGGGGGGGAGGGGGGCAAATTATGAAATAATATTTATATAGCCTTCTATGAGACGAGCGGAGTGCGGACGGGAGACGAGGAAAATAGAAGGCTATATAAATAATATATTTGATATCATTATAGTTCGTGAGAAAGTACCGTCTTTTTACAAAAGACTATATTTGATTATCAATTAAAATTATATATTATAATTCTGAATGTATCAATTAAACAGTATAAGGAATTTAATTCCTTATACTATATATTTTTATTCAATTATTATAGTTAGAATATTCTATTAAAAGATATCCAGAAAAGAAGAATAGGAGAATGTATCAGAATGAAAAAGTATTTATCTTCATTACCTTTCAATCATATAGTTACATTTGAAGGTACAGATTGTAGTTTTAAAGAAACAAATGCTAATAAACTAAAAGATTATATTGAAAACGAATTAGGATATAATGCTATTGTATTCAGTTTTCCTAATTATTATAGTCATAGTTCACATGCATTAACCACCTATTTTAAAGAAATACGAAAGTATAAAGAATTATCTCCTAAGATGATTAATATGCTTTATGTAGTAGATTTCTTTATTACATGGTATAGACAAATTAAACAGTATTATGATAAGAAGTATATTATTATCTTTGATAGATGGTATTATTCAAATATCTATTATCAAGGAGTACGTGTATTAAAGTCCGTAGTGGAAGATCTTAATAAAGATAATATTGGAAAATATATTCATAATGAAAAGTTAGTAGAATTTATTAATGAATATGAAAATATTATTAAGAATGAATTTGGATTAGTAGATACGGATATTATGTTTAAAATGATTCATAGTAAACGATCTACTCGTGGTCTTATTGCAGAACGCAAATCGGAAAATGATATTAATGAAGGTGAAGTAGATTATTTAGAAACTGTAAATAATTTATTTAAGCATTTATTCATTGATAGTAATTTCGTAGTTAAAGAAATTGAATTGGATAAATCGGAAGATGAATTTAAAAGCAAAGAAGATGTGTTTAATGAAATTGCATTAGAGTTTAAATGTAATTTAAACTATCGTTTAGATAAATGGAAGAGTGAGCAAAGTGAAACTGTTAACGAAGCTTAAAACTTTATTTACTCGTAAAGAAGTTAAGCAAGAAAACTTAAATGTAAAACTAGGATTAGATGTGATTCCTCTTTTTTGTAATGAAATTGAAGATGATTCACATTATAATCTTATTAACGTATTATTTTATTTAGATTTTGATGAAACTAAAGTTAGTATTTTGGACTTGTTAGCGTATGGTAGTTATGACCATAGAGTTCATTTGTTTAAAATAACTTTAGAGAATTTAATTAAGATGCGATTAGAGCAAGAGAATTCTTATATCGTAAAAGAATTCTTTTTGCGGATTGCGGTAGGAAGTGATTCATTTAATATTGTTGATAATGAATTAGATGAAGAATCGATTAAACTATGTGTAGTTGATATCATTAGTAAATATTCTTCTTATAATTCATTAAGAGCATATAATGCTAATGAAAATTCCGAAATAGATATTCCATGCGTTGATAGATTCATTTATGAGCTAAGACAGACTTGTAAAAGCTATACGTATGATTATACGAAATATGTATTGGCTAAAATTAGAATGGTTAGAGTTCCATTGTTTTATTTGATTGATTTATTTAAATTAGCTGAAGATATTTGGTTTGAAGTTGATTATGATAAACCTCATGATTGTAGACGATATGGATCTAAAATGACATACTTCTTTGAAGGAAAACAATTTGGTTTGAATGAAGAAGAAGTTATATATTCCATTATAAATATGAGTAAAGGCAATATTTTGACGTATATGAGTACACTTCCACTCGGTGTATCCGTAAACGTCGAATTATCGACAAGCCTTGATCGTATTCTTACCTTCTTGGCCACATCTGGGAACAATGATTTGAAAACAATCATTAAAGATGAATTATTAGAAGGTGTTTTTGATGAAAAAGACTTAGAATCTTTAAGATATCATGCTAAAGCAACTGATGAAGAGATTGAGTATGATATTGATGAAGAAATTGATGAGGTAGTTAGTTATACTGTATTGGAGGACGATGAAAATGCTTAGTAGAGATTTATCTTCACTTGAAATGAAATTTATTAGAGAAATTGAAAGTGGAATGAGAGATAAGTCTTGTACACGTTTTAGACCAAAAGCAGAATTCTTTTCATTTGAATCTGACACTAATAAGATTCCTCATACTAATTATCATATTGAAACGGATAAGAAATTTACGATTATATTTGACCATGGTGTTTTGGAGATTGAATATAATCGTGAAGAACGAAGATGGATTGCTAATGCTTTAGGGTATACTTTTAAAGATATTGTAGAGATGACTGCAATCTTAGGATTCATTGAATCTAAAATATTATTATTTAATATTAAACAAGAGGAGAAAGAAAATGGTTGATGATGAAAGAGATTTTTATTTTATAGCATTTTATTCAAAGAATAAAGATAAACTAAATGAATTCCATGATAATGCTAAAAAATATTTAGAAACTAATTTTGATATCATTAATATTGGAGATATTGAAAATTTTGATGGATCTACTTATAAATTCAAAGTAATTTTAGCTAAAGATAGATTCACTCATTTATTTGATATCGAAGATATTCTTCAAGAAAAATATTATGGTGTATTCTTTGACTATCGTGTCGTTCATAATACAACTGGCATTGTTTATGAAAATAATGAATACAGTAAAATTCTTCCACCAAAGCGATATATCTTAAGTAAAGCAATTAAGATGCCAATCGATAGTAAGATCGAATACAAAGTGAGTGATTATTATTATACAAAAACTAAAGAAGAATTGTATGATATGATTTTCCACTTGTATGGTCTTATTATTAATAATCTAAAACAAATTCAAGAAGCATCATTTGAATTAGTTAGATATCATTTGGTTAAGAAAGATGGATATATTAATAATATTTATCCACTTGATGATGAAATTATTGATTTCTTAGAATTAGATATTAATAAAGATAGTCATCCATTTATGGAAAGAATGGAGAATGAGTAAAATGCTAAAAGTTCATACACATTGGGACGGTACATCTAATTCATTCATGTTTTATAGTGACTACATTGATGAGTTAGAAAAGTTTCATAGTTTATTATGCGATGGTAGTATTTTAAAATACATTTATGAACGTAATCCATTATTAAGCGATCAATTTGATGATTGTATAATTAATTACGTTAGTGATTTCGAATATAATCCATTATATGGAACTTACTTCGAATTAGACTTCGATTCCGATGGTCAATTATTTGAAGAAATTGATATGGTATTGGAAGAAATCTTTGGTGGTAAGATTAATTATGTCGCATTAGTTCATGACGAAGAACGTGGTATATATGTAAATACAGATGAAACTGGCGATTTCTATACTACACGTTATAAACGAGTCAGAGCTCATGAATCTGGTGAATTTGATAGAGAAAGTGATGTTGCTTTCTATTCAACCTTTAGTAGCTTAAAACAAGATGTACTTTTAGAGCATCCAGATAACGTACCTGAATTATTGGGTATTACTAAATTTGATGATCTCGAAGGTGCTTTAAGACGTATTGATCACGATAAGGAATATAAAACTTATATTTATCAATATGCTAGTGAAATTTAATATTAAATAAAGGAGTTAAAAAATGGCTAATTATTGCTACAATGATATTACAATTTGTGCTAAAGAAGAAAATCTAGTTGATTTAGAATTTCTTCATACGAATTTGTGTTATTTATTAGAGTCTGATCGTAATTGTCATAGTGTATTCAATGCCTTATTAGAAAGCTATGAAAAAGAGGAAGTACCATTTGATGGTAGAGATAGCGTTGAGTGGTTTATGGATGAAATCGATTGTAATGGAAATGCCACATACAATTTCACAATTAGTATTGAAAGTGCTTGGTCTCCAATTATATCTAAAATTGAAGATATAATTTATAAACTATATGATGGTAAATTATGGTGTGTTGGGACTGCAGAAGAACCAGGATTTGATATTTATATAAATACAGATGAAACTGGCGAATTCTATGAAACTAGATATCGTCTAGTACTTTATACTGATAATAATTATCATGACTGGTATTTGGATGATATTCCAGATTTAATTAATCATGTAAATAAAATATATGATGAAAATAACTATGAAGAAATCATGGATACATCTTTAGATGCATATGAAGTTAGTGAATCAGTCACTAAATTTAATAATTCAGAATTAGCTAAATCTAAAGAATTAGAAATTGCAATCTATACATTCGAAGATAGTGCATCTTATGAATAATAAAAAACATTATGATAAACTCTAAGCAAAGGAGGTATCATAATGCGAAATCCATATATGCTAAGTGATGTAAATAGCATGAATGATGGACCTCAGATTATTAAGTTAAATAATCTACCTGAATATGATTTACAAGATTGGAATCTTGCAGATCAAAAAGATTTTAATAAATTTATTGCTGAATTAGAAAAGACAGTTAGATCGTCTATTGAATATCAGCAATATATTCAGTATTTAAGAAATGCATTTAATATGAATAGTTGTGCATTTTATAGAAACGTAACGAACGTACCTAATCCTAAGATAAAAATCCATATTCATCATGAACCAATAACTTTATATGATATTTGTCTTATAGTATTCAGAAAGAGACAATCTTTAAATGAATCCATAGATGAAGAATCTATTGCTAAAGAAGTTATGTGGAATCATTATAATGGATTTGTAGGATTAATTCCATTATCTGAAACAGCTCATGAGTTAGTACACAATAATTATTTATTCGTACCATGCACTCATGTATTTGGGGAATGGAAAGAATTTGTAAATATGTATAAATCATATTTTACATTAGATCAAATTGATTTATTGAAAGATATTGAATCTGCATCTGAAATGTATACAAGTGACAGAGCTAAATATCTATTTGATAAACGATTTACTTATGTGGACGATAGTGGAGCATATGATCTTCCTGAAAAAGAAAAGATCATTCAAATGCTAAACGATCGGAAACAAGAATTATACAATTCATTGTAATTTTATAATAATAACCTACAACATATAGATAAAAAATAGACCACATAGATTTATATAGAGCAATAGTGGATTAGCGTCTCTATTCCAAATTATAAATCTGGTTCTATATGTTGGAATTAATCTAATGAGGTGAACAAATGAAATTTGACGTTCTAAAAGAACTATCTGAAAACTACGCATTAGAAAACACTAATTCCAGTGCCATTACAGAAGCAAAACATGATCTAAATAATATTCTAGAACAAGTACAAGATGTTTCGGTGGTTCAATTCCCAGTCGAAGCTGTACCAGTGTTTGAATCCACTAAGGACGACGGGTCTAAAGTTCTAGTAGTAGATGCTTATGATCTTGGTAGATTTATGGAAGCTACCTTGGAAACGGATGCTTTAGTTGCTATCGAAAAGATTAAAGACGCTAACGGCGCAATTATTCCAGACGATGCGAAGTTTGCAATTCTTATCGATAAGAAACGCTTAACTGGACTAAAAGAAGCAGCTGAAACTAATCCTGAATCTGGGCTTGTAAATGTTGGTCATGCGACCAACTTATTGCAGGATGTTATCAATAAAGGCATTGAATTAGTTGCTGCTAAAAAAGAAGAAAAATAAAATTATATATCCCCTTGGAGTTGATCTCCAAGGGGGCTTTTATTTTTTAATAATATTTTTCACAATATATTATAAATGTATAAAGGAGGTGAAAATTATGATAAAAATGGAAAATGCAATTAATATCTTTACAGACGCGTCTGTATTAGGTAAGATAGACAAACATAATAAGAATAAAGTATGTGGTGGTGCTATAGCTGTAGACTTTAATAACGGTAGAATGAAAGAATATCATTGTGTAATTGATAGATCTACAAATAACTATGGTGAATTAACTGCATTAGGACTTGGCATTCAATTGGCAAGTATTTACAAAGATAATTATGAGAGAATCAATATATTCTCTGATAGTAAACTATCCGTTATGAGTCTACGAGAGTGGATTTATGGCTGGGTAAGAAATATGAATCAAAACTATAGATTACTATCTTCTACTGGAGCTGAAGTAGCAAATCAAGATCTTATTATCAGAATAACTGATAGTATAATTGATAACTTCATTCCAGGAAAGCATAGAATTAATATCTATCATTGTAATGGTCATATTTATAGTCCTAAAGACTATTATAAAGCAGTGAGAAGTTTATCTTTGAATTTTAAATATAGATTATCTGAAGAAGAATTTAAGATGCTTCAATACTATATGAAGATTATTCAAAGATGGAATAATTATATTGATGAATCAACAAGAAGTTCATTACATACCATGCAATACGGAGTAGAGTATTTTGCTGATGTTGGCACTCTAAAACAATGTATGGAATATCCAATGACTTATGATTTATTAGATCAATATAGTAGAATTGTTTCAAACCCATATCAACTCTAATTAGGAGGTATATTAAAATGACAGTAGCTACACTTTTTAAGAAAAATGGCGAAAATATCACAGGTAAATTCGATGAAGGTAAATTGATCATCGATGGATTTTTCATGTTAACTGATGAAAATAATTTGATTCATCTTTACCCAAAAGAAACTATTGAGTACTTTGCTCTAACTAGTAATATCGAAGACTATAGTACTTATTTAGATCAAAAAGGAATTAAAGTTCCAGTTGGTATTAATAAATTTAAAGTATTAATTGGTGAATCTCAATTAGTTATTGATAATGCATTCTTCTGTGAATCCATTGGTGATTATGTTAGAATTACTACATTTGGAGCACCAGGATATATTAATGAAGTATTCATTCAAAAAGAAAATGTGAATGATATCCAAGTTCATTATACTGAAACAAATCAAGAAAGGGCTTCTTTATTATTTGATAAGAAACTTTTAGAAAAGATTGATATGGGCGACTATTATGGTGAAGTGATGGTACTTATATCTATTCTTTCTAGCTACGATATTAATGAAGATGATTTCTTAGCAATCTATGAATCTAACTATTATACTTTCAATATTAGTACAGACTTTGCGAAAGCAATCAATCTTTATATCAAATCTAAATCTGAAAATCAAACAGATTCTACTGATTTAGCTGAAGAGTATGGTGATATGATTTCTGATGATTCTATTAGTGAATGGAAATCTGTTAAACCAGAAACTGTAGATCTATCTTCATATGATGCACTGCGCAGTTTAGAACCAGAACCATTAAAAGATAAAGAAGATAATTCTGTAGAAAATTGTGAATATGAAGGATCTACTGTTGAAGATATGGATGAAGAAGATGAATCTAAATATCTTAATGAAGAAGAACCAGTATCATTAGAAGAAGTTGAACCTGAAGAAGAATTAGATGAAAATTCTAAAAGTCAGGTTGAACGAATTCAAAAAGATCTAGATGATCAAAATATTAATCTTGATATGGAAGAGTTTATTAAGACTGGAAAGATTGCCGAAAGATATAATCAAGCTGTAAATGAAATCAATGATCTTATTGAATCTGTAAAAGGTATGGATCTTGAAGAAGTAAAACATAAATTAGGGTTTGATCGTGATTTAAGAGATCTATATGAAACTTTCTGCGAAGAATCAAATCTAACTATAAATTCAGATGAATCATATGAATCATTCTATGCATTTTTAAATGCTTAATTTTAAATAATTCCCACTAGGATCATAGAAATCCTAGTGGGATTACCTCTCTTTAATAATAGAGCTGAATATATATTATATACATGAAGGTTCGTGACCTATTTTAAAGGAGGTGAATAAATGCGAATCATAGATTTTGTGGACTATAGCGGAAGTCCACATAATGTAGAAATAGAACCATCGAGTGAAGAAGAGTATAGAACTTTTGGTGGTTCAGAAGTATTATTACATGAAGACACAAAGGAGAATAAAACTATGTTAAAGATAAACCCAGGTATTGTATATAACCAAGAAACAGGAAAGGCTTTCATCATTGATAGCCGTGGTATTTTATTACAAATCAGTGAAGCAACTGAAAAAGTAATTAGTAAATATGATTATGTTAAATTAGCAGAATTCATTGGTAGTAAGGTTAATGAATTCATTAATCGTGCATTCCAAACTTTAAGTGATATTGAAGAGCAAGAAGATCATAGTCATCATCATCATGATCATACTTGCAATTGTGGATCTGAAGACAGATTCCAAAATCAAAATCCTAGATTGAATTTATTCAATAACTTAACCAATGGAGGTCAAGGTTATGAAGAACCTAAATATCAAAATAATGGTTATCCTCAACAACCAGTAGCTCCAATTAAAGGTAAGTTATTTGAACGATTCACAAATGGTGATGCTCCTAAAGTACAACAAGAAGTATTTCAGGTAGATGACCATAGTGATTTTACATCAAGTCTAAAATACAATATTGATCCAAACACTGGAGCAGTTAGAGTATTCCATACTAAAACAGGAACTATTGATTTAGCAGATCAAGAAGAAATTGATGTACTTTATACAAAGTGCTTACAATTCCGTCAAGAATATGATGCGATGCTTAGGAGTAAAGTAGGGCAACCTATATACACTGGCAATCCATTACAGTATATGATGAACGGAGGAAAATTCTAAAATGATTAAGACCTATTCTGATGGCAGTCAAGGGTTTGACTTATCAGATCTTAGTCGTCCTGAGAATACTGAATTTATAAAGAATACTATTAAGAATTCTAATGCAAGATTCAGAAATTCTTTTATATCTCAAACATTAGATCTTAGAAATGCATACATTAATAAACTTAATAGTATTGCATGCGGTAATCCAGTTAGACCAGTTCCATGGAATGAGTCAACAGATGAAAACGAAATTCGTGAAATCTTAAAAGCTCATCCGGAATATGAATTAGATTATAATCTGGAACTATATGAAGAAAAAATGTTAGCGATGGGATTAGATCCAACTGAAGGAATGTTTAAGCAGTTTCCTCCTGGGATGCCAGTATTGTCATCTGGTCGAGGTAAACATATTGCTTATATGGAACAAGTTAAGGATGAAGAAGGATTGAATACGCCCGAATTGGCAAATTTCTTGATTGGTGTATCCGATCAGAACGACCCAGAAATTACAAAGAAAGTTGAAGAAGATAATACTGATTATGCCCAATATGGTTATAATAATTATATGGCAAATCAATATATGATGACTTCTACAATTGGACAACCTCCAATATATCCAGGTACTTATGGACCTAAACTTAATAGAGAAAATCTAGCAGTAATGGTAAAAGTTCCTATTAGGCAATATGGATATATTGAACCACCTAGAGATATTTCTAGAGAAATGCAAGATGAAAGCATTCCTTATGAAACTAGGTTACAAATCTATAATGATACGGTTAGATATACTAATGAATATAATGAATATATGAAAGGTGCTTGGTATGAAGTAAACAAGCAAAATATTTATAATCAAATTCGTGAGTTAGTAGATCAACGTAATGTATTGGTGAATTCCCCAGTTTGGTATATGCAACCACAAGTTAGAGCCAGCTGGGAAAAGGATATTCAAAAGTTAGATGCAAAGATTGCAGAACTACAACAGAATATTCCAAACTATACACAAGATAGATTCTGGCAACAAGAGCAACAAATGCTAGAATATAACTATCAAGCTAAAAAATATAATGATAATAAGATCAAATATGATCAATATCGTTATGAGCAATCAATCAACAATAGACCTGGAACTCCACAATTTGTAACTGCAGATGATCTATATAAACAAGGATGTTGGTTCAATCCAAATACAAAAGAATGGTTTGACCAATATGGTAGAAATCTGAATAGACAAAAGGCTGCTATTGAAGATGAAAAGAACAGAGCGAAATATATTTATGAAAATGAAGTAGAAATCAATAACAGAAGAAATCAGTTATTGGAAAATGCTTTAATGTATAATAATATGATTCGTGATGTAATGAGAAGTCAAGGATATGGAGAAGAAGAAATTCAAAGAGTTATTGATTCTGATCCATTTAGATTAGATTATAATCTAAATTACAATCCTGCTTATCAATCGGCTAGTACTTGGAATTCTTATATGGGTAGAATGTATCCATCTTATGAAAAGATTGATCCAGAGACTGGAAAGAATGTAGATGAATTAACTGCAGAGGAATTAGAAAACTATACTCAAAGAATGCAACTTAGAGCTAGAAATAATCAAGCTGCTAGTGCTATGCTTCTAACTCCTGAACAGTTAATGGCTATGAAACTTGGTAATGGGGCTATGTATAATGGTAGCATGAGAATGTGGACTATGCGAGCTCCATTGACAACTAAGCTTCAAGAGTTGAATGATAATTATGATGGAAAACCTAAAGGTATTCATCATATATTCGACACAATGAGTCAAGTGATGCCTGCGTATGAGTATGCAATTAAGCATCATAGACCAAGAGATTTATCTGGATTCTATAATCACAAAGACTTTGATGATTGTATAGAAAACTTCGTTCATAAAACTCGTATTGGTAGAACTTCCGATCTATTAAATGAAATAGATAATAATCAGGAGTTTGCCAAAGCTATGAATGATGGAATCCTAGGACTATCTCTACCAGAAGAAATTGGATTTAACTATAATAAGCGTCGAGTAGAATATGATAATTCTATATTGGAGCAACTTCAGAAAGTAAATAAACCTCTTCCTGAAGGAGCTAAGATTAAAGATTATCATACTGAAACTTATAATGGTAAATCTATTAAGGAAATTCAAAAGGAGCAATATGGTAAAGCATTAGAGCGAGCAGCTAAGCTTAAATCATACTTCTCCCCAGATTTAGGAGGAACTTGGGATGCAGCTACAGTCAACAATAATTGATGATCTAGCTGGAAACTTAGATAACTCTAAAATCGATAAAAGACTTTTTGAAGTAGAATCTATTTATGATGGAGTAAATGCTGTCACTAAATTAGATTACGACTTTGAGAATCTTCAAGGGCCTATCGTATATGATATCTTTACGGATGATGAACTTAAAGTAATCGATAAGATTATTCTTCATCCTAGAGATAGGTCCTTTAAAAAGAAATTCCAAAAGCTAGATGCTATTATTAAACCTAAAGGGTTTAAGAGATCTGGATGTGGTACTAATCGTGTAGTATATGAACCTCTCGATGATAATGTAGGATTTTGTGTAAAGATTGCATTAGATAGAGCCGGTAAGAAAAACAATCCAGATGAAATAGTTAATCAAAAGTATTTAAAGCCATTTGTTGCTAAGTGTTTCGATATTAGCCCAGATGGCAATGTTGGTATATTTGAGCGTGTAGTGCCAATAGAAAATCTATATCAGTTTTGGTCAGTAAGAGATGATATCTATAATATCATGGAATCTATTATTGGTCGATTTATTATAGATGACTTTGGTACGAAAGCATTTAAGAACTGGGGCCTTCGTAAGGGATTTGGTCCAGTTTTACTAGATTATGCGGATATGTATATTTTAGATCCCAAGATATTATTCTGTAATCATCCTACATATTTTGGCTCAAATGATATATGTAGAGGTGAGCTAGATTATGATGGTGGATTTAATAATATCATTTGTTTAAAATGTGGCGGTATTCATATGGCATCTGAATTCAAAGATGGTCGTAAGAAGATCGCTTTGTTTACAAGAAAGAGAGTAATAGGTATGAGACCTAAAATTAGAATCTTTAAAAACAATGAATGTATTCTTGATACAGAAAAAGGATATGCTTCTCAAACAGTAAATGAGGAGTTAGAATTAAATAAACCTTCAGAAGAAGCTCAAAAAGAATTAGATCAAATTGAAGATCTTAAAGCTGAAGCTGAATCCATTGCTATTAAGAATCAAACTTTAGAAGCTAAGATCGTAAATGATCGATATGTGCCTAAGGTAAAAGTTCATCGAATTGAAGAAGACGAGCCTACAAAGATCAAGATCTCTATCAGAGCTAATAATCCTGCAGAGAAAGAACAAGATAAATTCGCTGTAGAAAAATTAGATTTGAAGCCTAGAGATCTAAGTCAAACTATGCATCAAAAAGCTATTAATATTATTAAAAATAATGATGCAGAAGTTAAAACAACGATCCCAGAATCCCCTAATCATGAGGAAATGGTAAAAAATGATTCTGTAAAAGACATTAATTTAAACAAAGAAGAGGAGACTACTGAAGTGGTTAAATTGTTAACATCTGATGAAATTTTAGCTATGTCTGAAGGCTTAAAAGATGCCGCAGATGATCATAGAGAAGTTCAGGATACTGATGATAAATACTCTTATAATGAAATTTTAGAAATGGATAAGAAATTCACATATCTTTTAAAAGAAGCAGATGAGTCTAAGAATATGACTATTGAAAGTATTCTTCCAGCTTCATTTGCATCTTATACTGGTATTGATAACTTAACCAAACATGTAAACATTGGTCAATTCAAAGAATTACTTCATGATGAATTAGCCGATTGTGCAACTGTAATTCTTGATGCTAAGTTAGATTATGAAAATGACTTAGATGAAGAAGAATACGTACCTAAAGCTCCAGTAAAACAACGTACTAGAGCTCGCATGCAATTTAGTAATAATTACTAAGGAGTGAAATCTGATGAATCAGATTTGTTTTACAAAGGATTTTCAGTATGCATTGAATGCATCAATGAATCCTAATTTTAGAGTTGTATTGGTAACGGAACACGCTCCGTTACCTTTACAGCAAAATGCTAATATTGTAAGATTACCAAATCTTCTACCGCCATATTCTGTAGTATCAGAATATGTAGATAGAGGAGAAGATGCATTTATTGAAAGATACACAGATTATCTTTATACATTTGAGACAATCATGAATATCTATCTTTTAGGAAGTGCATTGTTAACAAAAAATATTATAATTTATACAACTGATGAAGAATGGGGCAATGGTGCTATTCCATTCATGGATGTATTAATTAGAGTAATGGTGGACATTTTACAATTGGATATGAATACTGTAACGAATACTGAATATGGTTTATTCTTCAATCAAACCATGTATACAATTTTCAATGCAGCCAACCAATTATTCATGAACGGGTATATCAATAAATCTAGTTTTGCTAAGTATCTTTCTGTAATCCCTATTCCTCAAGGGGCAATGGAATATTATCTACAAAATATGATGATTGATACATCCGATGTACCACCACAATTGTTAAATAATTTAGCCCAAAGTGTAATTAAAGCACAAGCTGTAGATCAAAATCTAATGCCGGCTATGATTACAAATGAGGAGGCTTAAATGAAATTTGTATTTTGTACTGAACCAATCTATCAATATTATCGTAATAATCTTTATGATAATACTCAAGATATGCTTGATAGAAAGTCTATCATTGAGGGCGGATATGATGATATAAAAGATCAACTTTCTAAGTTAGATGAAAATATTTACTCAGTACATTTAACTTCTGCAGATTATCCAAGAAATCCGTGGAATCAAATAGGTCAACTTGTAAAAAAGTTGACCTTAAGTTATTTGATTGAAGATCCATTATTTGATGAAGCCTTTGCTGAAATTATATTTAATCAATCAGAAGAAGAGTTCTTTGAATTCTTTGATTTGATTTATAAATTTTATAATGGCAAAGAAGTCTTCGTTATTGTTGGAGAAGATGACTTTTCTGATATGGTAAACCAAATGGTTTGCCGAGTCATTAGAAAAGCTTATGGTATTCAACCGTCTATAGTTTATGACTTGGATGATGTAATGAATCTTCGAGATGATATCAATTTTTCTCAAGAAGGAGCTAGAACTTTCCATATTCAGCTCCCTAAGTATTTTGAGTTATTAGGTCGTAGAGAAAGAGAGTATTTGAATATTTGGTATCCATTTGATATGACCAATTATACAAATGCATTTGGTTAATTATCATGTATAATATTAATTTAGCACCATATTTTAGTGATATAACCATTATTATTCAAGAGCATATCTGTGCATATTATGCAAAAGACAACAGTATAGAATGGGTCAATTATTTCTTAAAGGATAATAATATAGATAATGATAATATCTTAGCAATCATTGATGGAAAATTGATAACTTATAATGTAGACCCAATACGTAGTGACGATTATATAATTTGTAAAGAATATACAGATTATATTCGTTTAGATAGTATTGTAATATTAATGGCTAGGGATATAATTAGATCTACTAAAGCCATATATGGTATAAATCCGCCAATAATTGATTTGCATAAAGATTATATGTTAAAATTCATTGAAGAAATAGTCAGAATACTTGGAGTTGGAAATGTAGATTTAGCTATAAATAAAATAAAACAGTTTAGAAGTGCATATCTACGTAGAGAACTTCCAAAAGAATACTACAGAGAATTCAATAGCTCATCTAAGTATACAGTTATTGATGATATCTGTAGATATGGATTGATTGATATCGATGAAGACCAAAAAGGATTGATTGATATTTCTTATAATGAAAAAATCATACGATACTTATATAGTTTAGTTGCAGGTCTATATTTGAAGTAAAACAATATCCCCATAGGAGTTCAACTCCTATGGGGTATTTCTTTTTTTTATTTTTTACCTTTAAATCCTTTAATGGCAGAATTGTTTTTAGCGGCATAAAGAGAAATATTCAAGAATATACGTTTAGCTATCAAGTCAGGAATAGCTTCACTCTTATAAAATAATTTTAATTTATTTATCATCGTATCCGAAAGTCGGATAGCAACTTCATTAGATACGAATAATCTAATCTTCGCCTCGATATCTTCATTGATATAAGTAATACTATCAATAGCATTAATAATAGCATACTCATTAATAGCATCGTTGATAATTCCATCTAATGCACTATTAACCTCGTTGATATTAATTCCAATAGACAACTGCAATGCAGTTAATTCATTATCAACTCGTTTAGAATAGGATTCAATATATTTTTTTATAAGTTTATTAGTTATAAATATAACTACAACTATTAAGACATAGTTAATTATTTGCTGAATGGTTAACTCCATATTCATTCATGACACTCCAATCTTGGATTCTATCTCTAAGTTTTAGGAGTTCACCAGTTTTAGTATCTCCTAAAGAAATAGCATAATTAAGATAATTTATTAACTTGTTTGCTATTTCAATAGTTATACCATATCTATAGTCTTCTAAGAATTTAGGCCAATTGCCAATACACATATCTGGATGAATATACATGCCATTTGCATTATGATATAATTGGTGAGCTGTTAAAGAAAGCATAACTAATTGTACTTCGTTGCTAGTATGAACTTTCTTAAGCATATTAACTAAATCATAAGATGTAATATATCTGATAGTATTAATTGTATGCTCTGTGATAATAACAGCAATATCAAATATAGTAAGCATATTATGATGCATTTCTATAGTTGCCATTTCTGCAGAGATATTACTATGCAATTGACAATGGTCTAATCCTAAATTCATTAGATAAGACTTATAGTTTTTATAGCATCTAGATTTTCTGAATCTAGAGATTGCATTCTTTATAAAGTTTGAATATAAATCAATATCCATCAAAGTATATTTAGTTTGATAGAATGATAATTCATATGGTACATATGGAGAACGAATAGTCGGATTCACCGGATCTTTTCGTAACTCCAAGTCAGGAAATTCGTTCATTTTACTATGCTCCTTGGGTATTAATTACTACCTATATGTTAAATATAGGCCTCTATATGGGTCACATATTATTAAATTACATATAAATTCTCTCTGGGAGGAGGATATTTATTTTATGAAAGAAGCTAATATGGGCAAAGTTTTTACAGACTATCCGTTTGTAGATGTCCTAATATATTATGTAAAACAGTTAGCTATGCATTGCATAGTAAAATCTGAAACTGAAGCTTCTGCAGCTGAAACTTTACGTACTGAATATATGGGAGATCTGTTTATTCAGTCCATTGAAGGAACTGCAGATTGGCGATTATATGATTATAACCAAACAATATTATCTAAGATTGGATTACCTGCAAACTTAATGGATGTTTGTATTGCAGATCCAGATAATATTCCAGAGGAATTTAGAGAAGCTGCTAAGAAAGAAGCATCTGATAATTTCTTAAGAAACTACATAGAGGAAAATGAATACTATCGTAAGATTATGGGTCTACCTATGCTTGGGGATTCTGGTTTATTAGTTCCAGAAGAATTCCGTATAGCCAATATCGGTGTAGACTATAATATTCCTCTCCATTTGATGAAAGATTCTGCTATCAATATCTTAGAAGAACGCGGCATTTGGGATAATATATTAGCAAGATATACAGATGATAAATATGCATATCTTAAATATATTAAGTCCGGTGTTGATAACTATAAAGCTAGAAAAGCAGAAAACTTCCAATTATTATTCTTACCGAATATTGATAATACTGTAGTAAAAGAAAAGTTCCAACGTAGATTCTCTGTAAATAGAGCTTATGCTTTAACTACACTTTATTCTGAAGCTCATAAATTTGATAGTAAATATTATGATGCATGGATGACTATCTTTATCATAGTACAGACTATGATAGATATGATTTCGGAAGTACAAGATCATATTATTAATTTAGATGTATTTGATGAACGTTGTGTTCGTTACATCTTCCAATCTCATGGTATACCATACTATAACGAAATCCCATTATATTATCAAGTAAGAATGATGCGGAGACTTCATGAATTACTTAAATATAAATCAACTTCTAAATGTATGGTGGATATTTGCTCTTTATTTGGATTTGATGATCTTAGAGTATTCAAATACTATCTTTTAAGAGAACGTGTTGTAGATAAAGATACAGAAGAATATGTATTTAACTACAAAACTAAAAAGATACTAGATACCGATCAAAAGATTCAAACTCATAAAGAAGTAGCTACAGGATTCGCTGGTAATAATATTAGAATACCATTCCCATCTGAAGGCTTCCTTGCTAAAGGCGGAGCCATGGTGGTTAACTTAGATGGTAAACGTATTCGTGAAGATCAATATGAAATTGTAGATGGTAATATACGATTTAAAGATGCTAATATTCTTCAAGGGAAAACTAAGTTAGAATTTTTATTTTATTCTAATGATTCATTTAACGAAAATATTAATGAATTAGATAAATATAAGATTATAACTGAAACTAGAAATTTCCCAATAACTGATAAAAATCAAAAGGTATTTAATATAACCTTCCCAGTTGCAGACTACTTTAAAAAAGGTGGTATCATATTTGTAACTGCAGGGTCTACATTTATTGATCAAAAGCGTTATACTTTAGATCTAGAAAATAATACATTAACTTTTAACGATGATGAAGGAAATTGGTATGAAAAGGGAGCTAGAGATATCTCCATTATTTATATTCATTCTGATCAATTCCAAATTAAAAGTAAAGTATTAGAATATACATATCCTGGACCTAGCCAAGCAATTCCAAGCTTTGATATTCCAGAACCATATAAAGATTATATTCGATATGGTGGGGAATTCTTTGCCCTTCAAGGTTCAGTATTATTACCTAAAGATAGATACTTTATCAAAGATAAAAACTTCTCATTTGTATCTGCAGACGATAAAATTATTAAAGATAGAACTATAACTTTCAATAATATTTACACTGAGGGTAGTGAAGTTGAAATGGAAGAATCTTGGTTCGAAACCAAGGTCGATATTCCAGGCATTCAAGATTATAAAGTTACTGTACCATTTGAAAACTATACAGAAAGTGGTTATCTACTTGAAGTATTTATCGATGGTAATAAAGTTAGATCATCTGAATATACATTCTTAAAGAATAATATTAAGATTATTGATCAAACTAAAGTAATGAGACCTGGTGTAAGAATTCAAGTTCATTTTGTTTATGCTAAAGATAGAACTAAAGCTAAAATTAGTTCTCTAAGCATTCCAATTGAAAAGAAAACTTATGCTTTCAAAATCAAATTCCCATATGATGGTTATGAATATCGTCATGATAAATGGTATTTGACTGTAGATGGAATGATTATCGAACCATCTAAATATAAATTGACTGGCAATGTATTATCATTCAATGACCCACAATACTATCTAACTTCTAAAAATGTAGTAGAAGTTAAATTCATCAGATATGATGAAAATACTTATTCTATTCATGTTACAGAAGAAGATCTATTGGTTAGAGATCAAGAACAAAAGCTATTTACTATTAACTATCCATTCTATAATTATCAACGAAGTGGTAATGGTATGATAGTTACTGTCGGTGGAGTTGTTGTTGATCCAAGTAGATATACTCTATTAAACAATACAATTCAATTTGATGATACTGTAGTTTTAGATAAAGGACGTTCAGTTCACTGTATCTTTGTTTATAATTCAGTATATGATAATTTCAATAATTATATCAGAAGCGAATATAGTTTATATGATCTTGCTAATGGCAGCAAAATCGTAAAAATACCATTCCCATATGATAACTTCTTAGAGTCAGACAATAATAACCAAATGGAAATTATGTGTCAAGATGGAACTCTATTAGAAGAAAATGTAGATTATGAAGTTATAGATGATCAAGCTATATTTAGTGATACATCTAAAATTCTTTCTCATGGTAATAATATAATCTTTAACTTTACTTATATTAATGCTAAGAAGAAAGAAATATATATTGAAGACACATCTAAGAACTATGATCTAAAGTTTGTTAAAGTTCCACTAAAGCACTCTGCAGATAATTATCTTAGAGATCAATCTAAATATATAGATTATGATAGATTTACAGAACCTGACTGGTTATGGGTAAATGAATTTAATCCTGTAGATATAAAAAATAAAATTCTTGAAAAAGAATTTAACTATGCTCGGACTAAATATATATCTATTGATACAGTCATGTCTATGAATAATCTATCATTTATGATTCCATACTTCTTTAACTTATTCTTTGATAATTATAAATTAGAAGATAGATTAAGATTGCAGCTCCCTAATATTAAGCAAGATAAGAATTATAAATTATCTTCTGTATTATGTATGCTATTCTCTTTATCGTATGCTTATTATAATATCGAAGATAAGATTCAAGATGAAACAGTTCCTATCATGTATATTCAAGGATTTAACTTCGAAACTGATTTAGCTATGTTGAAGAGTGATATCCTTAAGAAATATGGTTATACATTTGAGGATCTTAAAATTGGAGAATTTGAAAAACATAATTCAAGTACTACAATTAAAGGCTTGATGAATATGTTTGAGCATAATACTAAAATTTACGATACTGTAGTAAAAGGAATGTATTATGCAGATAATAAGAGAATTTATGATGCATATAAAGCAGTATATAATGCTCTTATGATTCGTAAATATTCTAAGAAATTCTTTACAACTAATGGTGTAGATGTAGCTAGAACTTATAGTGAATATCTATACTATCAAGATAAAGATCTTTATAATATTATTGAGTATGCTAAATCTATTGGCGATGATTCTGAACGTAAAAAATATATTACAAATATGATCATGTCTGTTGTTGGATATATTGAAATCTATTTAGGTTCATCTGAATATAGAGAGCTATTCAATAGCTTGCCAGGTATTGGTATAGATTATATAAAAATGTATGTATCTAAAGTTATTGACTTCTTTAAATCTTATAAAGTAGAAATAGCCGGATTGAATACCGTATACAATTTCAATAACAGATATAAACAATATATCAAACCTATTGATATTATTAAGCTATTAGTTAAAATGCCATTAGAAGATTTTGAATTATTCTATGATGGCTTTGAACGATATATAATTAAGTCTAGGAAATATGATAGAGTAACTCAAGAAGATATGATCTTTATTATGAGATACTTCATGAAGAAATTCAAGTTTAAAGACTTTGGTGTTAATGAAAGAGATAAGAAAAATAAAGTTAAGATATTTGATAAAAACAGAATTCATTCTGTCTTAGCTAAATATGATGATCTTCGTCATTTAATCACTAAAGAAGTTTTAACTTATTTATCTCGTGTAAATATCTTTAATGATATCGTATCTGATATATTTGATATCATCAAACCTAGAATTAAATATAAACCTAAAGATAAATATAATATGATTGACCGTATCTATATAGATACTTACCATAAAAAGCCTTAAAGGTCAACATAATAATAAATTTTAAGAATTAAATTGGAGGTAAATATAGATGCGTGAGTTAAACATCGCAGAATTTAGTCACTTCAATGATAAGACTAATGTAACAACTGCAACTCATAGAGGAACAGATGTTAGAGTCTATGTTGGTGGCACAGATATTCTATTATATCGCGGAACTAATAAGATTATTCTTCCTGGTGCAGAATTTACTGCAACTCAACACTTTGATATTCCACGTCAATATATTACTCCATCTTACAACACTGAACTTAGCTTAGAAAATTCTGTATTTGAAACTCCAAGTACACCTGAAAAAGTTTATTTGTTCTGCGTTGGTACAGATGGTTGTGGTCGTGAAAACTCTCAAGTATATGAAGTAAACTATGGTAAATGGTGTGCACCTGAATATTTGGTACCATTCCGTTATCCTTTGATTACTGAAGATATCACTGAAGCTAAAAAAGAAATATACCATGGTCGTAAAGTAATTGGTAACCGTGTTGCTTATTACTTCAAACAATTCGAATCCAAACCAGTTAAAAAGGTTCGTTTCGAAGATGGTACAACAGTTGATGCTACTGTATATAAATCTACAAAAGAATCTGAAATTGAAACTTTCGTAGAAATCAATCTTAAGATTACAGAAGAAGAATGCCGTGAGTATTTCATCAATACTGTAGGTATCAATGAAGCACGTATTAATACAATTTCCTTATGTACTGCTTGGAAGAAAGAAATCAATGGCAAAGAATATTATCAAGATATTCGCCCATTGACTAAATATAATATGCCTAATGAACAATTGATCGAACTTTCTAAAGGTTTGGATATTGTTTATCAAATCTATTATTAATAAAAATATCCCCATAGGAGTTGAACTCCTATGGGGTATTCTTTTTTTTTATTTTTCACTATTTAGATACTTAGATAGTATGTAACGGGAATTGATGTCTTTAACGACTTCATCTACATCTTCTGGATCCATATATTGAAGAACCATTTCTGCCGCAGAATTAAGCATTAATTTAACTGCAGATTCATCTTTAGTTAAGAATAATGCACCAGTAGCAAAAGATGATAATTTATCAATCTCTTTATTTTGAATACAGATAGACATAAATAAAATTAATAATTCTAAGTTAGCTAAGTTATTAGTATGAGCCATGAACTCAATAACTAATCCTAGAACTTTATCAAATACCGCAAAAGTTTGTCTAATAGCCAATAATAAACATTCATAACCACCTCTGGATAAGTTTAATTCAGGGATAGGAATATATTTGGTTAAGATATTAATATTTTCATAAGCTTCATTTTTGATAGCAATATATAATAACTCATTTGTATCAAAATTCACAGAAGAATAATTAGAAAGAATATCATCTAAAATATTTGAATATTTTTCTTTCTCTAAAACCGCTTTAACAATTTGATCAAAATTATATTTTGTATCGGTTTGGATGTTTATTAAAAATAATAATCTATCATGTTTATCCGTAATATAAATCATATCATCTAGAAGGCTATTTAGGCTACCTGAACCATCACCCTTCCGATCATATTTAGAAGCTATTTTATTAAGTAAAGTCATTCTATTTACCTCCAAACCAATAAGTATAGGTACATCCAATTTAATTGGATGTACCTAATATTATTATTTATATGATTTAAATGGATTGATTCTAAATGCAATCATTGCTCTATTTTTATGAGTATATTCTTTACTACCAGACAATTTCCAACCTAGATAGATATCAAATAAGAATTCTTTTTCGATATATGGAATACACCAATATTCAGAAGACTTAATACAGAAATATCTGTTGATTCCTTGAGAATCATTTAGGAAAGATACACAGAAATCTTTGCCTTTATTACGTTCGGATTCTAATACAATTTGAGTATCACCAATATAGTCGATACCTAACCAGTAATATGCAAATCCATATCCAGTATTTCTATATAACCATGTAAGTCTACAGAAATATCTTTGAATACGTTCAATAATAGTCATGTCTTCACTAATGATTTCTATATATCCAGGAATCATTTTTGTATCAGTCTTAACTTCTGGATGATAAATGTAATATTTACTAAAGTCATACTTAAAGATAGATAATACATGATTTTCATAAATCATCCAATCTACATCTAAGCAATTATCATATGTTTGCCATAATCTAAAGCATTTAGGTAGATTGCCATATTTATCAGCAAATAAAACTACTATAGGATTAGTAATATAGCAAAGTAGCATAAATAGCAATTGAGCTACTATGCAAACTATATATTCTAAAGTGGCTAATTCATATAAGTACTTAAACGATTTCTTTGTATGATCTAATCCCATTTATTAGCTCCCACTTTCTTCAATACCAATAGCTTTGAATGTACCATTAGTACCAAGACGAGCCTTTTCTACCCCATTGAAGCTAAATACTAGAGAACCATCATTATCTGGAATGATTTTCCAACCACCGGATAAGTTCAAAGGTTGACCAGCCGCAATAGATGCTTTAGTTACAAATAGATTATCCATTTCTGTTCTATTATATAGATCAGCTAATTTCTTATTTTGATATTTAGTTACAAAATAACGATCATCGCTTTGCTCAATAATAGATGCAGGTAAAGTTGCAGGGAGAGTATAATTATTAGCACCGGCTTCAATACCATCTAATTTAGTTTTATCTTCCTTACTCATTTTACCATCTACATTACCAGATGCTAATGGAATAGAGTTAGCAGAGATAGCAACCCAGCTCTTACCATCATAACGATAAGTTGTATTATCAGATGCTACGTTTACAGTCCAACCTTTTTGAGGATTTGGATAAGTAGTAGACAAAGCACCAACAGAGTCAACTGTTTCTTTCCAATCCAATTCAGATTTAACTGCATTAATTTTAGCATCAACTTCGGCTTCAGTAATGCCACCATTAATGATACGGTCTTTTTGAGTTTTAGTCAAGAATTGACGATCATTAGTTTCAGTAATCATTGCCGCAGGAATACCAGTAATTTCCATAGCTACGTTTTCGGAGCCATCGAATGCTACTGTACCGCCTTCAATACCAGTAAGAGTAATATTTCGTTTAGTATTTAATTTACTTGCTGTAGCAGCATTCTTAGAAATATTAACATCGATCATATCTGGGTTACGAGCTTCAACTACATGACCTTGACGGTCTACAGTCACAGCTAACCATTCTTTAGCAGATAAGTCTTTAGATGTATTTGGATGAGTATATACTGTATCAGTGAATTTAGCATTAGCTGGAACATCAGCATCTACAGTATGTCCATTGATACGGCTTACAGAGATATTAGAACCAAGTTCAGTTAAGTTGATTGCTAATTCAGTTACGTTTAATTCAACGTCATTAGTGCCATCAATAATGATAGGGTCAGCCTTAATCTTACCACTAACACTTAGTTTAACTGGACGTTTAAACTTTTGAGCAGTAAATGCTTCTACGTTAGACTGCATAAAAGAAATTGCATTATTAACGAATTTAGTTGTAGCAAGTTGATCTGTGCTAGTACCAATTTCAGCAGTTGGTGCTGTAGGAACACCAGTCATAATTGGGGATTCTTTTAAGAGTAAGCTATTAAGTTGAACACCACTAATTTCATCTGCAGATTGAGCATGAGACGCAGTACCGCTAATATTAATAGAGTAAGTACCAGCCAATAATTCTACTGGTAAAGTACCTTTAATAGCAGTAACATCAACACGATCAATAGGTAATACTACATCATTAGTACCATCAAATGCAACAGGTTCAGAATGAGCTTTACCAGAAATAGAAATATTTACTGGGCTAATCAATTTACCAGTGGCAAGAGATTTACTTGGAGTATAAGTCTTAAGTGCACCAACCACAAAGTTAGTTGTTGCTAATTTTTCACTAGCATCACCCTGAGAAGGTGTTGGAGCTGTAGGAACACCTGTAAAATTAGGTGAATCATTAGGAGCTTTACTATCCCAATTATTTCTATCAACTGCAGATATATGCATCTTTTTATCAGCAATATGTCTATTTAAATCATATGTAATTAGATCAGAAGATTCTAGAATTCTTTTCTTTAGACCAGGAGTGAGATCTTCAATATCTACTTTATCGAAGTTACCATTAAAAACTTCCATTTATTTTCTCCTTTCGAATGCAATAGATAATCAGTTACCTTTATGTTTTAACAATACAGTAACCCCTGGTTTTGCTTATTTAACCGTTATTAGGGGTAAATAAATTACATAAAGGAGGTCTTATATTGGGACTATTACGAAGCTTAAAAGCTAACATGGCCTTAATTTGTATGGGTTTTGGCTTGCTTGCTGCTACATTAGTTTTAGCATCTTGGTTATATGGCTATTGGTCTAATGGCCTATATGGTACTAAGTTTGAAATTGATAGCTGTTGGCAAGGTCTATCCGCATGCGGTGTAGGCTTAATTGGTTTATTTAAATGGTTAGTTGATAGCTCTAAGAACTCTCCAGAAGGAGAATTTCCTATTGCTCCACGTGGTGGACTAAATACAATTTTAAGTCCTTTAGATGCAATGATGCCAACTGCACCTGCAGAAGAAGAACACGTTAAAGTTGTTTTAGAAAATCCAGAACCAGTTAAGAAAGCTGAAATTGTTGAAGAACCTAAAGATCTTTCTACTACTGATAGCTTAGTAGATATGGCTAAAGATGCTGCTTTAGAAAAAGCAACTCAAAAAGTATCTATGAAAATGCACGATCTATTAAAGAAAAAATAATAGGGGGATTTTTATATGGCAGAATTTGGCTGGTTATCAGCAAAATATGAATCCGATGGTGACGCTGGTACAATCTCCAGTGGTTGGGGCGACCCAGGCGGTAAATCATATGGTATTTATCAATTATCTAGTAATGCTGGATCTTTGGAAGAATATGTAGATTGGCTTCAAGAAAATGAGTATTGGTTCGGAGCAGAGTTAGCTAAACATGAGTTGACTTCTGCAGAATTCGATGCTGCTTGGAGATGGTTAGCATATTCAGAAAACGGTCATGACTTCAAAGAATCTCAAGATCGTTATGCTATGAGCATTTATTATAATCCAGCAGTTCGTTATTTACGTGGTGCTGGATTTAATATTGAAAATCATCATGACATCATGAAAGAAGTTGTCTTCTCTCGTGCAATCCAATATGGCCCTGGTCAAATTGTAGATATGTTTACGGATGCAGTTCATTATCTTGGATGGCCAGATCTTTCGTATGTAGATGCTGAAAGATTTGACTATGATATGGTAATGAATATTTATCTTAAAGTATGCTCTTCTTGGGAATGGAATCATTCCGCATCAAGAGATTCTTTAAATTACAGATTTATGCATGAATGCAGAGATGTATTAGATGTACTCGAAGCTGAAGCTTAAATAAAATTACCCCAATGGATCTTGGTATCCATTGGGGCTAATTGCCTATTTTGAACATATACGTAATAAAAATTATTACGTAAAGGAGGATAAATAATGGCAGAATATAGTTCAGAATTGGATAAGATTACATATGCTGAATTAGCCTTATCTCTTCAGAATACAATTAAGAATAATCTTGCTCATACTAAAGATCAGGATATTCATGTAACACAAGAAGATAAAAATAAATGGAATCAGATTTCTGATATTCCAGAGGCAACAGAAACCAAAAAAGGTGCATTAACGCCTCAAGAAAAAATTAAACTTAAAAATATTGAAGAGCGAGCAAATAACTATACTCATCCTACGAGTGGAGTTACTGCTGGTCAATATATCCAAGTAGAAGTTAATGCTGAAGGTCACGTAGTGGCTGGACATAACCCTACAAAAATTAATACTACATGTGAAAATGCTGATAGACTTGGTACTATCCCAGCAGATTCATATGCTAAAGTAAACTCTCCTTCTTTTTTAGGTATTCCTTTAACTACAACTCCTAAACCAGATGCTCCATCTACTCAGATAGTTAATATCGAATATCTAAATAGCCAACCAACTTATATTAGACAAAAGACTGCCCCAGAAAAAGCTCTTAGTGGTAAATTATGGATTGGCAATAATAACTGTCTTAATGCATATAATAATGATGGCTGGCAATCTGTATTCTCTGAAGTGGCATTATCTATTAATGCTCTAAATTCTGCAGTTGATCAACCAACTTCTCCAAATGACTATTCTGGTCAATTGAAGTTCACTGGTAAACGAAAAATTACTGCATTGAATTTAACTAATATAAAAGCAACAACGTCCGAATATGCTACAGTTATTGGTATGCGTGCCGATAATAAAGAATTAGCATATGAATTCATTTGTATTGATAATTATATTTACATGCGAACTGGTAAAGGCGATACATGGAATAATACTATCTCCATTATCAAAGACTAAGAGAGGGTAATATAATGGCAAAGAATATGGCCCTATCTTTTAGGGAGCAAAATGGTAGTTTTGATAATCAATTAGATAAAATTACCACAAAAGAATTAAATACATTATTGAATGAAAAAATCAATAATGCATATGCTCATCAATTTGATGAAGTAAAACACGTTACAGCTGAAGAACGTACTAGATGGAATAATATCGTAAATACGTTCAATCCAGCAACACAATCTACCGATGGTTTATTTTCTGCTCAAGATAAAGTTAAACTTGATGGTATTGCTACTGGAGCAAATAAATATGTGCATCCTCAAACTGGTGTAGTAACTGGTACATATACTCGTGTATCTGTTAATCCAGAAGGGCATGTAATTTATGCTGATAATCCAAATAGATTAGATATAACTGCGGCTAATGCAGAAAAACTTGGTGGGGCATTCCCAAGTGAATATGCTAGATTAGCAAGTCCTACATTTACAGGTGTAGTTAAGATGCCAGATGTTACTATGACATCTAATGCTAGCTCTCCTGTAACTATTAAGCTACTTCAAAGTTATGTAAGTGAACAACTTAATCGTAGCTGGCCTATCGGTAGTATCTTTATTACAGTTTCTAATATCAATCCAGCCAACTCTATTGGTGGTAAATGGAAACGTATTGCTGAAGGACGTTGTTTAGTTGGTGTTGGCACATCTCAAAATGTTGATGTTAAATTACGCCAAACTGGTGGTGCTTGGGAAACTATATTATCTACAGCTCAACTTCCAGCTCATAATCACCATATTGGTGGAAGTATAAATACTAATGATGCCGGTGCTCATATTCATAAATTACAAAAACGAGGCGGAATGGAAGTAGATAGAAATGGTAGTGAGATGCCAGATACTGCAATCGATGTTGGTGATAATAGACCATATAATAATTCCTTCAGTGACTTATGGACAGAAAATGCCGGCAATCATAGTCATAGTATAACTTTGAATTTATGGACTGATCAAACTGGTAGTGGCAATGCTGTAAATTTAGCACAGCCATTCTTTGGTGTATATATGTGGGAACGCATAGAATAGAAAGGTAGTTAATATGAATAAACAAATTGAAGAAACAAAAAGTTATCTAAAAAACTATTTTTATAATAATAAGAAGACTATTATCGTTGGTCTTTTAGGAATCATCTTTTGTGTATCATTTGGTGGATTCATTACATATCAAATTATGCAGCGTCAAATAGAACAAGCAAACCAACGAATTGAAGATTTACGTGCTTCTCAAACAGATGAAGAAATGGCTCGTGAAATTCGTTTAGTTAAAAATGCAGTAGAAGATCTTAGACAAAATAAACCTGTAATTGAAAAGATTGCTGGAACTAACACTACTGAAATTCGTTATGTAGAAAAAGAAAAAGCTGATGATCCAGATGTTGATATCCAACATGCTAAACCATCTGCTAAAGTTCGTTATAACGATCAAACTTATGATATTCCAATGCAAACTAAAACTACAACTTCTAAGAATCCTGATGGTACTGTAAAAATTACCGAAGGTCAAGAATTGACTATTGATACAACTGCAATTGTTAATCGTCAAATTGCAGCATATCAATTGAATATGGAAGATAAACAACGTGAACTTGAAAAAGAATTGAAACACGTTAAGACTCAAAATAAAATCATTAAAGGTGTTGGCGCCGTAGCTGGTACCGCAGTAATTTATTCTGCTGTCAAAAACGCTTTAGATAAGCATTAAAAACATAATAATAGTAAGCGCAGCGAAAGAGGTGATCAACCCCATATGATTTCAGAGCTTAATGAACTTCTACATAACTTAGGAAGATTAATAAATGACTTTGGGCCATATGTATTTGGTTTGGTCGCATTATTAGTTATAGTAATCTTATTGTTTGTAGTTTTATTATATTTAGTAAAATATATAACCAAAGGCGGTAATACTAAAGAACTGACTGATCAGATAGCTTTATTACAATCGCAATTAAATAATCTCCAAGGTAATAATCAAAATAGCATTAATCCTAATGCTATAAAGTTTACCCCTGAGAGACAAGAAAATTTAATGAATGTATTTCTACGGATTAATAATAGCCTTAAGCATACTTGTAGAGAGTTGCTTAATGAAATTGACTCTGATAGGGTAGCATTTTATTTATTTCACAACGGGACCCATTCTACTAGAGGGGTTCCGTTTTTAAAAACTTCTTGTATTTGTGAATTTAGTAAATCTGGATATAATGCGTATCATCTTATCCAAGAGCATAAAGATCTACCAATTTCATTTTTAGGAAGTCTCGTATCTGACTTAGTTGAGAAACGAGAATTCGTAATATATAAGAATGATACTATAATGGATGCTTTCATTTCTAGAATCATTCTAAATGAAGAAGATAAAACATGTTTATTCTGTGGTATATTTGATCCTGATAGTGGTGAAGTATTAGGATTTATAACTGCAGAATTTAATAATGTAACAAAATTTGATCCTGATGATCTAAGAGAGAAACAGGAAGAATTGAGAGAGATTTCTAAGCGTACCATTTCGGCTATGCAAGTAATTTCTGCTTTAAAATAGAGGAGGATTAATAGTGGCTAAGCCAGATATATTAACACGCCTAAAAAATATCGATGGAACAGCGGGTGATGAAGAAATTGTAGTATTCTCCGGTTCCAGCGGATATAAAGTTAAATCTAGTGGACTTAGATTTGGCTCTGTTATGGAAATCGTTTCTAATAATAGAAACGTATTATCCCATATCAATAATAACAAAATTCATGTAACTCAAGCTGAAAAAGAATCTATCACAGAAGCAGCTAATAAGGTCAATGATCATATTGCTGATACTACAATTCATATTTCTGCTGTAGATAGAGCTACATGGAATGCCAAAGAAACTGAAGAAGGAGCACAACAAAAAGTAAATATTGCATTCTCGGTTGCTAATAAACATATTCAAGATAAATCTTTACACGTTGTGTCTTCTGACCGTTTGAATTGGAATAATAAATATACGAGAGAAGAAATTGATAATAAATTCTCTCAAATGCAATACGATAACGTATGGAAAGAATCTGTAGATGTATTTGAAGAGCTAGCATCTAAATATCCATCTCCTCAAAAGGGCTGGACAGTTACATGTAACTCTGATAATATTACATATCGTTATGATGGCACTAACTGGATTCCAATTTCTGCTAACTCTATTCCATTAGCTACAATTGCAGTTGATGGTAAGATGAGTAAAGAAGATAAAGCTAAATTAGAAACAGTTGAAATGAATGCTAACCATTACGTTCATCCAGACAATCCTAATGTAAGACATGTAACTGATGGTGATAAGGCATACTGGTCTGCTAAAGCAGAAGATCGTGTTGCTTCATATCAAGCAAATGGTTTGATGTCTAAAGAAGATAAATATAAATTGGATTCTATCGAAGAAGGTGCAACAAACTTTGTTATGCCATCGGAATTGGACCCTCAAATTATCAAACAAGATGAAAATCATCGTTTTGTAACTGATAAAGAAAAAACTGACTTTGCTAATAAAGCAAATAAGAATTTAGCTACAGAACAGCTTGATGGTTTGATGAGTCGTTATGATAAAGTAAAAGTTAATAGCATTGAAACCAATGCTAACTATTACGTTCATCCAGAAACTCATGAAGCTACAATTATCAAACAAGATCCAACTCATAGATTTGTATCTGATGAACAAATCTTAGCTTGGACTAATAAAGCAGCAGCTCAATTAGCTGATGCCGAGCATAATGGCCTAATGACTAAAGAAGATAAGGCTAAGCTGGATGGTATTGCAGCCGGCGCTAATAATTACCATTTACCAGAAACCTTGCCTCCTACAATCATTAAACAGGATGCTAATAATCGCTTCTTTACAGATCAAGAACGTGAAAAACTTAGTTTGAAGAAAGATATGTCTGCATTCGTTGTAGGCAGTGGTGTATTTAATGGTACTGAAGGTACTATTATTAACCATAGCTTTGGTAATACATCTTTCTCTGTATCCATCACCCCAACAACTAATCCAAATGGCCAACTAGGTGAATATTGGGTTAAGAAAACTAATACATTAGTTGTAGTATACTGCTCTGGGGCAGGTAAGAATATCGAATTCGATTATTGCTTAACTTATTATAACTAAAAAAATATCCCCATAGGAGTTCAACTCCTATGGGGTATTCTTTTATTTAAATGGATCTATTCCGGCATTGTTATTTGTAACTGTAGTAGCTTGAATACGTTTCTTCTTAGCATTATCTAATGTAATCAATGCATCATTGAAGTATTCTTTATTCATATAAACTACAAAGTCTGATAATACATGTTCAACTGGAACTTTAGTAGTTAATTCCATTTTATCCCAATCTAAATCATATTCATATTCTTCATTATTATTGAATACTTTGAAATCTAAGAATGCAGATGGAGAAATAAATGTTTTCTTACAAGCATTTATGATTCTCATGATATTAATATCACCTTCAAAGATTTCACCAAACTTAATAGTTAAAGGTTTAGATTTATCTTCCTCTTCATATGTAGTAGTGATAAATTGATCCCAACCTTTAGAATTAGTATTAGGAATATTAGAGAAGTTAACTACATAAGTAGTTAATTGCCCATTTTCATTAAATCTCATGAAGTTATTATGCTTCATGCTAAAGTAGCAGAATATTTTAGGAGCTGGGAACCGCATTTCTGCATTGAAGTCAATATAATAGTTAGAAGTAACTTGATTTTGACGTTCGCCATCATCAATATTCATATCAGGTACTTTTAGATGTACATACATATTTGATGCACGTAAGAAGAACTCATTCCTGCCATTGATAGTTCTTAATTTATAGATAAATGGAACTTCAGAGTGCTTATTTAGATAAGCTAGGAATTTAAATGGTTCTTTAATAACCTTATTAGTTATATCTACATCAAATCCAACTTCTTCAGCTAAAGTATATAGCATATCATAAGGTACATGAATATCCATATCAGTATAATATCCACTTGTAGCACCAACTTTATATGCCATCTTCATATACCGCATCAAATCCAATTGTTTTGCTTTGGTATTTACTTTAACCTTTACGTTAAATTGGAATAGAAGTTGATCTAACGAAATACCAATATATAAATCTTTCTCTAAGTCTTTAAAGAAAGTATCACGATAATTAAAAGTTCTAGCATAGTAATTTAGATCATATTGATTTACATCAATACCATCTCTATTGAAATCTATATCCAATGTAGGAATAATAGCAATAGCTGGCTTACCACGTTTGATTAATTCTCGTTCATTGATATTAGCGAATTCATCGAATAGATGTCTGCCATCAATATATACAGTTTTAAAATATCCTTTATCAAATTTACCAAGAATCCAATTCTTAAAGAATTCTACAGCTACGGAATATGCATGACTAGCACTAGGAACGCATAGATTCTTCAATAAACTCTTATTCATCATTTGTCCAATAGTTACAGGGACAAGAGTTGTTGGATCAAATCTATATTTAGGATTATCAGACCATAAAGTATTATTAGGGTCTTTCATCTTATCATTATTTGATATTTTCTTTTTAGGATCTAGGAATGTATGTATCCCTGGATCTGTGTCATCTATATTCTCTTGAATAAGAATAGGGACAGTGCCATCACTATCGGGACCTAATGGTTCAGGTATGTAAGTATCAGTTCTTAATGGCAATTTATTCACCCCACTTTATCAAAATTTACAAAAAAAATATTACCGTAATGTTGGGGAATGACTCTTATAGCCATTCCCCTAATTACAGCCTTATTAACTAATTCTTTTAATAAGTACCGTGGAAGTATCATTACCGCCCATTGCTGTAATCACCACCTTCCACGATGATGATGGCTATCATTTCACCATCATCGTCTGGCATCAGTTCACCTGATGCCAGTTCCGGATCATCTTTAACGTCAGGCCGGAGCTTATAAAGCGCCTGACTGAACTCGGGTAAGAGTTCAATCTCCTTCACCGTAAATGGTTTGATTACACCAATTACAGTATTTAACAGTGGGGTTGCATCCCCAATTTTAAGGCATTTAATATCACCGGGACTTATCATGAAGTTCCAGCGTTGTAATACCGTTGTCATATTACCATCCTCCTTCGTGATTATAATATATAATCAGAAAAGGACGTTATTTCAACTTTCTTAATGCATTAATATTATCAAGTTCTTTTTGTGTATAAGAGTCTCTACCAATATAAACCATACTATTAAGATTTACATAAGTATCTTTAAAGTGGTTTACAGCAGAGTTGAACTTACCATCATTACGTGAAATCATCATTGCATTTCTTGGATTAAGAACTCTTGTAGCTCTTTCTTCGAATTGTTTATTGATGATATACATAATATTCATACAGTCACCATCAAAATCAGCACCCAATGATGCTAAGATTTGTAATGGTACACTCATAGTGAAATCATCTTCATTAATACCAACACAATACATTTGTAAAAGTGACCCATAGCTAATAGATGGGTTACGATTAATAATGAATGCGATACCACGAGGACGAGATTTGATAATATTATAAATAATATTTAGGATGAATTGATCTTTAATAATTTGAGATCTAAACCATCTTTTATATGCATCAGTATAGCTCATGTCTAGAGACTTAACTAAGAAATTAATAATAGTTTGCTCTAATAGAACTACTAATGCAGCATATGGTAATTTGATTTCATCAATCTGTAAAGTAGCATCTGGAGTAATAACAGCACGAGCAGTGAAATTATATCGACCAGCCATTACAGAACGGATTGCACCTTTCTTACCACGCATATCGTTAAGAATGATTGTATAGATTTCTTGAAGACTCTTTTGAATATCAAATAATACATCATTCTTAGTTTTATTACGACGATAGATATCCATTGATTCATTATTTACAATAGATACATTTCGTGCAATATTATTATACCATTTATTATTCTTAGTAAACGTAAATTGCTCACCAATTACATTAACCATACGTAAGAATAATGTATATACTGGTATACTATGAGTTAAGATCTTCTCACGATTCTTCATGAGATGATTATATAATTCAATCTTTTTAGGATTGCTTTTATTTTTATTTCGATAGAATTCTAGTACATCATCTAGACGTTTAGCAAAGTCAATCATACCAATTCCGTCAAATGGAGAATCTGGATTGATTTCTCTTGCTTCAAAGAATCCATCTTCATTAGCTTCATTAGAATATTGAAGAATATTATTCAATTTCTTACTACCAATGAAACTCTTTAGAACTTCATACAAGTTAGGATGGATAACTTGGTATTTATCAGATAATACAATCCAACCAAAAATACCAAAGTCATCATCTACGTATTTAACTTTGTCATGACAAATGGGGCATTCTTCACCATTATATAATGCCCCACGCAAATGACCACATTTACATCTATATCTATCTTTAAATGCATTCTGATCTAAAACAGATGCACCATATTTAGATGAGAAGATAGATGTATCAGATTTAACATCTTTCTTAGGATCTTGAGGATTCTTAATAAAGAAGTCCTTACCAAGAATAATACCTTTGTCTCTTTCCTTATCTAGATCAATTACTTCTAGTCTAGTTTGATACTCATATTCTTTGTTTACAGGTTGAGTAGTTCTAATGTTTAACTCCATTTTATATTATCTCCAAGCTTTTCTAATAATACTTCCAAATGTTTTCTTATAAGTTAAGCCAAGCAACTCTGTTGCTTCTTTTTCACTAATATTAAATTCTTTACCTAACTTATCAATTACGCCATTTTTGATATCATTAGGTACAGTATCCATCTTAACAATTTCAGACATGCATTTGATAAAATCTTCTTTAGTAATACTACTAGAAAGAAGAATATTTTCAACTGTCATTCCTTCAAGATAGAATAGACCAAAGTATTTATACTTATTCAAATACTTGGACGTCTTTTCTGTATTCTTAGCTTTGAATACAATATCAACAATTGCCTTAATAGGCAAGTTTAAAGTTTTATGAATGTCTTCAAGTAATACACCTTCATTATAAAGGTTTAACACTTGAGCTTCTGTGTTATTCAATAACATTTATTTTCCTCCCTTCTTATTACGCAATAATATAATATTTATTCAAGATAAATTTTATAGTATCTTCAGTAGTATTTAATTCAGATGCAACTTTAGCTACATCATTATATTTAATAAATGCTCTGATAGCAACTAAATCTTGAGTAAAGTTTGGATCTTGTTTAGCTAAGCTTTTTACAATAGTCTTAGTATTGAATTTATCACCTTTAGCTCGTTTAATATAAGTGAAATCTTTTACGAGCATAGGGTAAATACATTTACGAGTTTCTTCTAATCTGATGCTAGCCATATGTTTGCCTAAAGCAAGACTAGCACAAATATTTTCATTGAATATACTGCAAATGTCTTTTGTTAAATTAAATTTCTTAGAGATCTCTCTAAGAGTTAAACGGTCTTCATTAACAAGACGAATGATCTTTTCATAAGGTACTACTTTACCAGCTACAAAAATATCATAGTCAGATTTGAGACGCATTGCAAATCTTGGGGATACATGAGATAATGTAGTTACTTCTTTTAGAGTTTTACCTTCAAGAAGAAGATTGAATGCATTAACTACGTTTACGTAGATTTCTTTATCTGAATAGATTCTAGAAACTACATTGGAAACTTTAGCCCATTTAACACGGGACCCTGGTTTGATATTACCATATGTTTTTCTATGAATACCAAATTTATTACATGCAGAACGTAAAGCTTTAATAGAATATCCGTATTCGTTAGCTAACTTAGAAAGAGCAAGCTTTTTATCTACATAGTTTTCTTGTAACCATTCTCTGAATTGCTTATTGGAAGCATTCAAAGTTTTATTTAATTCTAATTGAATAAATGGATTAGAGATATATCGTTCAATGATAGTGATAGTTGCAATACCATATTTAGAAAGAATTTTAAATACATCTTCACCATCATTAAAGTCTTTAATCCATTTAGGAGTTGTTGAAAATTTAGCTTCGATATTTCTAGCACGATTGTAATGAGCATACATATCATCATAAACATCATTCGTGATATCTAAATACACACAAGCTTTCTTTTTAGGAATATTACTTTCCCGTAATAGTTTGAAAGTCTTTAGCTGATTCGTTGAAAAGTTTAACATAACACGTTCTCCTTTAAAAACAAATATCGTTTCTAAATTTATAATATATAATTTATTATCATAATAGAATAATGACCCATACCCTATGAAAGAGTATGGGTCATTATTCAAAAACAAAGGATCTAACTACACCAAAAGTTAGAGCACATATATGTCCGCCCATATCTCAAGGGCTCGGTGTGAGTCATGCACCGTACTTATTTGTTGCTAATATAATTATTATTTAAACCCAAATGCTTTATCAGGATCCATCTTAGTCATAACAACTTGGGAGTCATGGAATGCTTTCATGGCAATCAATTTCAATTTAGATGCAACTTGTGGCATTGCTGCTCCGACATTAGTGATTCCTAATTTATAGAAAAGATTACCAGCGCAATGATTACAGATAGTGCCATCTTTAGCTTCACATACAGAAGCGAATCGCATTTGTACATCTTTACCAATATATTTGTCTTTATTATCAGAATTAAGCTCTACTAGCTTATTTCCTTCTTTGATAAAGCAATACATATATTCCTTGATATTTTGATCAGTTAGATGAACTTTAACTGTGCGTTTAGTTCCACAATCAGATCCTTTAGGGCCAACTTTAACGTGTTGATATGCAGGAAGCATTAGCTTTTCCCAATAACCGCCAACTTCTGTTTTATTAGAACGAGAATAAGGACCTTCTGCTAGAGAGTTAGCAAAGTCTGCATATTCTTCTTTAGCAATACCTTCAATATAATTAGACATAATTATATTATATCCTTTAGTTGGATCTGGATTCTTAGTGATACCTTTCATGATAAACATGTTTTTGAAGTCATTGTTGAAGCTACCACGAGCACCAGAGTTATAAGTATCTAATGCAATATCATCTTTAAGAGTTTCCTTAGCAAGTTTAAGTAATTCATCTTGAATCTTTAAAACTACGTTTGGATCTTTTGCATCTAATTCTTTTCTATATTTCTTAACTAGATCTTTCTTAGCTTTACTAATCACTTGAGTAATAGTTAAGAGTTTCATAGAGTATCCATTAGCCAACACTGATACATAAGGCATGAACTTTTGAGTTTTCATGATAAAGTCTTTCAATGTAGATAATGGTAATTTTTCTTCTAAAATAGCATATCCAATCTTTTCTGTGATTTTACCAACCATTTTCTTATCAATACTTTGATTGATATATCCATAGAGATCGAATAATTCATTTTCAATAAATACTTTATTGAAAACCCAAATCCCTACTGTTGTTAGGAATGATTCTTTATTCTTTTTACCTTCAGGGCCATAAGCTCCCTTTGGTACTGTAAAAGTATCATAAGTATTAAATCTTACTTTACCGTTGAAGTCGCCAAAAGTTTCCATAATAAAGGATAATTTAGTTCCTTCTTCTTCAGTAATATTTAATAAGAATTCAATATCTTTTGGATTGGTGATAGTTTTAGCAATACGTTTTGCCATAGTATACCTCCTTATTATTACAATGTAGAACCTATATAAGCATATACCGGAAACATTAGATTAATATAAATTAACGCATATAAGGAGGCTCTTATGGCTACGTTTAATAAAGAGAATATGATTACTCTCAAAGAACTAGCTCCTAGTTTAGTAGAGATCATTACAAGTAAAGCAGCCCAAAAAGATTTGACTGCTCATATTAACAACCAAGATATGCATATCACTCCTAGTGAACGAACTAAATGGAATGCATCTCTTGACGATTCTAAATCTTATACTGATAGTAAGTTAGCTGATGTACTTGGTCCTATCAAAGACCAAATCGGTGGTGACTTAAACAACTTAACAACTTTGCTTGCTAAGAAATTGGACAAAACTACATTTGATTCTTTCCGTGGAACTCTTGCTCGTGTAGCAACTTCTGGTTCCTATAATGATTTGAAAGATCAGCCATCTGGTTTGTCTTATTCTGATACAGCAAATAAAGCTCTTCGTGCTGACCGTGCAGGTCACGCTGATGAAGCTGATCATGCAACTCGCGCAGATGAAGCAACACATGCTTTAAGTGCAGACAACGCATTACGGGTAAATGGCATTCGTGTTACTATCGATGCTTCCTATCCTTCTAATCCAGAAAATAATAAAGAATTATTCTTCCACACTGGCGAAAAAATGTGGTACTGCTATTGTAATAATGCTTGGCAAATGACAGGCTCTGCAATCAGATAGAAAAATATACAGGGCTCAATACATTTCAATATGTATTGAGCTCTTATTTTTTCTATATAGGAGATTTATTTTAATGAAAAATTTTGAAGAAATTTACAGTGAATTAAACTCTGCTACAATGATCATTACTAATCGTTGTAACTTAGCTTGTGATTACTGCTTTGAAAGATCAAAGGGTAATAAAGATATGACAGTCGAAACTGCAATTGAAATTGTAGATAAGACATACAACAAACTTCCAACTCCGAGTGGAAGATTTACATATAATTTATTTGGTGGCGAACCAATGGTAAACTGGCCTGTAGTTAAAGCAATTCTTGATCATATTGATGAAAAGAACTACAATGCTCAGGTTGGTATTACTACAAATATGACTCATCTTACTGATGAAATGCTTGATTATATTGATGATAACGATGTATTTATTTTAGCATCTATTGATGGTATTAAAGAAGTACATGATGCTCATCGTGTAGATCATGCTGGCAATGGGTCTTTTGATACTGCAATCGGAAATATCAAGAAAATGATTGACCGAGGACTAGCTCATTTAGTTGAAGCTAGAATGACTATAACTCCTGAGAGTGCAAAATATATGTACGATGGAGTTAAAATGCTTTTAGATTTAGGTGTAAATAATATTTGCCCTATTGCAGCATCTGACTTAGAGTGGGATGCTCAATCTTTAAAAGAATATGAAGAAAACTATGAAAAGGTTTTAAATCTTTATGTAGAAATTCTTAATGATAAAGACAATATTAGAAATATCAATATTAAACACGTTGATGATATCATTGGTACTGCATTAGAACCAGAAACTACTGATACAAAGATGTGCCATATTGGTAATAAATATTGGTTATGTGTAGACTGGGATATGAATATCTATCCTTGTCACAATTTCCCAACTACTGATCTAGATTTCTTAAAAGAAATGAAGATTGGTAATATTAGAACTGGAGTAGATGAAACAAAAGTTTCTGATAATGCACTCCAAGCTAAATTTGAATTAGATCGTTGTAATGGATGTGAAGCTAAACTTATTTGTAAGTCTGGCTGTCCATTCCAAAATCTAACTGAAAATAAAGATTTCTATACTCCAACTATTGGATATTGTAATCTTCAAAAAGTTCTAATTAGAACTGCATTGAAATTCAGAGATAAGTTATTGACTGCCGAAAATATTCGTTCTCGTAAGTTAAACGTACTTATTGAAAATTTAAAATTAAAGAAATATTTCGATACTGAAATTAAAGATGGCGAGGTTACAGATTTCTCCTTTAGATTGAAATTAGATAGATTCTTAGAATTATATAATAATTTGAATTTCAAAGGAAATGTAATCCCTAGCTTTAACCAATATTTTTCCTCTCAATTAGCTACATTGATGGCTATCCTAATGGCTATTAATGGTAAACGAATTCAAATTGAGGGAGATGAGGAGGAAGTAAATAATGGCTAGACGTGCTAAATGGGAATACGCTGATCCCCAATTAGACAACTATACTGATAAGAAAGTTAATAGAAACTTCTTTAATCAGATTGATTATATGATCGATGTAATCAAATATCAATGTGCTGAAATGGATGACATTCTCCATGTAGCGTCCAATCCAGATGAACACACTGATCGTTACTATCAAAAGAAAAATCCTCAAAATACTTCTTTCTATGACAGTAGAAAAAGTACATTTGATGAACTATCTCGTGATGGTGATAAATTAAGTCTTAATGGATTTAATAAACTTATTGAAATTAACTGGGGTCTTCTTAATAACGTCCATAATATCATGGGTAATCCAGATGCCGGATTAAAAGACTTACCTAAGTTTAATGAAAATGAAAAATTAACCATGGAAAAATTCAATATTATTCTAGAGAATATTAGAAAAACTAATACTTATCTAAATAATAATTGGGGTAGATATTTCGATGGTTCTGGATATTGTGTAATGTCTTGCCAAGTTGCTTGTCAAGCGGCATGTCAGTTAGCTTGTCAATCTTGCCAATATAATACATGCCATAATCAAAACTGTGGGGGATGGTCGTAAATGAAAATATATATCTTAGATGAAGTATTTGACTTTGCTAAGAAGATTGGTATCGTTACCAGAATAAATGACTTAGCTAAGAAAAAATATAATCCATCCACTATTCAATCAGATCTCCAATCCTATTATGACATCATGAATTCTAAAGAATATCTTGATCTCATGAGTGAATTGGAAACTAAGCTTAAAGCTGATGATATGTATTTATATAATCTATTCACTTATACTAAGATACAATCCTTCGATGTCGTAGCAGAATTATTAAATACTGTTAAGAATCTTCGTGATAGATTTGTATTATTAGAAAAGAATATTTCATATAAATTATCTAGTGCTTATGAATATGAAATCTTAATTTCGTTATTCTGTGCAATGTATGAAGAAGTTGCAGAAGATGTAAGAGCTGGACTTCCTAAATATATTCATTTAGCTTACTATAACTTTATAAGTATTAAATTCTGTACAACCCAATTATCCACTGCTGGTGATTTGGATATGTTTGATGAATATGAAAAATTCATGCAAACTAAATTTGATAATATCAATAAATATATTAATGATAAAGATACATTACGTAATCTACGATTAGAATTACGTTGTGCGGCCTTACAATATCTCATTCCTAGAATGGATAGAGAAGTTAAATATAAAACTTTAGCAAAGATTGAAAAACTTATCGACCCAGCTACATTAGATTTTGATAATAAAGAAAATTCAATTGGTGTAATTTGGACTATGGAACGTCTATATGAATTATACTTTGATCTTTCTGATTATAAGAACTTCTTTAAATGGGTTTATAAGCAATATCAATATATTGATAACGCATTATTTGATAAAGAAAAATTCTTTGATGGATTAAGATACTATAATAAGAATAATATCACTGGATTTATTATCTCAATGAGACGATTCTATTATATTCAAAATCTATATCCAATCTTCAATATGCAATTTAGAAACGTAATTCAATCTGATGAAGATTTTATTACTAATCCAAACTTAGAATATACTCTATATGATACTTATGCTAATAAGTTATTATTAGATAAATTTAAGAATTATGTAGATACTTGGTTTGCTAACTCTAAAGCTAAGCTAGATGATTTAGCTAATAATGAAACTATGCTTAAGCGTTGTAAACGTATAATCGTAGATGGTGTAGATGAAGCAACTGCAATCAAAGAAACTGAAGATAAAAATAAAGCTGCTGCCACTGCAGATTATGATTCTACTGAGCACCCAGAAAATACAAATACTGCAACCCCTGGTACATTTACAGAAGATAATAATCATACAGAAGAACCTCCTGGTGCTCCAATTGTACCTAAATTACCAGATGGGTTTAACTTAGATCATAGAGAATTGAATAGATTAAATGAAACTACTGAATCTGAAACTCCTGCTAATACAGAAACAACTCCAGATTTAAATCCAGTTCCTAAAGATCATCCAATTGCTACTGATGATTTAAGTGAAGAAGAATTAGCTGAATTAAATAAAAGTGAAGATGAATAATGTATAAAGAAATTTATCTAATGCTAACCGAGGCATGTCCTAATCGGTGTGAATATTGTTATATTAAAGGTAGGGACAATCCTGCCACTATGACATTTGATCAGATAGATAAAATTATTCAAGAAGAAAAGCCATCAAGGATATTATTCTTTGGTGGCGAACCTCTTCTTTGTTTAGATCTAATTGAAAAGACTATGGAGAAATACTATGGTAAATTGAAGTTCCAAATTGTAACTTCAACTGTAGTAAACTTCAAAGAATTTATTGATTTAAATGAAAAATATCCTATGAATGAAATCCAACTCTCTTGGGATGGATTTGCGGATAAAAATCGTGTTGATACCTGTGGTAAATCTATTGCATCTAATGTATATGAAAATATTTGGTATGCTATAGATAGAGGTTTGAAATTCGATATCAAATGTGTTATAGGAAATGAAAATGTCCATTTAATGGAAGAGATTCATAAACAATTCTTGGAATTCCAAAAATATGGAGTTTCTGGAGAATTCGTTGTTGCTCATCGTTCATTATATACTGGTAATTTCCTAGATACATTTAGAGAGCAATATATTAAGACCTTTACATTGGATAAAATGTATATGGATCATCTTAATAGAATCATTGCAGTACTTCAAAATGATAATTACTTTGGTTCTTGTGATGCCGGCAAATATAAGGTTATAACTCCAAGCGGATGGCAATCCTATTGTACTGCTTTATCTCAAGAAGAAACAAAGTTTGGTGAAGAACTTCTACAAAAACCATGTAAGAATCCTAAATGTGATGCTTGTGAATATCGTTGCATGTGTGATGGTGGTTGTAGATATGAACGATTCTTAGAATTTGGTGAAGATTGGGAATCAAACTTCTTAGAATCTACATGTATCATGATGGAAGTATACTACAAGACCATTAAACAATGGCTATCTACTTTATCTAGATCGGATAAAGAAAGATTGTATGAAATAATTAAACGATATAAGGCTTACCAATCCGAATATCATAAGGAGATGGTTTACTGATGATTAACTACGTTCCTGAGCGTATTTACGCTAAAATAAAAGACGATCCAAGCTTTATTGAAATTGATAAGCTTGCTAAAGATAGATTTAGTAAATCTGGTACATTGCTAGATGTAGTCATGTTTGATAATAATATTAAAGAAGATGATTTCATCTATAAGCAATACAATGATACTTTATATGCGTTAGTTAAAAAGTATTGTCCAGAATACGAACTTCAAATGAAGATTACTCTTGATAATGATATGACAAAGAATGATCTTTTGTATTATTATGATCATAGATCTGAATATGATACAGAAACAGTTCTTTATATCTTGTCTTATTTGATCAATACATCTTATCAAGATTATACATTCAATACCTATCAAAAACAATATCATGAATTATATGAAGCTCAAGATTTAAAAACAAAATATCAATTCTCTACATATATTCATTTGAAATACATCAACTCTAAAGTTGAAGACTATGCTATTAATGAAGCTCCTAAAGATGAAACTTACTTAACTAAAGTATTTGGTCTTTTGACTTCATTATATGACGAATATAAATTGATCATCAAAGATCAAGATTTGTTGAAATATGTATTTATTGAAATCTTTGACCATACTTTAACAAATGCATATAACTTCGTTGATAACGATAAGCTAATCTATAAACAACTTCCTAATATTAGCGTTCCTGAAGACATCTTAGATGGCGACTTCAAAGGAACTTCTATTAATGAACTTGGTATTCTTGATAAGAAATTTGAATTAGCATTTGCTGTTCGTAATTGGGAAGAGACAACCAAATATTATTATGAAATTTTAGAATGGATTGATAATGCTCTTTCTGAACCACAAAAACTATTCAAGACTCTTGTGATTTACGATAAAGTTATGGCCCCAAACTTCTGTGGCATTTTACGTAGATATGTAAAATTAAGCACACAAGTATTATGTAAATCTGGTGATCCATATCTTAGAAATCTAAATCCTCAAGATCAAGAATTTATTCTAAGAAAATCTTATAGTGGTACTAAGTTTTCTAATCAAGCAACTACAGATTCGTTTAATCGTTTGACTAATCATATCGATCAATGGTTTGCAAATAATGAAGTTGCTTTAACTGTTTATAAAAATTGGTACTACAATATTAGAGGAAAAGAAGATGTATTCTTGTCCTAGTTATGACATACAATCAGTAGATGACTTTAAGTTAAATACTATTGATTTACATATAAATCGTTTATGTAATATGGCTTGTAAATATTGTTATCTTATTGGTGGCTTCAATACTAATAGTGATACATCTACATTTACTAGATGGAATGACTTAATTGAGATGCTCAAATATATAAATATAGATAATGATAAACTTACAATAAATTTTAGTACTGGTGAGTTATTTACCAGTACTAGAATGCCAACTTTATATAATGCTATCAAAAAGATAGATAAGATTAATAGATATAGATCTATTGATATAGAATATAGATGCTTCTCTAATGGTACATCATATGAGAATATAAAAGATTTTATGAATAAGATGTTTGGTAGAAATATCACATTGAGTATTTCGTATGATGGAGAGAATTCATCCAGATTATATAAAAATAATTCTGATTCTACTTTAGAAACTTTAAAATCTTTAGCTAGAATAAACTGTGCTGATGAAGTTATAGTCAGAAGCGCAGCTCACGAAAATATACGTGATCTATCCAATACAATTATTAATCTATATAATCTAGGATATAAAAACTTAGAATATTATTTGGTTGATGATTGGCAAGGATATAGAGATCCTGAATATATAAAACTCTTCAAAGAGGAAGTATATAAACTATTAATCTTCTTTAAAGATAAAGGAGATTGCTTATATAATATTCATAAATATAAAACCAGAGTGGCTCCGACTACATCTTGTGTAGCTGGAAAAACTCTTTCTATAGATACAAATGGCAGAATATCAGTATGCTCTACTTCACTAAACCCTAAACTTGGATTAGAGGATATTTCTGTAGATATAACTGAATGGAGAAGAATTCCAGAAGTCTTTAGTAAGTTTAAAAATATTACATTAGATAGATCTAATTTAGACTGTGCTACTTGTAATAATATTCTTTGTGAAGACTGCTGTTCCCATAAAGCTATATCTAAAAATTACCAAGATAGACTATATCAGCAATGTAATATAAGACATGCTGAACTCGAAGTTTATAAAACAATATTTGGGTGATAACTTAATGGTAATACTCTTTATGAGTATTACCATTATATTTTCTATGGAGGTATCAAATGTTTGAACGATTTGATGCTATAGTATACAAAGTATCCGAGTATTGTAATTTAGATTGTGTTTATTGTTTTCAAAAGCATGATGTTAAAGAACGTACTAGGGGATTTACATATTTTGATGAATTAATAAAGTTACTTATAACTTTACCATTAGCTGATGACTTTGAAATTAAAGTTACTGGTGGTGAGTCTAGTCTTCATTGTGATAAGATTAGACAAGATTATAAAAAATTTAAGAAGATTGAACGATATAAAGAAACTAATATCCAAATGACTACCATATCAAATGGATCTAATATAAATGGTTTAATAGAATTATGGAATGATGGAATATTAAATCCATGGGGCTGTAAGATATCCTGGGATGGTATATATAGTGCATCTAAATCTCGTAAACCGAAGAATATTGATGTATTTAATGATGACTACTTCAATAAGACCATAACTACTTTAGGTAAATCTGACTATAACGATAAGGTGCTTGTTAGGACAGCCTGCACACCTGACACGATAGATAATTTATATGATGCATATAAGTTTGCTTTAGATAATGGATGCTATAAGTGGGAATACTATCCACTATCAGATTGCGATTATTATAAAGATCCAGATTTCCTTAAGAAGTTTGAAGAGCAATTATATTATATTTTCGAAGAGAATGCTTTAGAAGAAAATAGAGATAAAATAGTTGCAAATGTAGACACAATGTTGTATACTAATAATATGACAGAAAAAGAAAGATTAAGATCTATTAGCTGTAGACATCTTGGCCATTTCTTACATGTCGGCATCGATGGTTCTCTTTATCCATGTGGATATTTTTCTGATGATGCATTCTATTCTAATCAGACTTTAAAAATTGGTGATGTATTTACTGGATTATATTCTGAAGTGATAGATAAATTCACTAAAGAATATAATCAAACTCCAATGTGTAGTGTAGCAGAAGAAGATGGGTGTAAATGTTTCCATTGCTTTGAATGCCCAGCTGTAAGTAAATTCTATAAGAATAATTTACAGAATAAAATGAGACAGCAATGTGCAATGCGACACATAGAAAAGAAAGTCTTTGAAGATGTATATAAAAATTATGTCTTTGATGAAGATCAAATTAAACGGAATTTTACGTACGCAGAAAACTGGAACACATGATTGAGAGCCAAAGTGTATGAGAAGTTTTTATTTTTTATACAAAGGAGATCTCATAAGAATGAGTACGGAAACTATCGTCAAGAGACGACAGCTTAGGAAAAAATTTTTCCTTTTATTTCCTGCGGCAATTCCTGTTGTATACGTTTTAAAAGGAATTAATTTCATTCTTAAGTTAGTTTTGAAAAAGAAGTAAATTCTTCAAACTATGGTTATATTCCCAGTAGGTGTTAATCATCTACTGGGATATAAACATCTCGATAATGAGGTATTTATAATGAAATTTAAACATTTATATCCTGAATGCAATAATGCAATTCTAATTACAACTGATATGTGTAATTTGTCTTGTAAGTATTGCTTCGAGAGTAATAAATCTAATAATATAATGACTCCTGAAACAGCTTTAGGAATCATTAAGAAAATATATAGAGATACAGGTGATCCTGAGTATCCATTTAAAATATCCTTCTTTGGAGGAGAACCTTTAATTGGTTGGGAAGCCATGAAAACAATTTATGATTATTTGAATGAAAATAATCTACCATATAAGACTGGTGCTACTAGTAATCTAACTTTATTGACTGATGAAATAGTTGATTATTGGAAGAATACTGATACTTTTATAACTGCATCAATAGATGGTAATAAAATTACTCATGATAAAAATCGTAATAATTCATTTGATATAGTATCTAAATCTTTAGACAAATTGAATGATAATAATATTCCATTTGAAGCTAGAATGACTATATCATTTGATGATATGAGTAATCTATTCGAAAATGTGAAATTTATTCATCAGAGATTTAATGCTAAACGTATAATACCACAATTAGATACTAATATTTTACATATATTAAAGTATCTTGATCTAGAAGCTCAGTGGTATAAAATAGCTGATTATTATTTAGAGAATTTAAATACGGATACTGAATTTAATTTTGGTGGAGTATTAAGTAGATTCTTAGATTTAGATCTAACTAAACATGATGAATGTACTAAATGCTGTTACTTTGGGTCCAATACATCTGTAGTGGTTAATTGGAATGGTGACGTTGTATCATGCCCGGATTCATATTTTACTGAAACAAATTGGAATATGAATTATGGTAATATATTAGAAGATAATCTAAATCCTGAACCAAAATATGATTGCATTAAATATCAATTAGAAGCTAAATATGCTAAGAAATGCGACTTCTGTCGTTGTAAAGGTAATATATGTAATGGTGAATGCTATCTACATATGATAGCAGATGAACGTACTGAATTTGGTCAGAAAAATGCATTCTGTCAGATGAATGAAATATACTACTACGTAGTTAAATATATCCAGAATGCCCTTAAATAAAGGAATTAGCCCATAGGCAGTCATAGCCTATGGGCATAACATTTCAGTAATTAAATAGCGTGAAAGGAGTTAAATATGCCTGATCGTGGTAAATATAAATATAATGATCCTCCTTATGTAACTGAAGGAGCTAAGATCGGAGATGAATTTGCAACTCAAGCTAATAATCTCGTAGATGTAATATATAAATTAAAAAATGAACTTAATGATATCAATCATGTTTGGGAAAATCCCGATGAGCATTATGATAGATATTATCAAGAAAAGCATATCGATGGCGATAATAGAAATTGGCATAACGATACAAAGAATAGAACTGTGACTCTTTCCAAACGAGGTCAGAAGTTAACAGTTGATAATATTAATGTATTAGTATTATATGCTAATAAAATTAAGGAAAGTCTTGGACATCTTCCTGCTAATTTATATACAGATATTCCAGAATTGACTTACGGTAGCAAAGCTAGTATTGAAACTTTCAAATTAATTGAAAATAATATCAATACTATTAGTAAGCATCTTAATAAAATATGGAATCAATCTTTCGATACTAATGGTTATTGTATTAAACCATGCCAAGTTGGTTGTCAAATAGGTTGTGAAATTGCAGCTCAAGCACCGGACATGAATGGTGCTAATATTTATCCTCCTAATATAGGGATTGAAGGATTCTATTATGCATGGCCTGGTAGATATTATTCTTCTAGACCAGATCCTGATCCTAAAGGATTTATGAAGATAGTTCGTGTAAACTCACCTTTAGAACAAGAAAGTCTTTATCGTAGTGGTAGAGTTTTTGATTCATATTCTGGGCTACCATATACTCACATATTTGGTGTAGTCAGTGAAGAATTAGAGCGACGTATTAATAATTATAATTGGGAAAGATATCAATATAACCTTGCTCAAAAGAACTCCAATAAATGGCCTAAATATTATAAGCCATATTATTCATCTAGATGGTTATCTTATGTATTACCAGTAGATATAGATAATTGGCTAGATCCGAATAAAGTAATAGACCATCTAGAAGTTGATAGAAATGGTGCTCATAACTATTACAGAAATCTACCAAAACATATTCAATCAGATAATAACTATGATAAATATGTATTCGTAGATTACGATACAGATTATCTTATTGATTCAAATGAATCACAATATCAACGATATAAAAAGGATTACTATCTATACGTTAAATATCCTAAGAAAAATGGTACGTTTAAATATCCACAACGAAAAAGTTATGATGACTGTGGTGGGTGTGAAAATAAATAGAGGTTATATAAATGGCAAAATTAAGAGACACGAATGTTAGAGACCGCTTAGAGGTTGCTGGTATTATAACATCTGGCGGTAAAGAAGTTTCTAAAGCTGGTCACTCTCATAGTTTATCAGAATTATCTGGTATTAATGAAGCAGTAATCGAGCTAATGAAGAAAAATACTGCATATAACTCTGAAAGATTAAATGGATTAACTTCCGATGAATATCTAAAGAGTAAAGGATATCAAGAGCTTATTGTATTAGCTGATATGAAATATCCTAATATTAAAAATCTATCAATGGTTCTAAATAATAAGAATACATTTAGCATATCTACTATTAAGTTAGAATTATTGATTAACTATTGTCCAGTAAATATGACACTATATCTAACTGCTGATCGTGGAGCTACATATGTAGATCAAGCTGATAGCTATGTATCTAGTAAACTAATTGGCTTTAGATTTAAAGTTCAAAATACTGGAGATAAATTCAGTTTTTCTATAAATAATATTGATGTATTTACTGCTAAGATTGTAAAATTATCAGTAATCAATAAAACTTCTACAGGTATTAATATCCCTGATGTGACACAATTAAAGACTAATTTAGTTGTATCTACTCCTGCAGGATTTAATGAATCTGAAGGGGAACTTATTAGAATTAGACCAATAATGAATTATAATTCCATTTCTATTAATGGAATGAGTAAATCTTTCATTGCTACTAATTTTAATATGAAACGATTCTATGGTAATTCTAATGCATCTACTTTTGCATATTATCCAGTATTAACTGATTGCATTTGCATTGGTGATAAAACTGGTAATGTAAAGGTATTTGATTTAAGAAATAAAACAGCAATCAAAGTATATGATCTAAGTAATGGATCTATTAACTTTAGATTTACTGATGTAAATAGTAAAGATTTTGATTCTGCCACTAATTTATTGATTGATGCTGGTTCGGTATTTAATGGTCAATATAATATATTAGCATTAGGTAATACTGAAAATAATTTCTTCTATCCATATGGGTGTATTGATCGTTTAGACGATGGGACTAGAAGTCTTACATTTAATAATGTAACTGATATTCCAGATTGGGTGTATGCAATTAGAGATCATTATCGTTCTCTTCTCGGTCTATCCCCATTAGTTAAATTAACTGGTAGAATTAATGGTGTTGCATATAATGGTACATCTGATATTGAAGTGCCAGCAGCTAAATTGAAAACCCCAGTGAATATTAATGGCGTTCAATTTGATGGTACTAGAGATATCACCATTACTGCAAGAGCAAATGGCGGTAATGCTGATTCTCTTGGTAATTTAAATGCAAGTCAATTCGTTAAATTAACTGACGTTGGTAATGCTGCTAATAAAATAGTGAAATATAATGAAAAAGGTCAATTAGAGTGGCCTAATGGATATAAAGAATACTTTGAATGAAACAAGTTAAAGATAGTACTATCTCGTATAGTACTATCTTTAAATATTTAATGGAGACTTAATATGGCAAAGCTTAATATAAAACGTGTTATAGAAAGTCCTGATGGAAATAAAGAATATCTGACTTTATATACTACTTTAGAAGAAGTAAATGGTCTCGGTAAAGCATTTGAAATACCTAATATTGGGAAAGCATATTATGGTATTGGCGAAGTAACTGATCCTCAAGCTTCTGCTAAAAAAAGATTTAATATTAATGGTACAGTTATGGCTGCACTCAAAGAGGTTACTACTAGATATTATAGTAAATACTTCTTATGTGATATTGGTGATAACGATATCGTATTACCTCCAGATGCTATCAGTGTAGAATATACATTGATTGGTGCTGGATCTGGTATGGCAATATTTAATAATCATATTTATTATAGCGAGAATGATGCTAAGATAAATGCCACTGATTATAATAAATTTGTAAAAGATATTAATAAGATTTATCCTAATGGTATTAATGCTGGATCTATTTTATCTGGTTCTGCAACCAAATTATCATTGGTGAATGCAGATGATTCTGTAAAAGAAGTAGCAATTGCTAAAGGTGGAATATTAGAGATATATTCCGCTAATCTATCTACTCCAACATCTAAAACTACTAATAATTTATTATTTGATTCTAATAAAGTAAATTTCGATAAAGAAGTTTTAGAATTTAAAAATACTGCTAATTCTAATTATCGACCTGGTATTATTAATAAACTTATTGGTCATACTGTTAGTAGAAATAATTCAGTATCTGAAGATACAAGTAAAGAACTTCCTATAAATATAGGCAACGAATATGAATCTCTAATTAAAAATAGATTAGGGATCACTGATAAAGATATAAATTATTTTATACCTTTACGCACAAATAAAGGTTGTACTATTTATAATAAAATGGGGCCTTACCTAAAAACTCTTCTAAGTTACAATAAGCAGGCAAATACTGACCAAAAAAATATTCTTTCTGCTATAGGTACAAACTCTGCAAACTATTTTAAAGGGTTAATAGAAAATGAAACTATATTCCCAGGTAAGTTTTTGTCTAAGCATCTAAATGGATTTAAATTAACTAATGATGATATTGGAGAAATTCCTCAATTACCAAAAATAATAAATCCAAATTATACTGAAAATTATACATTTAGTGAATTTGGTTTAAATGCTGATAATGAATCAGAATTCTTCAATAAGTTATTTACAAATTCAGTAGATACTAGTTCTATAAATGGTAATGAAATATATTATTATAGCGATAACTCTGGAGTAGTATCCAAACTCAAAGCATTAGCTAAAACAAATATAAACTCTAATACAAGAACTGATGGATTTATTAATTTATTCTATAAGAATATCTCTAAGAAGTCTTTCAATACTGACGCAATTGGCGGAAAACGTATTAAATTTAATGGAGTTACTACTAGTAATAATAATCTTAGTAAATACTTTGATCAAGATACTTTAAAATGCGAATTCAATGTAGGTAGTAATCTTAAATTAGATTACTCTTTTTATTTTGGTCAACTTCAAACTTTGTTCAATGAAACAAATGACAAATATGATTTCACAAATGATGATACTTTCTATAAATTCAACCCATTTAGTGCTGGTTGTATTACTGGTACTCCATCTGAAGTTGTAAAAGGTATAGTCAATGTAAAAGGTTGTAAAGCTATACGTCTAAGTATTGGTGAACATGGTAAAATTTATAATAATAAAATAGGATTGGATGCCAACGATTATTTTAAAGATATCGAAGCCAATGGGTTTGCTATTATTAAAATTAATTTCACATCAAATGCGTTATACACTGCAAGCGATGATCAATATTTAAATAATCTTAAATATAGTTTAAATAATACATATAATTCGTATGCTGCTATATCTAAAGATAAATTACCTTTCTATGATTCAATTAACAGCCAAATTTGTCGTGAAGTCATATCTGGTAACAAATCTAAGATGTCTCCGAAATATACGACCGCTCAAATATTAAATAGGACGAATGGTAATACAACAAGGATAAATAGATTTAATCCTATAATAGCTAACACATCAGAAGATGCAATTTTCTCCAATTTTTATCCTACAGAAAGTAGCTACTTATTGGATTTAAATAATGATATTATATATCCTTCTATGATATATAATCTTCATGATATAACTCCAGTTAGATATAATCCTTTATACACTAAATATATATCATTATCAGCTTTTTATAATTCGAATCCTATTAATAATTTTAATAATTTTATTAGAATTATGGAAAGCGATTCCGCTAAATACTTATACTCTTTAAGTAATATTAGTGATTATGATATTCAATACTCATCCTCAAATCTAATAAGAAATAATGATTTATTCTATATTAATTTTAATAAATCTAAGAATTTAAGATCTATATATAATATTAAGAGTAAATCTAAATTAACAGTATTAGATTTACGTAGCATAAATGGCGATCTAAATTTAAACAATATTACTACAGATGGTGATATAAAAGTTTTATTTAATCATCAGGCTACGTTAGATTTATCTAATTTCCTTAAAGATTTTAAGGGTAATTTTATTGCAGACCCTGCTATTCCAGAAACTTGTATTTCTAATTCTATAAGTAATACTAATGCATTATCGACTGCATTTAATAATGCTCAAAATATTAAAGATTTAGGTATGCACGAAATTAGGAATGATAGAAATTATAAAAATCTAGCGTTCAATAATGTTTATGCTAACTGCTTAAATCTAACCCATACTACTAAGAATTTTAATAAATTAGTAGAAAATTCTACAGATAGTACTAATTTCTCTATGCTATTCTATTCATGTAAGAAATTAAATACAGAAGAAATGCTAATTAATTTTGGTAATCATACCGGCAAATTAAATATGTATGCAATGTATTATAATACATCAATACCATTAATAAATGATACTATTGATTATAGTAATCTTGCAAATGGTTCATTAATGTATGCTAAAACTACATTAAATCATCCTCTCAATAATGAAAAAGTAGCAAGATTCTACTTTACTGATAAAATGGCATCGATCTTTAGTGAAACTACATTTAATGATATTAATTTTACACAAAAATTAGTAAGTAAATATAATACATTTGCTACCGATACAAATGTGAAAAATCTAAATGTATTTAAGAATGCAATATTCCCTAGTGATCAAGAAAATAACCCAGATTTAGTTTATAAGCTAAGTGGTAAATATAATAATCATGGTAAAATTAATACAGATGCAAAATTAGAATTTGAATATACAGAACCTATTACTGATATTACAAATGATGATATGGGTATGAAAAACATGACTATGGGTTATGATTTGAAATTACTCCAATCAAATAAGTTCATTGATGGAGTAACAAAAGTAACTGCATCATCAATTTTCCCAATGGTCAAATCTAATATATTTAATATGAAATTTAATAGACTGATACCAGGTCCTCGTACAGTTGATACAGAAACAAATGTTAGATTTATTCTTTCAGAAAAAGCTACAGATGTTAAACTTTTAGGACCACTAGTACCAGGATTTGAAGATAAATATCATGCTGAAGTTTATGGTATTAATAAGAATTTTGAATTAACATCAAATTCTACATATGAAAATATTGTAAATACTCTAAGCAACGTTTATGGCGCAGCATGCTCTTGTATGTATAATCCAAATGAGTATCAAAAAAATAATGATGGATTATATAATGAAGACGGCCCAGATAATGATCATATATTGCATGATAGTATTATTCATTATGATAGAAAATATCCTATTAATATAAAAATATACTATCAAGATTATAAAGATGATCAAGCTGTTCCTACAAGTACAGCTACATTAATGAAAGAAATAACTAATGTTGATGAAATTGTACATCTTTCTATGTTTACTGGTGCAGATAGTAGAGATAAAAAAACTACGGCTATTTTTATTGATAAAAAAGATGGTCAACAAGAACGTATTGATTTCACAAACTTCTCTAACAAAAGCAAGAAGATTTTAATAGTCATTTCTAATGGTCAAAATAAGATTGTAGTAGTTTTATATAGAATTAATTATAGTAAATATGTAGTATTATATGATGAATCTTGTAGACTTAAATGGGCGTCATCTGAATCACCTTATAATATTTCATTTATGGCTAATAAAGACTATACAGATGAATCTTTAAAATCTAAACCTAGAACTACACCAGTTCCTACTAATGAATGCATTATAACATTTAATACTAATTCACTAGATAGAAATGCTTTAGGTGAATTACAAGAATATATTAAGTGCGTGAATTATCGTAGATCTAAACCAGTCCATGCTATAATCAAAATTAGAGACAAAGCTAACTGGAATAACATACTAACAACTCAAACAATTTAAGGAGAATCTTATGAGAAAATATGCACAACTTTTTCATGGAGAAGTAATTTATATTATTGATTCATTTGCGTCTTTAAGTGATTTAAGAGAGCACTTTTCACAAGATACAGTATGGCTTGATGTAACTGATGTAGAAGATATTGAAGTCGGTTATATTCAAGTTGTAGATAGAGATGGGCGAATTACATTTAGACCAAGTGTCGATAATGAATTTGAATCTTTATCTGAATCTGAAAAAATCAACGCAATGATCTATGCTGCTAAAGTAAGACGAGATAAATATCTTGATGAATTAGCTCAATCTAAAAGATATTTAGATGCACGTGATTGTTTTGATTACGATTATGGCATTTATTCCGATGGCCATAAGCTAAAGGATCTTAAGTTTAAATTAGATCAATTTATTTTAGATCGAGTTCCTAGTTTGATATCTTTAGATGCTGCTAGGAATCTAGATTTTGAATCTGAAGCAAAACGATTAGAATTTGAATGGTAAGAAAGAAATACCCATAGGAGTTCAACTCCTATGGGTATATTTTTTTATTAATATATCCAGAAAGAATAAACTCCTTTTGATTTATATATTATTATTGTGATTCATATATCTTATATTTATCTTAAGGAGGAAAAGTATATGAAAATTTTTAGCGTATGTGCAAGAGTAGACTACAATGGTCAAGATGTTATCGACTTAGGCTTATTTAAGTCCTCTAATGCTGCGTTATTAGCGATGAAAACATTTATTGATAATCATGTTAGATCCGCTAGTAAAATTAGTATAGAGCTATTTACCTTTAGCGATAATACTTTGAACGATGATGCTAGTCTTCCATATACGACTACTGATCTTATGTACAATCCTAGTACTAAGAAGTATGATGATCTAAATCCAGTATTATTTGTATGATATTGGTAGGAGGGAGATTAACTTCTCCCTCCTTTTATTTTTTTTTGTAAAAATAACACCCATAGGAGTTCAACTCCTATGGGGGGTATTTTTATATTAGAATTTCATCATTGGATAAAGATTGATGTGATCTGGATGAATATGAGGATCATTTGAACTATACACTTCTGAAGATCTAGATGCATCAAACTTCAACTTTTTACCAAAGTATTGTTTATTGAAAGTTTCCATATTTGCACCAGTATTGGTTGGATCACTATCTTTAACAAATGCCCCAGATGCCTCTTCTATACCGATTTGACCACCGGTACGAATAGCCATTTCACCGGTAATTTTAGGAGCACTAGAAGTGACATAATTACCAATATCTGGAGCATCTATATCAGCCTTTAGATATGTATATCTATAGTCTGGTAAGAAGAATTTATCAGTTCCAGATTTTCTAAATAGACCTTTTTTATTCACATCAGTAGTCCAAAGTCTATTCTTTTCAGCGAAATCATAAAGTCTAGGATATCTAGCAATGGTAACTTCTGCACCATTAGCCAATACATATCCATCTGGTTTATAAGGTAATAATACAAGTTCCCCAATAAGATGATTATCGTCTTTATCAAAATATTGTACTGTAGAATTACCTTCTAGGCTAATAATAGAGCCTATAACATTGCTGTTACTTTTCAATGTAGTAGCATTATTATTATTTACAAAAACTGCATTATTAGATACAACTTGGTATGCTTTTCCTTCATAGATGAATTTTTCACCTTTGACAAATTTAGCATTAGTATTCCAAATTCTATATCCACTTTGCATTTCGATAGCTTTAATTAGAGTTATAGCCATGGTTTCAACACTACTATTAGCAGTTTGCGCAATCTGTCTAATAGATTCCATAGTTTCACTTACAGTAGAAACATTAGCCAATTCTAACCAGTCATTATTAGACTTATTATCTAAAGCAAATTTAAGAGTTTTTGTTGCTCTATTATAACCAAATTGGCCAGCAAAGTTAGGAGTTCCACTTAGATTACCGCCAATATTGAAATGGTCAACAGATAACCAACCATTTTGGCCATCAGCGATATAGTATTGAACTCCACCATAAGGCGCCCAACCTGGAGCAATTTGACCTTTAGTGATACCACTCAATTTAGGTGGAGTTATATAAGGTCTAAATATAGTATTACCATTAGATGGAACTACAGTTGTATTCCAGTTAAATGGAGTATTTACTAGAATTGTACCGCCGCCAGATGTATTCATTACATAGTATACATTGTTAGCTGTATTTGTATCGCCACCTACAGTGATATTAGAGTTAGGGCTGGTAGCTAAACCAGATCTAGCACCACCATTTAGTGTGATATTATTACAAACTACATTAGAGCCATCTGTTACTAAGATATGAGTAAATCTATCTCTTAGAACTACACTATTATTAAATGTGCATCGTTCAAATCTACCGTTAGTATTACTCATTACTATATTAGCATAGTCAGTATCAGATGCTACTGTAGGATATACTTTGAATTGAATATTTTCAAATCCAACATATTTAGAATCTTTAATGATTAATGGTGGTAAGAATACATTGCCACTACCATCACGCTTGAATTCTAAATGGCTTTGAAGATTTTTAATTACAACTCCAGTTCTTGAACCGGAATCTGCAAAATCATTTAAATGATCATCGCCAGTATAATCACCAGATTTGATATTAACATTTATATCACTATAGTTATTGGAATGAACAAATCTAATTACATCACTTAAATTATTAAATGGTGTTTCTTTATCGCCAGTTCGATAATTTCCAGTATATGATTGGTCTAAATAGATGTCTAATGCAGAGCCCTGCATATTAACGCCATCACGTAATATTCTAGAATTATAGCTAACACTATTATTTTTAGAAGTATATGTGATTTTAATATCTTCTACTTGATCACCAAGGCCATAAATATTAGCACCAAGCTCAGATAATGTAACTTGATAGTTATGACCAACTGTATTACCACGAAGTTGTTTAGCATTTGCTGTAACTACAACATCAGTAGGGCTAATTTTGCGATATACTGCTGGCATTTCAGTAATACCATGGTGGTGAGATTTGAGTAAATCTACATTAGAAGGTACATACTTAGCGGTATTTTGCATACCTTCAGTTAAGCAATCACCTTCTAAAACTACATTACGGCCAATATAGCTAACTAATAATCCGATAGATAAATTATTATAATTATTATTGGCTTTATTACCAGTCTTATAATAATCATAATCTGCTTGAGAATTATTATAGAAAGTTAGTTCAGCACCATTAAAAGATTGCAACCCGTTAGGAGCAACTTCGCATGGTATATTATTAGATGTACATAAGTTATTATATTTATTATATAAACTTTGCAATACTGATTGACTAATACCATTTGGGCCACTAGTAAATGCAGTTTTAGATACATCTGGAAGGTATACTTTTTCTACCTTTTTACTAGTAATTAATTTTTCTAGATTACCATAATGATCTGCATGGAAATGTGTAATCAAAATAAATTTAAATTTAGTTATTTGATTTTCATCCATGCATCTTGTTATGGATTGGAATGATTGATTAGATTCGCTAAAGCAATCAACCATAAACCAATTAGCATTATCAATCCCTACAATTGTGCAATCACCTAAATCGGTTTCTGCTCCATATTTAGGAAAGATAACACTTAAAGATTTTTCATCAGCTTTTTGTATTTCTTTTTTGAATGCCGTTAATTCATTTCTGAAATTATTTACAGATTCATCTAATTCTGGTCGATAAATAGTTACTTGATTATTAGATCCTCTACTACGAGAAACCTTATAAACAACTAATTCAAATGTATCGCCTTTATCGGCAGAATAGCCTAGTAATACTATAGATTTAGAAGTTTCACTAAATTTATAGTTAATGCCTTCTGTCAATCTAATACCATCTTGAAATACTTCTAATTTATCAGTACCAGGATTGTAATTTAATGCATCAAATTTGATGCTAGACTCACCATCAGCAGCCACAGTATATGTATATGTAGTACTATCAATAAGATATGGCATACCATTTGTTACATACAAACGATTAGATTTAGAATCAAATTGTAGTGATAATTCATCATTAGCTTTAATTTGACCAGCTTTTACTGGAGATGCGCTGACAAAAATTGGGTAAGATATGCCACCAACCGTAATTGTGGCATTATCTGCAACGTCAGCATGGAAACGAGTTAATAGGATATTACCATCGATTAGTTTATAATCATCAGATAAGTTAGTTCCCATATGGGAATTATCATCTTTAGTAGTACAACGGATAACAATAGCACTTCTATCCATTAAGTTAGCCATTACATCATATAGACCTTTAACTGCTGCACTTGTAGCAACTGCAGTAGTATCATTAGTCATATAATCATTGCTATACTTAACCATTCTATCGATAGGAATAGTACCTTTAGCAATATATGCACCATCAATGAAATTCATTGTTTCAAGTTTAGGAGCTTGAGTATTATAAATGAATTGGAAGTTGATAGTACGGTTAATATCTACTTCTTCTTGGAAAGTAATTGTATTATTTTCCACAGAATAACGATTTGGATAGATTTGAACTGTACCAATATATACAAGCATAGCATTAGGATAGTTGAAATATCCTTCAAATGGTACTGGAATATTGAAAGTTTTACCTTTCTTAGTTACTACAATAGAATCAAAGGAAGAAGAAATATGAGAAATCTGTCTGACTTTAGATTCTACTGTTTCACCATCATCAGTATAAACCTGAGATGCAATTGTTAAAGGGGCAAAACGTTCTTCGCCTTTAACTAAAGTTGTTGGGATAATATTTTTATAATCCCCAATAACTTTACTAATTTCTTGGGAAGCAATTACATTATTCCAGTTCTTTTCTTGAGTCCAAGTATAGAATAATTGAGTTCCCTTTACATAGTATACTTTGCCAGCACTAGCTTTATCATTATTAGATAATTTAAATCTGTCGGCATCTGTATCTAAAGCTACAAAGGAAGAAGTTTTAAAACGAATATCATAAGCAACGTCATAAAATGCTTCATTTGTATCATTTGTTAATATAAACTGACCCTCGGTAATAGGGACCTGAGATAGATCAGCCCGATTAGAAGGTGTAAATTTTAAAGTCGCCATCTAAATAAACCTCCAGATTAATTATCGATATTTGCGTCTTTACCTACAAAGGTAGGAGAAACGGTACAGAACCAGTTAATACCACCATCATAAGAATTAAGTCTAACTAATTGAGCTTCATTATTCTTACTAGGGATAATACGTTTAGGTAATTTAAGTTCAATACCATCTTTACGAGTAATATGTACATTGAATGCTTGAGCCCCAATATTATGAGGGCTAAGAATCAATATGATTTCTTGAGTTGTATCAGATACAGCTTTGATGGTAAATTGAGGTTCAGCAGTATCTAATAGGAAGTTGTATACAACACCAGGCGTAATTTCCTTAGAAACACCACCAGCTAAGTTAACTTGAGATTCTTGTCTTAAGTTATTTCTATTAGTATTAGCGGCTTCAAGAGCTCTAATTTTAGGCAATGGATCTTCAGCAGATAATAATCCATTTACTTTAGATTGTAATTGTGCAAAGCTATTGGTTAATGTATTTGTAGTTTGTTCAACTTTTAATACATTTTGTGTTAAGTTAGGAATAGCTTCCAATGCAGTAAGTCTTGTTTTATAAGAGGTTAAAGTATCACCAATATTCAAGTTATCATAAGCATCAATACGTGCACCCAAAGCATCACGAGCTTGAGTATTAGTGGTATTATATTTCTTTAATTCTTCTAATTCACTATTAACCAATCTAGTTCTAGTTTCAATACCATCAGAGATAGTAGAAACTTTTTGTTTCAATTCATTAATAGTTGCAGTATTGTCACCAGCTTGCTCTAAGGTGGATACTTTTTGTTGTAGAATACTAATCTGAGGTCCATAATCTGTCTTAGCTTCAATTTTATCAACCTTACCTTCAACAGTTTTAACTCTAGCAGTTAAGTCTTCTTTTGCTTCTAAAGCAACAAGACGTTTCTTAGCATCATCGATACCAGTTGTAACAGCTTTTACATTATTAATTGCAGATTCAATCTTACCATTAAGCCCGTCAGCTGTTGTTTGAGCACGAGTAGCAGTTTCTTTTGCAGTATCAACATCTCTTCGTAGAATAGGAAGATCAGCATATTGGTCTGCAGTAATTTTAATCTTAGCTACATCTTCTTGAAGTTTCTTAAATTTCTCTGCATCTGGAGGTGCAGTTTCTTCTAAGTGACGTACACGATCTACGATATCAGTATCAGTACGAGCTACCCATTTAACTACATTACCATCTTTAACTGGGTAGGTATTATTATTTGCACTTTTGAATCCGTTAATTTCAATATTACCATCAAAATTAGAAATGGAATCATTATCGAATTTGATTTGAGGAACCCGATAACGCTTATTAGGTTCATCTAAAGTTTTAAGGTTAAATTCAGATAATTGTTTAATATATTCGCCTAGGTTTACAACACCTACGCCTTTGATATTGAATGTATAGTTAGATAAGTCTACATTCTTCTCTACTTCTTTTAGAATAAGTTCTGTTATATCAAAGATAACAGATTTATCTTCAGCCGAAACTACATATAGCTTACCCTTTTTATAGTCAAATAAGATTTCTTTCTTCTCTGCCATAAAACGAGAGTTATAATCTAATGCTATAAGAGGGACACGAAGACCATTATAGTTGGAAGTTGCCATTATCGTTTACCTCCTTGAAAAGTTAGATAATTACATTAATGTTCAAAAATAGAGCTAGGACACAAAAGGCCCTAGCTCTATAGTTTTGAACTTAATTAACCATTTTTATTTATAATAGTATCACCATCATGAATAATAACTTTATCGATATCAATGATTTCATTTTCATCGTCAAAATCAATTTCAGGTAATGGTTTATTGAATACTGGTTTATCTTTTTCTAATATAGCTTCCTCTTCGGAAATTACATGAGATAAACTTGGATCTCCAACTAATTCGCTATTCTTAGGCTCTACATTTAGTTTTTCATAATTAATATGAGGGTTAGCTAAATGATCAGCATTAAGAGTATTAGCAATATACATATTTTTATTGAAGGTATTTACATCTTCAACAGCTGTAGTAAATGAAATACCAGCAGCACCATGTAACTTCTTATTTTCATATCTAGTCATATCTAATTGAGTAGATGTTGTTTGAGGAGTTACATAGATTGTATAGCTTTCCATTGGTTTAACTTTGATATATGTAGTAACCTCTTCAGGAATAGTACTAATGCTTCTGGAAGCAGATACACCATTAGCCAATAGATAGTTAAATCTTTGTCTATATGTAGCGTTATTACCAGAGCTATCAATTACATATGTATCTGTAGGTTCTACGAAACCAACTTCAGTTGTACCAATAGCAAATTCTGTATGATCTGTAGCAAATAATAATTCACTACCGCCGATAACAGTATTTAACAATGTGGAATCATATTCATTAGCAATTCTATCGTAGAATTTATTTACATCTAGATCTTCTATATTACCTGGCTCTGGAATTGGAGCAGTAGAGAAGTCAATGTAATTATACCCACAGAATTGGAAGCTTGCAGAATGTCTATCAATATGATTTGGATTAGCATCTGTAGGAGTACTCTTATATCCACTACACATTGTAAGGATAATTTCAGCTACATGATCAGGGCAAGTCCAATAGAATTCGCCTGGATCAGTAAATGGTTGATTATATTCAAGCATTGTTTCATAACTATAGATTTCAGCAAAATCTTCAATATATTCATCAGCTACTCTTGTAGTATCACCTTTATATAAAACTACTGCAGAATGTCTATCGGAGTCGAAGTTAATTCTATAAGGTAGATTATATTGAGGTAAATCAGTCTTGCATAAATTATATGCAATATTTACAAATCCATTTTCAGGAACTTTGATTCTATATTTTAAACCAGGGTAAACTTTCACATTAGTAATTACTTCTTTATGATAGTAATTAGGTCTGAATCTACCACGAGTTTCTACAGTATCATTAGATCTTTCTGGAATAAACGATGGTTCAAACATATTCTTCGTCAAGTCTAAATTAGTAGAGTATGGTTTATCTAATGGGATACTAGCTTTAGTTAAGTTATTATATCCAATTACTTTTTCTACATAATCTGCAACTTGAGTTGGTAATACGTAACTAATACCACCATATTCAATATCAGAATCTGTAAAGTATCCAAGAGTTTGCATTGCTTTAGTAATTGGTTTAATACGTCCAGCAGATGCAATTGTTTTCACATTGAGTAAAGATACGCCTTTAGGAACTACAAATGTATACTTAGCAGGAGAGATATATCTATGAGTAGTTGTAGCTAATTCATAAATAGATCTATTTTTCAATGTAGTTGTATCGTAAGTATAAACAAATGGTAATCCTTTATTTATACCATTACCTAAGTAATGAGTTCTGATGATATCATTAATAATAGCTTCTTGAGAAGTATCTGGTACAATATGACCTTCAAGATCTGTAATATTATTATAGATATTGAATAGTTTATTGATATCTTCATTGGAAACTTGGTTCATGATAATATCATAATCAGAGTTAATATTTCTATAAGCATCTAATTCAGGAATAGATGGAGTGTAATCGATCAATACAGTATTGAAACGAGTTTGAACGTCACTCTTAAGCCTAATAATATTATTAGCAATATCCTTAATATTATCTCTATCGATTTTCTTACCATTGATGTATAAGAAGTAAAGATTGTTATTCATAGGATGCTCTAAGTCAACACGATTCAAATAAATATAACCACGTTCATTAATCAATGGATGTTGTACATCTTCTCGATCTAGTGATTTATTTGATTGGTTGGCAATATAGAAATATAGGAATGATAATTGTTGACCTTTAAGAAGAGATTCATCATAATTTAATAAGTATAACTTATTATTGTCAACGTCAATATTATATCTTGTAGGATCTAAGTAAGTTTGATTTGCAAATACCATTACAGAGTTACCTTGTTTGAAGTAGTTTCTATATGGTAAAGGAATATCAAATTCCATTTGATTATCTACAATAGCATCAACGTCAATAATTTCTTTTTGAATTACTACATAATCAGAATCAATCAATGTAAACGTAACTTGACGATCAGTTGTAGTTACAATATTATCATCAATGATAGTCAATGTATTATTCGTTTTAGAAATTGTATATTGAGATTCTCTAATAAAAGTAGAACCAACAGTGACAAGAATCTTCTTATCTAATAGCATAGAATCTGTCCAAGGAATATTGAATACTCTTTGTCCATTTTCAGAGCATACTACAGATTGTGTTTTGAAAGTAGCGTATTTAGAAGTATCGGCAATCTTACCAATAGTTGCAGTTTCAGAATCAATTTCTTCAAGATATGCAAATATAAATGTAAGAATACGTCCTTCTGGAACTCTATCTTCATTACTTAAGAATCTAAAGTCATTACCATCGATTTCAAATCTACGATTATCAATATATGTATCACCAATTACGCAGAAGAACTTACTTTCTTTTCTATTATAATCATGGAATAACTTAGGTAATTTAAATACCATCTGACCATCTTGATCTGCACGAACTTCTTCAATAGCAGTTTTTACAGATAAGTTTTTGCCAGTGATAAAGTTGAATACTAATTCTTGTCCTCTATCTAAACCTTCAGTAGTAAGTAATTCAACAGTCTTTTCTTTTTTATCAACGTAGTATTCATTGCTATTCAAGAATACACCATTCTTAATCAAGAAGAAACTATTGTCATCTTCGAAGTATTTAGTATATGGTAGAGGAATACTGAATTTAGTTTGATTAGAAATTGTAGCTCTAACAGTAACTGCAGTCGTACTTACTTTATTCTTATCATTAGGATAAATGAATACAAATACTACAGCTGTACCTTTAGCAAGACCAGTATTAACATTTAAGAATCTGATGGTCTTAGTCTTTTCATTAATAATATATCGATTAGGATTTACATATAACCCACGATATGAAACAAAGAAGAAACCATTAAATCCTTCTGGATAAGGAATTTCAAATTCTAATTGATTATCTCTTTCAGTAGTAACGAATCTAGGATCTACATTAAGTACATCTTCTTCTTCGATACCACCATAAGGGTTAAGATCAATATTTTTATTGTAAATAAATACAAATGTCAATTCACGACCATAATCTACATAATCATCAGGATCAGTAAATACGATCTTACGGCCAATTACATTATATCTAGATTGGTCTACCATAACGGAGCCTCTCATTAAGAAGAAGCTTTTGCTATTTAGTAATTGAGATCTAGATGGGTAAGGAATACTAAACATTGGTTGTTTATCTATAGTCGCTCTGACTGTAACTACATCAACTTGGTTAGAACGACCAATATCTACATAGTTAAAGTCATAAGGTAAATAGAAAACATCGATTGTATCACCAGGTTGAGCCACTCTACGGACATGGATACATACTTCAGTGGATGTATTTTCCACTTGTGGTACAATTACCCTATACATGTCTTTTGTAAGCATTCTATTATTATGGAATACTACAAATCGTTCAGTATTAAGACAAGGAATAAAGTCACGACTAAAGAAATAACGAACTGTTGGTTTATTTACTTGGAAATGAGCATATTTGAATTGGTTTTTAGCAGCCATGTAAATGGTCTTACCATAATATGCTGGATTTGTAAATGTAATTCGTTTATGATCTTTATCAACTTTATATTTAACGTCAAAGATAGTACGTTTATTGAAGTTTAGCTCTTTATAAATATGATCTTCAGTATAGTTAGCAAATACCATCAAGTCATCATATTTAATTAGAGTATTTTCAATACTATTATTATCTTCAGTGCAGTTTACTTCGATAAAGTTATTATTAACTCCAGTGAAGTAAACAACTTCAAATGTATTATAATCTGCAATCTTAGAGATTTCAGTATCAGTCAATGGAACTTCAAAATCAGCTCCAACATAACGAATTCTATGATAATGATCCCATAGTTCGCCATCTTTATGAATCATCACATATACATCTGGACTCTTATGGAATCCACGAGGCATTCTTAATACATTATTAGAAATATTTTGCTTAAATTCAGCACCAGTGAATTGACGGCTATGAATTTTAAGACGTTTCTTATATAAATCATTGAATAACTTAGAGTTATATCGACTTATATATCTAATACCAGAGTTTACATTATCTTCATACTCAGTATCACCTTTGTATTTGAAATCAAAGTCTCTACCTAAAGCAGTTGTGTCTAGTTGAGGCATTTCATTCTCTTTTTCAGCTACCAAGTGTTTAAGAAGAGTTGTATTTTCAGGAATAGTAATATTACTTAAGTTATGGTTAGTAATATCTCTATAGAAGTATTTAATATCCAAATCATAATCGATTGGATCCCCATTATTCATAGAAATTAAGTTAAGATTCTTAACTTCTGGATCTAAATCTTTATCAAATAAAGAGTTCTTCCAACATAAGAAGTTATTATTAGTTAACTTGAATTTAGAATTTACTCCTAGATCATAATTAACTAATTTACCACCATTAAGAGTTTTGATGTTACCATAAGTAACACCCATCTTTTCAGTATCTAAACTATAAACAGTTGCACCAAATCCAGATAGTGTACCATCATCGGCGAATCGGAATAATTCTTGATAGCCGCCAGGGATACGTCTGGATTCAGAATAACTCATATATGTATAAGGGAGATTTACTATAGCTACTTTTTCGATATGAAGACCATTAACATCTTCAGTCTTCATTTCATCAGCTACAATATATGTATATTTGGAGTTACGAACAACTCGGAATGAAGACCATTTAATATGATGACCATTTACAAATAGCATAAATGGATATACTAAACCTTCATTAACTGCATCAGTCATTCGTTTATCAAAGTTAATATTTTTTCTATTAACTTTTAGAACTCTATATCGAACACCAGTTACTCGTAAGATGAAACCTTTTGTTTCATAAGTTACATATTTACGAATACCATCAGCAACGTAGTAGTTTGTCTTCTTCCAAGACAAATCTACTACTTCTGGTACTATACCTTTTTGAATACTAGAAATATTAGTTGTAGAATAATTCTTAAGTTGATCAACGTAGTTATAAACTTCGTTATCGTAACGCTTCATAGTAATTGCCTCCCGTTTCTAGAATACTTTTTACATATTCTGGAAGACCACGGTTAGTAACTTTTTCAATAGTAGATTGATTATTCAAATAGCATCCAATATAAGCATTAGTCATCATAGAAGAGAATGCAGGGAAGTATTCTAATGCGAATAATGTGGATGGAGTATATAATTTAACCCAAGCAGCAATAACTGCTTCAGTAGTTAATTTTTGTAATTTTAATGCTTCACGAAGCATCTTAACAAAGTTATCAATATTTCTGAAGGAGTCTTTATCAATATAAGTTTCAATCAATTCAACTTCGCGTTCAGAGATACGAGCAATTTGTTTAGAGAAGTCTGTATTATTTGCATATTCATAAGTATCTTTAGCTCCACCCATGATATTACGAATGAAATATTGGGAAGCTAAGAATACACAACGATTATGGATATTACTTACAGAGTTAGTTTTGAATAAGTAATTAATTACATTATTGAATAAACTTGCAAATGCATAAGACCCAGCTTTGATAGTAGAAGATTTAGAAATGATTCCACGATAGCCAGAGAAGTACATTAAGTTTACAGATGCATCTAATAGATATGCAACTAATTGTTTGATATTATTGCATACATATTTGCCATCTTTTTTATCAAGAATTTGAGAGCAGTCAACGTATACAATGTATTTACCACTACCACCTTTAACATCTTTTGCAGTAACAACACGAGTGCTACGATTTAGAGGATGTTTGCTAATATATAATCTAATAGATTTAGATTCCATTGCAGCAACTAAGAAGCCACCAACTTGGCTTTTCTTAACATCATATGCTACATCAGAGAATTCATCGGATTTTACGTCAATTAGAGTACCACCATGAATAAAGTTTAGAATGGATTTTTCATATTCATCTTTATATTGCTTAAAGATGAAAGTTTCGTTTATCAGTTTACAATTCAACTGTTGTGCCATTTAGTAAACCTCCTTGAGTTATAAGAAATATTACTACAATGTTTAAAATATGAGTGTATACACCCCTAGGGGCTTGAAGCACCTAGGGGTTATATAACACTGGAGATTAATTATTAAAATGAAATTAAACAAAAGAAAAGAGTAAACTAACAAATAGAGCTCACAAAAATCTTAAGGTTAAGGTGAATATAGTTGGCGAAACTATATTTATTATAAAGTTCCCATGAAATTTTTATAAACAGTAGTTTTTACATTAAAATACTTTATAGTGATTGAGCGAGGTATTAATAAATGTCTTACTTTAATATAAATGACGATATAATTGAGACTGGAACTTATGAGCATGGTACAAATAAAGTTCCCAGTGTGACACAAGTATTACATCATATCCATGAGGATTATATAGCTAATTGGGCTAATTCTCTTGGATTCAAAGGTATAGGTTATAAAAAAGAATTAAATAGATATGCAACCGAAGGTACTAAAGTTCATAATGAAATTGAGAATTTTCTAAGAAATGGATCTCCAATGGTTTCTGGTGATAATATTAGTATGGGATTTGCATCATTTATTAAATGGTTTTTAGATGCTGGAGTAAATAGTGGCAAAATGATAATTCCACTAATGTTAGAGCAATCTTTCATTGGTAAATATTTTTGTGGCACTATTGATGCTGTATTACAAATTGGGGATAAAATTCATATAGTAGATTATAAGACATCTTCTACTATCGGATATAAGTATTTTATACAGCTTGCCGCATATAAATATATGCTAGATAAAGCTGGTTTACCGTGTGATTATTTAACGGTATTACAATTAGATAAATACAAAGCAAATGCAAATCAATATTCTATCTCAATTAAAGATAATGCTGAATTGTTAGATGAACTATTTAATGCATTTGTATATACTTTAGAATCTATGGTATCTATAAATACGGTTAAAGAAATTAAAGTATCAGATTTTAAATTTAGGAGTATCAAATGAACGAGATTAATGTATCTTCTCTTGATATTATAGCAAGAATTCTTACTATATTCATATTTTCATATATTTTAGTAGTAGTCATTCAAAATGTAAGAAAATCAAAAAATAAAAAATATTCTGCTGATGAAAATTTAAATATAATCAGTCACTTCTTAGTCGTAGGAACTAGTGTGCTATCTTTGTATGCATTACTCGTAATACTCTATGAAATTATAGTTAATCGTATAAGGTGATAGATATGTCAGATGGTAATATAGACGAGGTTGGCCTCCATCTATTATTTATACAAGCTTTGACAAAGAGGACTTCATATGATAAGTCTAATTTAGTATATAGAACTTATTGTCTATATTTATATAAGAAGTCTATAAATGATATAATCAAATATGTAAAGAATGAAAATATTTATGATGTATTATATGGACTTCTTTCAATTCAATGGTCTCTAAAAGATGCATATTATATATCAGAAAATTCTAGAATAGATAGAACTAAGGATAATAACTTTAGTGCTATCATCATAGAGAAAGATGATAAAAAGATAAATGCCATAGTTGGACCAATCCAATATACTGCATCTAATAAACATATTGAAGCTAATATAACTTATATAGATGATGATAATAGAATGGCTTATACAATCAATAAATATTCTAAAGAAGATGATAATCCTCTAAAGAAATATATAGAAGATGAAATCAGGAGTATTATAATTGAATTCATGAAGTCATTAATTAAAAATTCTTAATATTAATATATTATAAATATGAAAGAAAGGTCTAGTGATTTAAATCACTAGACCATTATTTTTATTTATTTTAGGAGGAGTATAATATGGACAATAATTATTTTGGCAGAACTCTACGACGCACGTTTGATATATCTGGTATAGATATTAGCGAAGCTGGAGTTAAACGATTATCTGATTCTACTGAATTTTGTTATGCGTGTTATACAATCATTGAAATTCTAAAAGTTCTTAAAGGACCAGATTGGACTCATCTTCTTAAGGAGATTGAATACCTAAGAGGCAAGATTACAAGAGCTTGTGGGTGGTATACAGTTAATGTATATACATTTGTAGGAACGTCTGATAAACATATCGAATTCAAATTATATCCAGATCAAATAGCTTGGATTTCTATTACATTTGCATTACGTGGAGATAATAGATTAGAAATTGTAAAATTAGATTACAATGAAGAAGCTGGAAATTTCTGTTATTTCGAAAATACACATTTGGCATTATTCATTGATGCAGTGTATAGTTTGTATGATACATTGTTTACTGCTATAGATTATGAGGATCCATTGATCAAGTGAGGAGATTTAATATGAAATATGGTGTAAAAGAAATAAAAAATTTTAATGAATGTATTAAGAATTTATTTACTCTATCTGTTTTAGTAAGAGGAATTCTTGTCTGTAAAAAGGGAACTAGAAGTGATATCTGTAAAACTTCAAAAGGTTTAATTACAGATACTCGTATTATTATTGGTGGTTCTAAGATAGCAATTCAAATTGGTAATATTAAGATTGCTGCAACCACATTGAAAACTAATGATATTAATGTGACTATTGAAAATGAAGATAAGAAATCTATGCGTGATATCAATGGTTTCATCTTAGATATCTATACAAATCTTACTAATAAATATGGCTTCTATGTACTTCCTGAATTTGAACCACATAATACAACTAAAGTTGTATATGCTAAGACTGGTGAAATCATATTAGCCACTTATACTAAACTTTGCAATAACTATGCAGATCGTGCTAAGTTTATTTATAATAGACTTACTGAAAATAAACTAACGCATTTAGATCTTAGTAAAAATACTGTGTCTATTGAAGAAAATAATATTCTTAGCATTGATGGAATATCCTATTTCAATTGTGAAAAAGATCTAGCATTTACTGTTGTGGATACAGATCGTAAATTAAAATTGTTTGAACTTACTGATCTATTCCCAGATGCAAGATCCATGTCAGGAATGGTTAAAGAAGTACGTGCAACTTTAGCATAAAATTATAAGGAGATTCTAATATGAGTCTCCTTATTTTTTTTTATTTTTATAGTATTTTTCACATACTCATAATACTTATTAATTTTTTTAGGAGCATAGTAAAATGAGCGATTACGTATACAATAATTTACTAAGAAATATTATCGATGAATTTAAACAAAAAGATCTTGATAATATTAAATATGAATTCTCTGAGAAAGATATTGCTAAAGCTAGAGTAGAATTATCTTTATACTGTAGAGATTTCGATGAAATCCCTGAAGAGATTCCTACAGTAGAAGATTTCTTACGTCCACAAAAAGACATTCTTCCTGTTAAACAATCTAGAGAACTTACAGAATTATATTCTTTCATTACTTTGATGAATGTAAATGATCTATTGAAACAACTAAAAGATCTCATTATTAATGAAGATAATTCTTATGTAATTTGTAATACTAAAGTATTAGATAATGAACGCATGATGACATGGGGATTTACTGCAAACTTCTTCTATGGATCATTTAATAATTTTAGCAATATAAAGATTAGATATGATAATCCTGGGATTATTGATAATAGTACTCATGATATCCTAGTCGCTGGGGTTGTAGATTTTATTTATAGTAACGTGAAACTTGGGTTATTGTAATGGAAAATAAAGACTATAAGAGTTTAGTAATAGATACTATTAAAGAACTCAATAAAATAAAATCACTAAATAAGCCAGATGCCGCTAGAGAAGCATCTGAATTTATTGGTGAAAGATTAGATAGAGAGCTACTTATTAGTAGCTCTAATATATTTGATTTATTTAAAGATATTATTAATCCAACAGAAGATCTATTAGATGATCTTAGAAAAACTGATTGGTATGATGAGTATGTGAAATATAATGGTTATAAAATAATTAAGTTATTTAAAGTTAAACCATTTACTGAACTTACTTATTATGAACAAATTTCTATCTTAGCTGAATTTAAAGAATTCAATATCTCTGAGGATCCAGTGAAAGTCAAAGATATATTTATGAATATTCTTAAAAGTGAAGATATAGAAATATTAAAATTGGCTACAGCTAATTATATTTACCATAATGGATTATCGAAGAATCTGATTAGCTTTACTGATGTACCAGATTCTCTATTAGATAATCCAGAAGTGTTAGCTTGTCTAGTATTAATGAACTTAAGTGATTCTATCTTTATTACAGATAAGATTAAAGAAGATGAATCATTTAATAGTAGTATCGCTTATATGAGTAGACTTGTGTTTAATATGCCTATAGATTTGGAATTAAATAAAAAAGAAAATTCTATACTGTAATATATATTTTAACTATATATTATTTAGGTGATATGATGATGCCTCTACTCCCTGGCATATGTCATATCGAACCCCTATAAAGGTTTATAACTAGAGACACACAACACAAACTAAACACACACTAACAACAAACAAAACACACATTGAATAATAATGAAATTTTATAATACTCTCCTATAAAATAAAAAATTCATAAATTCTCTCTCATCTTACATGAAACTTTTCTACCATGTGTCTCTAGTGTATAAACCATTTTTTTTTATTTATTTCACGAAAGGATGGTCAACAGATATGAATGAATTGACTCCTAGACAACTTTTTAAGGATATAAGTCCTTACTTAATTGGCCTTGCAGAATTATGTAAAAAAGGCAAAGAAATCAACGATGTAGTTGGAGCTAGCGTACGTAATAGATTATGTACATTTGAAGGCTCTAGTACAATCAATGATGTAGTAATATTTAAATTCGAATTTAAATATGGAAGCTGTTCAATTACAGTTTTCGATAAACAAGTTAAATCTATTAAGTTTGAACTTAATAGATCTTTAGACTTTATTACATTATTAGCTCTACGTGGTACTATTATGATTCTTGGCGAAGGATATGATTGTGATTATTCTTCATATGAAAGCGATACTAAAGTAGGGTCTATTAGAATTAAGAATGTTGGCGGTAATGAATTTACTAAAGTTATGCCGATGTCTTTATATAATAAGAATATCATTACAAGTAGACTTAGATCTATTTGTGAATATATAAAAGCTAATTCAGATAAAGTTAAAGAATATGAAACTACCTTCAAAGAATTATCTGATGATACTTTCCGCGTTGTATTTTATTACGGTGTTAATCTAGTAAGAATAATCGATCATTACTATGACTCTATTTCTTGCGACTTAGATGTGACAGATATTAGAATCACCTCTAGATATAATATTAGGAATTTTACATATGGAAGTGATGTATTTAATCTTCTTAAAATTGTAAAACGAATTCCTAAATCTATTAAGGAGGAAAAATAAAATGGAAATGAATTTATTTATGGGTGCTGTTATTGATATGCCAAACAGTAAGGCATCTAGAATTATAAAGAAGTTCTGTGAACCATTTATTGGAGCTGAATTTGTAATCCATTCTAATTTATATGAAGATTCATATAAAACTTCTTATGAAAAAACCACAGATTCTAAAACTATTAAACATGTAATTCATTTTAACTGTGATGAAGAAAAGCTGTTCGATCTTAGCTTTGAACTAATTAGAGGGAAAAATGAAGTTCAAATAATGGCCGGTGGCACAGTAGTTGAAGATGATGGAGTTATCAAAGTGATTAGAGCATTATCTTCCTCTATATTGTGCGATCTAGGTGTAGTAACCGATGAGCATGATGAAGCTTTAGATAATTTTGAAATGTGCTATTCTCTATATGATATGGAAGATATAGACGATGATAAATTAAAAGAGATCTTTACAAAAATGCTCCAACCTTTATTTAAAATTTCAAAAATATATGGTGCACTTAATGCTATAAATGTAAAGAGATTCAATGTTTCTGTTGAAAGAGATATGGTTAAAATATTCCAAAATGATGGCAATATGGTAGCTATATCGCCAACTGATATTATAGTATCTAAGGAAATATTTGAAAATCCTAACTATATTGATTATTTGAGTAAAATGGCTGATGAAATTAGTATTTATACTAATGCATTAGTTAAAACCACCAAGAACCCAGTTGCTGCAAAGTTAACAGAAGAGCAGCATTCTAAATTGGGTTCTATAGTACAAAGTATAATCACTCCAGAATTAATTGGGTCTATAGATGTTAGGCCAGGGCAAGATCCTGTATTTGTAGATGAAGATGATAAAAATTATATTTACGTTCAGGGTCCGACTGATAAAAATTCGACTGTAGTTTTAGGAATCAAAGGCAAGCTTACTGGTAAAATATTTATATTAAATGTAAGTATTGATAGGATTTATTGTTTCTTATTTGAAGAAAAGATTAGTAAGAATGGTAATATTACACTTAAAGGCGTAAGTAAACTAGATGATGAATTATTCAAAGATCTTGAAGATTATGCTGAGATGTGTAAAATTAAAAATTCTGATATAATTCTTGGAACTTCAGAAATTAAGAAAACTCTATTATCTTAATGAAAGGAGCATAGTAAAATATGCAATCTGAAGATAGATATAAAGACATGTATCTTGATTTGATGGATGTACTAGCATTAGTAGTCATCAATCAAGGTAATAAAGATTTTAATATTGATGAAGAACTATCCAAACGTGGATACGAATTATAAAAGGAGAACAATCATGAACCTTAAAGAAATTAGTACTAAAATTAAAAGCGTAAAATCTAATTATGACCTATTTAATGCAATTTTTGCAGGGGTATATAAATATCATGATGACGATGCTATTACATTCGCAAAAACTTTAACTACATTTAGACCAGCTGGGGATAGATTGAGAATAGATTTATATGCTGGTAAAACGGATCTTAAAGAATTACATGAAGATATTCTTAAATTTACTGAAGATAGCGAAGCATTCGATTCTTTAAGAAAACGAATCAAGTTTGTAGATATGGACTATGAAGCTTTGGATAAAAAGGTAAATAAATTATTCAAAAAGATCGATATTGTTGATAAAGCTAGAACACGTACTGGTACGATAGCTTCTTTCAAAACAAATCTATATGCGGATGTAGATAAAGATTTTGTTATTGAAACAGATGAAATCAATTATATGATGTATCGTAGGGTTAAAGATGTAATCATAGTAATCCTTGGTGTATTAGATGATAAGGGTAAAGTAAGTACTACAGCATTCGTTTACCGCTATAAAGATCATAAATTCACTAAGATTGCTGATAAGAAAGCTGCTGAATTAATTAACAGTATGGTTGATTAATGGGGGTATATATGGAGAATTTGCAAAACCAATTCTTTGATATAGTTACCATCAGAAAGCCTAAGAATCCAATTAGTAGATTAGTATATGAGTATAAGATGTGGAGATATTTTAGAGATCTTTCTAGATTATCTCCTTCATTTAATACTATGGTAGAAATGGCAGCATTCATCAAATTAGCTGAGACTATATGGTTTTATCGAAATGATGAGAATAATATGTATAATGATAGTCCTGTTACATATAGTAAAGAAGGATCTATCTATATCGTATTGATGCTTTCTGAATCTACATCTTGTACAATTGGCCTAAAGCAAAAAACTAATCAGATTAGTATTTCTATAAAGAATATGTCAAAGAATGAAATCACTTCAAGCATTAAGTTTAAAGATGGTGAATTAGAAATCAAGAGTAAAATTGATGAAATTCTTTTCATTAATATTCTTAATGCTTTAATGAAATCTTTCATTAATCTTATGAAATATTGCATGGAGATAAACAATGAGCGACAAATTTAATATTAAAGATCAACATCTAAATTTACCACACAGTATATTGACTCGATATGTGGTAAATTTAGCTAAGGTTATAGATAAATTTAGAAATATAGACAGATCATTCAACCCTGATATTTTATATAGCGGTATACGATACAGTGGATTTAATATGGCTGTAGATGAATATAAATTTGATATTTTTACGCCAACATACGAAGTTAAACTCCATTATGGGACTATGAATATTAAATATTTATATAACTATGAAAATGGGTATGTTGTTAATATGCATATTACTCCGACATCATGGGATTGTCTTAATATAATACCTCCATTATGTGCATTAAAAGGATTTATTGCATTTTTATGTAATATTTTAGAAAGCAGTACTACAAAAGATTTCAAGATTGCAGATAATAATTGCATTACTGTAGTAACAAAAGATGAAATTCTTTATTTATCTTCAATTCAGAACGAGAATGAAGATACTAGGCTGTATAAAAAGATATATAATATGATATATTCATTATTGAATGATGAATTATCAATCCGTAAAAATGTACGTGGCGTAGACTATGAAGATGGAGTTTATACGATTAGAGTAATAAATGACTATGTAATGCGATATTATAAATATATAAATCTATTACATATTAGAAGCTCTGATTCGTCCGATTTATATACAATTCTAGATCGTATTGAAGAAGTATAAATAAAATTACCCTAGGAGTTTCAATTCTCCTAGGGTAATATTTTTATATTTTTTAATTAATGAACAAACAGTTTAATAAATGATGTGAGGTCCTTCAAGGAACCTCACGGTTACTTTTTCTTAAGGAGCTTAGTAATGCAAGAAGAAATCTTAGTTGAAGCTCATATATCAGATATACACTTTGGTGTATTCGAACCATCAAAACAATATCAGATCTTAAAACAACAGTTTATAGATCGTATAAATTTATTAAACTTAGACTTAATATCAATCAATGGTGACTTATTTCATCATAAGTTCATGAGCAACTCAGATGCAGTTATGTATGCAATGAAATTTGTAGATGAATTAGTCCAAATTTGTAGACAAAAACAATGTACCTTGTTTATATTACATGGTACTCCATCACATGATGCAAATCAAACAAAGTTATTTTATAGATATATGAATGATCCGACAGTAGATGTACGGGTTATCGAATCTATAAAATTTGAATATGTAAAAGGGAAACGAATCCTATGTATACCTGAAATCGCAGGATTAGGAAAGGAGTTTTACGAGAATATATTGTATACGAATGTGTATGATGCAGCATGCATGCATGGTACAATTAGAGGTGCAATATATGGAAAAGATAAAATGGATCTAGATGCTCCAAGTCCAGTATTTGGTATGGAAAACTTTAAGTATTCCATGGGACCAATTATATCTGGGCATGTACATGTATCTGGATGCTATGAAAAAGATTTTTACTATTGTGGGTCACCATATAGATGGTGCTATGGAGAAGAGCAACCTAAGGGATATTTGATCTTACTCCATAATATAACTACTAGGAATTATTATATTCACTTTGAAGAAATCAATTCTTATAAATATGATACAATAAATTTTGATGAGATGATCAAAGATGATCCTCAAAAGATTATTGAGTTTATAAGGCAACGGCAAGTTGAAGGTGTAGATAATATCCGTATGGAATTTACACTTGAGCATGAGAATATAAATATTCTAAAATCATTCTATCGGAATAATCCTAATATAGCAATTAAGTGCGATTATAAGAATGATATTATCAGACGTCAATCTCAAGAAGTTCTTGAACAGTGTAAAGAATATGATTACATTACAGACAAGAGCTTAACTGAGTTTGATATTCTAAGTAGATATATAAATGATAATAAAGGTTATACTTATATTACTCCACAAGAATTAATCGATCTTTTAAAAGAATAATTTGTTATGGTGATGAAGTGAGGGGCTTAAATGGCCAAGAGTGATATTGGTAGCGGATTCAATTTACCATTATCTTCGTTAGTATTATATGCTACGTATATAATGAGAACTATCCACGTATCAAATAGATCTGTATTAACTGACTTACGGGACCTACTATCAATGGTAGATCCTAATAAAAACTACAGTGTTGAGCAGACTAGAGAAAAAAATACATTTAAGTTTCTTTCTCAATTAGTCGAGGCTCGACTCAAAGGATATGAAAATAGAGATATCTTACTTCAAGCTGCAACTGATGGTGTAGATACAGAGAACTTGTTCCCAATGTCTAAACTTGATGATGCATTGAGTGTTAATGAAATTGGATATATCGAAAGTAATATCAATGTAAATAGAAATAGTTTTTATACTCAATCCATGATGTCAAATGTATATGCTGATTATGCAGACTTTGCAATGGCAGATGAAGCTCAACGTGTAAAAATTATTGATAAAGTTCAACGTCAGATTGTAGAAGTGAACAGGAAGATCAAAGAAACTGCTAGTATTAGTGGTGTTTCAGAATCTTTATCAATTTCTGACGAAGAAGAATATGAAGCGGCCATTACCCATTTATATAATCGTAGTGTAAATGGTTCTACGAAACTTAAATGTGGTATGGAAGCATTTAATAGATCTCTTAATGGTGGTTATGAAAGTGATCGTTGTTATATTTATTTAGGCTTACCGGGTGAAGGTAAATCTAGTACTTTGCTAAATTTAACTTTACAGCTTAAGGCTAATAATAAAGATGTAATAACAAAAGATCCTACAAAACGTCCATGTATTCTTTTCTTGACAATGGAAAATACTTTAACAGAAACTCTAGAACGTGCATTCAGCATTCTAGTATCTGATGAAGATATTAGCTCATTTGGTAGTGAAAAAGAAATTATGAGATTACTTAGAGAGCATGGTTTGAAAGTTACAAATGATAGTCCTATAGATATAGCATTTAGATATGCCCCAAGTAATTCTGTAGATACTGATTATCTGTATACTTTATATGAACAGCTCCAATCCGAAGGTAAAGAGGTTATTTGTTTAGTACAAGACTATATTAAACGTATTAGACCTCGAGACTTCAAGTTAATGAATGGTGATATGCGTGTAGCACTTGGTGCAGTTGTTGATGAATTCAAAGAATTTGCAATAGCTAAACATATCCCTGTTATAACAGCATCTCAAATGAACCGTGATGCGGCTAAGATAATTGATGAGGGCCGATATAAAAATGAATCTGATCTTGTAAGAAAGATTGGTCGTTCTAATATCGGTGAATCTACATTGATTACAGAAAATGCTGACTCAGCATTTATCATAGTTCCAGAAACTGGGGCAGATGGCAATAGATATCTTGGTGTATCTAATGCTAAGAAGCGTTTTAAAAATCAATCAGCACCTTGGTTCTATCAACCCTATTCTAAAGAAAGGCCTTTAGAGTTATTGCAAGATACTAAACTAGCTGAGCCATTATTTAAAACATCTCTTAATGAGCTTAAAACTTCTACTAATAGTGGTGGTTGGGGGCAATTATCAGAATCGGTTAATGTAGCCAAACCAAATGATAAAGTAGAAGATATAGCTAAAAATTATAATGTAAGTAATGAATTCGCATCTGAAGTTAATAAGTATATGAAGCTTAATGGTAAGAAAATCATAACACGTAACGATGTTAAAGATATAGTTATCGGTAATGGCTTTATGTATGGGGAAATGACTCCAGATCAACAAGATTACCTTTACGTTATCAATGGGTTTGACCCAGAAAATAGTAAAGACGGAATGAATACTATTCGTAGCTACAAAACTAATCAATTAGAAGATGGGGCTCCACGAGTAGTAGTTCAGGAAGCTTTCGAAAATGATGAATTATATACAAAAGCTTTTGTTAATGATACATTTGAATTTAAGTGGTAGAAAGGTCTAAGCCACTGAATAGCTTAGACCTAATTTTAATGCTTAATTTTATGATTATCATTGAAAGTTTTAGCATTGGCATTCTCTTGAGTATAAACATCTGATAGATATTCTTTAAGCTTAGCCTTTGGAATAAGATATAGATATTTCTTGCCAAGATTAAAGTCCTTTACATTATATAAGTCATTTAATCTAAGTATAATATAATATAGTTCAGCATTATCGTATATATCATAAGATAATAGCTTAGGTCTATATTTGTACTTTAATATTTCATCTTCAGTTAGTTCTACTCTAACTGAAGCCTTCTTGAATTCATCAAAATAGTCATCAGTGATAAGATTAACCACTGGGAATTGAATATTTCCTCGTTCTTCTACGAGAGACATATTCTGATAATCAGTTCCAATGGTTGGTTTATTACTAATAAATTGCTGAATGCTATTTATTGTTTTCATTATAGCCATCGTAATCTCTCCCTACAACTACTGGTTTATTAATATCGCCACCTAGGAAAGATATAGTAAATCTAGTTCCAGGAGGAATATATTTCGTTGGAAAATTTCTAACAACTTCTTTTGGCATTTCAATTAGGATATTAGATCCTGTTTGTACACTGCCAGTTGTAAGTTTGTTTTTATTTATGATATTTGGATTTCTAACTTTAGATGTAGTCTTAATAGGAGATTTCATATTCATCGGATTAAGTGCTTGCACATAAAACGTCTGATATCCTGGCTCATATTTATTACATACAGAAGTTAGAATGCCGACTTCAGTGAAACCTAATCCTGAATCGGAATTATACTTATCATCCATATTAAGTCACCTCGAAAATATAAAAGTATAGTACTTTAATGTTTTTGGGTAAGGAGAATATATGAATATGCTACAACCTGCAATGATTTGTAACTGGGATGAGTACGTAAATGGTTTCGTATTATCCCTTTGTAGTAAAGTCGGTCTCCAGAAAGATCTTCACACTGGAAATATGTGTTTAGAAGATGATAATGGAGATCTTATAGTATTAGACTATAAAGGCAAATTTCTAAGATTCCCATTAGATTGCTATAATAGCCTATTCAATGACTGGATCATGTTTGATCCATTATATAACAAGAATGTCATGAAGTTTATCTTTGATGTATTCATTGATAACTTTAAAGACATTGTATATTTAGCAAGCTACTATAAGGTATTTGGTAAGACAATGAATTCTAAAAGCAGATTAACTGCATTATTGTCTGATGGTACTTCTTATAGTACTCGTGAATATTATAATCCATCTCTTCAATATATGGAGATTATTGATTTCTTATTATTCGGGGTAGCAAATATTGATTATTCATATTTAGACTATCCACCTCCAGTAGAAATGCCTAAACGTAAAGGGCGTGCTAAGAAATGAGATTCAAATTAAATCCTGGTCAGCAAGCAGTAGTTGATGCGGCAGTAGATTGGTTTAATAATTCTTCTGAGTTAGTATTCCAATATACTGGTGCCGCTGGTACAGGAAAAACAGTCGTACTAAATGAGATAGTACGACGTCTTAATATTCCATTAGAAAATATAATGCCTATGAGTTATACTGGTACTGCGGCGATTGTTATGCGTAATAGAGGAATGACTAATGCTAAGACAATTCATTCTTCTATTTATGAACCAGTTGAAGGCATTCTATATGATGATAGTGGAAAGCCAGTAATGGATGAGTATTTCAATAAGCCTAAGACTAGATTGAAATGGGTTAAAAGGGAATATATTCCAGATAAGAAACTAATCATCATTGATGAAGCATCAATGACTCCAAGAAGTATGGTTAAAGATATAGAATCCTTTGGTATAAAAATTATAGCATGTGGTGATTTGAATCAATTACCACCTGTAGGAGATGATCCTGGATATCTTGTATCTGGCAAAGTTCATAGACTCACCCAAATCATGCGTCAAGCAGAAGAGTCTGGAATTGTATATCTTGCAGACAGAGCCATCAAAGGTCTACCAATTCAATATGGATTTTATAATAATGCAGTTGTTATACCAGAAGATGAGTTAACTGATAAGCTATCTCTTCAATCTGATATCATTCTATGCTGTAAAAATAAGACTAGAGAAATAATCAATAAGTATATTAGAGAAGACATATTGAAGATTAAGACTCAATATCCCACATTCAATGAACCATTAATCTGTAGAAAGAATAATTGGAGTATTGAATCTAATGGTATTAACTTAGTTAATGGTCTTCGTGGTGTAGTCAGAAATTATCCAGATATAACATCTATCAAGGATAATATGAAACTAATGACTATTGATTTCTTAGATGATGGTAATAACTTATTTCCTCAATTGGATATCGATTTAGAGTACTATCGTGCACCATTTGAAGCACGAGAAGCTCTTAAAAGAAATCCATATAATAGAGCCGATAAGTTTGAATTAGCATATGCTATAACTACTCATCTTTCTCAAGGGTCTCAATACCATCACGGTATTTTCATGGAAGAGTATTTGCATAAAGATATAATGAGCAATCTTATATATACTGGTATAACAAGATTCTCAAACTATCTTGTATATGTAAAACCTAAACCAAAATTCCTCTAAATAATATATTATAATCTTGTAGGGTATATGACTCTACAAGATTATTTTATTTTAAGGAGGTATTGTGTTATGACAAACATAAACCAAACAATCGACAACGGAAATATTTTTGAACAACCGCTAAAATTAGCGATGTTCCCTGATGAAACAGGTAAGATTAAGGTTGATCCAGAGGAAAGACCTTATACATTATTCATCTTCTTCGTAGATGGATATGATCAAGAAAAAACATTTAAGTTTGCTATTGGGCAAACTGCAGTACGAGAATACATCATTGAGAATGCCGATATCATTGATTTCGAAAAATCTCTAATCTCGTCCTGGACAACAAAACCATGTGATCCTGATGGATTTATTACATTGGTTCAATTTATGCACTATTTAGATACCATCACTGATGAAGATGAAAATAAATGGTTTGAAGATGATTTCGATATTCAAGAGTATCTTGAATCTCAAATTGAAATCGATACTATTTCTGATGAAGAACGTGATCATTACAATAACGCAATTCATCTAGTAATGCAAAATTCTATTTTGAGAGATATTGATAGAATTGAAGAAGGAGACGAAAGTTATGATGTCTAATGATATTACAAGCGTTTCTAATGCTTTTGAGCAAGGTAAATTAGATTGCGAAAAATGGTTAGCTAATTTATCCCAAACTAATCAACCAGTTCAAGTTCCTAGATGGCCAACTCATCCTTCTACTAAGGAAGAGCATTATTATAGAAAAGGCTTTGAAGAACGATTCACTGAGATGACTAAGATTAGTACTAATCAAGCAGCTCGGTTGTCTAAAAAGAACTATAATCTTAACGTCCATAAAAATGGTAAGGCTCGTCCTAATGCACTTGATCGTGAAATCAAGTCTAAAGGTGCAGACTTCTTATCTAAATATGGCGATAGATTCTATGTAGAAATTAAGAATCTTTCTGAACGTATTTTACGTGACTTATCTAATGCAAATATCAATGTACCTGATTATGAAGAATACTTCAAATCTAATCAGTTGCTTGACAGTCTAATTTCTGTAGCAACAGCTAAGTCTAATTACCATACATTCGTAGCAAATGCTATTCACTTCTATGGTATCTGTGCAGAACAGTCAGCTCAAGGTCTAACTCCAGATAATTATACAAGTGAACATCAGCGTTTCTTCGTTTATCATTCTTCTAATGCACAAATCTATACTACCCTAGCTAATGCATTAGTAGAATTCAAAAGCTTCTTACTCTCTGGTATCTTTAACCCTGAAAGTATTCATGCTGCTGAATCTTATATTTATAGTAAGAAGTTGAATATGAGTGCACGAGACCCATATGCCCAACGTAGACTATGATATTAGTTTTCACTGTGCAGACAGATTACAAGAAAGGGTAGGTCTGCGTAAATCTCAGAAAAGTCAAGAAGCTTTCTTAAAGAAAGTTAAAGAACGAGGGATATCTATAAAGGATATCCCTAAGTCTGAGAAGCTATATAAGCTATTATATAACTATTGTAAAGATCAAGAAGGAACTTATGCTATATATTTTAGCAACTATGTGGTAATATTTACTGAATCCAACATTGCAATAACAGTATTAAATGCAAATGATAATCTCATTAAATGCGTAAAGAATTATTGCAAAAGGAGACATATAGATGGATGCTACACAAGTAAAAAAATATCGTGATCTTTTACGAGGCGCCGAAAAAAATATCGGTCTAAGATTATATTGTGATAATGGTATTATTATTGATGAAATAGAGATGTTTGTTAAGTGGAATGATGACGATAACGTGGTTATTGCAATCAAATCCAATGAAGACCAAGTTAATCACCCAGGTGTAAAGCTTAAAACTATTATTGCAGACTATGAAATGATCCAATATATTATTGCTTATTCTACAGGTAGAAGTATTAAACCTATCGCTAAGAAGCTTAATTATACTGATGTGCAAATTGAGAACCTTATTAATGCATTTGCAAATCCAGATATTAATAGCTTCCTTAATACTACTCCTAAAGCAGTACTTGAAGAAATTCGACATGAATATGATGAACGTGCTACTGAAGCAGCTCGTATTCACCAACTTCAAGAAGATCGAGCAAAAGCTGAAGGTCATGTAACAGTTGACCAAATTAGAAACAAATAATTACTAGAAATAAATTGGGCATGATAGTAAAATATCATGCCCAAAACATTTCTGTAATTGTATATTATTGGTGTGTATATAGCCGCATAATATATACAAAAAATCTCTTATAAGACATTTTTTAAGGAGGTACATATCATGTACAATCAACAATTTATGCAACAACCACAATTCGGAGCACCGGTTTACGGTCAATTCGCGCAACCATTCGGAGCGCCAGTTGGTCCTGTAGTACCAGCACAAAACATGTTCCGTGATGTGACTGTTACAGACCCAATGACTGCGGAAGATTTAAAAGCTCTTAAACCAGAAAAACGCGAATTCAATATGAATTTGACTGGTGAAGAAATGGCACGTGCTAAATGTCCGCACAAAAACAAGACACAAATCTTGCTTGAAAAAGTAGCAGGTAATGTTGTTCGCTGTAAACAATGCGGCACTGAATTCGATTTGACTATGCTTAGCAAAGAAGAAGTTCAAAGTGCTGTTAACGCGATCAAAAATGTTTTGAATCAAATGAAAACATATGCTATCAACTTCACTCCAGACTTCTATTCTGAATATATGATGATGCTAGCATTATTGGATAAATGTCCAGATCTATACGAAATGGCTAAAGAAAACTTCACAGAAGTTACTAAACAAGTATCCAATTCTCAATTCGTAACTCCAAACCCTAACCCAGCGTTCAACCGTTATGGCTTTGATGCATATCAAGATATCTTCAATGGTCAATATGGTGCTCGTTATGGTGTTTATAATCAAACTGTGCCTGTAGCTCCACAAGGTTTCTATGATCCTAATATGATGGCGCAACAACAAATGGCACAAGCAGCTCCAATGCCTCAACAACCAGTGGTGCAACAACCACAAATGTTTGCAGGCTATACTCAACCAGTAGCTCCAGCTCCTCAAGGTGCTAACCCATTCGCTGCTGGCTTTGCAGGTAATATGACTGCTCCAATGGCTATGCAACAACCACCTGTTGCTCAACAACCAGTAGCTCCAGCTCCTCAAGCTCCAGCACAACCTGCAGCTCAAGCTGAAACTACAACAACTGATACAACAGTTACCCTTTAATCTTAGTAAAATAATGCAAGATTAAATATATAAAAGATACTCTAGCCCATAGACTTATTAAGAGTCTATGGGCATTATCTTTTGTATTTTTTAATGAAAATTATAACAGCTAAGTAGGAGGGTCCTTATGTCACTATCTAAAGAACAAATTGAAAAAATAAAATCCTATGAGTCCCAAATTACGACTATTGAGGACTTCGCTGAAGCTGTACGAAAAACTGTAACTCAATATCTTGGGTATACTGGTAATAAAGGCTTTATTAATATGATTCGAGAAATCTTTCAGAACTCTGCTGATGAGCTTATGAAAGATGATAGTCCATGTGATGAAATATGGACAGCATTTAGTGAAGAGAATCAAGAATTCATGGTTAAAGATAATGGCCGTGGCATTCCGCATGATTCTCTAATTCGTGTATTCAGTTCACAACATACTTCATCTAACTATAATAAGAAACCAGGTGAATTCTCGTCTGGTCGACATGGTGTAGGTGCTAAAGTAACAAACGCTTGTGCAGAATTCTTTATCGTTGACTCCTATATATTAGGTAAAGGTAAACGAGTTGAATTCCATTGGGGTGACCCAAAAACTGCTAAAGTATCTAAGCTTCCTGATGAAAAGGGACGCCAAGGAACGCAGATAACTTTCAGTCCAATTGTAGATGTAATGGGTGAAACTACTGTAACTTGTGAAGATGTATTGCATCTGATCAGCGCATTAACACCATTACTTAAACAAGGGGCTAAGATTAACTTCATCGGAAAGAAACGTGACGGTGGAGTGGTTAAAGATGTAATCATCAATAAAGATGGATTAATGGATGGTCTAATTTCTATTATGAAAAAACCAATCATTGCTCCAATTAGATTTGGTGCATTACGTGACGATAAAATGATGAAAGCAGAAATTGCTTTTACGTTTGATTCTGATAATGATAATGAAATCATTAAGTCATACGGGAACTTCTGCCCTACACGAGATGGTACTCATGTAGAAGGCTTCCTTTCCGGTATGTCTAAATTCTTTAGAGAATATATGAACAAATTCTACTTGTCTGAAAAGAGCAAGTTAAATATTACAAACAGCGATGTTCGAGTTGGCCTTAAGGCAATCGTTACTTGTTCTCATATGACCCCAGAATTCACTGGTCAGTCTAAAGAGATAATTTCGAATGCCGACTTGGTACCTTTTGTAAGAGATCTTACTATTGCTAGTCTAGAAGATTGGGCTAAGCGTAATAATAATGATCTCCAAAAGATTTGTAAGTATTTTAAAGAAATTGCAGAAATCAGAACACGATCTGAAAATGAACGTGTTAAAGTAAAAGCAAAACAAGTTTCTACTATCACTGGTTTGCCTAAGAAATTTATTAAGCCTACTGGTAAGAAGAATCTTGAACTATTCATCATGGAAGGTGATTCCGCCGTAGGTCCAGCTAAAAACAATCGTGATAATACTCGTCAAGGTTTATTCCCTATTCGTGGTAAGATTGTTAATGCTATGGCAGCTACACGAGAAAAAGTTGCAGCTAATGAAGAAGTTGCAGCAATTACTGCTATTATCGGTGCTGGGTTTGGTCGTACATTTAACATTGAAAAATGTAAATGGGAAAAGATCATAATCGCTACAGATGCCGATCCAGATGGTGCACATATTAGAAGTCTTCTATTGAAGTTCTTCTTATTGTATATGCAACCACTAATTACTGCTGGTAGATTATATGCTACAGTTCCACCTTTATATGGCGCTAAGATCAATGGTAAGATCAAGTACTTTACGGATAGAACTGAGTATAATAAATATCTCCAAAAAGAATTTTTCAAGATTCATAAGTTAGAACTAGCTAATAAAACAAAATTGACTGAATCAGATGTAATTAAATTACTTGATCGTAATACTAATTATATTAGAGACATCGATGCTGTTGCTAACTCCTTTGCAATCGACGTTAAGTTGCTAGAAAAGATCTTAGTTCTTTATAGTAACAAAGTAGCATTCGATTCAAAAGAATTTAAGAAGATAATTGAATCTCAATATCCATTCTTGAAAGTTACTAAGACTGGTATTGAAGGTTTAGTTGATTCTAAGTACCAAACAATCTACTTTAGTGAAACATTGATAGATGCTTGTAAATATGTCTTAGGATATATTGCTAAATCTCCTAATGAATTCCTAGTAGATGGTAATGTAGTATCTTTATATGGATTGATGGAAGAATTTAACAAAGTTAGTCCACCATCTGTGACACGTTATAAGGGTCTTGGTGAAATGAATGGTGACCAACTATTCAATTCTACACTTGATCCTAGTGATAAAGGTAATCGAGTTCTAATCCGATATACTTTAGAAGATATTAAATATGAACTTGATAAGATGAAAGATATTGAGGATGACAAACTTCAACTCATGAAGGATGTAGATGTAACTCAATATGTATTCTAACTATTTTTTGAGAGAGAAGAAGTAGGTAAGAACAATGATTATTTATTACCAAGATAATCATGACTGCATGTTTGCGGCCAATATTATTTATAATAATCGTAAACATCTAGCGTGGGATGATGGTACCAATGTAAAATTGGTACCGTATCGCTACTCTAGAAGCGACATTTTAAAGATTTTAGATACTAAAGAAACAGTAGTAATTCTTGGTATCGGATTCTTTGCTAATGACCCTAAATCTATTGAACGAGTTCGTACTATTATTCAACGTAGTAAGAAAGTTATTTGGATTGATGGTCATGAAAATACAGAAGATTTGATGCGGATGTTTCCTGAAATAGAAACGTACTATGAAAAGGGAAGAGCTACATCATTCATTCTACATTATAAGATCTTAAAAAGAGATTATAATCTTGGAGTAGATTTGATAGCTGAAAAGCAAACATATCCTAATCCAAGTATGGCATGTATTTGCCTCTATCTGTATATATTATCAGTTTATTCTGATCCATCAGATATTGTATGGAATGAAATCTATGAAAGTAATAACTTAGATCCTTTAATTAATACTGGGTTGATTACTATAGATTTCTTAAAGCAACAAAATATATTTGCTATTGAAAACTTTGGATATAAATCAATTCTAAATGGTCAAGAAGTGATTGCGTTAAATGCTGATCATCGATTATTCTTACCTGATGTTGTTTATACTCAAAAGATTCCAATTCTATTCTGGCAATTTGATGGAAATATGTATAGATATTTCTTATATAAAGCAAACTCTAAGGTTAATTGCTTAGAACTTGCTAAAATTTATAATTCATTTGGTACTGATTATAGAGCAACCTTTGTGTTGTCTTCACTTATTGCTCCAAGAAAGGAAAAAGAATGAGAAAGTTTGAAATGGTGAAAGATAAGTTTATTGATTTTAGTGAAGATCTAACTTTCGTATTTCCTCATCGAAGCACTGATCATTCTGCTGGTTATGATTTCTTTGCTCCAAAGACTTATGTAATTGGTCCAGGGGAATCTGCAATCATTCCAACTTACTTTAAAGCATATATGAATCCAGATGAAGTATTATTCATTGCACCACGTAGCTCTTTTGGATATAATTACGATATGCAGATTAAATCTACTATCGGAGTTATTGATGCAGACTATGTAGACAATGAAGATAACGATGGTAATATCATTATTGGGGTTAAGAATAATTCCGATAAGGTATTAACTATAGAAGCCGGTAAACATTTCGCTCAAGGTATTTTCTTGAAATATTTAACAACAGATAATGACGCTAAATATCCAAAGAAAGTACGTAATGGTGGAATCGGCTCCACAACTATTTAATATTTAAAAAGAGGTAAATCATGAGAAACCAACGCAGAACAAACAAACCAAAATTCAATAATGTACGTATCGAAGTACCAGTAAAATTCAATCCTAAAATGGATGAAGCTACTAAAGCTAAAATGATTGATGTTTTGGGAAGTGACGTTCTAAAACTCATCAATGTTAATATCTTCGCTTTACGCAGTGATGTTAATAATGATCCAGAATCCAAAGGTAATGTAATCGTAGGTAACTTTATTGAATACAATAAAGAAACTAATACAGTTACAGTCGATATCTATGAAACTTTCAAAAATGTAATTGAAGGTCTTGAAGATAAGATTGCATACGTTTTGACTTCTTATAATGCTCAAATGAATATTACTAAGATCAATCGTATTATCATTGAAAAAAGTCGTTAATTTACCCAAGGCTATATAGTTCTGCTATATAGCCTTTTATTCCTCTTGATGCAGGTATAAGTGGGAACTAAAATTTCACTGATACGTCAACAACTAAGTAAGTAAGGAGGATACCACTGTGGGTAGAGAAATAGACGTAAATATGCTAGAGCAATATACTGATGATATGAGATTATATTCAGTATATTCTGCATTATATCGCGTTGTACCAGACTTCCGAGATGGATTTAAATCTGTTCAACGCAAAATCATTTATGCAATGTATAATGATATCAAAGGCACTAAGACAGTTAAGTCTTCTTCAATCGTAGGTACTGTAATGGATAAGTATCATCCTCATGGAGAATCATCCATCTATGGTTCTATGAAGCCTATGACTAACTGGTTTGAAAATAATATTCCTTTGATCGATAAACAAGGTAACTTCGGTAACTTCCAAGGAGATGGCCCATCGGCTATGCGTTACACTGAAGCTAAACTTGCTAAGTTTACAGTTGATGCTGTTATTGGAGATCTAAAAGAATCTAATCAGGTAGTAGATTGGGAAGATAACTATAGTGGGACCCTTAAAGCCCCAGAATATTTAGCTCCTAATTTACCAATGCTTTTGATTAATGGTTCATTTGGTATTAGTGTGGGTTTCAAAGTAGAAATTCCTAAGCATAATATCAATGAAGTTATTGATGCTACGATTAAGCTTATTGATAATCCGAATGCTAAAGTAGTATTGATTCCTGATTCTCCGATGGAATGCGATATTATTGATACTGACTTTGCAGCTATTTCCAATTCTGGATTTGGTAACTATAAAGTTCGTGGTCGAATTGATATCGGTGAATTCCAAGGTAAACAAGCTTTGTTTATTCATAGTCTTCCAGATTTAGTATATCTGAATACTGTAACTGAGAAGATTGAAGAATTGATGGAGAAGAATATTCTCACTCAAATTCATAATATTTATGAAAACTCTGATGGTGATCATAAATTGGAATGTATCATTGTATTGAAACCTGGGGCAGATCCTAAGTTTGTTAAAGATACAATTTTCAAATATACTCCAATGGAAAGATCTTGTCGTGTAAATCTTGAAGTCGTATGTGAACGAAGAATCGTTCATATGGGATATAAAGAATACTTATTACGATTCATTGATTTCCGTAAAGTAACAAAGCTTAGATTGTATTATAATCTCCTACAAAAGACAATGACTGATTATCATCAATATGATGCATATATTCGAGTTATGTCTAGTGGTGAAATTGATACAATCATTAATCGCATCAAGAAATCAACTGGTAATGATGAAGAGTTAATAAATGATATGGTTAAAAAGTTCAAGATTACTGATCTTCAAGCTAAGACTATCATTAATGCTCCATTAAAATATCTATCCAAGCATAACTTAGCTAGATATATCGAACGAGCTAAGAATCTTGAACAAATGCGTGACTTATATATTAATAAGATTCGTAACGAGCACGAGCTTAATGAAGAAATTAAGGAAGAGCTAAAAGAATACAAACTTAAATATGGTAAGAAACGTAATACTCGAGTAATTAGTCAAGCTGAAGCATCTGATATCCCAGAAGGTGAATTTAAAGTTATCATTACTGAATCTAATTTCGTTAGAAAGGTTGGATTGAACGATCCTATCAAAGCAGTTAAAGGTGATAATCCTAAATTAGTTATCAAGATTAAGAATACTGATAATATCATCTTATTCGATGCTGGTGGCAAGTGTTATTCTTATCCAGTTCATAAGATTCCATTGTCAGATAAATCTAATGCCGGTACTGATATCAGATTCTTGAATAAAAAGATTACAGCTAATGTAATCGCTATCTATCAAGAAGAGGCAATCAAACAAATTGCAGATTCTAAACAAGCTATGTATATTATGGTATTAACCCATAATGGCTTTATTAAGAAGATGGAATTGGATGATTTCACTTCATTAACTGCAAGCGGTATATTCTATACTAAGTTAGATCCAAATGACTTTGTTAAGAATATAGTTGTCGGCGGAGATGCTTTAGATGTAGTTGTCTTCTCTGATAAGAAAGCTTTAAGATTCTCTGCTAAAGATATTCCATTAGTTCGACGTTCTGCTAGAGGTGTAAGATCCATTGGTAGTAAGACAGTTGAATATGTAGATGGCATGTGTTTAGTTGCAGGTAAAGATGTAACTGATGTTATTGTAGTAACTAGAAATGGTTATTTGAACAAGTTCAGCATTGCAGCATTGCCTACAAGTCAAAGAGCTAAAGCTGGTAGTTCTGTAGTTAAACTAGCTAAGACTGATAATATTGTTAATATTCATATCGTGAATAATAATGATATCATTAAGTTAGTAACTGAAAAAGGAGTTAAGGAAGTTAATGTATCCGAAGTTCCTGTTGGAAGTTCTATCTCAGCTGGTACTAAATGTATTGATGGTAGAGATGTAGTTGTAAAATCTTTACTGATTAGAAATGTAGACTAAGAAATAATACCCCATAGGATAAATTCCTATGGGGTGTTTTATTTTTTTTTTGTAATTTTTAATAATAAATTATTAAAATACTAACACATAGGTAGTTTGAAGTTTTGTATAGCAGTAGCAAACTATTTTTATACACAAATTCTCCTTTGTGAAAATATTAATTACTCTACAGTTCTCTCAATTCGGATGCTATACAAAAAATGATCCCCAAGGTAGTTCAACTACCTTGGGGGTTTATTTTATTTAAGTAATTCACCGAGTTTATTATAAGAGAATAATTCATTATCTCTCTTATTAGTTAGAACTCTATTCCAGAATTCTTCATTATATCTATCAGTTGTAGATTTAACTTTATTTCTTTCTGCAGCTTCAATACGTTCATCAATATATTTACCATATACTTTTTCTAATTCATCAATATCTGCTAGAATACGTTTCTTAGTTTTAGCATCGGTATTGATGTCATTCATTTCTTTTCTCAATGTGAGAAGTTGTGCATACACTCGTCTGCTAGTTTGAATAGCAATACCAGAGTCAGATGTACAAATATAAGATAATAAAGTATAAATTGGAATATAAATATATAAATTATAGAAGGAGTTATCATATGGGTCGAACTCTTCATCGATATCAGACGCTTCAATCTTAGTTAAAGCAGAAGCCAATTCTGGACCATACCCATAGATGGTAGCAAAGCTATCGGCCATTTCTTCTTCTAAATCATGAACTTTTATAGGTTTTTTAACTTTATCAAAATTATTAATATAGTTCATTATTCTATTGAATTTAGTACTATCCCCAATAAGATTATATGTATCTTTTAAAGTTGGGGTTTTAAGAATATCTTTAAGTAGAATCAATGTATTGATTACATACTTAATTGCAAATACTGCATCTTCAGTTAGTTTAGATATAACTCTGCGGATCATCATAAACATATATGCAATAGAATTTGTTTCTTGAGATGCAATTCTAATAATTTTATCTAACTCAGAGAGTCCTCTAATATAGCTAGCCATATATCTTAATGAGCTACTATTTAAAATTCTCTTAGATGCAAATTGGTGCCCAATTTCATGAAGAGTAATAGCAGTCAATTCTTTACCAGATAGGACACCAGTTAGCATTGCTGGAGAAAATACTACGAGAATACTACAAGTATTTCCAGGTAGTGCCTTATATCCTTCAGATGTTTTTATTTTCATTTTCTTAATATCTGCTATATCAATATATGTATAAGCGTTTAACCCTGGAGTTTTATCAATACCAATTGATACATTATCAAATCCAAATTTCTTTTGTAGTTGTTTTGCTACAATACCTAACGATGAGGCATCTATTTTATCTTTAGATTGTATAGCTTTATCAAACGATTTTTCAATAATTTCTAATTCTTTAGACTTACCAAAGTATGTTTCATTTACAGCGGTAGTCATATCTTTAATAAACATAATTAGTTTCTCCTGCAGCAGTATAGATTAATTTACTAACATGTTTTAGACAATAATTTAAATAGGTTTGCTAAGAGATTAGTTCTCTTAGCATTATTATTTTTTGGGTATATATTATAAATATGAAATACGTAATTTAATTTTATTAGGAGGTTAATATGAAGGAAGAATCAAAAAATGAAACACTTGAACTTATCGATGTTAGAGAAGAAATAATTAAAGATCTAAATGTCGAAGTAGCGCGATTAAAACAGCAAGTAATGGATAAAGAATGTGAAATGATGCAAATGGAAAAATATTTCAAACATGCATATTATATGCTTGTATTAGAAGCTATGATTTGTATGTCTATTATTGCTATCTTGTGTACATATTTACTTACTACCAAATAGGAGTTGTATTAAAATGGAAAAATTACAGAATACTATTAATAATGAATTAAAAAATTTATCAGAATCTATCGGTATTGATATTAAAGAGCTTAAAGATGTCATAGATAATCATGAAACTAATATCAGACTATTAAAAGAATCTGCAGAAAAAGAATTGAATATTTTAAATGAAAGAATTCATGCGGTCAATGATACAGTTAATAGTTTAAATAGATGGTCGGTTTTGATCAATAATAAATTAGAAAATGAGTATGTTAAATTATCTACATTCCAAGATAAGACAAAATCTCAAGATAAGATTGCTGATTATTTAATGTGGGCAGTTATTATTGAAGCATTTGTAATCTTAGGTTTAATATTTTATTTATGTATAACTAAAGTAATTTAAAAGAAGGAGAAAGAAAATGGAAAAATTTGTAGAATTAGGAACAGAAAGAATTAGTTTATCTGAAATCAGATCATATAATATTCATAACGATAAATTATGTATTGAAACAGATTATGAATATTTAACTTATAAGAAAGAAGATATTGAAAATTTTGATTTAGTAATTAAATACTTAGACGATAATTTAGATATCAATAACTCTAAAACTAATGTATCTAAATTAGAGACGATTGAGCCTAAAACATCATTGGATATTACTTGGGATGATATTCTAAAAGGTAATATATTTAATACTGATGAAACTTCTTTTATTCCAATCACAGTAATTAATTATATTAACACATCGGATACTGAGATTGATAAATTAAATGTATTAAATAATATTCTAAAGTTAATGAAAGAAAACATTGAAGAATTTAACCCAAGATCTAGTTTATCTAAATTTAGAAAATTAATAGATTTTGATAATGACGGATTTATTAAAGGATTCACTATCAATAACGATTTTTGGGCAATTCAATATGGTTTAACTAATGGATTTAATTACTTAATGATTGAAGTTATTAAACAGTTATATTCTGTTATAAAATGTAAAAACTTGATTAATGTTATCCCTGAATTTAGCTGGGACGTTGAGCAAAAAATTAATCATAAATTACAATTAGATGATGTAGAAATTTCATTAATCATAGATTTAATAAGCGGTAAGTTATTTTCCAAACTTCATTTATCTGAAGTTGAGCAACTTGATTTTAACTTAGAGTCTAAAGAAATTATAAATACATATTTTGACTTGAAGGATATTTATATGAAGGCCTTTCTAAGAGATATTACTAATAATATAATAGAAGAGCGTAATCCATATATGAAATTTTCTGCACTAAGAATCTTATTTTGTTTTAATATTAATAGAGAATGTGGTATAGATCAATCTATTGGTTAATAATAGGTAATTTAATAGGAGAAAAAAATGGAAAAGTTTGTAAAATTAGGAACAGAAAGAATTAGATTATCTGAAATCAAATCTTATAGTATAGTTGATGGTGACTTATGTATTGAGACTGAAGATGACTATTTTACTTATTATAAAGAAGATATCGAAAATCTTGATGCAGTAATTAAATATCTTGATAGTGAATTAGTAGTAGATGTAACCACCAATACACCTAAAATTGATGTATCTAAATTAGAAGCAATTGAGCCAGCTGAGCAAAAATCAATAGATTTATTACTAGAAAAACCTGTGGAATTTACTTGGGATGATATTCTAAAAGGTAATATCTTTAATACTAGGGATTCTAGATTAATTCCTATTACGGTATATGATATTGCAAGTGTCTTCACTAACAGACTTTATAAAAAGACTATTTTAAATCATATTATTAAATTGATGAAAGAAAATATTCCTGGGTTTGATTCTAGATCTGTTTTATTTGCATTTGGATCTTTATTAGAATTTGATGATGACGGTTCTATCAAAAAATTTAATATATCTATTGATTATTTTAGTATTAAATTTAATCTGTTTGGATCTTTCAATTATTGGATGATTATGGTAGTAAAGCAATTATATAAATATATGATAGTTGCTGGTTGTTTAGACGAGATTCCTGAATTTGATTGGGACATAGAAGAAAGACTTTGGAGCCGTAATGGTAATTTAAGATTAGAAGAAGATGAAATACATTTAATCATGAAATTACTTAGTGGAGAATTACTTAAAGACCTAAATCTATTTAGTATTAAAGAACTTAAAATAAATATGACATCTAAAAAGATTATAGATGTATATTTCGATTTGAGAAATATTTTACTTAATAATTTTATGAAAGAAATACCTCACACTATTACAGATGAAAATGATCTACTTAGGAAGTTCATGGAATTAAGAGCTCTATTCTGTGATACTATTAATAGTGAATGTGGTATACATCGATGCGACTACAAATAGTAGATGAAAGATATGATAAATCCTTTAAAGTAATCGAAAATTTAATATTAGACTTATTGGGTGAAAGTGATAAGCTTGATGTTGAATTAATCGAAGATGCTTTTAAGGAGTTAGAGAACATAAATTATCCTCTAACATCTGAGTTTCTAAAACGTAGACAATTTGGATTTATTAAGAAACGTAATATAAAGTTTGAAGTTACTTGGCATACCGAAGTAGGTGTGCCTAACTTCTTACTTAATTTACTAAATGCTTACTATAGTAACTTTATGGGTTATAAAGGTGATATATTTAAAGATTGTATACTCACTTCTAGCGATGAGGGAATGTTAATTTCTGAAAAATCTAAAGATAATTTAGCAATTGGAAATAACGGTAAGTGTTATTGCTTCATCGTAAAGGAGTAAGTTAATGACATTAGATAATATTCTAAAAGGTAATATCTTTACAGGAGATTTAGAGTTAATTCATTTCCTAGATATTACTGAAGAAACTGAAAATAATATAGAAAAAGAACAATATTTTCTTAAAGTTTTAGAAACCGTACATAAAAAATCTAAAGATTTTAAAATATGGGATTTTATTGATACGTTTAGTGACCAAAAATTAGGATGCGTAATCTGGGATGATACTCAAGCTGATATGGATGATGATAATTTTGAATTCCGTATAGAAAATTACACGTTCTATTATGATAAAGAAATTAATCCATTAATTTGTAGTGATCTCGCAATTTTCTTAGGTCTAGCATTTTTATATCAATATCTAAACGTCAGCAAAATCAATATGGATGTTTTTAATAAACCAGACGGGCTTGCTGACTTTCTAAATGGGCTACAATTAGAGGAAGATGTAGAAGAAATGTTAATGGAGCTCTTAATAAGTACTATTTTTGGCACCTATTGTTATGATTTTTATTTAGACAATAAAATCTTACATCCTACTTATGATCGAATCTTAAGCGTTTATAATAAATTAGATACTATAGCTTTTCAATTAAGTGGGGGCGATTTTATAGATTGATATGATACGAATGAAAGTCTACGTAAGAACTTCTGTAAACTTCGTAGTGATATCATTGGATATATTAAAAAGGCTTTGCAAAAACAGGAGGAGAAGTAAAATGTTGGATTCAAAAGATGTATTAAAAATATTTACTGAGCATTTAGCGTTAAGAGACCCTATTACTATAGATATAGATAATATTAAAACTGAATTTGATGCTGAAAAAGAACTAGCCGCTTTTAATGTACTTCACTCTATAACTGAAGAAATCCCAGGTGGATATATTAATAACTTTATTAATATTTTCAATGAATATGGATATGGTGTTACTATTGTACGCCAATATGATTCACCAGATTCAGAGATTGTTAAATTGAACTTTGCATTCGACAAAGGTATAAATCCAGTAATGAGTATTGATTATGCTATTAGATTAATGCTAAGATCTTTCTATAATTTCATATCAGTTCCTTGCCTTAGTGGATTGAACGACCAATTCTTAAATGATAGATCTAAAATCTTATGGGATGACTTTGATGATAGAGATGAGTATGAATATGGCGATACTATACTCAAGTTCCAATATTTATTGGATGGGCTAATCTTCCCTAGATATGAAGAATACTTCTATAATAATCGTATTAATGATGGAAGAATATTAGAAGTATTTGATGAACTATCTAAATTCTTGAATGGTATATTTAGCAACCAAGTTGAATATGATAATAATCTTACTTTAACTGAAAACTTCATTAAATTAAGGTCAGAAGCAATTCATTCAGTAAATCATTGGATTGATGCTTGCTTTGGAGAAAAATAATAGATGTTATTATAAGGAGAATATACATGATTACTATAAAAGACGTTTGGAGTAAAACTGCCTTTGATGATCTTAAATTAAAAGATTATATAGACATTACTGATGATCCAAAAACTCATGAATGTGAAAATGTAGAAGAAAAACTTTTACGTTTAGAGGAATTATTAAATCTAATTAGTGATCAAACAACTATACCTGACAGAGATCCAGTATTTGTCATATTAGATTATATAAATATGCTACAGTTGGGCTTTAGATTAAGTTGTAAATATGAAGGAAAATCATCTGAGTCTATTAAAAAAGGATCTTTAGCAATTGATCTCCAACCGGAACTAAACCCTTATATTACATATGATACAGCTATTAGAATGGTATTAGATTATTATTATGATGCAATCAAAATATCCATGATTAAGGGTATATCTATATATGATTATATAGAATATGAGTTGGAAAAAAATAATTATGGATTAGACGAAAATGTATTATTTGATCTAATCAATGGGTCATATTTCTCATCTGATAACTATAAGACATCCACAAGTGTATCTAAATATGCATCTAATATTTTAGAATTTGCAATCGGATATTGTAAATTTGAAGATACGTCTATTCTTAAAACTGATCTACCGGTTATAGATTTAATAAAACATGCTCGAGCACTAATTATTAAAGTTATTAAGACTCGACATAAAAATCAAACAACGGATTCAGTATTACAATCCCTAAATAAGAAATATAATGCAGTTATTACTATAATAAGTGCAATATTTATAGATAATGTAACATTAGCTGACACGGATCCACAATTAAGGGAAGAAAACATAAGAAAATATTTTGATAGTTTAGACCTATTATATGAGGGTTATGATTTGCCTGAAGAATATAAATTTGTTTCTATATATGAAAAATCCGAAAGGTCTAAAAGAGATCTAATGCGTATCTTTATGGTACTTAGTGAGAATAATAGACAAATATTTGATTATATTGAAAAAATGATGTTTAATAAATGTGAGGAGTGATTAATATGATTAAAATAGGAGATATTATTAGTCATAAATCTTTTAAAGATTTTAATCTAAAAGACTTCTACGATGTTGATTTATCTAAAGAGTCACATGAGTGTGAGAATGTAAAAGAAAAACTTTTACATTTAGAAAGCATTCTACGAGTATTAGCTGAAACAGGATGCAATAGCGGAGAATATAATACGTGTAGAGATATTATTTATATGCTAAATTTTCACGAGTGCGGATTTGTATTAGATTGTGAGTATGATGGAAATGATAGCATCAAACCTGGCGCTCTAAAAATAGAATTAAATTCTACTAATCCATATATTACATATGATACTGCTATTAGGATTATCGTAGATAAATCTTATAGCATTATAAATATGAATCTTTTAAATGGCATTCCTGCCTCCAAATATATTCAGTTCACATTAGATGAAGTTGATACGGAACGAATTCTATCAGTATGGTATATAGAGGACTTTATTTCAGGAATATATTTCTCATCTTCTTCATATAGGAATAGAATTGGTGGGTTATTACACATTGATAATATATTAGAATTTGTATACCAATTCTGCGAATATGATGAAGATAAAGATACACTAAAACGATTAGATCTATCTAAGCTTGAGTTATTAGATATAGCTCGTACTTTACTCATGAGAGAAATAAAGAAACGTCATGAGAATGGCGTAACTGACGAAATTTTAGCAGCATTAGAACATAAATTCCAATTAGTATATAGACTAATTAATGTATTAGTGGAAGACGAACTTTTACACAAAGATCCTAAATACCCAATTGATCTTAATGATAAATCTAGATTGGAAATGAATATCGATTATTTAGATAGCTTATATGCTAGATATAATTTACCAGATGAGTATAAGTTTAGGCATTTATATGAATCTGATAAGTTTATAAGAAAAGAGCATATGAATGATCTACAATTTATATTTAAAGAAAATAATAGATTGATCACTAATTACTTAAGAAAAAGCTATCTTGCTTGATAATAATTATAAGAAGAGCGAGTTTATCCCGCTCTTCTTTTTTTTTGTATTTATAGCCATCTTGAACAATCCAATAACTTAGAAAGGTGGTATATAATGAAAAATACAACCGTTATTGTAAAGAAAATCTATCCAATTATTGAAACTCAAATTAAGAAGAATCTTAATGCTTATAAAAAATACATTGGCAAATTCATTTCTGATAGATCTGAAGACTTATATGATATTGCACCATATAGAAGAATCTACTTTACTCAAAAAGATGCAGATGATTTATGTAATACTCTAAAGATTAATATTAAAGATATTCATAATTTAATGCAAGAAACTTATTACGCATCAATTTCTGCATTTAACCCAGCTGCAGCAAAAGATGAGATTACTATTATTCTCTTATGTCTTTTACGCTATTTCTGGAAAACTAGAGACCCCAAACTCATTGATTTAGGTATCATTAATCTAGCATTTTCTGGAAAGTTTTATCCTTCTATTCATTATGGGTTCTTTAAGAAAGTTCAACCAGCTGAATATAGATGGGTAATGGATTATGTAGTAAATAATATGCTTACTGGTAAATTCGATCTTAAAACTCAAGGAAGCGTTTTGGGTGCAGTTAAATCTGTATCTAATACATGGATTGATACATACAAAGATCGCTTAAGAGATTTCGAAGATGAAGATTGTGTATATCTAATTCAACAACTTCATGGACGTATTAAATCTTTTATGAAAAATATCGCAAGCTTATACTATGAAGCATATGAAAATAAATCTCAATATATAACTTATGCATCAGATGATTATTCTGATACTGGTTATAGATTAGCAGATACTGATAGCTTGATGGCTGAACGTATCATAGACAAAGCTGTAAATATTGCATCTACAATGTCAGTAAACTATAAGTATTGTAAGATGTCTGCTGACTCATTGGTTAGAACTGATGAAATTAAAGATATCATTGAATATATTATTAAGAATGATACTAAACAACTTACTGAAGTTCGTGAATATATTAGTTTATTAGTTTATACATACTTTGCTCAGTCTAGAGATAAAGATGTTAGAACTGCAAACTTTATTAAGTATTCTATTCAACCTAAACCAAATACTAAAGATAAGAATATTTTAAGAATAAAAGATATTACAGAAAACTGGTTAATGCAAGCGTCTAAACGATATATTCATAGACGTAATCGTATAGCTACAAGAAATAGTTATACTAGATCGGTTGTCATGTATTTCACATTACTTATCCATTATAGTGCTTTATAATTTTTATATGTCTATGGGGTTCAACTCCATAGACATTTTATTTTTTTTCATCCATATATTATAACTGTGTATCTAAAGGTCATTTGTTTTTAATATTTAGGAGGAAAAAGAAATGACAAAAACAATTGAAAAGAAATTTAAAATCGATGATTTATTTGTTGGGAAATATGAAATGTCTAGCATTCTAGATTTTCCTGAAGATCATGTATATGATGAACTTGTACCAATAGTTGGAGTATTGGTTGGTAGATTATTAGAAATCTACTCATTACAAGAAGTACAGGTATTTTTAGATATGTTAAATAAGACATATGAAAAATCATTTAAAATTATTTATAACCCATCCACGAATATAACTAGCTTTTATGATTCGCATGATCACCCAACTTATAATATGGAAATTATTATAAAATTGATTGTAAAAAATATTTATAGATATTTTGGAATAAAGTCTAATCCTTTAGATGAATCATATATAGTTGATAAATATCTACGTAAAGATATTAAAGAGTTTGATGTTAAAAATACTGGATTATACGATACGGCGCAAAAAGTATTAGATTTTGATTTCTTCTATTATTATAATAATTTAAAAGTATTATATAATATAGAAGGAGAACCTAAACCTGTAGTATTTGATCAATCTTATAAACACGTTATAAATAAGATCGATTTATTGACTCAATTTGTTAAGAAAATGAATCCTGGGATTGATTATAGAAGAATATATCAATCTTCTAGAGATTTAGGATCTTATGTATTAGAATTACGTAGTGTATTAGTTAAGAATATTAGATTTAAAATGGCCAAAGAAGGACTTGACAATACAGAGTTTAAAAATGACTATGTAGAAAATATGATGAGAGCAACTGAATCTATCCTATTTATGATGCAAACTGATATTAGTGATAATGATAATGAATTGGTATCATATGAAAATGAAGAATTTAAACAGACTCTAGAAAAATATACAGACATCTTATCTAAGTTATATGATACTGATTTTAGAAAAAAGTGTACACTCTTTTCATTATTTGAAGATGAGGCATTGATGCAGGCTAGGTATGTAACAGGTGAACTAAGACTAGCGGCTTTAGATCTTTGTATTAAAAAATTTGATGAAATGCAATCTAAGTAGTTGATTTATTATATAGGGAGGCAGTTTATTCTGCCTCCAAATATGGTTTATTTTTTTTACTCATATATTATTATCATGATAGTAGACCATAGTTGCTACTATATTGGTCATTCTTAATATATATGGAGGAAAAAGAAATGACAGACATCAAAGAAAAAATTGTAAATGACGAACTATTTACAGGTGAGCTAGCATTAGCTAAGACATTCGAGATTGATTCATCTCGACTCAATGAATCTACATTCGTTGATGAAAAGTTAAAAATCCTAAGCGATCTATTACGATATATTGGATATGAATATGGATCGTATAAGTGTGGTAATTTTGTTGAAAGATTGAATAGAACTTATCATGATCTATTTAAAATAATTTTCAATGATAATTTTGAAGTTGTGTTTAAAGAAACAAAATTTGGAAAGATAAATTTGGATTTATGTCTGAGAATTATATTCAAAAATTTATACCAAAATTTCAAATTAAGCCATCATGGTGAATTTGATATAGAAAATTGTATTATTCACGATGCATTATATTCTACTGCTAAAAGTATTAATAAATCTAAAGCTGAGTTTGTAATAAATATAATCATTAGAATGGTAAATATGGAATTCTTCAATTCTTATTACGATGATTTATTCAATACTAGAGGTAAATCCTTACCATTTGATACTAGATTTAAACAGATAGCATTAGAATTATCATTGGTTGGTGATTTTATAAAAGAAATTAATAGCAACTTCCATGATACTGTTATTTATAGTAATTGTAATAATCTTGGTGAATATACTCTTAAATTAAGAGATGAGTTAATAGATATTATTAAGCTTAAAACAAATCAAAAAACTATTAATAATAGAAATATTAAACTATCAGCAGATGTAGCATATTCTATAATTAATTTAATGGAATATGAACTCAATACCATAAACGTTTCTATGACTTATGACTCTTATGTAAAAAATATTATAGATAAAAATATAAAACTGTTAAATGAATTTTGTAATAGAGATCTAAGTAAAGATAGTGAACAACTTAAAATGTTATTAGATGGTAAAGAAGTTAAAATAGATGATTTCATTAAAGATATTAAATTAACAGTGGATAAATATTTATTTAGTTAATTTATAGGAGGCAGATTTATTCTGCCTCTTTTTTTTTTATTTTTTTTCACTCATATATTATCATCATGATAGTAGCACAGTTGCTATTATGTAGTCATTTTTTAATATACGGAGGAAAAAGAAATGACAGACATCAGAGAAAAAATTTTAACCAATTCATTATTTACTGGCGAGCTTAAACTTGCCAAAACATTTGAGATCGATTCAACTAGACTCAATGAATCTAAATTTATTAATGAAAAGAATAAGATTATGACTGATGTAATGCATTATATTGGATATGAATATGGTATGTCTAAGTGTGATGTATTTATTGAAAGAATGAATAATGCTTATTTTAATTTATTTAGAATAGAGCGTAATATTGGTAAATATGAGATTAAACAAACAAAAACTGAATTTGGAGAACTCAATATTGATTTATGTTTAAGAATGGTATTTAAACATTTATACAAAAATTTTGATTTATCCGCATTCGGTAATTGGAATGCAGAATCAACTATGATTTATGATATTTTATATAATACTGCTAAAGGTGTTAATAAATCTAAAGCTGACTTTGTACTAAACGTAATTATTAGAATTGTAAATATGGAATTTTTTAATGCTAATTATGATAATTTGTTTAATACTAAACATAGATCTCTACCATCTAGTATGCCATTTAAACAACTAGCATTAGAATTATCATTAGTTGTAGATATTTTAAAGGATAAAAATAAAAGTTTTAATGCTACTGAATTATATCGTGAATGTAATAATCTTGGTGAATATGCTTTTAAATTAAGAGAAGAACTAATAAAAATCATCAAGGATAAAATCAATCCTGAATTTTATTCAACTACTGTACATAAAACAGCTTCACTTGAAGTTTTAAAGTCTATAATTAATCTATTAAATTATGAACTAATTCATTTAGATTTAACTATGGATTATACACCTGATGATGTAAAGAATGTATTTACTAAAAATATAACTCTAATAAATCAATTTCTTAATAAAGATATAACTGAAGAATGTGAAAAACTTAAAATGTTATTGGTTGGTAAAGATGTAAATAAATATGAGGCATCTAAAGAAATTAAATTTGTGGCTGAAAAATATTTATCTTAATATTTTATAGGAGGAAATTAAAATGGTAAATTTTGTAGATGTAGCAAATGGTGATATTTTTAAAGGCAGCATAAAATTAGCAAACATTTTAGATATAACTCCAGAGTATGCTAAAGAAAATCAAGAAGATGAAAATAAATTATTATATTTCATAGAAATTCTTAATGCTATCGGTAGACGTTATGAAAAGTTATCTGATTTTCCAGGACTTAGACAAAATTGTGAAATATATGATTCATTAGTTAAACTCTTGAATGATGTTAACTATTATGGATTAAATATTACAGCTCATTATAATGGGACTAATCAAATAGTATCTCTGAAATTAGATTATTCTAATGATTTAAATCCTTTAATGTGTTTGGACATGGCAATCCATCTTATTTTAGATAAAGCTGGGTTTGGCCTTTTTGATTTTAAACGTATGGAAGAATTTATTCGAAGAGATGCTACTGCCGAATTAATTAAAGCTAAAATTGTCAATATGTTAATCACTGGTGAATTATTTGTAGCCTCATATTCTATCTATGAATACAAAGTCTTCTCCAAAGGTATTGCTGATTTAATGAGCTTTGTTTCTGAATTTTGCAAAATTCCTGATAATGAATTTAGCACCAATAATTTAGTAAACAAATCTATCAATGATGCATTATTAGTAGTACGTGCATATATTATTAATACTCTTAAGATTAGACTTGAAAATAATGCGGACTTCTATTTCGTAGAAGAGATGGAAAAAACTTACAGATCCTGTGAGCATATTATCAATAATGCATTATATTCAGTTGATGATGATAAGTTTATCGAGTCAATAGTCTTAGTATTAAATAAAGTATATGAAGAGAACTTTGATAAAGTATCTGATATTAAATTCACTATAGAAGATGCTAAAGTTTCTCTAGGTCTACTTACTAAAAATTATCTAATCAGAGAAAAGATAATAGAAGTATATTTAGGAATTAAACCTAATAACTTATATGGTAACTTTGAATAAATATATTGATTACTAAATATAACAAATTGACCCATGGGTATTATTCCCATGGGTCTTTTATTTTTTTTTGTAAAACTTTAGTTTCTTACTAATATATTATTAAAGTGAATATATGATGAGATATTTATTTATTTTAATTAAAAGGAGGGTCAAATATGCTTCATGTATATTTGGTTGAAGCAAGTGGTTGGATAAATGGAGAGCTAATTCATTTAGTATCAGATTTCCATAATTCAATTGATGAATGTTATGATGATATAATGGACAATTTTATTGATACTAGTGAAATTCATTTTAATGAATTCTGTTATTAGGAGGCTATATGTTGCTATTTAAATATTGGAGTTATGTTGGTACTCTTACAGAAATAGAAGAATATGTTAGAGTATACGAAAATGATGACTGGAATTGTGAACCAATCGAATTTGAGGCCGATGTATATGGCCTCATTAAAGGTAGACATAATCTACCAGTAAACAATTATATATTTGATGATAATACTGTAACATTTGGTCCTAGTTCATTTGGAACTATGGAGCAAAATGCAGAGATCACCCTATTATCCAAAAAAGAATCCAGTAATATAATTATCTATGTTACTGGATATTCGGCAAGTCTTATTGCTGCGATAAATGCAGCTAAGAATACTGGATATACACAAGTAATCCTGAAACACCATGATAAAGAAACAGGATTATATCTTTGCCAATGGGTGTACTAGGAGGATAGATATATGAAAGACATCATTACAATTTTAATATTGCTAGTTATAGCAATCCCTGGAATAATTATAACTTTAGCAAAGCTAAAATTGGCTTTGTTGTTTTTACAATAGGAGAAATTAAAAATGAGAAAAAATTTATTTAACGTGAAAAATATAATTGCCGCTGTGGCAGTATCTTTAGCTATTTTTGGTGGAGCATTTTATGGCATCAATGCTCAAAAAGCAGATGCTGATACTACTTCTGAGCCACAAAATAAAATTTCAGCTCAACAGAAAGTTGAGCAAAAAGCCATAGACAACCAAGTAAAGAAGGTTGTCAATGAAAAGAAAATACATGCTTCTGAGGAAACTATTCATGTAGGACGTCCTACCTCAAACAATAGCCAATTTGGGCGTACATTAACCGCCTACTGTGCTATCCCAATTCAGAATGACTCTGATTGGGCCATAGAAGTGACTGTAAAATTTACAGTCAATGTATATGATTCAGCGTGGAAGAGAGAAATCTCTCACGAAGAAATAGTTAGAAAAGTCATTATGTCACATAGTAGTGACATAGTAGAACTTAAAAAGTCTTATCCTACAGCAGAGTTCGTATCCGGCAGATACGATATTCTCGCAGTAAAAGAGATATTTGGTAAGGGGGTTAATTAATGCCTGATTTTGGCACAATACTAGCTATCGCCTGCATACCTATGATAGCGATAATCATACTATCAATAGATAGATAAATAATAAGAGGAGATGGGAATTTATCCCATCTCCTTACTTATATTTTTTTTCGTCATTTTGAACAATCTATTAAATTAAAGGAGGTTTAATATGAATAAAGAACGAGCTAAGGCAGAAGAATTAATCTATAAGGTTATGGATGCTTTAGATAAAACTGGTAGTATGTCAAGATACTATGCTGAAAAATTTAAACCTATGGACGATAAAGAATTTCTAAAATATATTTCTAAGAAATTCCCATATAGATTTCAAACCCGTATATTTAAAATAGAACCAACTTTTGTTGAAATAGAGAAAGCTGCTAAGGTACTTGGTGTTCCATTAATGGAAAAAGTATCCACTCCAGATCTTTATAAGAATAAAGATGGAGTTCCTGTAAGTACTAAAGAAGCATTAGTTGTATATATCCATTTAAAGAAAATGAAACAGTTCTTGACTAAGAAGAACTCTATCTCTACTAATATTGCATCTAGAGATAATAAAACAGGTAGACTTGTAGGTCACGATAAAAATGGTGCTACATCTGACCGCGAAATGGAATCTCTAGTTGTATCTGGTATGGATAATACAATTCAAGAACTTTCTAGAGCTCGTGCTGATTCACCAGAAGCTAAACAAGCTATGTATAACACAATCTCTGCTCTAGGAACAGTTTCATTAAAAGATATTCCTGAAAGTAAAACAGATGTGCTTTCTAAGAATATGATGAATGTCTATATGTTAGGGTCTCATATCAATACTAACTTGATTAATATTGATAATATGACTCCTCAGACTATAGCAAACAAGCGTATCTCGAGACGCAACTAAAACTATTCATAAGCATTTTAGATGCAACTAACAAAAGAATACCCCATAGGAGTTCAACTCCTATGGGGATATTTTATTCATTTTAGACTACGGTATCGGCTACCCATAACTAGATGGGTAACCTAAGACCGCAGTCTCTTATAATTATTATTGAAAGGAGGTAAAATATGAATTAACCAAATTTTACGTCTAAATATACAGTAACTGCATATTTTTACTATAATGTTTATATTATAATTAATTATATATTATAAAATTGTTAACATATGCGGAAATATGTTAATAATTAATAACCAATGTCAAACATTAGGGTAAAATTAAAATTTCTTATATTATATGGAGGAAATATATAATGGATAAGAAAATCGGAGTAATTCATGAGATCGGAGACATGGGTCTTGGTTTCGAAGAATTAACAGAAAAGGACAAACAAGCTCTTAATGAACAAACTAAAAAAGAGCAAGACAGCAAATCGCAAAAATAATTTGATTTGATTATTTTATAAGTGCGATGGTGGTTAATCCCCATCGCACATTCTTTTTGTAAAAATTCCATATTACTAGGCAGTGGTAATATGTTTATGTAATAAAATATACAATAGAAAGGATGTCTTAGAACAAAATCCTGTGTGGATCCTATAATATTAAGGAGCTGATGAAAATGAATTCCACATCAAAACCGATGCGAGCTCTATCGAGCACGTCAAAGGGTATGAGAAGAATGAAATTTGCATTACTCACAATGCTTATTTGTCTTATATCCATCGTTCCAGTATTTGCACTTAGAGTAGATAGTGACGAACAAAAACAGAAAGAAGAAGAACGTCAAAATACAATAGTGCAAGAGATGGCAGATAATATAGTGACAAATCATAGAGAATATGATCAAAGAATCACTAGAATTATTTTAAAAGATTGGTTTAAATACAAGTTTGATGTAGTAGAAGATTCTTATGAAAACTACTATAAAACTATGGAAGAGAAAAATAAAACCAAATCTGAATTAGAAAAAGTTAGACTAGAAATCAGAGATAAAGCTGAAAAAGATGCCGCTGAAGTTAAGGCACGTGAAGATGCATTGGCTGCAGAACAAGCTAGAGCTAACGAAATTAGAAACAATTCTCGTTATTCAGTAGACCGTTATTCCGATCTATCCAATCAACACGCAGTTATTTCAGTTGATGACATGAATAATATTATTTCTCATTGGGAGAAATATAATGGTGGGTCCCCATTTAATGGACATGGGGATATCTTTATTCAAGCATCTCAAGCTTCTGGATTAGACCCAATTTATATTTTCGCACATGCAAGCTGGGAATCCAATTGGGGTAAATCTTATTTAGCAAGAGATCGTGGTAATTATTTTGGTATTAATGCAGTAGATGTAAATCCTAATGCGGCGCATCATATGGGTTCTACAATGGCTGATGGCATCGTAAATGGTGCAGTTTGGATTAGCCAACACTACTACAGTGAAGGTGCTACAAGTCTAAATGGTATGATTTATGGCCATAAGCGTTATGCTAGTGCTGCTGATAAATGGATTAATGGCATTAATTCAATCATGAGCGAATCTTATAGTGTATTAAGACAATCTCGTGGAATGTAAATAATAATAGAATTTACAACAAATATATAAACTTAGAGTATTGGGATGGGCATTTGTCCATCCCTTTTATTTTTTGTCTAAGGAGGATTATAATGAAAGCTAAATTAATTGGTATTGGGGCTGCTGGTAATAAAGCCGCAATGCAAGCAATTGAGAATGGCGTATTTAATCGAGAAGATGTACTTCTGATTAATACTACTCGAAAAGACATGAAAGATAATTACGATGATATTAATGTAATCATCGGAAGTGGTATGGGTGGCTGTGGTAAAGAACGTAACCGTGCCAAAAATATCACTATTGATTCTTTAAAATCTGAAAAATTAAAAATTGATCAATTCCCAGGTGCAGATGATGATGCAATTGTTATTGTATCTTCCTCTGAAGGTGGTACTGGTTGTGGATCTTCTACTATTTTGGCTAAATATATCCGTGAAGTATTGAATCTAAATGTACATCTTGTAGTATTTACAGGATTCGAAGATGATGCTCGTGGATTGCAAAATACAGTAGAATATTTCCAAGAGCTTCAAGATAACTATACAGTTGAAGCTATTAGTAATAAAAAATTTTTATCTACTAGTAAGAATAAACAAGAAGCTGAGCAAAAAGCTAACTTAGAATTCTGTGATCGTATGCGTGTATATCTTGGTTTAGATCTAGTTGATTCTAATCAAAATATTGATGAAACTGATTTATATAAGATTGCTACCACACCAGGATTTATGACTATCGAAATGGCTAAATTTGATGGTATTAAGAAACAATCTGATTTTGATAAAGTATTCGAAGAAATGATTTATGATACCAAAAGCTTAGATTATTCTAATACTGCAAGACGTATTGGTGTATTTATGTATGCATCTGAACGTAGTCAAAATGTTGGTTTCGATAACAAGAAAATTCGTGAAGAACTTGGTGAACCATTTGAATTCTTTACACATATTCAAACAGTTCCAGCTGGTCAAGAACGAGTTTGTATTATGGCATCTGGCATTAAACTTCCAGTAGAAGAAGTTGAAAAGATCTATAATGAATATAAAGAAAGAACTGCAACTGTAGACAAACAAAAAGATAGTTTCTTCGATAAGATTGGTTCTATGGGTATGGATGAAGATGATAGCATGTTTAATCTTAAAGATGCATCTTCTAAGAACCCTACAACTGACAGAAAAACTAATTTCTTTGATGCAGTTGAAGATAAGAGTGTAGTTACTATCAAAGTTGGTAAGAAAAGTAAGAAAGATGATTTCTTCGATAATTATTAATATTCTTATTAACGTGAAAGGATAATTCTATGGGATTATTTGATAAATATACAACTCAGCCAAAAGCCCCAAAGACTAATTCGGTTAGTTTGAAGAAAACTCTAACTACTATAAGAACTGAATTGACTAAATTGGATTGGAATAGTAGAGAAGCAGTATATGAATTCTTTGAGAATAATCTCATGGATTCCATATACTATCTCGGAACAAATGAAGATCTATATAAGAACTTTGGTATTCGTGGGGAAATATACATTACTATTGATGCAGTATTGACCCAAAATCCAAATATAGTTCTTCCAAAGAATATTGTAATTCATTTAAATGATTGCATGTTTGGATTCTTATTTTCTGTTGACCCAGTTTACTTTGGACCAATCTATACAAAAACTAAAGAATCTATCATAAATATTTCTAAGCTTATAAATAAATCTACATATGAAAGATTAGATTTTGTAGATTGCTGTAGTAATGAGCAACTATTAGATTATCTTCCTATTTGTAGAAACTCTAGCTTAGAAGAAGCAATAAACATTCAACGTACTAATATCATTATAATGACATCTTTGAATCCTAGATTGACTTCAGAAGAAGATATTAAGGATTTATATGGGGAACTCTTCTATGAAAACTGGGAAGAGTTATTCCTTAATTCTATGACTGAAGTATATCCATCTAATATTAAAGAAGATGATGGTTGGATGTATGATATGATGACAAATGCATTATTAGAAATGCTTAACGAAAAACCAATGTCTGAAATTAAGAGTATTCTTATTAAGTATTCTGAAAAATGCTTAAAGATGCAATTAACTAAGGTTGGCGTACGGTGTTCGTTATTTGAATTATCTTCTGACTATGATAAAATCGTTTATATTGCAGAAGAATTGCGTGACCAGGGAATGTATATCATTTAAATATAAGTATGCCCAAGGAGATTCAATCTCCTTGGGATATTCTTTTTATTTTTTATAAACTCCTGAACTTATTAATAACTAAAAAAGTATTAATACGCAAAGGAGTATTACTATGGGCTTATTAATTCAACGCGTTGCGGAAGTATCTGGATATAGTCCAGAACAAGGCTTATATGATGTTGCATATCCTACTGGATTTTTAAATTTTGACCATTTGAATGGTTATAATTTGAATACATTTAATGATAAAGGTGAATTAGTTCCAACTAAACATATTGGTTTACTTGATGGGTCTTATAATCTATTGATTGGTAGATCTGGTTCTGGTAAATCCACATTTGCAGTTCAGGCTGGTGCAAATATTATCTCCCAATTTGAAGATGCAGAAATGATGATTCAGTCTATGGAAGGCGGTATTACAGTACCACGTTTAGAAACATTGACTGGTTATGTTGGAAATGAATTATTTAATAGAATCTCTATTAAGAATAGTGGTATTACTGCTGAATCTATTTATGATGATATCTATAGCATTTATGAAACTAAAATAAAAAATAAGGAAAAATTCTTATATGATACTGGTATGAGAGATTCTACTGGTAATCCTATTATGAAATTTACTCCAACAGTTATGGTTATTGACTCCATTGCATTATTAGCCCCAGAACGTATTGCTGATAAAGGTGAATTATCTGGTCAAATGGCGGCTACTGCAATGGCTAAAGCTAATACTGCATTGCTTAAAGGTGTGATGCAATTAATCAAAGCTACAAATATCATTCTTCTAGTAATCAACCATATTACTGAAAAGATTGAAGCCAATCCAATGATGCATACTAAAGGTGCTTTGATTTATCTTAAACAAGGTGAATCTCTACCTGGCGGTAAAGCAGTTACATATTTGGCTAATAACATCATTCGTTTCGATGATAGCAAACTCAAAGAAGAGACATTCGGATTTAGTGGTGCACAAGTAGATATCTCTCTTGGTAAATCTCGTACAAATAAAGCTGGTAAGTCTACACCATTAATCTTCTCTCAAGAAAATGGTTTCGACTCTTTATACTCTTTGATGGTTATGCTTAAAGATGCAGGTGTTATTGCAACTAAAGGTGCATACTTGGCATTGGATGGATATGAACCTAAATTTAGAACTCGTGACTTCAAGCAATTATTCATGGATGATGAAGAATTCAGAAAGGCATTTGTTAGAGCGGCTAATACTGAATTGGAAAAATTGCTTACTCCAATTCCTACTGGCGGTCAAGCTACGAATGCATCTATTACAAAAGATCTAATTGCTACATTCAAAGCATTAGAAGATTAATTAATACAGTGATTATATATTATAGATCAGATATAGCGGAAGAGTTGTTAAAACTCTTCCGTATTAATTTTTGTAAGTGTTTAAGAAAGGAAGAAAAAGATGGCTGGAAGTCTCAATCTAGAAGATAGAATAAATGAGGTTAGACAGAGATTAAGCACTCCAGAGCAAGTACTTGGGAAAGAGTTGATTCAACCATTTCCTACAAGTAGTTCCGGTAGCCGTAAAATAATGTATAGTGTCCATTCAGAACAAGCAATGGCACTGTGTAACCCAGAAGTACCATTCATTCAAACTGGATTTGAGAATGAGTACGGAAGAAGATCTACATCTTTCCAACAGGCAGAGCAAAATAAAAGAGTGTTGGATAAAGTAGAAAAATATGGAATCAATCCTGGGCATGAATATTATTTGATCGTTTATAACGAAGAAAGTAATACACTTGATCTAATCCATAAATGCGATTATAAGTATATTACAGAGTCATTTGGTTATCAGATCAATAATTCATATCTTGATTCATTAGCCCCTGGAAGTATTATCGAAAAAGATACAGTTATTAGCAAATCTAAAGGATTTGATAAATATAATAACCGTATGGATGGTATCAATGTTTTACTAATGTATATAGCTCAGAATAAGACTACTGAAGATGCTATTGAAATTAGTGAATCTTGTGCTAAGAAATTTAGATCTCCATTGGTTAAGAAGATATCCTTCATGATAAATGAAAATGATATCTTACTAAACTTATATGGGAATGATGCAATCTATAAAGTCATTCCTGATATTGGGGAAAAGATTAATGATGGTATCTTAGCTGCAGTACGAAGAGAAAATAAAGAAGAAGCATTATTCTCTCAAGTATATAGCAAGCTTAAAGATATCAATATGTCTGATGAAAAGATTACTAGCTCCGGTACTGTAGTTGGTATCGAAGTTAGAACTAACAATCCAGACTTAATGGAAACGTCTATCTATAATACTCAGCTTAATATGTATTATCAAGATAAACGTCGTTTCTGTGAAGAAATGATTAGTAAAGTTAATAAGTTGAAAATTCATTATCAATGTGAATTATCTTATGACCTTCAAAAGATGGTTTATACTTGTCAGCAAGTAATTGATGGAGTTAAATATGATATGGATAGCAACGTATATTCCAACTTACAAATGGATGTATACGTTCTTGAAGAAAATGAACTCCACATTGGCGATAAGCTAACTAATCGTTATGGCGGTAAAGGAGTAATCTCAAGCATTATTCCTGATGAATTAATGCCACAAACAGAAGATGGACAATATGTAGAAATGAAATATAATCAGGCTACGGTTGTCAATCGTCTAAATCCATCTCAATTATTTGAAATGGAAATCAATTCTGCATCAGCATCTATTATTAGAAATCTTAATAAACAAGATGTAAATGGTTCTTTAGAGAAACTAATTAAGTTTACAAGATTCTTTAGTCCAACTCAAGCTGATGAAATGGAAAACTTTATAAGAGAAAGTAATCCATCTGTAAGAGCAGAATATCTAAATTCTATTATCGAAGATGGAAATCTTACTCTATCTATATTACCAATTCAGGAAGCGACTAATATTGACGTACTTAGAGAAGTACTTCATGAGTTCCCTGAAACTAAACATCGTAGAGTTCTAACTCCCATGCTAGATTCTACTGGTACAAAATATAGATTAGCAAAATCTTTAAGACCTGTATTGGTTGCTAAACAATATATCTGTAGATTGAAACAATATGCAGAAGAAAAGTTCTCAGCGACTAGTATGTCTTTTAGTAATAATCGTGGTGAAAATAGTCGTAATAAAAACTCTGGACTATATAAACCTGTTTATACTAATACTCCTATCCGTCAAGGTGAAATGGAAATTGGTGCCTTGACTCATATTGGTGATGATATCAATGTAATTATGCTTATGCTTTACAGTACTGCTCCTATTGGTCGTAGAGCTGTAAAAGAATTACTTACTGGTAATCCTAACGATATCAATATTGTATTGACAGATGATGCAAAATCTCGTTCTGCTGAAATTGTTAATACTTATTTGAAATCTATTGGATTACGATTAGTATTCGAGAAAGTTCCAAAGAAACTTACAAATGCATTATTATATAATATTCCTGATGAAGATTTCTACGTTCCTGCATTTTTGAAGGAAGATGGTTACTTAGGTGAATTGAATCTAAATAACGATAAGAATTTGAAAATCACAGTTAAGAAAATCAATGGGAAATATTATCCACAATATAAAAACTTTAAAGAACCTTGCATTCCAGCTATTATGACTGGTGCAATGTCTTCCGAACAACCTGAAGGATTTGATGATACAGATCCATTCTGGATGATGCGGAATATAAAATACTTTAATAAATAAGGAGTTTATCATGATTCTAAGAGATCTATATACCGATCTTCTAAGAGGCAATCTTGATAATGTATTTGATCAAGAAAACGTACAAATGATAAACAGTGTAACTTCTAAGTTATTATCTAATCCAAGTTGGACTAATAAAGATATAGAAGATGCTGATCTCATTTTACGAATAAGTAATATCTTATATAATAATACTGACTTCTTAGCTTTACCACTAGAAGATGGTATTTATGATTTATTACTTGAAGCTTATAGAAAATATAATCCTCATTTTCAAGTTGGGTCTGAAGTTGTACATTTCAAATTACAATCTTCTAAACAACCTAAGTCTAGTAAAAATGAGCCTCATTATATTGAAGCTATAGTTAGTTATCCAAAAGAAGCTAAAGAAACTATTTATGAGCAAGTATTTACTGAAACTCCTACTAATAGATTCCAGGAAGCATATGCAACTCATCATGCTACTGTATCCGATAGAGGAAGAGATACTGCTCATAAGTATCCTAAGTTAGTTGGAACCTTAGATAAGTGTAAATTTGTTACAGACAAAGACGCACAAGATGCTATGGTTTATAAAGATCCTAAAGTAAGAATCTTTGAAAGAGATTTCTTAGCTAAACATCTTATGATGGGTCTTATTGGATATAACCAACCAATCGAAATAGTTGCCGAAATTAAATATGATGGGTTATCAGTTGAAGCTGAAGTTAATAATCAGATCGTCAGTGCTAGAACACGTGGCGATCTTGATGCTGACTTGGCTACAGATCTAACTGATATCCTAGCTGGATACAGATTCCCAAATAATATATCTAATGATGAAATTATTGGGATGAAGTTCGAAGCTATTATAACTAAAGAAGATTTAATTAAATTTGAGAATGCCACTGGTAAAGAATATAAGAATATGAGAACTGCAATAGCCGGAATCATTGGTTCTGCTAATGCTAGAGATTATATTAACTTTATTACTTTAGTACCATTAGCTACTTCATTAGAATTCAATAATCGAATCGAAGAATTAGAATTTATGAATAGATATTTTGCAACTAAAGAGCCTAACCGTTATCAATATATGGTTGGGGATTTTGCAAATCTTCTATTCCAAGTTAAGAAGTTCACTGATGAAGCCGCATGGTATCGTGATTATATGCCTTTTGCATATGATGGTATTGTAGTATCTTATATGGATAAAAATATTATTAATGCATTAGGTAGAGAAAACCATGTGAATAAATACAGTGTAGCTATTAAGTTCAATGCTATGGTTAGAACTACAAGATTCAGAGGATATCAATATACTATTGGTAAGAATGGCGTAATTACTCCGATGATTATGTTTGATCCAGTTGAATTTAATGGTACAATTCATAACTTAGCATCAGGTCATTCTTATGAACGATTCAAAGCATTAGCATTGAAATATGGCGATCTAATCGATGTTACATATGTAAATGATGTAATGCCTTATGTATCAAATCATAGATGTCCAGAAAATGATGCAAATCCTAATAAATTGGAAAGATTCATCGATATTTGTCCATCCTGTGGAAGTACACTTGAGGAATCTATTAGTGGCAAATCTGTAGTTTGCCCTAACCCAGATTGCCCTGGACGTGGGCTTGCAAGAATGGAAGATATGCTTCAGAAGATAAATTTCAGAGATTTCTCTGGAGCTACAATACGTGAATTAAATATAACATCATTCACTCAATTGATCAATATAACTAAAGATCAATTGACTTCTCTTGGAGAAGTAAACTCTGCAAAATTCATGGATAGAATTAATGAGCTTAAGACAAATAAGATCTATGATTATAATATCATTGGAGCTTTAGGTTTCTCCGATATTGCAATCAAATCTTGGAAGCTCATATTACATGAATTAAGACTTGAAGAAATAATGAATCTAGATCCAGCCACATTGGAATTCAAACTATTGAAGATCAAAGGCATTGGTAAAGTTGCTACTGAGACTATAATCAATGAGCGACATTTATTCATGCAAGATCTTATTACAATATCTGAAATGTCTAATGTAATTAGAACTTGTGGTCTAGTAGATAACCGAAAGAAGATAGTCATCACTGGATTCAGAGATGATACCTTATCTGATTTGGTTTCACCATTAGGATATTTTGTCACTGATAGTGGCGTAACTAGAGATACATCAATCTTATTAATTCCGCAACCTGGGTTTGCTAGTAGTAAAGTCGATAAGGCCATGAAATATGGTGTTCAGATTGAAACTATAGTAGATTTCAGGAAGAGATTAGGGTTGTAAAAAGTTACAAAACAAAATACAAGGTATTAATATATTATAGGTATGGAGACATATAGAATTGATCATCTATGTGTCTTTATATATACATTTCTTTTATTTCTTTGCAAAGGAGATTTTTATTATGAAGAAAGATGTTAAGGAAACAAGTATCATTTCTACAGTGGTTGATCGTTTGAAATCCGAAGAGATGATTCTATTCCATTCCAACCAATTTATGCAAGCTGGGAAATGCATCCTATTTGGTGCAGTTAAATTCTTAGCTAACACTAAGTTCGAAAACGAAGTGGCTTTACGCATCAATGATAAGAATGGCGTATTTATCATTGCTGTAGTATTGGAAAAAGTAAAAGATGACGAAGGTAAAGATAGCTTTGAAGCTCGTTTCGAAACAAACGAAGAAGGTATCAAAGATATCGCTACTGTATATGATTTGACTGATGAAGAAGTTCAACGCTTCATTAATCGTTTCATGTATTCTATCAGTAATAACAAATTCGTTACAAATGATTTCGTATACAAAGTATCTCGTGTGATGTTTAGTGCAATCATTAACTTCTTATTGAACCTTGGTAAAAATGAAGTTGACGAAGATGGTTATGAAGTAGCATTCGATGAATATCTAACTGCTACTGCAACTGATGAAGATGGTAAACATGCTATTGCTTTAGAACCTTCTACAGATTTGAAGAAATTCATCAAAGATGATAGCCTAATCGACGTAGAATAAGAAATATAAAATGGTGGTTAGATTCAATATCTAACCACCTTATATTTTTCTTTTTAGTATATGGAGATATTAAAATGAAAAAGGCTATTATTAATGGTGAGTTGTATACTATCTACGATTTCGAGGAAGGTATTAGGCATCATGAAGAGCCTAATATTGCAGTAGAAGAAGACGGTATTGTATACCCAGTCATAAGCAAAACAAATGCGTATGGTCAGACTGGGGTATTTGTTGACGGATGTATGGCTACATTCGTTAATGCCTCGGATAAACCGGAAAATTATAAAGTTGATAATCTGAAAGTTATTGACTTTAGTAATACAAAAAGCATGAAAGAGCAAATCGAAAAGAATGCCGAACTACGCGAAATGGAAGAAACTGTATTGGTTAGTCCTGATAATATTTTCAATGCTAAACCGAAACCTACAGATCTTCCAGAAATGATTGCTCTTAAACAAGCTGTAAACCAAAAGCATATTGATATCAACAAGTATGCATATCGATTTGGTGATAACTTTAATAATGATAGACGATTGTTTGAAAAGCCAACAATCACGTTATCTAAGTTGAAGACTATTGCTGAAGCATTAGATATGTCTTGTTATATCATTATTGAAGATAAAGATAAAGATGTGCCTAATCCGATCGGTAGCCAAGTTAAAGTTCGGATTACTAACATCGAGGAGGGAGAAGCAGATGATTAATCAGGCTAAGTTCATTGCTGATTACAATGAACGTAATAGACCTAAGTTTAATGATAAATTCTTCCAAAAGTCAGATGATGATATCATCGAGGATTTGAAAGACGTAATTCTATCTTGTCAACGTGATAAATTTTATACGATCCGAGTAGAAAAATTCGAAGTCATCGATGATTATGCAGAAATCCAAAGATTATTGACAGGAGAAGAAACTCCTACAATATCTATTAAGGATTCTGATCTAAAAATTCTTAAAGTAACGTATTATACTGCAATCGGTAATCAAGAAGATACATTTGATGTATTGATTGCAGTACCACGTGTTATTGATGGTGCTTATATTCATCTAAATGGTAATGATTATTTCCCATTATTCCAATTAGTTGATGGTAGTACTTATAATAATACCTCTTCAGCATCAGCTAAGACTCAATCTATCACATTGAAGACTAACTCTAATGCAGTTAAAATGCTTCGTAACTTCTTTGAGTTTAAATTATCTGATGGCGAAACTTTTAAGAAGTTAGCATCATTTAGTGTTTATCTATTTGATCATAAGGTAACTTTATTTGAATATTATCTTGCTAGATTCGGGTGGTATAAAACCATTTCCGAATTCAAGTTTGATCATGTAATCAAAGTTACTGAAGAAGATCCTCAAGATGATGAATATGATACATTTGTAGTCCAAAACAGTCATATGAAAACTCCTATCTACATTTCTGCAGTTAGAAGTGTTTTAGATGCTGATAGAATTCTACAATCTTTTGTAGCGGCATTTATCATTTCTATCAATAAATATGCAACCAAGAAGTTTACATTAGACAATATCTACAATACAGATTTCTGGATTTGTAAACTCGGTTTTAACTTTGTAAGTTCTGAAACTTCAGTATTTACTAAAGGCAATGCAATTATTGAATCTTTAGAAAACTCATATGATATTCCAACTCAAAAACGCTTAAGATTACCAGACGAAATCAAGTCCAATATCTATAGTGTATTGAAATGGATGGCTAGTGAGTTTTCTTATATTCGTCTAAAGGATAATTTAGATGCTTCATCTAAACGTATTCGTTGGTCTGAATATATTGCAGCGATGTATATTATGATTATCAATCTTAAGTTACGTCGCTTACCAGAAAAACCAGATCCTAATGTAGAAGTACTTCGTATTAAACAGCAATTGAATACGCCACCAATGGCATTGATTGCTGAATTACAGAAGTCTAATCTAAAAGGATTTAGAAATATGGTTAATGACCGTGACTCTTTCTTACAATTGAAATATACCATCAAAGGCCCATCTGGCCCAGGTGAAGGTAATGGTAAGAAAGTAGCACAAAATATTCGTGCAGTAGATATCTCTCAATTGGGTATCATCGATGTTAATACATCATCTGCATCTGATCCTGGTGTTGGTGGTATGCTTTGTCCACTAAACGATAAAGTATTTGAATATAATTCATTTACCAATGAACCAGAACCAAATACTTGGGATGCTAATTTTGATGAATTGCTAAAGATTTATAGAGATCAAAAAGGTTATACTTCCGCAATAGCTCTCGCTGAAGATGCTGGTTTAGAATTAACTGATGATCGTAGTCCTGAATCTGTAGCATTTGATACAGAATATCTCGGTAATCTTATTGGAAAGATTGCTCCAACAAAAGCATTCGAAACTCAACTAAGACCTGCATTCATTAATATGGAAGATAGTGGGTCTATTATCTTTGAAGACTAGAGGAATAAGAATATGCCACAAGACATTTATTATAGATATTTTGTGTTCTCTAGAACACAAATGGAAACAATCAGAATTCGTGAAGAAAAGCTTGGTCGTCGTGCTAAGTTTGGTAAAGTTATTGTCGATGGCGTTCCAAAAGAGTACACTGATATTCTTTTGGATATGTCTGCGGCTAAATATCCTGACTCTATTAAAGTAGCCGAAGGTGATATTAGACGCATCGTCTATACTAAATAGGAGGTATATTTTATGAATCCAGTTGGACAAGCAAGTTGTGATCTTCATAATATTGGTCATTATTTGGCTAAATTGATCGGTAAAGAAACTCTTTACTGGGATAAGCTTAATACTATTGAGCCAGATTATAATATTTTGACTGATCATGTCGATGAGTATTTTATTAAAAAGGATTTTGAAAAAGATTCTGAAAATAGATACTCTAATATTGAAATGCAAGCATTTGGTCGTAAATTCAGTGTACGTGGAAAAAATATTATTCTAGTTTTCAATAAATATATTCCTGACAGTGCAGTGGCTGATAATCCATTCAGTGTAGTTATCAATCAGGAAACTGATTCTATCAATACGCTATTGATTCATTTTAATCGTTTAAAACTCATGGTAGGAGATAAGGATTATGCGGCTTTATACTCCTTCTTCAGTGCATTATTTACATACATCTATGATAAAGAGTCTCCAATTGTGACTCTTCATACAATGTATACATATATTGACTTCGTATTTAATAACTTATATATGGAAGATGTAACTGGATATATTAAATTTCATACATCTAAAGCAACTGAAGTTATTATGAATGAATGTGAAAAACTTAAAATCAATGATGCCCAAGGATTCTTGCAAGAAGTATTAAATCAATTAGAAGATGAAGAATATAAAAACTTATTCTACTCTCCTAAGAATACTGCAAGAATTACTGAAGCATCTAATGAACCTAAGTTTAATTTAAAACGCTTATTAAATACTATTGATAAAGTATTCAATGAGCAAAATGTTAATACTGTTCAAGTTCGTGATGCATTTATCTCTTTAGCTAAATCTAGAGATTTGAATGATGTTGTAAAAGTTGCTCAAGTTTATTCTTCTGAAGTCGAATTATATAATGAAATTCCAGAAACTATTCAAAAAGAAGTTATGGATATCATTGTAAAACGCATTGAAGATTTGATTGAATCTAAAGGTATTGAAGATATTAAACCTGAAACAGAAGATGAAAAAAAGACACGTCTCGAAAATGATATTGAAGATCAAGTACGTAAAGCTTTAGATCAAATGAATAATAAATAATAATTATGGACTTGGGTCAAATACCCAAGTCCTTTTTATTTTTTGAGGATAATTAATATGAAAGAGGCAATTGTAAGTGCTAGTACATGTCTTAAATGTGGATCAAAGAATATGGATCTAGTAACTATTAATGGTTCTATTGTAAAGTATTCTTCATATCTAAACATGTTAAGCAAAGATGAAGTAAAAGATAAACTAAGCAATTACCAGCTATATAAATTCAAGTGTAGAGAATGTGGGTATACATCTTCTATTGACTGGAGATTTGGACTACCGTGTCCAACTGAAGAAAAGGCTGATTTTTAGTTAAAACAAAGCAATAATATAAAGAAAGGAGAAACCCTTATGATTACAAAAAGTAAAATTTTATACATCATAGGTGCTATAATTTATATTAGTTGCTTTGCCTACATTATATCCGATATGCTTCAAACTATCGAAGGTAGAATCTTATTATTTATTTATTCGACATCAGTCGTTCTAACTGCTTTAATTCTATTTCTAGGTTATAAGATATTCAAAGCCCTACTAGTAATTATAGAAAAGTATAGCAAGGAATGATACCATGTCCAATTTAGCATTTACCATACTACTTTTATCAGGTTTGCTATGCATTATTGCAAATATCGGCTTTATATCTTCAATATCGATGTTGTTATTGACAGTAATGTATATCATATCTCGTCCACGGAGGTAATATGTCAGTATTTAGTTTTATTAAGATAGTTGGGACCTTATATATGCTTCTCTCTATTTTACTTACTATCTGTGTAGCTATCATACTTCCAGATGGATTAACTTTAGTGTCTCCTATTTGGATTACGCTACTTGTATCTATCGCCGGTACTGCATTCTTAGTATATTCTAAAAAGAGAAAACAGTCTAAGGTTACAGGTAATAAATAATGAAATTAGACTTCATAACTCTAGTAATACTATTGACTATGGCAATTACCTTTTATAAGAATTTAACCACTCCAGGTGATATTCCTATAGAAGTTGTAACTGCATTTATATTTTTAGCAATAGTAGTACTAGCATATTATAACTCTAAGTAATAAAAAAGTATCTCATATTACACATACAAATAGTTTAATATTAAAAAGGAAGTATAAAAATGACTTTAGAATTAGGGCTCATATGTGGGCTCTTATTGATTATTATATTCATGATAATTTTATTTATAGACTATGTAAAATTATCTCCAAAGTACACAATAACAAGTAAGAGGGAAGGAAAAGATATACCTCTCTTTTACAATGTAGAAATTAATGGTGATTTTTCAATACCAGTTTCTAAATTAGATTATGATATGGTTTCAGTCGGTGATAAAATTGTAATACGCAGTTTTATGGGAATCGGTAGTAACTGTAGACTTTATAAAATTGAAAAGGTATAATATGAGACTTATTTACATAAGACTTGAGAATTACATAGGAATCTATAATGGTCGTGGAGACAATATCTTAGAGGTAGACTTATCACAGTCTACCTCTAATATTATTATAATCCGTGGCTCTAATGGTTCCGGTAAATCAACTTTATTGAAAGCTTTATCTCCACTCCAAGATGATAATACCTCAATCATTCCTGGATTAGAAGGTAAGAAATCTTTAAGATATTTATATAATGGAGAAGTTTATGAGATCGTTTATATTCATCCAGTTAAGTCTGATGGATCTAGAGGACAAGTTAAACTTCAAATTTATAAAGGAAATAAGAGAGAAGAATTAAATCCAACTTGGAATGTAACTTCAGGTAAAGATATTATCTTCGATCTATTTAACTTAGATGCTAACTTCTTGACTCTATCTCAATTATCTTCTGAAGATAGAGGGTTAGCAGATAAGAAACCAGCAGAACGTAAGAAGTTTGTTAATAGTATTATCAATGGTATCGAAGTATACAATAACATGTATAAAGTCGTTACTAAGAAATACTCAAACTTTAAAAGTATGATTAATACAATCTCTTCTAAGATTGCTCAAATTGGTAATATAGAAGAATTGAATGTTAGATTTAATAATATAACTCGACAAGTAGAATTAGTTTCTGCTGAAAGAGATCAAGCTATTTTAGAGACTGCAAAATTAGATTCTCAAATTGAACTTTTATCTAAAGATAATAACTTAGAAACTTATTATAATGCAGAGAAAAGTTTAAGAGAACTCAAAGCTACAGTTGATAAAGATATTAATACTATAATTGATATTTGTAAAGGCGAAATTCCATATACAAATGATGCATCTGAAATATATGAATTGATTAATAAGAATTTAGAGAAATCTAATAATGAAATCAAACAAGTTATTTCAGATGAAGCTAAAGCTAGTACTAAGCTTGATTCTCTTACAAATGAGAAGACTAAAGTTTATGAAGAACTACAAGTCAAGATAACAAAACGAGATTCTATTTTAGATAATAGCTTCTCCGAATCTGATTTGAATCTTTATAATGAATCTAAAGCTAAGATTTCTGAAATTGATAAAGAAATCAAATCTTTGAATTTAAATATAAAGAATACATCAGAAGCTGAAAGTCTTATTAATGCAGTGGAAATGATAGTTCCAGTTATAGATACTCTTTATAATGGATTAGATTCTACTACAAGAAAAGATAAATCTAATTTTGTAAGATCTACTTTAGATAATAATAGAAATTATGTAAATCAGTTACCAATCATTTCTGAAGAGCATAGAAAGCTATCTAGAGAATTATTAGATTTAGAATCAGAATTACGTGCTTATGAGATTCTTTTTGATAAAGCTAAAGGATTAGCTCTTAGACCTAAAGAGTGTAAGATTGATTCTTGTGCTTATGTAAAAGAAGCAATTGATGCATCATCTAAAAATCCAGAATCTAGAATTGATTCTATCAATAAAGAGATATCTGAGATTAATAAGATGATAAAAGAACTTGAATCTAAGTCAGAGTTTTATACTGAAGTATATGATTTCTGGAATAGATTCAATAATCTTCATGGAATGATTATGTCTTTTAGAAAACTATTAGACAAGACTCCAATTAGTTATATTCTTGATCCATATAATCTTCTTGAAAGTTTAGATAATATGGAAAAAGTAAATACTGAGTTTAATAGAATTCGTGGCGTCTATAATATAATGATTACTAAAGATAAATATGAAGATATCTTAGAATCATTAAAAGAGCCAGCTATTAAATATGAAGCCAATAAGTCTCTAATAGAAGAATTGGATTCTAATATAAAAGATCTACGAGATAGTTTATCTAAAATAGATAATGATATTCTTGATGAATCTGAAAGACTCCAATCTCTAAAATACAAACATGAAGTTCTTGATTATAAAATCGAAGCATATTCTAATAGCTATGATATTATTAATAAAGTACTTAGCGACTTAGATGATATCAAAGACTTAGAAAATAAAATGAGTTCTTTATCTGATATAGCTAAACAAGTATCTGGGTTACAAGTTGATTTAGATTCTGCTAAGGAAAAATCTAATAGATTAAATGAGCAGTTAAATATCATTCTTCAAGATAGAGATTCTATAGCATCAAATAAAACGCTCCTAGAAGACTATCAAAGGGACTTAGACCTATATAATAAAAATTTCTCAATTCTCGAAGCAGTACGTTACTATTTATCCCCAACTACGGGTATTCAGACAGTGTTTATGAGAACGTACATGGGAAATATTATTTTAAAGGCTAATGAATTATTAAGTTTAATATTCAATGGTCAATTCATCATTCAGCCATTTGTTATTAATGAAGCTGAATTTAGAATTCCATGTCTTGGTAATGGATTATTAAATGACGATATTTCATCTATGAGTACAAGTCAGATTTGTATGATTAGCATGATATTATCATTTGCTATCTTATCCAATTCATCTACAGATTATAATATTCTTAAGTTAGATGAAATTGATGGCGGTCTGGATACAGAAAACCGTATCCAATTTATAGGATTACTTAAACAGTTGATTGCTATGGTTGGATGTGAGCAATGTTTCTTAATCAGTCATAATATGGAATATGATGCAGATACAAGTGTAATTGATATGACTGCAAGACCTGTAATGGTTAGATAATGAGAAGGAGGTTCATCCTCCTTCTTCCATTATTTTTTTTGTAATCTTAAAGAATTATATATATATATTATAAAGGTGAAATATGATTCTTAATATTTCTAGTTTATATTTTAATTTTATTTTAGGAGGTGCTCATTATGAGTAAAGTATTTTTTATTGTAGGATTTGTAATTGGTTTTGAGTTATTCTTAGCTATCACTGCTGAGAATATTATTTTAGCTATTCCTAGCATCGTGCTGGTGTTAGCTTCAGTAGCAGTTTTGCTTTATGTCTATGGATTAGATTTTAAAGCAATTGTTAATGTTTTTAGAGGGGCTAAGAGATAATGAATCTAGGTGTACTATTAGGGTTGCTAGTATTTATGCTAGCATCAAAAGATTTTATTGCAACCTATGCGACGACTACAGAGTTAGTCCTATATATTGTAGGGCTGATGTTGATGGGGTGCTCATGGTTAATTGATTTTCTTTTAGGGATTGATAGTAATTCCAAAAGGAGAAATCATGTTAAAAAATAGAATTAATGCAGTAGAAGGAAAATTGAAAGGTATACCAGATGACATAATGGTTAATCTTATAGTGCTATATTCTGGAGGATTTGACTCTACCGCATTATTAGATATGGCTATTAGAACTAAAGCAGGGTGCGATAATATAAAAAATATATACGCTCTGCATATTGAAAGCAACCTAATACATGAAGGGAAATTAGAACTAGAAAAGGGATATACTGAAAGATTTATATCTCATATTAATGAAGATAGTAATGCAGATGTAAAATTTCTTAAAGTAGTTAGAGATATCCCAGATTTAGATCAATATGCAGAATATGCTGATAATTCATACGATTTACTAATGGTGAATACTATAAATTCAGTAGTTCCATTTATAGGCGGAGCCTATTTGAATATAGTATTAGATGGAACTTTAGATAAAGATTCTAGAGTTTATCATTTACCATTCTATAAAGATATGGTGGAATCATTCAATAAAAACTTCAGAAAGAATGAAGTATGGATGGAATTCCCTTTTCTAAAAATAGATAAGATAAGAATATTATCATATATTATCAGCAAAGGATTATATGAATTCTGTACATGTTGTGAACAACCAGATCTTAAAGAACAATTCTGTTATAGTTGTAGAGACCATACAAATGCTTTAATAGAACTTCTATTAGAGAATGAAGTATATGGAGGTACAAGTCCTTCTGTGGAGCTTGATGAAAAAGGAATCAAGTTCATTAAGAGTGAGCTAACAAGAATTCTTGGAGGTGAGTGGAATTAAACCGAAAATTGAAGTGATATCTAGCTTAATTTTATTATTTGCTAGTATCGTAGTAATAACAGCAACATTTGGATTCCTGATCCGATTTGTTTTCGGGATGGAATTATTTACAAAATTCGAAGAAGCTATGGTATTTCTTTATGTGATCAATGGTGGTCTATTAGTATTTATGATAACTATAGGCTACATGATTTATAAATATCATAAAGGATAAAGAGGGATATTAAAATGGTTGATAAATTAATAAAGTTATTAATATATATGGTAATCCCATGGATTATCATGGTTCCAATTTATTTATTAGATGGTATATCTGGTACTAGATTAACACCAGTAATGCAACTTTTCTGCGTTTTGGTAGATTGCGGAATTGTTGCATTTTATGTAATTTGGTTAATTATTAAGAAGATCGGAGAAGCAGAATGAAGTTAACTGACTATGATTTAAAATATGGTAAATTATTAGAATATATCCTTGCTGCTGGCGAAACAACCCCAAACCGGACAGGTATTGATGCTATATCTACACCTCAAGTGGCGTTTAATATTAATTTAGAAAACTTGGATATGCCAATCCTTGGATCAAAATTTGTACCGTTTAAAACAGCGGTAAAGGAAATTTTATGGATTTGGCAAAAGCAATCTAATGATGTACGTGAACTCCAAAAAATGGGCGTTCATGTATGGGATGAATGGATGCGGGAAGATGGCACTATCGGTAAAGCATACGGGTATCAGCTAAAGAAATTTGATCAAGTAAATAAACTAATCAAAACTTTAAAAGAAGATCCTCATAATCGTAGAATGGTAGTAACCCTCTGGAATAATGCAGATCTAGATGATATGGCACTTCAACCATGTGCATTTGAAACCATCTGGAATGTATATTGCGGTAAATTAAATTGCACTCTAATTCAGCGTTCTGGCGATGTCGGATTAGGCGTCCCATTTAACACATTGCAATATTCAGTGTTAGTATGTATGATCGCACAATGCGTTGGGTTGACCCCTGGTAAATTAGTCCATTTCATCAACGATGCTCATATTTATGTAAATCATAAAGACGTTTTAAAGAATCAACTTAAGACAATCTATGCGAATGATGTAGTCAGAAAAGAAGATAAACAATATCCTAAATTGAAGTTGAATCCAGAAATCACGAATTTCTATGATTTCACAATTGACGATATTGTTTTAGAAGACTACGAGCCAGGTCCTAAACGACCTATGGAAGTAGCAGTCTAATATTTTATTTTAATTTATATTTCTAGGAGATTATTGTTATGATATCGATGATTGTATGTTATGACGCACGCCGTCATATTGGTAAAAATGATGAATTGTTAGTGAAGATTCCGGCAGACCTAAAGCGTTTTAAACAACGTACTTTAGGCTGTAATATTATTATGGGCAGGAAGACTTTTGAGAGTCTTCCTGGCTTATTGCCACATAGAACCCACTGGGTTATAACTAGGGATAAAGACTACGTTCCTAAATATCCTGGATCAAATGTAAAAATATTTCATTCTAAGCAAGAAGTCTTAGATGAAATTAAACGATTAAATTTGGCAAACGTATACGTAATCGGCGGTGGTCAAATTTATGAAGACTTTATGGATGTGTGTGACTGTATTCATGCAACGGTAGTTCATAAAATTCTAAAAGAGGGAAATGTATTTTTCCCAAAAATTAAATCTAGCGAATGGTCACAAAGCCAGGATGGTAAGACATGGACTTGGAAAGATGAAAATGGTGATATGCTAGAATACACATATCAGAATTTTTATCGAAAGAAAGATAATAAATTAAAAATGGAGTCTAAATTTAACAAAGCGTTATAAGGAGTAATATATGGAAAAAGAACAACAAAGTGTAAAAATGTTAGATACAAAAGCTAAAATCGAAAAGTATTTTGGTCGTTTAGATGAAGCATCTGATGATCGAATCATTCAGTGGTTATGTGATGAATATGGTCTAACTGAAGAGGAAGTAAAAAATACGCATGTATATATCCTTAAAACAGATATTATATTTAAATTTATCGCGGATTGCAAGCTAACAAAACGCGATTACCATTTTAATGCATTTCCTATTAGTAATAGAGCTAATGCTATTGCTAACCGTATATCTGAATATAAAAATAATCCAAAACCAAAGAATGATGAACTTCCTTTCTAATAATAATCTTGCCTATATATTATAATCGTGATATATAGTTTATATATAGGAGGATTTATTATGAATAGGAGGACTTTATTTCTATTACTAATTTTCACTTTTTCAATATTAGTGGCTCAAGCATCCACTGATAGAATTTGGTTCAGCTCAATGACTCGAGATCAAAGAGATCAAACAATCAGATATTTACAAGATTTAAATAAGGACTTATCTGATAGAGTTAATCTTTTAGAAAAACAAGTAAAAGAGTTAAATGAGCAAGTTTCTAATTTACAAAAATAGTATTATTTAATTTTAAGGAGAATTAAAATGAAAACTAACAAAACTTTAATCTTAACAGCAGCAGTACTTTCTACAATTTCTATGGGTGTATATGCATCTAACGTAGTAACAGGTGCCGATGCGGCAGCTTTTGGTAAAAATAATGTAGTTGCTGGTTCCAGCGCATTCGCTGGCGGCTACAGTAATACTGTAAATTCCCAAAACAGCATTGTTGCGGGAACTCTAAATGTAGTTGATAAAAATACTGCAGGTAATGGCTCTGCATTGGTTATTGGCGATAGCAACACAGTTAAAGCTTCTAGCGTATTAGCTGGTGGCTATGCTAATAAAATTACAGGTAACAACTCTGTAGTTAATGGTATTAAAAATACAGTAGCATCTGATAACTCTGATGTTACTGGTCAAAATAATACAGTGTCTGGTCTAGCTAACATTGTTGGCGGTAATACTAATAATGTAGATGGATCTTACAATATTACAAGTGGCTATAAAAATGTAACTAATGGCACTAGCAATGTAGTTGGTGGTTATTTGAATAATGCTACTGCTAATAATACATTAGTAGTTGGCATGAATAATAAAGCCACTGCAAACGAAGCATTCGCTGGCGGTCAATTGTCTAAAGCTAGCGGAGAAGGTTCCATTGCATATGGTTATGCAACTGAAGCTACTAAATTAAATTCTGTCGCTCTTGGCAATCAAACAAAAGCGTCTGCGGATTTTGCGACAGCTACAGGATACTTAACTGAAGCTAAAGGTGGTTGGAGTTTTGCAGCTGGTAACCAATCTAAAGCTATCGGAAATGGCTCCGTGGCATTCGGTAACAAAAATAAAGCTATCGGATTGCATAGCTTCACAGCTGGTGATAACAATGTAGTCTATGGTGGCAATGCTACGGCATTAGGCAACTTCAATACAGTTGCTGGTGTAAGTTCTTTTGCTACTGGTCAAAATAACACAGTAAGCAAAGATTTCGGTACTGCTATTGGTACAAATAACACCTCCAATGGTGAAGCTGCTTTTGTAGGTGGTAATGGTTCTACAGCTCAAGGCGATAACGCTTTCGCATTTGGTTATAAAACAAAAGCTATTGGCGATGGTAATATTGCTATGGGTAAATATGCTAGTGCAACTGGTAAAGATTCCTTGGCTCTTGGTCGTGATTCTGTAGCGAGTGCAGATAACACAAATGCATTAGGTCAAAATGCAGTAGCAAGTGGTGAAAATGCTACAGCAATTGGTCATGGTTCTGAATCCGCTGGTCGTAATTCCAATGCGCTTGGTTCTTCCGCTAAAGCTACTGCAGATTTCTCCACAGCTGTAGGTAATAGCGCTAAAGCTAATGGTGCATCTAGTACAGCTACTGGTTTTAATGCATTAGCTAAAGGTAACTTCTCTACTGCATATGGTAATGATGCTCAAGCAAAAGGTAATCGTTCCGTAGCAGTTGGTTATAATGCGCGAGCTGAAGAAAGTACAGTTGCTATTGGTAATGACTCTAATGCAGGTGCAGTTAATGCAGTTGCAGTTGGTGCTGGCAATGCAGTTACTGGTATTAAATCTAGTGCGTTTGGTGTAGGTAATACAGTGGCCCAAGCCAATACACATGTATTAGGAAATGAAATCGCTACAACTCAAGCCAATAGTGTTGTAGTTGGTAATAAATCCACTGATCGTGCAGCTACAGCTGAAGAAGAAGCCGAAATCAATGGTTTGAAGTATGGCAACTTCGCTGGTAAAGGTTCTGTAGCTAATGGTGTTATGAGCATTGGTTCTGTTGGTGGCGAACGTCAATTGATCAATGTAGCAGCTGGTAAAGTATCTGCAGATTCTACTGATGCAGTTAATGGTAGCCAATTGTATGCGGTTGCTCAAAATGTATCCAATGTAGCTAATAGCACTAAGAATGTAATTGGTGGTAATGCAACAGTAGATCAAAATGGCAATATTGCTACTAATAATATTGGCGGTACTGGCGAATCTACTATTGATGCAGCTATTAAGAAAGTTAATGCTAAAGCAACTGGTCTTGAAGCTGGTAGCAATAACGTAACAATATCTAGCAAAACAAATGCTACTGGTGATAAAACTTATACAGTAGACGTTAATAAAGATCTTAAATTGAACAGTGTAACAACTGGCGATACTAAGATTGATAATAAAGGCATTTCTGTAGCTGGTAAAACTTATGTATCTAAAGATGGTCTTAATGCAAACAATCAAAAAGTTACTAATGTAGCTAATGGTCGAATTGCAGCAGATTCTAAAGATGCAGTTAATGGTAGCCAATTACATAAAGTAAATCAAAATATCAAAGCATTAGCTGGTGGTATTGGTGAACTTGGTGGTATTGTTAACGAGCATGATACTTTGATTCAAAACAATACAACTTTAGCTAACAATGCTATGGCTGAAGCTAAGAAACATACTAGCATTACTGCAGGTAATAATGTAACTGTAACTACAAGCACAAATGCAGCTGGTGGTACTGATTATAAAGTATCTGTAGATAAAGTTAAATTTGGTAATGTTTCCTTGGATGATAAAGGTCTAAATAATGGTGGTAATAAAATCACTAATGTAGCTGATGGTACAATTACAGCTGGTTCTAAAGATGCAGTTAATGGTGGTCAACTTAATACAGTGGTTAATACTATTAGCAACCGTTATGATGGTTTGACTAACCGTGTAGCTAAATTAGATGAACGTGTTAATAAAGTTGGTGCAAGTGCAGCAGCTTTAGCAGCATTACATCCACAAGACTTCAATCCAGATGATAAATGGACTGTAGCAGCTGGTTATGGTAACTACAAAGGTGAAAATGCGGCAGCTCTTGGTGCATTCTATCGTCCTAATGAAAATACCATGTTCTCCGTTGGTGCTACATTTGGTTCTGAAAATATGGTAAATGCTGGCGTATCCATTAAATTTGGTCATTCTGATAAATTAGTTTCCAATAGTCGTGTAGCTATGGCTCGCGAAATGCAAGATATGAAAGCAACTATTGAAGCTCAAAATAAGAAGATCGAAATGTTAGTGAATATGCTTCTTGGTAACAATGACAAAGTAAATGATACTGTATTCCTAGACGTTCCAGAAAATCATTGGGCTTATACTCTAGTTAATGATTTAGCACAACGTGGTTATATCACAGGTTACGAAGATGGCCAATTCAAGGGTGATCGTTTAATGACACGCTATGAATTTGCAGCCATGTTAGATCGTGCAGTTCAAAATGGTGCAGCTATCAATCAAGAAATGGCTGATGCTATTCGTGAATTCAAACCAGAATTGGATCAAATCAAAGCTAATATGCGTTTCCATGTAGACCGTATCAATGGTGAAGATACTGATTTGCATAAAGTTGAACGTGTACGTGTAAATACTGAATCCAATCGCGATCAATATGGTACAGTTGTTACTAAATAATTAGGGTGATAGATATGAATCCTATTATCTCTAATGATGTACTTTACTTATATATCATATTTGATAAAGTAATTGGATTAGCCTGGTTGCTTATGATTTTAAGTATGGTGATATTCTTATTCCACATGATAATTTATATGGATTATGGAAATAAATCTGGTGAGCAAGATGCATTTATGAAATATAATTATAATCATGGTAAAAAGATTAGATTGGGTATAGTAATAGTATTTGTAATATCTATTACTATATTAACAATAACACCGAAATCTGAGCAATTCATGCTATTGATCTTAAATAATTATATGACTCCAGATACTTTAAATTCATTATCCGATAATGGAAAAGATATATTAAATCAATATATTGATATAATCAAAAGTGGAATGCATTAATAAGATTTATTGGAGAAGGGATTAAATCCCTTCTCCATATTTCTTATTTTTTGTCTTTGGAGGTTATTATGGTACTAGAAGATATAATAAATATATTTAAATCTAGATATGAAATAGATAGACATGATCCTGAGAATGGATTACCATTCATCATTCTAGATAGAAATATTAAAGTTACAGTCCAAAATCATCATGTTTTAATAGAATGGAAGAACTTAGGGATTCCATCATATATTAAGACTAAGAAAAATAAGATGCTATTTGGAATTGGCATACAAAAAGCATTTGTTATCCAATCTGGATTCTATGATTCTGAGCTACTAGAGATAGTAGAAAAGTGTAATCTTAAAGCTACAGTAATATACGACAGTGTTATAAAATCCATGTTTGGTAGTCTACTTTTCTATAAACCAGATGGAACTGTATGCAATGTGTATCATACAGATGATGGGTTATTCGATTTCAATCATCTATCAACTTGGGTTAAAGATTTAACCAAAGATGAAATGATTTCATATTTAGAGTCCATAGGATTTAACCATTAAGTCCACATATTAATACGAAATACTATTGATTGTGGGGTAATTTTATGCTTACTAAAATTGATGTAAATAATTTATTGAATTCTTATGGCTATGCTTTACAGACAACTGGCCATTATAAAGATTGCAATATATTAACCTATATGAATTCACTTAAAGGTATTGTTAATTTTGCAGTTGATGAAAATAATAATCCTTTGGCATTCTATATGGACTCAAATATTGTATTCCATAATATTAAATCAGAAATAGATGTAATCTATGCTATGGATCTATATATGGATAAGAATGATAATTTTATGAAATTTGTCTATAAGATTATCTTCACATATTATGATTCTTGTGCTAGAATCTATGTAAAAGATGGTTTAGCCGAACGTACAGTAATTAGAATTGAACTTCCAGATAAGACAATTGTAATTACTGCAAACTATACTAATATCATTATTCAAGTTAAGTCTTTAAATGATAAAGACAATCCTGGAGAACGTATTAAAGTAGTAGAAGCTGGTAACCATCGAGAAGTATTAGATTTCATAAATGAACTATATTAAAAAAAAATATCCCAGAAGAGTTTCAAACTCTTCTGGGAATACTTCTTTATTTTTTTTTAATATTTAGATTCAACTAGAGAAATGATTCCATTTTCTCTTACGGCTAATGGGAAGTTCATATTAAGATTTGAATTACGAGCAACCCCAGTTTGGAAGTTTAGATTCATATCTTCTAATAAGAATGGATCTGGTAAACTAATATTTTGTACTACTTGACCAGTCTTAACATTCATAGCTACGAATTCACGATATTCTGTCTTAGTATCATAGACAACTACAGTCTTGATGTCTGGATTAGACTCAGCAATCATACGATTTTGTTCAGGAGTGAATTGTTCACTAGTTACAGCTGGTTGGAATATATCCATACCACCTTGAGGTTGAACCATCAATGGAATATCTCCTGTTTCTAATCTTGGCGGCATAAATCCAGCTTCAAGTTGTTGTCGAGGCGTATTGATGATATTTTCATATAAGCTCATAACAGCTGCATCATCATTACCGGTGGCATCAATCTTAAGTTCCTTAGTACGTTTAAGTTCCATATCATGACATTTAGAAATAACAGAGTTAAGTTCTTTAATGGCGGATAATTTAGTACTAGATAGAGAAGAAATGGTTGTAGAAATATCTGTAAGGTATTGATATTTACCTCTCATCTTAGAAAGACGAATATCATTAAATTCTTGCTTAAGTTCACCTTGTAATCCTTCGATTTGTAAGATCATACCTTTAAGCATACCATTAGTTTCTTCATAGGATTCTGCATATGGTACATTTGTTACCAATTCAGATGCTTCTCCTTCAGGAGAATCTATATCTCTATTTTTTTTAGGTGGACGGCCACGTCTACGTGGTTTAATTAGAGTACTTTCGTCCTCTACTGGCATAGGTTTTACAATAGACTCTGTTTTGCCAGATTTTAGTTTACCAAAAACTGATTTCATACTTAGATCAACTTTTGGTTCTTCTAAAACTGCATTACCAGAGACAATAGCTTCAGTATATTGCATAATAGACCTCCTAGATAATCATTATTAGATAGTTCTAGGTATTATAACCTATATGGCTCAAAATAGGCACAAATTAGATAAATACTAGCCTAATTACATTATATTAGGTATAACTGGGAATGTTATAAGGAGAAATATAATGAATACTCTTAATATTTTTAATCAGTTTCCACAAGATTATGACTTAACTATATTACAAACTTTCTTTACTAAAGGTGCTAAACAGGATAATGGACGTTGGTCTACTCCTAGTATTAGTATGGTAGCAAAAGATAATAATACTGGAAAAAAATACTTATGTGAAATAGAAGATCCTGAATATATTTGGTATTTAGCCAAAGATCAGAATCTTTCTTATCATCATGACTATCTTCCTATTGAAGAAGTCGAACCTGTACAGTGTACAAATAGGCAATTAGAAAAATGTATAGCAGAAAAGACTAATAATCTTAGATTTTATACAAATAATATTAGTAGTGGTCAATATAGAGAGAATGCAAAGTTACATACTTTGAATCAGGTATTCTTCTCTGACCAAAATATTGAAGACCATTATAGATTCTGGTTTAATAGAATCTTTAAGAATGATATTCATTCTACAAGTAAAGCATATCTGGATATTGAAGTTGATATCTCCAATATTATTGGAGATTTCCCAGAACCAGGTGAAGCTCCAATTAATGCAGTTACATATATTTCAAATGGAGCAATTAATACTTACGTCCTAAGAGACCCTAGAAATCCATTAGTTCAAGAATTTGAAAATAATGTAGCTACTGGTCAAATAGAGAATGAGTTAAGGGAGCTTATTGAGTTTGCAATTGGCGGAGAAGATCGCCAACGTAAATTCAATATTTATGGTATAAAATTTAATATAAAATTCTTTGATGAAGAAACACATTTGATTGCTTCTTTATTCAAACAAATCAACATGGAACAACCGGACTTCTTGATGGCATGGAACATGGCCTTCGATATTCCATATATCATTGAACGTATCAAGAAGTTAGGATATACTCCTGAAAGTATTATGTGTCATCCAGACTTTAAGATGAATCCTAAAGCTGAGTATTTCATTGATACTAGAATGGAAAATAACTATGCTGAACGTGGGGACTATGCGTATATTAGTTCTTATACAGTATATCTAGATCAAATGATTCAATTTGCATCTCGACGTAAAGGTCAATCTGCATTTGCATCATTTAAATTGAATGATATCGGAGCTCAAATTTGTGGTGTAAAGAAATTAGATTATCATCATATCACTACAGATTTGGCTAAATTACCATTCTTAGATTTCAAAACATTCATATTCTATAATATCGTCGACGTTCTTGTCCAAGTATGTATTGAAGAATCTACAGATGATATTGGTTATATTTATAACTCGAGTGTTTTGAATAATACAAGATTCTCTAAAGTTCATAGACAAACAATCTACCTAAGAAATAAACAACAAGATTTCTATTATAACTTAGGATTAGTTGTTGGTAATAATATTAATAAAACAAAAGAAAAACCAACTGAAAAGTTTGACGGTGCTTTTGTTGCAGATCCTAACTTGGTTAATGATTCAGCTAAATTAAAGATCAATGGTGTACCAGTTTTCTTATGTGATAACTTAGTAGACTTTGACTTTAGTTCTCTATATCCAAGTATTAACCGTGAATTTAACTTAAGTTCTCCATCAGAAATCGGTAAGATTGAATTTGGTGATGATAAAGATGCAAGTTCTGCTTTTGTAGAAGACATGGTAACTCAAGACTATTTAACTATTGGCAGTAGATGGTTTGGATTACCAGAATTTAGCGAACTTGTAAAAGAAGTTAAAGCAATCTATTCTTCGGGTAGAATTAAACCTAGATTAGATTTCAAAGTATATAAAAATGGTATCTTAAGTGAACCTGAAGTTGTAGAATATAAAGAATTGATTCCTGCAATTACAGATAATGGATTCGGTTGTATTCCTGCAATGTATGGTGAACGTAATATCCCTGGGGGTAAAAATGATTAGATACTTTAATTTATCTATTGATGATATTAATAGTTTATTATCAATAAGTAAAGTTCTTAAATGTGATAGAATTATTTATGATGCAACTCAACCATATTCGATTCTAGGTGTAGGTCCAGATAATTCATATATTCAACGTATTATTGGATTACAAGTAGAATTACCAGAATATTGTAATGGAATCATGTTTAATGTATTAGAAATGAAGAATTTAGCAAAACTAAATTCTTCAGCTTCTATTACATGTGAATCTATGGATGTGGATTATATTAGGAATGCTAATAGTAGATTTCTTTCATTAGAAATAGATTCTAATTTGATTGGAAATGTAGAAAACTATAATGAGCATCCTGATTATCAAACTCTTCAGTCAGCTCCAGCATCTTTAGGGGCTATGTGTTTATATATAAATAATGTAGGATTCTGGATTCCTAAGACAGCTTTACCTACAACTAAGTCTGATAAAGTAAATGTAAATCTTTATACAGATGGTATAACTAAAGTTATTAGAATGAATATATATAAGCCTAAAAATATTATCATCCAACAATCATTTATGTATCTATAAACAGTAAAAATCGGCTATAGAGTCTGACTCTATAGCCATTTCTGTTTATTAGGTATCATAAAAACATTTAAATAATTCAAAGGAGGAACGATAATGGCTGAAGATAAAAAAGATAAGAATGCCACTAATGCTGGTAATTCCTTAATAAAAAATCTTTCTAACTTTTATAAACGTACGTTTTTTACTCCTCCAGATGCAGATAGTGAATTAGAAAATATTTCAAATAAAATCAACAACTCCATGGGTCGGATTGTTAATGATATTAACTACTCTACGGGTCTAAGTTCTCTTAGTACACTGTATGCTAAATCATTAGAATATCAAAATGATCCTAAAGTAGCTGATGGTTTTGAAGAAATGTTTAACACTCTATCGGTAGATGGTGGTATATATAACTCTTTCTTCAACAATAGAAGTTTACGCCTATTCGATGCCGAAATCGATATGGTTTGTAAATATATGCCAATGCTCGAATATGCTATTGGTACTCTATGTGATAATGTAATCTCTTCTGACCACTTCTCTAAAGACTATATTTATATTTCTGATGAGAATGTAACAGTTGAAGCTAATAAAGATGCTTTCTACGAAAATATCAAGGTATTGAAAGATAAGTATGATTTATTAGCAAAATTCCAAGATATCATCTATAATACTTCTAAGTATGGTGAACGATTCATTTATATCGTACCATATGAAAGAGCTATTAAGAAGATTCTTGATAATCCTAATAACCAAATGAGTTCTTTACGTGAATCTATCGTATTGAATGAATCTGGAGTTATTAGTAGTAGTCCAGCTTTCAATGAAAATGGTTCTACTTATTCTAATACTAGTATTGATTCTAAAGATAAAGAAAAAGTATCTGTAGATTTTACGTTCAATACAAGTAATGCATTATATGGCCCTATTATGGAACGCCATAATGCTATTTCGAGATTCCAAGCAATTAAAGAAAGTTCTATGAACTTTAATGAAGCTACGACAAGTACAGTTTCATTAGTTGCTGACGAAAAGTTAGATGCAAGTGGATTCATGGATGATACCGCATCTAATGGTTTGACTACAGTTGGTGGTCATGATATCAATACTAAGGAAAACTGGGGATTGAACGGTTGTCTATTTAAAGAATTGAATAGATACAAGATCATTCCTATTAAGATTGAAGACTTAGTATTAGGATATGCATATCTTGAAAATGATAGTGTATTTGGTTTAGAAGATGACTTCCCTGTAAGTGATACAACTACACCAGTCAATGCACTTGGTATTAATAAGAATACTGATTTAATGGCAACAAAGAACTCTGCAGTATTATCTGATGCGGTAGTTAAAACAGTTGCTCATAAATTATCCACTGCTATTGATACTAAATTTATCAAGTTAAATAAAAATCTTTCTAAAGAAATTTATGCTATTCTTAAACATGATCTACAAGTTGGTAAGAATAAATATACTGTAACTTTCTTACCTCCAGATGATGTAGTTCATTGCTATTTTAAATTAGATCCAGATACATATCGTGGTATCTCTGATTTATATAAATCTTTGATTCCTGCAAAATTATATGTAGGTCTTTATATTACTAATACGATTGGTGCTATGACTCGTTCTCAAGACCGTCGTGTTTACTATGTAAAACAATCTGGTATTGATACAAATATCTCTAAGATTCTTTTAAATACAATTGACCAATTGAAACGTCAAAACTTCAATATCCGTCAATTAGAATCTATGAAAAATGTATTGAATATTCTTGGTAGATTTAATGACTTTGTAATTCCTACAGATAACTCTGGTAATGCTCCAGTGCAATTTGAAGTTATGCAAGGTCAAAATATTGATCCACAAACTGAACTAATGGATAGACTACAAACTATGGCAGTTGATGCTACAGATGTACCTTTCGAAATAGTTCAAGCAAGACAATCTATGGATTATGCAATCCAAGCTACCATGTCTAATAGTAGATTCTTGAAGAAGATCTATAATAGACAAACTATTGCAAATAGATTCCTATCTAAGATTATGACATTATTATACCGTGGTGAATTTGATAGCCCAACGGCTACTATTAAAGTAAACTTACCGGTTCCGATGTTCTTAAATCTTACAAATACAAATCAATTCATAGTTAATGCTAATGATATTGCTACATCTACTGCAGCGGCATTTGGTGCCGACTTAGACGATACAACTAGAGCATTATTTGAAAATAACCTTAAAGCTAGATTACTTGAAGGATATTTAGATATGGATATGATTACAGCAGTTAAAGATAAAACACGTTTAGAGGCTGCTAAATTAGTACCTGATCAAGATAATGATACTTCTGATGCTGGTTATTAAACAGCAAAAACCGGACATAGGCTTGAAGCCTATGTCCGATATTGCTTTGTCGTCATTGTTTTGGATAGGAGATGAAGACTGCAAATAAGGATTTTTAAGTCCGTACAATTTGTTATTATGTGTATAGTGTTTTCCGTTTGGTTTTATTTGTCAGCAGCGAGCAAGGTATTTATATTCACGTTCATTAATCGATTTTAAATGAAATTTTGGTATAAGTAGTCATGTTATTTTATTAGGAGTATGTTATGAAACATTGGCACCTTATTTGCAGTCATTAAAATGTTATAAAAAATTAGTAACCAAATAAATAGGACTAGACCTTTATAGGCCTAGTCCTGATTTTATTTAGTTGGTTTTATTATTTACCTGTCCAAGTAGTCTTAGAACCAGTATTACCTTCACCATTACCAGTCAATGTACCATTGAAAGGTTTCATGTTAGTAATACCAGAGTAAGTCATTTCGGATTCATCCCAGATTGTACCTTTACGTACCCAATCAAGTAAGCTTTGAGCTTTCTTGTTTACAGATGGGTTAGCAATAGGGAAACCGGAGAATTCAACAGACAATTCTTTGAAGCCGATATCTTGACGGTCTACGTTGTAGATATTCAAGTCAGCATTTGTAGGTTGAGCAGCTACGATGTAGAATGCTTTTTCTACGTTCATCAAAGTATTATCAGTTACGATATATAAGAAGCTAAATACTTCTTTATCGAAACCAGGGTCTGTGATAGTACCATCTTCAATAAGACCATGATAATGTTTAACTTGTGTTGTAGGATCTTTGATACCACGCAAGAATAATTCATGAACTTTTGTTAAGATAGAACCAGATTTTTCAAAGTAACGTAATGTAAAAGTAGAAGCAGATTGGCTATTAACTTTATTGATTACGTTGATATTTTTAACACCATTTGTTAATTCTGCAGTTTCGGAGTTGATGTTATCAATACCGTCAAGACCACGGAATTCATATTCAAGGATATGAACGTAAGTGTTAATCAATTTAGCATATTGCTCATGTTTTTCAGCTAACTTCTTTAAGAAGAATGGAATATCAAGTACTAAGAATAAACCATAACCAGATTCAAATTGGTTGAATTGGTAAAGGTTAGCCCAGTCAGTTACACCACGGAATAAAGCATAGTTAGTCAAATCACGAATATCTTTAGTGCCGTCGAAGATAAAATTAACAGCACCGCTTGTACGTTGTTCAGCCATTTTTATCCTCCTTATTAGATCTTGGCACTATTGTTAGTAGTAGCAATTGGAATAGCTACAATACGGAAGATTTCTGCTTGAGCAAAATCTTTGAAAGATACTTTGATTACAGCATACACAATCTTGTTAGCTGCATATACAGAATCAGTTTGGAAATCAATAGAAATAGATGCAAATTTAGAGGAAGATGCATCGATAACTGCTTGAATATCTTTCTTATAATCTTCAAAGTCTGCACCAGTAATAAATTTATAACGGGATTTAGGACATTGAATACGAATATCTTTAATAAGACCTTGGATATTCAATACGTTATTGATAAAGCTCAATTGTGTAAAGATATCTTGGGATGTATATTCGGTAGCAATATGGAAGATACCATTATAGTATTTACCAAAGTTGATACGAAGGTCATCCATTTGGTCTACTTGGTTGCCAGCTGGAGTAATCTTAGGTACATAGCTTAAAGTACCTTCGATAATTTCAGGAACTGTCCAACCATTACTTTGACCAGCACAAACTAGAGAACGACCGTTAGCAAAGTGCATACAAATCAAACGAGCGATTGCATAACCCATTGTAACAGTAACTTGTTTCTTAGTATATGGATCATAAGTATCAAAGTATTGACAATAAGTACCGATAAATTTGTTATTGATACCATTGTTAAGTGTCTTAGCATTCTTAATAGCTAGGATATTGGTCAAACCAGTTGTACCCATATCACGGAAGAAGAATACGTCTTGACGGAAAGTAACTAATGCTTCAATAGCACGTTTAGTAATGTGAGGATATGCCGCATCAACTACCACATCGATAGGGTTGTTGTCTGTGTCATAGATTTCATCATTAAAAGTACCATCATATACTTTAGTCATTTCTTTAGCATAAACAGATTGATTATCAGTTACACCTTTATAAGTTTTGATAGGAGCATCACCGAAAGTTTCACCATTGAAGCCGCCGATCAAAGGATGACCATTAACGGAATCAAGTTTAACTGTAGCAACACCATCAGTTGTAGAAGTTAAAACTTCAAATGTTTTGAAAGTTTCACCTCTCCAAGTGCGTGCAGTGATGATATCAGATTCACGAAGTACTGCTTCATTGATACCAGAAAGGGAAGCAATTTTCGCAAATAACAAATTAACTTGATCTTCGAAACCAAAGCATTTTACTTGTTTAGAAGTACGTTTGATTACGGAGTCAAAGAATAAGTTAAAGCCAGATTCTACTTCATCTGGATTTAAAGAGAATACAATGGATTCCAATGTATTATTGTTTTCTTCGATGTCCAATACATAACGAGTAGATTGAGCAGAGCGAGAAAGTGTAGTATCAGTGGAAATGGTAATGGATTTTGCAGATACACCACGACCATTATCAGTGATTAAGAACAAAGGATACCGATTATCTTTGTTGTTTTTGAATTTGTTATAGAACGCTTCGGCAACTGCTTTATAGTCGGAACCATATTTATTTTCAGTTGCTTCAAGAGTTTCTATAGAGAAGTTAACTTGACAAACTTTAAACATAGCAGCAACGCCGTCGCTACCTGCTTCAGTTTTAGTATAAAGTGGACGATCTTCTGGTTTGGAAACTGTATCTACGTCAGTTTTCTTCCAGTATAAATCTTCCATTTCATAACTTCCATCTGGTTTTGTTACAGGAGCTCCTGTTACAGAGTCTGTTTTAATTCGAGTTTCTTGACGGGAAATTTCTTTGGTATGAGCTACAACACCAAGCATAGCTAAACGAGAAGTTGGGTCAACAACACGTTTTGCATAAACAATACCACCATTGTTGATTACGTTAGCGGCTTGAAGTAAAGGTTGCCCATGACGTGCAAAGGAAATTTCACCATATTGGTCAAAGAAATCTTTACCTTGCCATTTTGTATATTCTTCAGTGCCTTTGTCGGATGTGAAGCCGGCAAATACAATCGGCCTAACAGTAGAGTCAGCTACATTCAGAGAAGGAATATAACTTTGGTCTTCAAGAATGATTTTTGTACCAATCATAATCTCTTATTTCCTCCTTAATAGAATTAAAATAGTTCTAAACGATCCGATTGGAGATCTATTTAAACTTTTATTCATATGTTATTCCGGGCCCTTTAGGTCATTAGGATCTTTTCCATTGGGCTATCTACCTTATTCTTGTTGATTACTGCGTTTACAACAGCATCATCCCAGTTTTCAGAAGTAATAGAAGTGAAGGCGGAAATATATTTAGGAATCATCTTAATAGATACTGGTTTGTATTTATGCATGTCGGTCTCTTTAGCCAATCGGAACGGAACTGATTCATCTTTAGTAGATCTACATAGTTCGGAAACAAGAATACCAAACATCTGAGCAGAGATACCAAAGGAAGATCCATTAAATTTAATAGAGTCCATTAAGAAGGTGTGTAATTCATCGTAAGGAATTACATTAGGTATATTACCAGTAATCATAAAGATTCTAAACATATTTTCTACATTCGTGATATCTTCTGGAGATCCAGTGTTTACAATAGCTACATCGTCTTTCTTAAATCTAAGAATACGATAATCTACTGGAACTGGAATCTTCTTGTCTAGGATATAGTCTTTGACTTTTTCAACAGAAGAAGGCATACAGGAAATTAACACAGGGTGGTTAAATAGTTTAACTCCATATATCGATTTTCCTTTAGAGTCGAAGACCTCATATGAAAAAAGCCCGAGAGTATTAATATACTCTCCGGCTTCTTCTGCATACTTCATATGACCGTCATTCCTAAAATAATTTTCAGGGATATAGTAAACTAACTCCCCATCTCCCTTAAAGATAAGGGAATTCCCATCCTCTTTAAGGAAGGCGTTAACTTTAGTCATAGACATTAGTTTGCACCTCTAGTTTTTTCTAATAGTTCATTGATCTTAGCCATTACATCTTGAACTTCTTTTTTGGTAGCATAAGCAGATAGATCTTGAGCTCCACCACCGGCTTTAAGTTTTTCTTCTAAAGCTGCAGTAGTTACATAGCCATTCAATTTAGTATCTACTTGGCTCTTACTATAGATGGCAGTGCCATAATGAGCTGTAGTAATAACAGTATTAGAATTCTTACCATCATATACAGTCAATGCATTTGTGCATAATGCCATGGGTTTATCTTTAGACCCCATTTCTACATTACCATTTTTATTTATCTTGGCAATAGGAATCCATTTATTATCTGGGGATTTGCCATATAAATATTGTTGGTTTGGTAAGAAGATACCATTTTTAAAATGGGTATCATTAATATGCTCATAAGCAGATTTAACTGGGTCATGAACGTAGATATTAACTGTTCCACCTTCATTAGATGCCATATAAATCATACCATTTGCATATGCAAAATCTTCAATTTCAATACTGGAATTGATTTCTACTTCGCGTAAAATAGTACCAGCATAGTCAGATTCAACAATTCGATTCAATGTAGCAAATACAATAGTTTTATCCATTAGTAATGCACCATTAGAATCATTATTTGTTTCATTTACAGTAACTGTAACTTCTTTTTCTACAGCATTAAGATTAGCATAATCATATAATCTTAATTTACGTGTAGCATTAGTATCACCAGGAACTATAGATAATAGTTTCTTACTACCTTTATTATAGTCAATATTGAAGAATTTATCAGTAAAGTCAGTATAACCATCAACTGTTAAATCATCATTAAGTCTATAAATCCTATTACCATTGGCTGCACCATTGGTAACTAAGATGTGAGTGCCATCATAAGTCAAGGTATTGCAATGACCTAAGATATCAGCACCAGTGAAAGATCTTTTAGTTAAAACAGAGAAGTCTGTTGGTGATAATTCATAGATAACTTGTTTTGTATTATCAGAATTAACACATGCAAGAATAAATGTATTCTTTTTAAAGTTATAAGTGAAACCTTGACATTGGTTTACGTCAGGATCTAAAGTAATATTTTTAGCTAAAGTGATATGATCTGCAGATTTAATCTGTGCTAGATTCTTTAAGATTGCTTCATTTACTTTAGTACTAAGTTTATAAATGTCTTTAGCAACTTCTTGAATTGCTGGGGTTAAAATGCCTTTAATGAGTTGAGTAAGATTCTTCATAGTAATTTCTCCAACCTATTAATCATGAGAAAATATTAAAACTCTATATTTAATTGTTGAAAGAATGAGTAAATACTCAATGAGGATGAACCTCATTGAGTATATCGCTCTCTTATTGTTGACTGATAGCACCAATAGGCATCATTTTAGATAATTCTTCTGCTTTAGTTGGGAAGAGTTCATAAGATGGTTTATTATCGCTAGTTACGTTATAAGAATCTTTAGGTACCCATTGTTTAGTTGAATAATTATATCGTTTAGTTTCATCTTTATTAAATAAAGGAATACGATATTTCAAGAAATCTTCATCAGACATTGCTGGGTTTGTTTCAGAAATGCAACAATGAATATATTTAACGAAATCAATAGATCCTTGATTATGAGTAGGATCAAATCTATATCCAGGTGCATTAAATGCATTAATTGATGTAGACATCGAATCAGACATTTCGTTATAGTTAGCTAATGATGGCATTACAACTTGAACTCCAGTATCTTCAAATATATATTTAATAGGTTTGATAGTTTTTCCGGAATATAAATTTGATAATGAGTTATTAAACATATCTTTGAATACTTGTGTTCTCATAGGTAATACAACTTTATCTACTTTGATTTCAGATATTGTACTATTAAATATTAAAGGAGCTTCATGGCCAACTAATGTAACCTTTGTAATAACATCATCGCCAGATTTGAATTTAGTAAATGGCGGAGCAGCAAAGAATGCTTCTTTATACCCTAATTCATACGAGTCTGAATCTTTTGATACATATCCTAAATTTATATTGAAGTCAAATATAGTATTAAATGATATATTGCCAAATGGATAAACACCAGCAGCAGCAGTATTAGATACATCAAAAATTACAGGTTTACGTAATAAATATAATTGTAACCCTAGTCTAGAAAGTCCAGTAGAATATAGACTGTAACTTGAACCTAAACTATAATGAGAACTAGGTGCCCATAAAGAATTATGCTCTGTTACTACACTATACTTTCCAAAAATATCATCTTTTGTTACTATAATACCTTCTGAAACAGTACTAGAGTAATCATTCCCAAATTTATAATCAGCAAATAATACAGAAATTTTATCGCTACCTAGCATTTTATAAGTATTGACATAATTATCAAACATCATTGCTGGAGAAATTTCATAATATTTCTTAGTATCAGGAGTCACAGATGCAACTGGTTCCCAAGATCTATTAGAATAGTTATATTTTTTACTGCCATCCAAATTATAAATAGGAAGTCTCATTAATATAAATTCTGCGGAATTTTCTTTTTCTTTTATTGTAGATGGATCTACATAAATATGAACTAGCTTACCTAGAGCTTCAGCTAATTTAACGCTAATGCCTTTGAAGTTTTTACTTTGCTCTTTAAAATAAAGAGTTTTAGTATCTTCTTGCGTCCATTCACTTATAGTCAATGGATCTGCAGTTCTAACAAATTGAGCTTCTAATTCATTAGTCTTATATTCATAGTTATTTCCTTGGAAGAAATCGCCACCAAGATCTCCGGTTAACTTAACTATGATTGGATCATATTGAGTTGTATCGCCTTCACCGTAATCATTCATTAGACCTTGGTTCTTATAGAATAAGTGTTTAAGTAATCTATAGTCGACTATTACTTCTTTACATACAACTTCTTTTATGTATTTATTACCAGATAATACGAAAGCATCACATTTAAATTTTTCAGGAACTTCACCATTTAAAGTGATCTTAGTATTATAATCAGTTAACGCTACTGCACCACCAAATTGTTTACGATCTGGCTTACTCCAGTCATTATCACTATTTGTTTCTTGAGTGAGATCGTAATATTCAGTGCCATTATAATTTACTTTCTTGAAATCATCTTTAATATCAATGGTTAAATTGATATTATTAATATTTTGAGCACCGGCAGTCAAATACATATAATCATTTTGAAAGAAGTTCATATCATGAACGGTCAATTTGACATTTCTATCAGATTGATTATCATGAGCACTTTCTAAATGACTTACTAATTCATCAGTTGGGAAAAACATGCCTAATTTTTTCTCTTTAGGAATATTATATTCAGTCATTGTAGAAGATATCAATGTATTTTTTGCATCTAAAGTTTCACTTGAAGATGGAGAATAAGTAAATCCACCTGTGATGTCTAAAGTACCATTAACCATGCCTTTAACTTCTGTGGATTTCTTAATATTTTCTTCAGCTTTCTCAGGAAGTTTTACAACTTCAGCTGCTAGTTTAGATGATGCGCCAGTTGAGCTAATGCCGTTCTTAACTAGAACGGCTTTAACTTCTTGGAGATCATTATGTAAAAGATTTAAATTTTCTATAACCTTATCTGTCATATTAGGAGTGTCTGGCATAATTTATACCTCCATTATACATTTTTACTACCAATAACTCTCATTTTATTAAGTTCTTCAGCCAATTCTGGGAAGATTTGAGTCATTGGTTTATTATCATTCTTAGGATCATATTGACCAATTAATTGCCATTGACGTAAAGAATAGTTGAATCGTTGATTACCATCTAATGTAAATAGTGGTAAACGATATTTTAAGAAGTTCTTATTTTGAAGAATTGGATTATTAGATCTAATATGGCAATGGATGTAAGATACAAAGTTATTAATTGCTTCTTGTTGAGTGCAATCAAATCTATAACCAGTATGGTTATATACACCAAAGTCAGCAAAATCATAATCATATTCGCTAAGATTATCTCTATAGTAAGATAAAGACCATGGTAGAGATTCAACTATAGCTGGAGTATCCGCAAAAATAAACTTAGTAAATCCGGCATCACTAATTTTACCAAATATTAGTCTTCTAAATGATTTAGCTTTGTAAGGAATAATAATTTTATTAACCTTAACTTCAGTAATATATTTATTGAAGAATAATGGACATCCTTCATCGTAAGAAGTCATATCTAGTTTAGTGATATCTTTATTATCATAAGATTTAAATTTGGTATTTATAGGACCAGGCATAGTACGTGCATAACTGCGTAAGTTAACATATTCAGAATCAGTATTAATATCATTACCAAATTTTACTTCTAGCACATCACTACTAAAATCTAGATCGTGGAAAGGATAAGAACTACCAACATTTTGTGCACTCTCAAATTCAAATTTAATACTATTGAGGAAATAGTTATTAGAATCGAATGGTGTTCCAACTAATGCTTTATTTTTAATAATATAGCGATTATCTGGAGTTTCTGTAAAATAGGAATTCTTTTTAGTTATATAGTCATTATTGTCTAAATCTCGTAATACTATAATGCCCTTATCTCTAGTTTCAGGATTTCTATCTATCTTAACTAATCCATTACGAATTTTTGCAGATTTATCAATACCAATGAGTTGTCCATTATCTACGTCTAACTCACCAGAAGATGTAATATCAAAATAACGAGAAGCATCTTCTGTAGCTTTTGATACTTCTTCCCAAGTTCGGTTACTATAGTTATATTTTTTAGTATTATCTAAACTATATAACGGAAGTCTCATCAAAAGAGGCTTTATGGTTTTAGTTAAATTAATCTTAGCTGGATCTACTAGAATATGACACATTCTAGATAAAAATTCAGCTGGGGTATGACTAAGACCAATGATATTTTTTGCTTTTTCAAAAGCTGCGTATTTAAGTTCTTCATCACTAAATAAAGAGCTATTATTTAATGGATCCACGTCATCTAAGAATGCTGGTCGTTTATACCTATAGTCTAACGATTTACTAATATTTTCAACATCTGTAATCGTATTAGTAACTTTAATAATTATAGGATCAAAGTTTGGAGTTTCTTCTCCAGTTTCATAAGCTGCAACTATCTTATTATATTTATATAAGATATTCATTAAAGCATAAAAATCTATATTAAGATTATTACATACCACTTCTTTTACGTATTTATTAGGTGTGAGAGTGAATGTATCACATTTTACATTCTCTAATACTTCACCATTAACTGTAAATTTAGTATTATAATCGGCAAAGCCAATTTTACCAGTAAATACAGAAACTCCAGGTCTATCATTATCCCCTTCCTTAAGGAAGTTTATATATTGTTTTCCATTATACTCTACTTTCTTCAAGCTTGCATCATTAATATTTACAGTAAAATTAATATCACCAATATCTTTAGCCCCAGTTAAGTAAGCATAAGAATCTTGTAAGAATTGTTTATCAGATACATTTAGTACTAGATTTCTTTTATCTGCAGATGTTTCAGATGTAAGAATATTATTAACTAAGCTATCTGTAGGGAAATACATTTCTAAATCTTTCCCTTTAGGTAAAGTAAATTCTTTATTCTTATTATTAACCAAGCAGTTAGTTTCATTTAACGCTGTTGTAGAGTTTGGGGCATAAGTAAATCCACCAGTGATATCTAAGATACCATTAACTAATCCTTTAACTTCCCCAGATTTCTTAATAGTTTCTTCAGTCTTTTCTGGAAGTTTAGTAACTTCTGCAGCTAATTGCGCAGTTGTACCATTAGACTGAATACCATTTTTAACTAGAATATTTTTAACTTCTTCTAAGTCATTATGTAGTAAACCAAAGCTTTCTACTACTTTATTGACTAGATCAGTTGTTGTCTGTTTGTCATCTGCCATAATTATTTACCTCTAATTTTAGAAATTTCTTCTTCTATTTTCTTAAGAGTTGTATTTAATTCATCACGAGTAATAAAATTACTAGTATCAGGCTGTGTTGCTAGTCCATCATATAATACTACCCAAGTTTCACCGCCGAGACAAATGTATAACTTCTTACTTCTAGGAGTATAATATAATTCTCCAGCATACGATGAATATTGTGGCATTTGATCATTAACCTGAATGCCTTTGATATTTTTCCATTTCCAGAATCTGTCTAAACAATAAACATCATTAGAGTCATAATCTATATAAATAGAGCCAGCAGTATAACCTTTGGCTTCATTTTCTTCTTTACCGTTTTTTGGTATATCATCATACGTGCCAGTTTTGAATTTCTTTCCTACGGCAGTGTCTATTATGGAATTCAATTCAGATGCACTTTGAGAATCGCTAACATCAGTCCAGTTAGTACCATCCCAAAATTTAAGTTTCTTAGTTGGGCCATCTTCTTTTGCGAAGATCTGACCCACATAATCGCCACTAGTTGGTGGATTTGCACCACTTTTTGGTTTCAGATTAACTATATCCTTCTGCAACTTAGAAACATCTTTAGCTACCTCTTTAGAAAAGGTAGTAAGAAGTTTCTTAATAATATCATTAAGCTTCATAATACCTCCGAAAATATAAATTATAGAGATGGTACTGAATACCATCTCTATAATTAAATATTTAGTTTAAGACTTAGCCTTGTGTTTTAGCAGTGTTGTAAACTTCAACTAAGTTGAATGTATCTAAGCCTTCCAAGTCTGCAGTCTTCACAACTTCGTCTTTCTTAGCATATGGTTCTAAACCATTAGTTAAAGATGTAGTTGTAACAAAATCAGCCAAAGCTTCTGTTTTAGCATAAGCTTGTAATTTTGTATCCAAAGCATCAGTTTTAACATATGCATCTAAAGCTTCAGTCTTAGCATAAGGAGTCAAAGCGGTAGTCAACGCTTCTGTTTTAACATATGCATCCAAAGCAGCTGTTTTAGCATAAGGCTCCAATGCAGTATTCAATGCAGTTGTTTGAACGTAGTTAGCTAACGCTTCAGTTTTAGCATAATCTGCTAAAGTAGTAGTAAGAGTAGCAGTTTGAACGTAGTTAGCTAGAGCTTCAGTCTTAACATAGTCAGCAAGTTTACCATCTACAATAGTACCAACTTGTGCAGTTGTAGGATAGTTGCTCAAATCTGGAGCTTCACCTGCACCAGTGGAAGAGATAGTACCATCTGGAGAAATAGTGATATTAAGACCAGGTTTAAGTTTATCCTGCTTAGCATCGGTTAATTTTTTAATATCTTTACCAACTTCTGTAGCAAAAGGGTTCAAGATATTTTTGATTTGATCAGCAATTTTAGTAGCCATTTAAAGAAATTCTCCTTTCTTGAAAATAGTTAATTATTTATTAACTATTTATATGTTTATTAATAAAGTATATTCGTTTATATACCTATACTATCAGTTTATGATAAATCTGGGGTATATTAACCCTCAGATTTACCACGTTTATAAGACTCGAGTAGATCGATAGAAAGCTCTTCTTCTAGCTTATCTCCTACAAAGTTTAATCCTCTAATTGTCCAACCTGCGGCTTCTGCAGCTTGAGCAATTGGAAGTAAAGTAGCATTAACGTCTCTTGGTTCAAATGAAATCAATTGACTTTCATCTGGACCATTATTACTTAAAGCATTCAATACAGATGCTACAGAGTTTTCATCTAATGGGCATTTAGTTAGATCTAAACCAGTTTTAAGTTCACCAGTAACTTGTAACTTAGTTAAAGATCTACATCCTAAAAACATATTTTTTGTATTAGTCAAAGAGTTTACATTTAATTTTAATGCAACTAAGCTATTACAATTTTTAAACATGTTTTCACCACTTTGTACAGATTTAGTATTCAATTCTACATTGTTTAATTTACGACAGTTTTCAAACATACCAACTGCAGATGCTAATTTATCACTATTAGATAAAACTACAGATTGTAAGTTTTCATTGTCTTTAAACATATAGTCTGCAGATACAGTATTAACTAAATTGATTGGAGATAATCTTAATAAAGAAGTACCACCATCAAACATGTGATCTGCATATTCCATTAAATCAGTATTTAATTCTTTATCTAATTCTGTAATATCCATATAAGTTTTTGGATATAAGTTTCGTAAGAAGTTATAAGCATTCTTAGAAGTTTTATAGAATTTATTTTCAGAATCTTGAGTAAGTTCAGAGTCAGAAATAGAGCCAGCCAATTTAAGACGTCTAATATTTCTAACATCAATAGCAACAACTTTATTTTTATAATCCATAGAGCAATCAAAACGAACTACGATTTTTTCATCACGTTCTTTGATTCCATTAGCTCTATAAGTAGACAAAGCTACATGTTTATTTGACCAACATTCAAAGCCAGCAACTTTACCAGCAGCACGTTGTAATTCGCCGTCTTTTACATAGTCAATTTCCCAGATTTCATCAGATCCTTCATAAAGAAGAACTTTATAGTTATCTTGAGGATTAGAGAAAGTAAAAGAAAGCATTAAAGATCTAAGAATTTTAGCTTGTATATCAACAAGATTAGCTTTAGGGCAAGCACGTTTATGATCACCACTTGCAGTAGTATAAGGGTTACAACTAGTAGGATCTACAACATTATCGAAAGCCATATTAGTACCTCCATGATTAGTAATATTCAATTATCCTAATGTTGAAAAAATATATAGGAGATGGACATGATAGCCCATCTCCAAATTTATTATCTTTGTCGTTTTCTAAATGAATCTTTGTATGATTCGTAATCATTCACATAGTTAGATGGGCTATAAACTCTAAGTGGATTATTATTGTAATAATCGGCAAGTCTATTAGTTCTTTTAGAGTTATTAGATGCATATCCCATTAGTAAATCTTGTGGTAGATTAGAATACTTTCTATTATATTCAGCTAACTTTTGAGAATCAGTTAACTCAGGCTTAGTATAGAATCTATCAGTTGTTACATCTAATAATTCAGAATAATTATATACCAATGCAGTCCTGATACTTTGATATTTTCTTTTAGAATTTCTTGTATCAACTATGATGGCTCTATCTTTAACAGATACAAATGACCCATCAGTATAATAGAATAGATATTTTCCATCTTTAGTTTGATATGTATCTAATAGAGATACTTCCACATTTAAACTTGGATCGTCTGCATTCTTACCAATAAAGTCTTTTATTTTATCAATAGGATTCTCAAATGATACCCCATAAGAGGAAGCTCTATCATCATCTAATTTTCGTCCATCTCTAGCGAATCTAACTTTTATATTATTATTATATTTTATATTGATTACTTTTAGATCTTCGTCAATAAAAGATTCATCTATAGTTATATATTTTATTTTAGTATGAACTACATCTGGAGATTCGGCAGTGGCACTTATATTATTTCCCATAATAATTCTCCTTTAGAAAAAATAAATAGGCCAATGGTTTGAAACCATTGGCCACCATTATTTATATGTATAATATTATTTACGCTTCTTAGTTTTCTTTTCTGGTTTAACTGTATGAGCAGTCTTATTCCATTCAATAAACCCTTTATCAATATATGCAACTAATTGTTGGAAGTTAAAGATGATTTGCTTATAGAAATCATTTACTTCATCTTTAGTTTCATATACATGAATAGCTGCAGATAGATTCATAATAAAGCTATATAATTTTAACAAATCAACTTTGTTTTTAAAGTTGGTATTTGTATAAATTACACGAAGTAAGATAGCATTAACTACAACTGTATTATCAGGATTGTGATTAAATCTACCAATAGCATCAATAATAGCTGCTACGTTTGCAGTCTTAACCCCAATAGCTTGTAAAGCCATCATAATTTCTCTACGATAATATTCTTGATGTTTGAATGCTCGAAGTGCATTGAAATAAGAATTATGCAATTTCAAGAATTCATAGATATCAGAATAATCGGTAGAATAATTTAATGCTTTAATTACAGAGTTAGCGAATGCTTTAACTTTATCGGAAGATTGTTCATCGGAAAGAACTTGTTTCATCTTTTGAATACGATCATTATGAGAAGCTTCGATATATTCATCGATAGAAATTTCTTCATCTAATTTAGATGTAGCTTTCTTAACTGTTTCATCTAATAGATCTTTACCTTTATCCATGAATGCATTAGTACATGCTTCACGAATAAGACCTTCAATATAGAATTCTAATTCTTTAGCATTAGAAGTATTTACACCATCTTTGCTAGCTTGAATTAAGAATTTTTCTTTTAGACCAGCTGTAAGTAAAGTAGTTACATTAGCAGTATCATCTTTAATTACTTTTAGATATGTATCGATAATATTTTGAATATCATCATCAGACAAATCTAATTTAGGGAATTCTTTATTTTCAGAAATAGATTTCTTAACATCTTCTACAGAAATGGTTAATTCATCAAATTTCTTTAATGCTTCTTCCAATTCCGGATCGCTAGAAACATTCTCGTTGCTTTCGGAAACTCCATTGGAGCTAACAGTCTCAACGTCTTTAGTGTCTTCTTTAGATCCATCTTTAGCTGGTTCTTCGCCATTGTTTTCATTTGAGGGAAAGTCGGCATCAGCCTTATCCTCCTCAAGAACTTCTACTTTTTCCATTGCTTCAATTTCCTCAGCAGTTGGAGGAACTTCTGGAACGATAGCTTTTACGTTCTTATCATCTAATCTAGCTGCATCTTCTTCTGTAGCAAGATTTAAATCATCAACGATATCTAATTTTGTCTCTACGCTCATTTGTATTCTCCTCTAATATTTTGAATCCGTAAACGTAATTCAGTTACATATTCAGGGAATAAGTACTGATTAGAAATAATAGTTTTCATAAAATCTGTAAATATATTAACATCTTCACTGAAATTAGAAGTAAGTAAATCTACAATAGGCTGCTGATAGCAATTAGCTAAGATATCAGCCATACGAATGTCTAATGTAGAGATGTATTGAATTACTGTTGGTAAATTGGCATTGATTACTGCTAATTTAGAATTATCCATAACTTTCTTGTTATAGATAGTGGAGCTGTCTTTAGATTTCTTCAAGTTTTCTAATTCAAGAGCAGAATAAATAGAGTTCTGTTCAGATACAATTAGATTAATCAAGAAGTTAGTCATATGAGCATTAAATCCACATACTAAGAAATCATATAAAGTAGACGCCAATAAATAAATATTGTCATCAGATTCATCAATATGGGATACATTACATTTATTACAGATTGTATCAATGATATTTTTATATACATCTAATTCAACCGCATTTGTATTTTCTACATCCATTGGATAATTAGCTCTAATATTATCAAAGTTGGATCGAAATACATTTACCATATTTGGTTTTGCATTAATAGCAAATTCATAGCGTTTATTAATATGATTATCAATTACATCATAGATATAATCACTACTGAAGTTTGCTAGTATTTCAGATAATTGGTGTTCATTTGCTAGTTCATAACCAGCATTCCCGTTACTATAGCCAAACATCGGATTCCTCCTTAAATAGTTAATTTAAAATTTACTGAAATGTAAGTAAATATTTAAATTTTTAGATTTGATTATAGAATCTAGAAAGATTGCCAGATAAATGGGAATCAGTATTTGTTGGTGTATCATTAGAATATAATGAGATAAATGCTTGATCTGGTAATTTACCATCTTGCTGATTACGTATTAAATCTACATCTTCTTTTGTTAGGTTATACTTATAAGCATATGCCTTTAAGAATTGAGGATCTTGTAATGCAGTCTCTAATGCTTCTTTCTCTTTAGCATCCTCAGCTTTTATCCATTCTTGATAAGTCATACCTATAGCTCTTTGAGCTTCTTTTAACTTATCCATAGGAGATAATTCTGATGGATCATCTTTAGCTAAGTCTTTTTGTAGTTGAATAGTTTCTTCATAGATTTCAACAGTTTCTACTGCTGCATCAAATACTATATCATCTACATCTTCATCAGTCTTTAAGACTGTTTTATTAATACCAAAAGCTTCTTTTAAGTTTTTACCTTCATACCATACATATAATGCCATTAGATATGAGAAAGTTAAATCATCATGTGTATTAGTAGAATGCTCTATCTTACCATTACGTTTAACTTCTAATCCTAAGAATTCATCATATAATCGTTTAGATACAAACTTATCTTTATGGTTATCCATACGCTCTTTTAATATTTCCATTAAAAGTTCACGTACGCCTTTAGTTGAATCTAGACCGAATACCTTAGTAAGCTGTTTAATTCTCTTAATAGCCCCAGGCCCTTCAAATCTTTCTTCAATAATTTTATCTTTGAATTCGTAATAAAGATTATTAGTAATTCCAGCCTTCTTAAGTAATGCTATTACTGATGCCCCGAACCCAGACGTATTTAAACATAGGCGCTACCCTATATCTATGCAATATTTGCATCACTCCCATTACAGGACGTGCTTAGATCATTTGTCGTCCTCCAACTTTACTTGCTGAGGCCAGGATTTTTCTTCCGCCGATAGCTTGCGGTTCTACTCTCCCGTCAGGAGATGATCGTTGAACGTCCCATCTAATATAAAACTAGATGTGTTCGCTGCTAAACGTAGGAGATAACTTTACTCCTATGCGTCAAAGCAATTAACCCTGTTGATACATAAACATTTCTATTTATGCAGTGCGTTCTTACACCATTTCGTTCGACATTAATTACAGCATTACGCATATACTTTTGCGTTAATTCAACTATAATCTTAGCCAGTTCTATTTGGCTAATATAGTTGCACTTAAAGTCAGCTATTACTTTAGTTGTCTTACTATCTATAATTGAAATGGCTGAGCTATCTCGTCGATAACCCCCAGATACGTCGACACCCATTATAGGCGGATCTACTGGTAGCCCATTTCTATTATATTCGATAGTATCATATAGATTAACTTGGAACTTGCCATTTAGTACATCTATTACTGAGGTTGGTTCTCTAGTTAACCTAGACATTGTTTCTAATTCTTCTAATGTAAATGGCGAGTTATCTGTCGAGTTTGACCATTCAAGCAAAACTTCACGACGGATATCTTCCCATTTATTATTCATGGTTCTACAGATTTCTTTGAACCATTGTTCACTACAACCAAGTTGTTGGTAAGTAAACTTAATATATACGAAAGTAGACTTAGTATTAGATTCCATTATTTCCATGATTTCTTGATAAGATTTATCATACCAAGTTTCACTAAATGGAACTGCATCTTCTTTCATTTGGAATGCAAAAACCCCTTCTTGAGAAGTCAAGAAGCCTGGGGTAGTTGTAAATAGGATGCCATATGGTGCACCATTTGCTCTTGAGTTATCTGCAGCTCTCTTAAATGCAGGAACTGTATTTAGATAAATGATTTCATTATATGGTGCAAATCCCCATTCGTCACCCCATAATAAAGGAATAGATTTACCACGTAGTAAGTTCTGAGCTGCAGTTTTATTACGTGCAGATGCTACTGTAATAATTTTATTTCTGTTTACTGCATGCTCTAGACGTAATACAGTATCTGAAGCTTTTGCAGCTTTACCATCTTTTCTATTGAATGGGGCATCCATTCTTAGATATGGAGGTAAACATTCACGGAGGTTCTTTAGAGTTTGTAAGTTATCCTTAGAACCATCTTGTGCTTTATGTAAGAATGCGATAGTAGCATTCGAAGTACCAAAGTTAAATAAATATAAATATCTTGCATCTGCAGCTAAGGTTTTACCTTGCTGACGTGGTAGTTCATGGAAGATATTCATATTATATATAGAGCAGAAGAACAGAGCCATATTACCACGGTGTAGTCTAAATGGTATACCTGTACCACTACCACCTTGGTCTGGAACTCTACATACTTCTCTAATAAAGTACCAGAAATTTGCCATACATTCGGCTAGTACTTTACCCTTATAATATTGGTTTAAATTTGGATCATGTGGGTCTATAGCCGCTAAATCAGGGTCTAACAGAGCCAGCATGAATTTGTTATTCTTAATTCCTATGGATTTAAGATATATATGCATATCCAGAAAGCTTTTATTCCTGGTAGACATCTGATAATATATTTGCATATTTATCACCTTTGTAAAACTGTGTTTTAATAGTTATATATTATTAAGGTGTTATAGTGATAAGTGTATATCGTATTTATAATTTATATTTTATTTTAAAGGAGAAATTATCATGTTTAATCTTATTATGAAAGCAGATATCGTAACAAAATTTGCAGCACTTGTAGCTGCATTATTAACAGCAATTATTTTAGTATTCATCATCGGGATGACAATCGACCCATTCTTCGGGTTGCGCTGGCTTTCTAACCTATTGACTCAATATATGAGTCAAGATTCTATGTTATCAGTAATTATTACTTTGCAAGTTGCAAAGTATTTTGGTTTATTCTGGTTAGCACACCGCGTATTAATCATTGTACGCAATATTAAGCGTACAGTGAGAAAAAAATAAGACAATAAATACCCGTAGGATTTCTATGATCCTACGGGTATAACTTGTTTATTTTTTTTATTTTTTGTTAGATTTTTTAGCAGCTTTTTCTTCTGCTTCAGCTACTTTTTCTTCAGCGTTTTCTTTAACGTCTTCAGTTTTTGTTTCAGGACCTTTAGGATCTTCTTCTGTAGTTTCTTCAGTAGTTGTTTCTGTTTCAGGTTTAACTTCTGGTTCAGTTACAGGTTCTTTGTCTTCATTAGGTTCAGATTTAGTTTCTTTTTTACCAGATTTTTTAGTAGTTGTTGGTTCTTTTTCTTCTTTAGGTTCTTCAGTAACTTCTTCGTTATAGTTAGTGAAGTCTAAAATACGAGTTCTACCATCTTCAAGAATTTCTTCAACAACACCGTGTTGAATGATACATTCAAAGATTTCTTCTGCTTCCAACATTTCTCTGTGGATAGCACGAACCAATTTATTACGTAGTCGAATAGGACGACGGCATGTTACATTTACAAGTTTAGCCATTGATATTTCCTCCTAGATAGATTCAATTAATTCATCTTCAGAAGTTAGAACGGATTCGATCAAAGCATCATCAATTAAATGATAAGCTTCAGTCAATTCGATATCATCTTCAACTTCTTCAGCGATTTCTTCACTGTCTTTTTCATGTTGTTGGTCAATGTCAGACATCAATTCGATTTCAGCAGCTTCATCTTCATCTTCTGCTTCGATATCAATTTCTTCATCTTCTAGACCTTCAACGGAGTCAATATCATCATTATCTTCGTCGTCATCTAATTCTAATTCATCAGAAGCATCAACGATAGCATCGATAGTTTCATCCATATCTGCATCATTTACATCATCAGTTGCGATTACATCTTCAACTGTAGCTGCAGTATCTTCTAGATCTTGATGGATAGTTTTGTTATCATCCATTTCAATATCCTCCTTTAGTAATCAAGTTCATTATATTCATTATCGTCAACTAAATCATCTAGATCATCACTAGACATAGTTGCTAAGAATATACCTTCATCATCAACAATATCATCGCTTGCCATATCAGCATCAATTGCATCGATGATATCTCGTTTTGCAATCATAGTATCTAAAAATCCGTTCTCGTCAATCATGACATTGAACGCATCTTCGTTATCAATTTGCTCTTTGAAATAATTATCGAGTTCGTTCATTTAGAGTACCTCCATATAGATTACTGATATGTTAACGAGATAGGTTTTTCATTATATTCTTAACCTGTTCTTCTAGGATAAATATAATCACAGGAACGTAGTAAAATATAACATTTGCAGGTAATGAATAGTTGAATTCTTCTAATGATTTTAGTAAGAATTCTTCATATCTATTCAATTTATCTTGGTTATCATTAAAGTAATCTATGATAATATTCTTAAAGTAATATGGATCGCTTGTATCATATCTTTCATTATCTCTAATTCGCATCACTGTATCATCATCAAATGATGGAACCGCCCAATTATCACCAGGGTTATATTGATGGAAGATATAGTAATAATCTTCGATATTATAATACAAGATAGAAGTCTTATCTTCAATCTTCATACCATAACAAGATGGATTATTAATACAAGTTTTATCTTTTCGTTCTAATGAATAGAAAAGAGTTCTAGAGTAATCTAAAGCAAAAGATTCTTTAACTGCAAGTTGGTGAGCAATTTGCATGAATGGTATACTCAAAGTATTCATTAAATCATTTCGCTTAATAAACTCAATCATGTAACTATCATAGAAATTATGATTATCGTAAGAGAATATGAAAGTCTGAGTCTTATTAGAGTAGAATAATGAACGATAGTATGTAATCATATCTGTACAGATATTTTCTAATCGTTTAATATAAGCATGGTCATCATCTTTAATAACTAAAGATAGATTTGTACCAATATTAGTTGTATCCATTGTATAAGATCCAACTACTAAGGATTCGATATCTGTATTATCACCATCATGGGAGCTTAAACGATAAGAAATCTTATACATATTAACCCCAGTTGGTAATGTATCTAAAGTAACACCTGTAACTTTGAATAGGTATTCTTCATCAGTATGATTGATTATAAAATAATCTTGTGGATATGGTTTGAATGCATTTGGAAGGACATATGCATCACCTTCAATAGAATCGGATTCAATACCATAATCGCCAGATTCTAATTGGACTTGAATCTTATCCAATCCAAATAGAACTGTATCTTTAATTTTATTATATCTTAATGGAGAATCTCCATCAGTATAGCTATATGCTTGATCGGTGCCTTCATCTAATGTACTTTCTGCAGTATTAATATTGAAGTAAGTACAAATTGTAGGCGGTTTATCTGTAAATGTATAGAACGTATTATCCAATCTATCTTTCTTAGAGTCTAAGATAGAATTAATAGTCCCAACATAGGTAGTATCTAGGAATTTTCCCATATGTTACCTCCTTTATTAATGAGATGTTTAAGAAAAAAAAATAAAGTGAGCGGATGAGGTTTATCCCCATCCGCATCATAATATTTGTCTTACTGAATCTTTAATTTTACTTAATGGTACACCATAATCTTTTTCTCCAGATTCATTTCTGTGAAAATAAACAGAAGATCCTCTAAAGAATTGGATATTATTATTTATGAAGAACTCAGATTGTCTCATAGATATATCGCCGGCATCATCATTATCAAAATATAAATGTAGATCCATATTCATTATTCCTCTAGCGAGAATTAATGAAATTACATTTGGATATTTGTTTCCCGATGCGGCCATATATATTCCATTAGCTCCATATGATAAGTTCGTAAATACTGAAAGGATATCAAATTGTCCTTCAGTAATATTAACTAAAACCTTATCGGTAGTTATAGGAATTTGAGCTGGAATAGAATACGTTTTAGTAAAGTTATTCTCTGATAGCTTCACTATTAAATATCGGAATTTCTTATCGACTGGCTTAATACATCGCATAATTAACGCTGTATTATTAATCGAGAGGAAACCCACATACTCACGCTGAATTCGTTCATAATCAGATTCTGTCGCTCCCAGAACCTGCATAATCTGGCGTCTGAAGAACGTAAAATCAAATATAATTTTAAGTTCTAATAAATACCATATAGGTAAAACTACTCCTAGACGGGAATTTACATAGTCTACCTTTTCTTGATAGATTCTATCATCTAAGACAAAATCTTTATACTTTATTATTCTTTCATCTGTAGAAATAGAAGAGTAAGCTTTTGGCTTACTCTTCAACATTTTCTTATTATATTCTTCTATCTCAGATATTAAAGATAAGTCTTTTATCTTTAATAATTCTAAGAAGTTTCTATTTACTAAACCACCTGCTTCACATTTAAAGCAATTATACATAATAGGTTTATCTTTGGATACACCTATATACATATGCTTCTTTCCAGGTGATGATGTATGCCCGCAATACGGACATCTTAAAACTATTTCTTTTTTACCAGCTGCAAATTGCGAATCTGGTATTGCAGATTTTAATCTGTCCGCTATATTCATAAATTACCTATGCTTTAAAGAAGTAAATATTAGAATATTCAATAATCTTAGCTTTAATTACTTCATCTTTAGCTTCTGCATGTAAGAATTGTAATCCTTTTAAGATAGAATATTCATTACAATTTAAGACATTCAATAGATATTCTAAAGAACGTCCTTCAATTAATACCATATAGAATAATTCTTGGTAATTGATTGTTTTACGGCCAGTAATATTTATTTCTCTGCCTTCACTAATAAATTTAATATCTTTATCGTCGATATTTGTAATAATATTAGTAGGAGTTATGTTTGGTTTGATATTGGTGAGATCTAATGTTTTGATTTTAGATTCATCTTTATCAGGTTTAGATGTGTATTGATATACTGTAGTATCTAATGCATAGTGTACAATACTAGCAGGGTTAAGTTGTGGGAATTTTTCTTGAACTTTTGCCAAATTATGATGCTTATTGAATTCTTTTTTAACTTCTACATTATAGTCTATCATAGTATATCTCCTAATCAACGTTTTTTATTTTTAGCAACAAGAAGTGATAATCTTAAAGGGAAAAATGGCAATGCCGCTTTAACATCAGGTATATTTTTAATTCCTGTAAGTTTATAAATATAACCAGCTTTATCATGATAACTTAATGAATGATATTTTTTAACAAATCCATCAAGATCTTCATATATTAATGGGAAAGCTTTTACACTTTCAATTAGGTGTTGTAAAGAGCCCGTTCTATTCTTTGTCAGAATAAGATTATTTTCATCTACAAAGTCCCTTATCATTTTTAATAGGTCGATAGTAGTGACATTTACATTCGTTAATATTTCTTCAATTAATATATTTTGAATTTCTAAAGTCAATTCTAAATTATATCTCTTATCGAATGTCTTTTTACTAACTGAAAATATAGATATCGATCTACCAATAATATTTTCTTCTTCAAATTTATCTAAAATTGAATTAATTCTTGGATATTTTTTAGCATACTCTAAAATTTTATCATAATTGAAATATCTATACAATGGGTTATTAAATATATGATATTTTATATTTCTACGAAAGTAATCTAGAGCTTCCTCTGGATCCATATCTAATATATCAATATAGTTGAATTCAATTCTATAATCTCTACGTAATCGTGAATGTGCAGATGATAATAACTCAAAGCTTAATCTAGATGAGAATAATATATCCACATTTTCGGATGTACCAGTAGTTAAAGTCAGATTATTTCTCTTAATAAAATCAAAATTGATAATGTCTGTTTCTGTTACATTTTTCAATAGTCTTTCCATTATAAAACCTCCTATAAAATAAAATTAAAAAGTTTATTTATATAAAAATATTATTACCTCCAATATATAAAATTTAGGAGATGAGTATTAAACTCATCTCCTTAAAAATTATTTATCTAATTTAGATACACGTTTAGTTAATACTTCGTAGTAGCCAGTCATATAGTGTAACTGCTCTGCTAATAGATCGAAGTCTTCACATTCTTTATTTTCATTTAAGAATTTGATCAATCGTTCTACTTTCTCACCAAGTTCTTTACGTTCTTCAATTAGTCTTGTTTTCCAATCTTCCATTTTAATTTTCCTTTCTCTTATAATAAGAATCAATATATCTATAATTATAATATATATATCTTTTAATTTTTACAGATATTTATTTTGCCAAATCTATCAATATTAATAATTTCTCCAATCTCCAATGTAGGAATATCACAATGACATACTTCCATAGATTTTTGGATTGCTTCACTACATCTTAAAGGTACTCTATTAAAGTAATCATAACTAGGATAATTATAATACATCCAAGGTATAGACTCTATAGTCTCATTAGGTAGAAAGATTTCAGAAATTCTTGAGGATAAAAGTTCACCATCAAAACTAAGTTCTGTATCTATACTGGTGACTTTAAACATAGCTTTTCCATCTCTCGTTATAAATTCCTTCTTTTCATTTATAATAAATATGCAATCTAAAAACCTTCTAATTTGCACATCCATATCTTCAAATGCTAACAATTTCAGAGTATCTAAAAGCATTTCATTCAACCTCGCTAATAACGAAATTTATTTACACTACCATATCTATCAATAATAAAAGAATCTCTTGGTGTCAATGTAGGAATGATAATTATGGCATATACCTCCATAGCTCTTTGAATTATTTCACTACATTTTATAGGTACTTTATTGAAATAATTGTAACTAGGATATTTATCACATATAGCAGTAACTTTATTACTTAAACTTTCAGTTATATCTGATTTTATAATTTCACCATCAATAGTAATTTCTGTATTTATAGTAGTATATTTAAATACGTTTTTACCATTTTCAGTAACTTGCCCTGTTTTACTATTAGTAATGCATATATGATCATTATACTTATTAATTTTTACATCCATACCTTCAAATGCCAACAATTTCAAAGTATCCAAAAGCATTTTAATATACCTTTCTATCGCAAAGACGATTTATAGTTATTTCACCAAATCTGTCAATATTAATATAATCCCCAGGCGCCAGTTTAGGTATGTCGCAACTACACACTTCCATAGATTTTTGAATTGCTTCACCGCACCTTAGAGGCACTTTATTAAAATAATTATAACTAGGATATTTATCATATATCTTCTGAGGTATAAGAATTACCTTTTCATTAGGCATAAAGTTTTCAGAAATTCTTGATGATATAAGCTCGCCATCTAAACTAATTTCTGTATCTATGCAGGTGGATTTATACATATCTTTCCCATTTTTATGTATATATTCCAGCTTTTCATTTCTAATACATATACAATCATAGAATTTCTTAATTTGTACATCCATATTTTCAAATGCTAATAGCTTCAGAATGTCTAAGATCATTTTTGCACCTTCTTAGTTAGAGTAATTATTTTACCATATTTATCAATAAATATAACTTTATCATTATCTAATTTAGGAATATCACAACTACATACTTCCATAGATTTTTGAATTGCTTCACTATGTAAAGAAGGTAAGTTATCATAATATTCTTGACTTGATCTGTTGATGATCTGCCAAGAATTTTTACCACTATTACCTATACGTATTTTAGAAGTTTTGAAAATCTTTGAAGATATAACTTCTCCATATAAATTAATTTTCGTAACTATACGCATAATCCAAATTGTATCACCATCAAGTCTATCATGAATTTCTTCACGACTATTTTCTATAATTATATGACCAGTATCTTTATCTTTTGATATTTCTATATCCATATATTCAAATGCAAACTGTTTTAAAGTATCTAAAAGCATTTTAAATCTCCTGATAAATAAATAGAATACGATAGGAGTTGAACTCCTATCGTATATCATATTTCTTATTATAATATTTACTTCGCATGAATTTAATCATATCAGTAAATGCATCTCTAGCTTCACGATTGAAGTTATCGACATTTTTATATTTACCAGTCTTTTTACTTTGAGTCATAATATTATCAGTATCATCTAAGATATAAACTTTATCACCTTCACCTAAGTCGGCATAATAAAATTTATCTTTGTTAATACCAAAATTATAACTAGTAAATTCAGATTGGAAATTTTGTCTATCTGATAAGATCAATGAAGAGATGATTGAATAATATCCAATTAGTTTCATTGTTTTCTTTATCCTCTAAGAGTATTAACTATCTGATTCATTATATGGTAATACTAATGTCACTATTGTAGTAATGCGATGAGCTATAACATCTTTTACTTTTGGATCTTCAACTTCATTATATATTTTGTGTAAGAAGTATAATATATACTGAATCGATTCTATATCATCTAAATCTATAGCTTTTTCAATATCATCAAGTTTATCATATACGATAATAAGAGACAATAATGAAGATACATCGCATTCAAACGGTTTTGGTCTATTCGATGGAAACTTTAATATTTTTTCAGACTTATCATTATCTGTAGTCTTATTAAAAGTTTCTTCAAATAAACATTTAGTAACTTCATCTACACTAATACCTAGAAGTTCAGCAATCTCTTCATAAGATTTCTTTCTATTATAATATAGATGTCTGATTCTTCCGTTCATTGCATCCATTTATATCACCTATCTATTATTAATCAAACTAGCATAAATCAAGAACTCTTCATTCAATAGCTCTTGTTGTGGTACAAATGGTAAACCTGTATTTTCTTTATTTTCAAAATCAATAATTTGGAATTTAGAAGATACAATTGTAGCCAACATAGCTATCAAAAGATTAGTAATCTTTTCATTATGATAAATAGCAGCAACTGCTTCATATGTACTAGAAGAAGTAATCTTTTGAAGTTCCTTCTTGTTCATATTTACACGTTTGATTACTTTAACAAACTTACCAGATAGAATTGCTTCCATCGTATGTAGATTATTTGCTGCAAGTATTCTCTTAGCTGCAATAATAAGTTTAATGTAACTTGTTAGATCAATAGATCCTAACGCAGATGGATCGCCAAACCATTTATAGAATAGATAGCATACTAAAATCTTTTGATGTGGAACTATTGGAGACTTACGTCCTTTAGATAATTCCACTTTATAGTATTCTATTTCTTCTTTGGAGAATGGACCAAATCTTTCTTCAATTTGTTTCATAGTAGAATGGAAGTTTACTTGATTATGCATAAGCAATGCTTCATTCTTCTTAGAAAGATGAGATTCGAACTTATCAAATTCTGAATTATCATCATCATCGTCACCTTCATTACGATCGGATGATAATTGATTGAAAGAATATTCATATTTAGCTCTAATAATCTTATTAGTAATATTGCCTTTAATAGATACATAGATCAAGTTTAGAATATTCATCTCATATATAGCCTTAGGAATAATCTGGCTAATAATAGCCCATACAATTTCAATATTGTATGTGAACTTATTCTTAGACCGAATATATTGCTTATCCCAAGACCCACTATTCTTAGACATATCTTGAATGATACGACTATTTGCAGTTTCAGATAATTTAGTCAAGATATCAATATCAGGATGCATATCAATAATAAGAATTTCATAGAATTCCATCAAATAAGCATCAATATTTTGAATCTTCTTCATATATGCATAATGAGTCAATAATGGAATTAGAATGATTTGGAATAATCCAATTTCCATCAATGCACTTAAATGGCGATTACTATACTGAAGTACATTACCATCTTTCTTATTACGTTTAATATGAATAATAAAATTATCTTCATTCATAGCTTTAACTTTACGAGCAAATGTACTAAACAAAATATCTCGTTTAATATCAGCCATGAATTGTTGTTTTGTATATAATCCAGCATCATCAGTATCAATCATAAACTTCATACGAGCATAGATTGCTAGTAACTCATGATCAGGATCATAGTATTTTTCAAAATAATTCAAATATTGTGTAAAGTGATCTACTTTCTCTTCAGAAGAGTAGCATTTCTTTACACTTAGAATGAATGAATCAAACATAAGCATGTCTTCATCATCATTAGTTAAGATTTTAGCCAAAGGAGCCATAATTTGCTTACCCCTAAGGCCTCTAAATATAATATCTTCTGGATTTGGTACCCATCTATCTACAGGTGGAATAGCATTCACATCAGATATGCTTAAAGTATAATTTTTAACTTCTGGAGTTCTAATAGAATAATCTCTGTCTAATTCCTCTCCTGGAGTTATTTCACGTCTTACAGCTTTACTCGTTAAAGCTTCAGTTAATTGCATCGTACACCTCCGATAAAACTACACATATTCTAAATTATAATATATAATTTATTTACGTTTTGTAGTTTTAGTCGTGCGAGTAACCTTAATATTATTAGATTTCTTTTGTTTACTTTGAGTAGTTGCAGTTCTTTTGATAGATTTAGTGGTCTTAGTTTGTTTTATATTGCCACCACTATCATGACGTTTACGTTCAAGTCTATGCTTAAACATAGGATCTACTTTACGTAGATGACTTTCGGCTTCTTCACGCTCAATAGCTTTTACATCTGACTTGGTTACTAGTTTTAAGAAATCATCTTTTCTATTAATCTTTAGATTAGATGCTTCATAGTAATGCTTTTCTAGATAACCATGCTGTTTTATATATAAGAAACCAAAGTAAAGAATCTTAGCAAAGTTTACAACTCCAAATGGGTTTCTTTCTTTTGGCTTTTGTTTTATTACTTCAGTAGAAAGTTTGTTTTCTAACTCTTCTACTAATAAGCCATATTCAATATATGTATGAGCATAAGTGAATGTAAATGCTGGATCATTAGAGAAGAATCTAACTTCATAATTTTTAAGATCTTTAGCATGTTTAGCATCCCCACTTTTAGGAATGAACTTAAACACTACTTCATATGTAAAATTAGGTACCACTTCAGATGGTACTCTTAGGAGAATGAAATAATTATCTCCATCAGTGTAAAAGTTATGGTCAATCTTACCATTAACTCTAAGCATAACTTTCTCAAATCGTTGCTTATAGTTTTCTGCTAATAATTGAGATCCCATTACATTACCTTTACCAGCCGGAGATCTTCCGTATTCTTCTAAAGTTAAATGTAATTTTGCAGCCATTTAATTCTCCTTAGAGTGAGGTCTTGCAGAGTAGACCTTTTATGGCCTACTCTTACAAGATTGCTCTGGACAATTATTTTATATAGATATTATGGGCAGGAGTTTGGCATAAGAATTGTTTAGTAGTTACTAACATGCCTACAACTTTACCCACAATTTCTAACACAGTGATATCAGAACGGATAGAAGATAATACCAAGGAGTCAGTTTGCTTAGTGCGTAAGTTTACTGGGATTCCTTTAGTGTTTGTTTCTTCCACCATAGCTTTAACTTCATCGGAAGCTTGAGCCATACATTCAGGGAGCTCATTTAAAGAACTACCATACAATTTAGAAATCAAATCTAAGTAAGAATTATAGAATAACTGAGCAATTGTTTTATAATCGCCAGTTGTGTTTTCATCAGATAATACTTCTTTGATTGCTAATAGGCCTTGTACGTTTGCGCCCCAGCCATAGCCATGTTCAGCGGCAGACATACAGTTAAGAACCGCATCTTCAGCAGCATCGAAACGATTATCACGTTCTTCTGGAGTAGCCCCACCAATATATAAGTCTACCATATTAGCTTTCATGCTATGAACACGACGACGAAGATTACCGATACCGGACATATCTTTACCATCTTGCTTAGCTTGAGCTAATTGCATTTCTAAGTTATTCAAGATAGATTTATAGAAGTCAGAGAATTCAGTAGTGCCATCTTTATACATATTCTTAGGATTGATTACCTTAGTTTTATTATAACCAGCTACTACTGCATCAGCATAACCACACCATTCTTGAATTGTTTCTTCTGTAGGTGCATCACCGGTTTCTTGATCTTTCAATTGTTGTTCTAAGTTACGGTATTTGCGAATAGTTTTAGCATCACAAAGGTTAGCCAAGTCCATCATAATTTCAGCTTGATGAATATCAGATACTAAGCAGAATGGGATATTGATACCACTAGCTTTAGCATTAATCATTGTCTTAGTTAATGGATCCATAACTGTAGCTACATCAGCAGAAACTTTAGGACAAAGAATAACAGTAGGAATCAATTTAGTTCTAGCTTTTAATGGTTCAAAGATATTATGATAAAGAATTGCACTTAAGAAACCAATCATTTCTGGAGTATCAATAGGATCTTCGAAGAAGTAAATACGTGGATGATTTACTTCTGCAGTAGATTCTGCTTCATTAGTTACGTAAACTTTATCAGCATAACCACTATTAAGAGTCATACCATCAAAAATTTTTACATAGTCTTTAGAGTCATTAGACCGCTTAACGTCAATATAAACATCTTGACCATTTTGCATATAAACATCAGCAATCAATTCTACCATTTCTTCATTATTGTTTGTAGAAATTAGAGCAATCTTTTTGATGTCTTCATAAGTTTCAATTTGCTTAGCATGAGAAAGAATACGATTAGATACATCTTTTACAAGACGATTAATCATGTATTCAATTTCAGCTGGAGGCATTTTGAAGTTATAAACGCTAGCTTTATATGCTTCATCACTCAAGTTAGGTTCTTGTCCAGTAGCAAAGCGTTTATATGCTAATTGAGATAGTAAGATAGCGCTAGTTGTACCATCACCAACTTCTTTAACAACATGAGTTGTTAGATCTTCAAGCACTTCACGAATACTCATTTCGATAATACCATTGAAGAAGATATGTTTAAGAATAGTATGACCATCTTTTGTAAATTTAGGCAATACATTTTCTTTTTTAATTTGAGTAGCAGAACCATATGGTCCGAAAGATGTTACTAAGGATTCAGCAATGATTTCCAATGCTTTCATGGATTGCTCACGTAAATCTTTTTGAGGTACAATATTAGAAAATACTTCCATTTCTAATCCCTTTCTATTTCAGCTAAATCTACATATGGATTACTTACATAAAAGAGATTATTATCAAAATCTTGATGATATTTCTCTTTAACTGCATATATACGTTTATCCATATCATAGTCGACATTAAAGCCATATTGTAAAACAAATATATGCTTACCAACAGGCTTAGGATCATAGTTATATAAGTTTTCAGGATACTTTAGATATATCCCATCATACGAATCAAGATCTACATTTCTTTTATTATAAATACCTAAAGGAGTCTTAGCTCCTTCTAAAGTACTTCTAATAATAGCTTCTTGATATTCATTATCTACCATTACATTAACTCTAAAACTATTGCCATCTACTAATAGCATATTGGAATAGAGCTTATGTATATCGGTATAGTATATATTAAGATAAAGTAAGTCTTTATACTTATCTTTAATTTCATTTAACAAATCATCTGCAGATGATTTATATTTATCTTCCAATACTACTGATAAAGGATTAGGATCTTCTCTATCTCTTAAAAGATAGCTAATCGTTATAGGATCCTCATCTAATATTCCTGGAATAAAGTATTTTGAATTTTTAAATTGAAACCTTAAGATATCGATAATAGATTTATCAGTATCAAATAAGGAATCATATTCAAATATAGGTCTTATACTTGCCATATAAACTTCCTATAAAGACAAAAAAAGAAGATAGAAAACTTGTTCCTATCTTCTTTAGTTTTATTACATATCATCTAAGCTTGCACGTTTGAATCCATTACCAGATTCAGACCCACCATAATTAGAATTACCAGACATACCAGTGCTTACACCAAGTTTATCTGCAATTGCTTCAATATTAGCTAGCATTGAGCTATTTACATACTGAGCTGTTTCATGAACTGCATAAGCTTGAGCATTAGTCATAGATTTAGCATATTCTTCTAAAACTACAGCTAAGTCTTCTAAGTCCATGTTTTTATAAGATTCGAAGTCTTTATCACCATCAAATTTTTCCACATCAAAGTTATGAACTGCAAAGTGGAAATCTGTACGGCAAATGAATAAGATTTCTTCTTCTACTGCAGAAAGATCTTTGTTCAATTTACGAATACATACTACAGGTTGAGTTAAACCAAATTCAGAACCATCTGAGATAGTAATGAATGTTTGTGCACCTGTAGTAATACCAGTGGATTGAATTTCACCAGCCATAAACTTACGAATTTCTTTAGCTAAGATATTAGCTTTAGTATGCTTCAAATAAGCACTAACTTCATGCTCACGATCTGGCATAGGATAGTCTTGTCCACTGACTACTTTAAGTGGAGCAATAGATAACTTGAGTGTACCTTGCCAGAAAGAGAAGCTCATAGAAGAACCACCATATTGACCAACGTCTTTAGAGTTAGTCATACGGTAATTAGAGTAAACATTGATTGTTTTCTTCCCAGTATTGGAAGAGTTTCGATTAAATACGCTTTGTCCAAGAGCCATTTGTTTATCCTCCTAAATATAAGAATATAATTATCAATATGTATTGATAGTAGTATTTTATTACATCCTAACGTGTTATTCTAGGATTGTAAAAGTATACTAATATGATAATATATTATTATTGTGAATATATGATGAGATTTATTTATTGTATTAATTTAAGGATGTATTTCATCATGAAATTTGTTAATGACGTAGCCGTACCAACAACTAAAATCGAAAAAGAAGTTATAGAAAATTTAAAATATAACTGCATTGAAAAGGATTCAATGTGTCCGTTATTCTTACCATTAGCAGATGAAAATATCTGTAATGGGACTGTAAGTTTTATTAATGAGATTTGTAGATTATACACTGAATCTGATTTCCACTGCGGTACTATTATTAGTTGGAAAGGTAGATGGGACGGTGCCGTTGAAATTAAAGTTCAATACGATGATGGACATATCCAAGAAGAAATTCTTGGAATTCCAAGCAATTTATATGTGTTAATTGCATACTATCGTGGTATCGGAAGACATCGTAAGGTTGCAATGGTATTAAGAAATGGAAATAAAAAAATTTAAGGAGGTATTTCATCATGAAAATGTATGTAGCACAATTTGGTAAAGATGGTATTAGAGATCTACGTCCGCGTGTTGACTATACACGTTATGAAGGATATGGTCTGGTTGACAGTGTTGACGGTGAGATAGCAGAGGGAGATGTTTTATACATCGGAGCTATTAGTAAAGGAATTACGGCTATCACTAAAGATTTGGAGTGGGCTAAGAAAAACGCGCTCCATATTGGTGATATTAGTAAAATTATTTACAAGAAGAATTCATTCTTACCTTATGAGGAGGTAGTCTAATGTATGTCGTATACGTTGGAGTTTTAAATCATTTTAGATGTGATAATATGGCCGAAGCCATAGGGATGCTTGAATATTATGGATATCAAACTGGTAAGATATATAAAGTTAAAGAAGACGGTAGACTAGAACTAGTCTACGATTACCATAAATACTAAAAAAAAGATTCCCCATGGAGTTCAACTCCATGGGGTCTTATATTATTTTTTTTTCTTAGGATTTAAATCTGGGTAGTTGATATAAATTCTATTATAGTCAAAACGTAAAGTTTCTTTACGTGCTAATTCTTCACGAAGCTTTTCATACTTACTGTAAAGAATGGAGTATTTAGAACGTAGTTTATCATCAAGATCATCTTCTGATAATACACCATCGATGATGGATAAACGAGTATTGATAGAATGAAGCATAAGCAATGCATCATTTTCATCTTCTACATTACGTAAACGTAGTTGATATTCATAGAGATCATTTTCATAATCTCTGACTGCACTATATCTGAAGGATTTCGATGTGTCCCTATATTTCTTCATAGCCCAGTCGATAGGACCTGCTTCTAGTAAAGAGTTGTCATCAATACGACTCAAAGCAGTAATTACACGTTCAATTTCACGTTTTACCAATCTAATAGAAGTATATTCTAGAGATTTACGTAATCCCTTGATTGTAATAATACGGTTAGACAATACATCATTATACACAGATAAGCACCATGCAATAATAGTAGATGTATCTTTCTTACCGCCAGTTAGATAATTAATATATCCATAATCTTTAAGCTTCTTAATAGAAGTTTCAAGATCCATGCCAAATCCACAACTAATGAGGAAATCATCAGCAAGTAACGTACTATGATCTTTGAACATCACTGAAGTTATCTTCCAAATAAGATCTTTAAAGCCAAATGTCAATAATACTGCATAGTTAATAGTGCTAGCTCTACGGATAGTACTATTAGTTTTATCCAAGTATACATCAATTTCAGCTCTAGCGATATCTATAGCAGAAGATGAATTTACTAATGCTCCTACATCATGTAGGATTAAAGCTAAGATTTCTCTATTAGATAAGTTGAGGACTGGATCAAACAACTTAGAATCTAATTCTAAATAATACTTAGTAATTTTAGATTTATCTTGATGATCAGTATCATATGCAAATGGGTCACTTAAGATGATATCATAAATATCATTATCTTTAATGATAGGCATTACGCAAATACCGAAGAAAGCTTTATCTGTATTACGAGTATATAACGCCACATTACAAGAAGAACCGGTGAAAAACATATTTAGCTCATGAGCTAATTGTCTTAATAGTTCTGGATCTTGATTAGTGCGGAGTTGTTCAATAATAGATATACAATCATGAAAATCATAATTGTTCATATCTAATCCCCTTTCCTTTAAAGTCAAGGAAATGCCTAGGGTCTATAATGACCCTAGGCGTTTATTTCCTAGATTAGATTAAGGTTTTACATATTCAACTTTTTCTGGAGCTGTGATGTCTTTCTTAGCATCGTTTACTTTAGTGTAAGCAGAAGCATTTGGATAGCCACCAGCTGTACCAGCAGAAGTCATAGTATCAGGAATATATGTAGTGTAATCGTTCATGAGGTTACGTCCAATAGGATCAGTATTTTCATAACGAGTACGTAAACCAGTAGGGTTAATGATCTTAACACGACCTTGAACTGGTTGATAGCTTACCAATTTGAAGCGTTCGAACGCATGAACTGCTGGCAATGCATAGTTTTGTGCGTTGCGAATTTCATTGGATAAGTACAATTGATAATCGTAAATGCAATAGATTACACGATCGCTATTACGAGGGTTTAACAAGATGATCAAGTTTTGGTTGTTACGAAGTTTATCAGATGCAACGAAGTTGTAAACACGTTTGTCGCTAGTTACAACTGTACGGTTGAAGTCTAATTCAACAGGACCAATGGAACTTGGAGCTTGGTAAGTGTAAGTGGTAGGAGTGATCTTACGGATCAATGCAGGGTTACCAATTACAGAGATAGTGATATTAGGGTCATTCAATACTTGGATCATTGTTTGAGCGTAGTTGTCCAAAGCATCCATGAATGTTTTGTGACGGTATTCTACTTGATCCAATGCATAGCCTTCTGGTGGAGCGAAGTCAAATACTTCAGCGATTTTGTTAGCTGCAGGCATAGTTACAAAGTCATTATCCAATTCTTTATGGATTTTGTCATCTTTCCATGTACCTAAAGCAGTTTTGAACAAGGAAAGGATATTAGTCAATTGATCTTCATTATAAAGAGCTTGAATATCTTTTACTTCTTCAGGGCTGATTGGTGTATTGATTGGGAATGCATCAGGAATTTCCACGATGTTTGTTTGAGAATCCCAACGCACAGAGCAAGTATTAAGCATTGCAGAGGAAGTATCACGACGTACAGACAATACAACTTTAGTTACAGATGTATCGGAGCAGTAAAGCATGAATTTGTTGTCTTTCATGAAACCGGATAATACACCTTCCAAAGTTTTAGGAGTGCCTGCAGTTGCTTCATAAGTAACGGAGAAACGAGTCATCATTTGACGATCGATTTCACCATAGCTTGGCTCGAAGCGACATTCTTGAATAGGAAGAGCCACTTCAATTGCAGTACCAGTAGTGATTTCAGTTTGTTCAACTGGTTTCAATTGATGAGTTGCTGTATCTTCTTTCATCATACCAGCTTTAGGAATAGCAGATACGATTACATGAGTTACTGCAGATTCGATAGAGAAGTTATCAATGTTTGGTACAAGACCAGAAGCACCGAATACTGCTTTACGAATTTCAGTTTGTTTAGTGTCATCAGTAGGGTTTAAAGGCAAACCAACTACTACTTGTTTAGTAGGAGCAGAAGATTGGATCGCATCAAACATTTCATTTTGTTGAGTGAACATGTCGATTTCGCGACCTTCTGGAGTAACCAACTTACGAATTTTCATTGTAAGTGTGAACTTAGGAGTTTTAGCAACTGCTTTGTTGATAGCGCCTTTATCGAAGACGTTGTTCATCAACAAGTTTTTGTGCAATGGGAATACAAGACCCATAACTGGATTGTATGCAGACAAAGCGGAAGATTCCAAGAACGCATTGCGGTCATTGTCGAATTGAGCTTCCATCATTGCCATATGGTCAGCATAACCATCTGGATTACCCAATGCTGTAAATTCTTCAGCATCAGCGGAATTTTCAGTAAAGAAATTTTTAACAGTTTCAACACTTACTGGGTCCATCATAATACGACGCATGTCTGTAAAGAATTCGGAACCAGATTCGTGCTGAATATCTTCAGCCATTTCACGAATAGCTGTAGCGTATTGGCGAGTAGCAGGAGTCACATAACCACGACCCATAACTACGTCAGCGCGAGATTCACCTACAACTGGCATAATCATTTTCTCCTTTCGGGATGTACAATTTATTTTTATTATATTAGGTATCTATAGGGACACCAAAATATTTACTATATTGTTATATCGCATAATTCTATACCATTTACTTTTTAACAGGTTCTTCTGGTGCTATAGACTCAATTAGAACTACAATTCGATCTAAACACCAAAGAGCATAGTAAAAGTCAGATTTATTTTCGATATATGTCTTAGTATGATAAGTTTTAGTGATATAATGTAAAGTCATATCAGCTAGTTTATCTAAAGCATTAGATACTCTACTGATAACTTGCATATTATCATTATTCTTCTTAATATACTCGACTTTTTGTTTAAAAGATTTAATTAGATTATAGAGTTCAGCAAACTTATCTTTTAATTCTTTATTTCTGATAGCTTTCTGTTCATCTGTTAAATCATCATAAATCTCATTTTCTAATCCTTGTAATGGATCAGAAGAATTACTGGTATCTCCGTCAGTAGAATCTGAAGAATCTCCATTTCCACTATCTAAAGAATCAGTATCATCACCGCCATCAGATCCATCATCTGATAAATCATCAGGCTCCATGTCACCAGAATCATCTCCAGATTCTAAATCGTCAGGTTCACTATCATCAGATAGATCATCTGGTTCATCACTAGAATCGGTATTATCTGGGTCATTGTTATCGTCCCCGCCTTCATCAGATAAGTCATCTGGCTCATCTACATCATCATTATCAGTAGATACATCATCGCCATCAATATCATCTGAAGGGGCACCATCTTCTAGATCATCTGGTTCATCGCCAGATTCTAAATCGTCAGGTGCAGTATCATCATTATCGTCTAAAGGAATATCTTCGTCTTCATCTGGCTCACCATCAGATAAGTCTTCAGGTTCATCATCACCATTAGGATCATCTTCCCCTAGATCTTCTGGTTCATTATCATCATCGACCCCATCGCCATCTGCATCAGGATCACCATCAGTTAAATCTTCAGGTTGATCATCTGGTTCATCGTCAGAATCTAATGGATTATCAACGACAACTGGAGGAGGAGTTTCCTCCTTTTTATCATCTTTTTTCTTTTTTTTATCTTTATCATCATCTGCTTCAGTAAATACCGCAGATGTTAAAAGAGAATCTACATATTCAGAAAAATTCATCTATATTATCTCCTTATTAATCATCATCACGGTTACTATTACCAGAGACATGTTCGCCATGTTTGAAAGTCATATTATACGCGAGTCTAGCTCTTTGACCTTCAAGACGTTTCTTAATTTTTAACAATTCACGTTGTTTTTCTAATTGATTATCATCTTCAGCTTTCTTAAGATATCTCTTAGTCATTTCTAATTCAATATCAATTTCTTCAAGAACTTTTCTACGCTCCTTGGATTGAGCTTTCATAGACATGCCTAGATATCCTAAGATAACAACAACAGATAATGCTGGGTTTATTAATGCCGCAATACCGCTAGTGATAGCCAATTTAACAATACGGCTAGCCTTAGGGAGAATATTACCAGCAATAACTGCTTCTCTATTTTCAGATTCAAATTCTTTATTATCGATAATACGTTTTAGTTGATCCATTTGAGCATCAAATTGACGGCTAATATTGACAACGCTGTCGTCTAGTTCACCAATCTTAGATTTGATCTTTTGAGATGCAACTTTAATAGTATTAATGATATCCATTTCATTTACCACTGTAGGATATTTAGCAAAGTCATAAATACAGTTGCTATATCCTTCTAATACTTTAAGATGAGCAATAGCTTCATCTATATTAGCACTATTATGATCAATAATAGAGCAATCTTCTACATTATCGTTATATTGTCGTAATGCTTCAGCTTTATCTTTTAGATTGTCAATTCGTACATAGTCATCTGCAGTTTTATGCTTAATTGCACGGCAATCTCGTAAATGACGTTTAAATACAGCAGATAATTCTTCTGGATCTAAAAGAGAAGGATTGTGTTTAGCTATATTCGCAATATTTACGATAGTTTGAGTATCATATCTATCAATAGAATCTTCTACGCATTCAATTAGATTACGTTTATAGATATTTTCCATTGCAGAATTCATAATATCTAATTTTTCGGATAATGCATTTACATTAATTTCTTTATCTTTTGTAGTATCAGTGCTGATCGATTCTACAGTAGAAATGAAGTCATCAAATTTAGTAGCCAAAGCTTCATCATTATCCATATTTAGATCTTCTTTATATTTAGCATATAGAGAAGCAATTAAGATAAGTTTATCTAACTTATTTTTACTTTTTTCTTCTAATACTTTATTATTAAAGTCTACTAGAATATCAGCATATTCAGTTAGATCTGTATTAATAGATTTTAGAGTAAGAATGATATTTTCAATAGAGTCAATATATACATCTAAGCCTAAATCAGTGTAAATATTCTTTAATAATAGCTTAAAACAATCAAGACCTTTATCGAATTTAAATTGAGCGATATAAAGATCTACTTTTTTACTACCTAGATCAATAACCTCTTTAGGATCGGCTTCAATAATTGTACTTTTTACAATCTTACCAATATCACTATTAGAAAGAGGATTATATTTAGATAATTCTTCTAGAGTGCTTTCTAATACAGCAGTAAATGCAGTTGGATCGCTAGAATTGATTAAGAAGTAATCTTTCATAGCTTCAACTACAGAACCAATTTCATATTTACAACCATTCTTAGTTAATACGTAAAGATATTCTTCAGTTGCAATCTTGAACTTTTGGATATCTCTCATATTGTAAGTATCAATTAGTTTTGCAACTTTAATTGCATTAACTTTAGCATCATCTGCAGTCAATACATTTTCAAGTACAATCTTATCTAGATCAAAGCGTTTACTAATCTTTTCATAGTTGAAAATGATGCGGTCATAAGTAGCAACTTCACATGCCAACTCAAGAGCCATATTTAAAGTTTCCATTTGAGCGGTAGCTGCTTGATCTTCAGATGGAGCATTAATACCTAAAGCATCTTTTACCCCATTAGATGCTTTATCGGTTAAGTCTTTAATCTTTTCAGAAGCATCGCTTATCTTCTTATTGATTTTATTTTTAAGACGTCCTTTATGGAGTGCCATCTTTCTTTGAAGATATGCTTTAAATTGAGATGCATCTCTTACTTTAGTAATAGACTCTAATACTTTTTGTCGCTCACGATTGACCTCAGCAGGTGGTACATAGTTGTACAACTCGACTAGGAGATCTAATGATTTCATTATTGCCATATCATGATTAGAGTCCACTTCAAGAATATTTTTAAAAAGCATATCTGCTTTATTCATATCATGAGTTTCATAAACCATATCATACAGTCTGGCAAACGAGCCATTAGACTTGTATGATGCGTTCAACTCATATTGCCGTTTACGTATATTCGTTAGCATTGTATTTAAATCTCCTTTTCACCTATTTATGGTCAGTTATTATTATAAAGTTCCAGTATTATATTGAATACTTTAAATAAATAAACCCAGATATAACTTATCCTGTCAACATAAGTAATAATAAATATTTAGAGATTAAATGGAGGTCTATAATGGAAAAGTGCATCCCATTTATTATACATGAAGCTCCAATGACTGTTGGAGAAACAAAGATTGTTGAAAATATTAACAACAAACCTATTGCACAAGGTATCCTTCAAGATACAGATACTGTAAATCGTAATCGTCGTTCTTATGCTACTAATGATATGAAAGCTCAAATTGCATGTGAACGTACAAGAGAATTAATCAAAAGCGGTAATATGAAGGGTGAAGATGGTCACCCAATGGAATCCAGTGTTCAACGTCAATCTACTATTGACCCACGTTTAGTATGTGTTAAATACTTAGACATCTGGATGGAAGGCACTGATGTATTGGCTAAGTTTACAGGCACTAATACTGAATATGGCCGTAACTTTAATGAAGATCTCTTAGATGGTGAACTTCCAAGTTTCAGTCTCCGTGCTCTTGGTAACCTTGAGTCTATGGGTGGTAAATCCTATGTAAAGAACTTAAAAGTTATTACTTGGGACCGTGTAATTTACCCATCTCATAAACGTGCATATACTACTAAGCTTCTTAATGAATCTGCTGGCGATCTAGGTAATACAAATGAAGTTGTAGTTGAAGAATCTTATGCTGGTCGTATCATTCCTATCAATAATCCTGCAGTTATTAGTTATATCCAATCAGAATCTGCAAATGTAGATATGATTTCTGATGTAATGGAATTCGGTAAACGTAATATGCAAGTTCTTGAAAATGGTAATGTACAATTATTTGATGAATCTGGAGCTTCCTTGATTATGTCTCCTGAAAAATATATCAAAGACGAAATCATGGAATGGGCTAAGAAACAATATTAATCAAAAAAAAATAAATACAACCCAAGGAGTTAAACTCCTTGGGTGATTTTTATTTCTAAAGTATTCTTTAGATTTTCATCTTCAGTAGATTTTAATTCAATATTGAAGTTCTTATTGATAAATAAGAATTCACAAATATCATTTAAAGCTTGAGAATTAATGTATTGCCGATCTTTAGCTACCATAATTCTATGATTATTTCCTAGCTTATCAGTAAAGTCTAAGAAAACATCTCCTTTAACATATAGCTTAAAAGATGGACCAATAATAGATTCCAATTTAACCATAGCTACAAGCTCTGGGTATTTTTGGAAATAAATTACATTCTTTAGAGCTTCATATCTTGGTTCATACATTTCTTTAAATACTGGTAATCCAACACTTTGGATGAATCCAATATTATCTAGAATATATTCACAAGATTTCTTAACACATTGCTCTTCAATACTTTGACGATATTCAATATTATATTTAATATGTTTTAGATCAATAAGTTGATCTACATGAGTTAACTCATGAATAATAATTTCCATAGCAAGATTTCTGATTGCATCAGTTGTATGATATGGGTGAGTTGTAACTGTGTCATAGAATGCATCTAAACTCACATAGATGTATCCATATGGAGAAGTTCGAGCTATATTAGTCATCTTCTCTAAATATCCAGAAACAAAAATCAATTTTGTATATGGATCAATATGATTAACTTTACCATTGAAAGTATCATATGTAAATTGCATTGTTTGTTGTCCCAATTCGATTATATCAAACTTATTCATTTATACAGGCCTCCTTCAACATTATAGTATATCATTAAAATGTGCTTTTTAAAAAGGAGCTATGATAATATATGTATAATAGAATGACAGATGTCGTAAATAAAATAGAAAGACGTTTAGGTACAGCTCCTTTGAACTTACCTGAACAATTACAGAAGAAAAACTGGGCAGACTCAGTTATTAAACCTGATACATTGACTACATTTAGTCGTTTCTTTCCTCATATGGTTAAAGTCCAATTAACCAAAGAAGATATGAAAGATGGTTACTATCTACTAGATAGACATATCCCAGATAATTATGAGATCCTAGGTGTTAAAGATATCCTTTGGAGCGATATTGATAATGAACGAGCTGGGCTTCAACAATACTCTGGTTATGGCATCTATAATGTATTAGCTAGATCCATGAATGGTGATAGTATGATGCTAGCTCAAAGTTATGCCGATGTATCTTCATTATTTAATAGTGGTATTTACTTAGATTTTATTCCTCCTAATATGGTAAAATTACAAATGGCTTTAGGTGGAAATACTAATAATCTAATGCAGAATGTAACTATTGGTGTATTTGTAAAACACCCTGATAATCTTATGACTATCGAACCAACCAAAATGGAAACATTTGAACAGCTAGCCCAAGCTGATGTCGCTGTATTCTTATATGAACACTTAAAACACTATGATGGAATTGAAACAGTATTTGCCAATATCGATTTAAAATTATCTACGTTAGAAGCTCAGGCTTCAAGAAGAACTGATATTGTAGAATTCTTAAGAGATAATTATGTTAACCCGGCAAATACAAATCAACCAATAATGTATACAGTATAAAAAAAATAAAAGACCCATAGGAGTTGACCTCCTATGGGTACTTTGTTTCGTTCT